AAATGGTATCCTTATATCTATCAGATTGTTCATCCCGTCTAAAGGCTTTCATAATCGGGTCTTTATAATTGATGTATTGATTATCCACTGCCCAATGTAAGAAGTCTACTGCTTCTTCTTGCGGGATATCTCGCATCTTAGCAAGATAATGTCCCGTATATTTGTACCATTGCCCCACGACATCTAGGTTGCGCAATGCTTTATATTCTTTTGGTGTTCGATAAAGAAATTGCATAAATGTATCCTTTTATATAAATCGTCTTAACAGATTCTTATAACAAAATGGGAACATATATCAGGGATACCGAAGTATCCCTGAATGATAGTTATTTATCAAATGCGGTTAATACTTCATCAATCACATCAGATAGATATTGGTCTTTATTTAACTTCACTAAGCGAACCAGTGTATCGTGGTCATGATGATGTTCACGGATATCCTGCGTAAAATCATGGAAGTTAGCTTTCATCTTATCGTAGAACGCCGTACTATCACCGGGACGATGCCAACGTTTCTCCCATTCATTAAAAGTCACATCCTGATCAGGTGCGACGACTACATGAGGAATGTTACGTTCAATTAATCCTTGTAACACGACAGGATGCGTACTCATCAGAATATGATAACCTGAATAAGCATCGCTGGTTAAATAAAGTTCCAATGTTTTAAAATAGTTATGCGGGAAGTTACGATGAGTTGAAAACCCATAACTATCTAAGTCCACGATTTTCATGCCCGGCTTCTTAGATAGGGTAGATTTCCCGCATCCACTGAATGCGCAAATAATCATGATTTAAACAACCCCTTAATTTGTTCAACGATGAAGTTAATTAACACAACTCCACCTACAGTAATCCAACCCATTATAAATGTAGCGATCAGGATAATGCACAATCCTAAACTAAAGTCTTGCATTCTCACCTCCTATTCGTTTCTTCCGGTTATACATCCGCTGACGTCTTGGTGCGAATTTCTTCTCAATTTTCCACTTCGCCATGACCATAGACATGAGTGTATATTGGAAGACTAAAAAGCCTACTGCGATAAGACTAAGTGTATATGCCATTTCAACCATAATGATGTTTTCCTTTCTTCTTTTTCTTTTTACGTTTACGTTTAATGCGTATTTTTAATTTCTTCTTGGTTTCATGACTGATAAGATGTTCTTCATCTTTAAAGACATCTATCAGTGCATGAATTAAGAAGAGTGTTATTAATGTGACAATAACTAAAAATATAGACTCCATATCACTTACCATATTATTAGTCATACCCCGAAATACTACCACCTGCTGGGAAGCTTACTGGACCACTTGCGGATAATGAACCACCAATCGATGTACTACCTGATACATGTGCGCTACCTTGCATTTCCGTGTTACCTTTAATACTTGCATTACCACTACCTGCACTTCCTGTTACGTTTAATGTACCTGCATTTACCGTACCAACAAGATTAATGGTAGGACAATTCACATTATACTCTGACCCAATCTTCATATTCACAGAACTACCGATATCCCAGTTGACTGTATCAGCTTTCAGATTAAAGGTTTTACATTCAACATTCCATGTTTCCGTTTTCATGTTGATATCTTTTGTCGATTGGATATTAATCGTGGTTTTATCCAATTGAATGAAAGAGTTGTCTTTATTATGGATGATGATTTCAGTCATGCCATCATCGATATTAATAAAGTTACCGTTTTGGTCAGTAATCGTTAGAACCCCTTTCTTTGCATCCATTTGTAGTAACCAAGCGCACATCTCCCCATTGGCTTTGGACATCCGCAGCTCCATGACACCATTTACAGTATCCACGGTTTTACTGTAAGAGTTCTCTGGTGTAGAAGGAGTTGGTTCTTTTCCTGCTGATAACGGTTTTGCAGCATAAGCTTCGACCACGACTTCTTGTACCCGTTTATGCATATGACGGTTATTGGGTTTCCACCAATAGTTATCGTTACCGTTAAACTTATAGATACTGACCTCTTCACCTTTTTGTACTTGAGGTGGAGTGATACGGTTACTATCTTCATTAAACCATCTTGCAGTGATGGTGGAGGAGGTTCTTACTTTACTGTTATATGATTTACCTTGGGCATCGACACCCTTGGTCGTAAATTGCTGTGGGTTTAATTCAAGTTTACCCCGTGAGTTAGGGAATGCATCTTGTAAGAAGACATGGATTTGATGTTCATGTCCTAAGATTGCATTTTCTGCCACGATACCAATACCTATATACCCACTTCTATCTGTTAGATCTTCATTGGTTGCCATTTTCTTTACTACCCTGTGAAATTATTTGAAGTGTTATAAAACATTAAAAAGGATACGAAACATGTTACAGATAACAGAACTCGAACTGGTAAATAATAACCGGTTAGGATTATTAAGTTCGAATATATTTAAGCACACGTTTGACAAACAGTATACTGCGATAGGTGGAATAAATGGGGCGGGAAAGAGTACTATTCTAAATGAACTCTCTCCTTTACCTGCGAATATGTCAGATTATGATAATGACGGTTATAAGAAGATTACCTTACAGAAAGATGAAGATACGTACGTCCTAACATCATCAGGCTCAAGACCAGGTAAACACTCATTCTTATTAAATGGGAATGAATTGAATCCTGGTGGAACCATGAAAGTTCAGTACAGTCTAGTAGAAGAACATTTCGGTTACACCCCTAAGATTCATCAAGTGCTTATTGGTAAACGTAATCTTAGTATCATGTCACCGGCAGAACGTCAACAGTGGTTTGCGGATATCTCTGGGATGGATAATGATTTTATTTCGAAGTTCTGGAATCTCATTAAAGGTGGGTTACGGGATAACACGGGTGCATTAAAGAATATCAACCACAAGATAGCGGATACCTCATTACAGTTGATGAAAGAAGAGGATTTAAATCATATTACGGAATTGCATAACACATATGCAAAAGTATTAGGTGATTTAACGACGTTAAAGAATAAGTTTGAACAACCTTTCCCCGAGGCGAGTCATATCACAGAAGACCATGCCTTTACGTTAGAATTGAAGAAGATTAACGAAGACAGTCGTTATCATTATCATCAATTAGTCAAAGCGATTGGGGAGCGTTTCGACTTTAGTCAAGCAAATGATAACATCACGCAATATACCCGTGATAGTCAACGCTTACTGGAAGAAAGAACACAACTCGAGGAGCAGATACAACAGGTTAATGATGTACTGGATACGTATCAAACAGATGAAGAAATTGACATCCCTCAATTAGAAGCGGAGATTGAGAATTGTAACAATAAGATACAGCGTGATTTCCCTGCTGAGATATCCGGTATTTATGATAAATTAAAAGCTGCATTCCCAGGAGTAGACCTCATAAAACGACTTTCTTCTATCTATGCGGCACATCATAATAATCTTCGTCATATTGATGATGCACTATTAGAAATGAAACCTGCAAGTCTTCCGTATCGTCAATTAAAAGAGCGGTATCAGTTGAAGTTCGATGAATTAAAAACATCGCAACATCGTGTAGATACGCTAAAAGTCATGATTGATAACAATACGAAAACTTGCATGAGTATAGATAGTGAACACAATAAAGAGACATGCCCTCAGTGTAAGCATGTCTTCACACGTGAGAATGTTCGCAATCAGTTAAGTAGTATTTTCCAATCAAACGGTGTGATGGCAGAAGAAGTTAAAGAGTTAGAGAGCAAGCTTACTTCATTAGATAAAGAAGTCTCTCAACTGAAATATGAGCTCGATAACTACCGTGTGGTATTAGAGTTCGTACGAGATGATGAGAGTGGATTAATCCAATACTTCTTAAATTCTTATTCGACTGCAACGTCGATTCCAAATCTCATGCGAGAAATTGCGTATAATCCTCGTTCATTCGTTGGGGGATTTAACAAATGGGTGGATAACATCAATGATATCTTAAGTTATGCAGGCATCATTGATACACGGGATTTATATCAAGCTCAATTGGATAAAGGCATGCGTTTAAAGAGTACGGAGTATATCACATTAAACGAGAAACTTAAAATCCTTATCCGTCAGCACGATGACGTGAATAAGACTTACTCGATTATTAGTCAGCAAATCACGAATCAGCGTGCGGCGATTAAAGCCATGGAAACTTACTTAAATGAGTTAAGTGGATTAAATGACCAGGTTGATCGTCTCTATGTGAAAGCGAATAGTATTTTTAAACGTGAGTGGGATAATGCATTAGAACAGATGATGGCATTAGTCTCAGAGAAAGCGGACGATATTAATCGTCAGATTAAATATCAATCAGGCGTGCATTTCTTGATTCAGTCTTATACGGAGAATAAGAAAGCAGTAGAACTCGCCATTGATGACCATAAAGAGTTAATGAAAATACTTGATCCGAAAACTGGGTTGATTGCTAAATCGTTAATTGGGTTTATTCGTCATTTCGTGAGAAATATGAATAACTTAATTGAACAAATATGGCAATACCCGATGGCGATTGAGATTGAAGAAGACGATGACTTTACTAAAGATTATCGTTTCCCAGTAAGAGTCAGTGAACATCTTCGCGATGATGTTTCGACATTATCGTTAGGACAAACTGATATCATGGATATTGCCTTCCGGATTACTCTGTACAATCATCTTGGTATGAAAGGATTCCCCTTACTGCTAGATGAGGCAGGATCATCTTTATCCGTATCTCATCGTGCAGGATTCTTTAATTTGGTGAAACGTTTGGTTGAACACGGATACTTCTCTCAAGTATTCTTCATCACGCATTTAATTGATGTAAAAGATATCATCGGCAGTTATGATGATATTCAATTGTCCTAATATATGTGATAAAAAAAGAGGTCATTTCGACCTCCTCATTAAATGGCATTCTTAAAGAACTTACCATTGTTGTTAAACCAAGCTTTTGCTAAGTTATAGAAGTATTGTCCTAGTCGGATGTCTTCTGTTGATGCGTTTGGTCGCATTGCACGGTTTATGTAGTATAGATAACGTTGGTTCCGTATATTATTTATTACATTTTGGTTAAACATAATGAATCTCCTTTTAATGATTATCACACGAGAGGGTAGTTACAGCTACCCTCTCACTTATGTTGTTATTCGGACATAAGCAAGGGACTCCTGAGAGTCCCTATTACTTATTTGTTACTATTTATTTGTTCGCAGTATTCACGAACTTCTTCATAGTTGTCGTAGATGTGCCATGTGTAGTTGTCATCTACATGTACAGTATTATCATTCATGTAAACCCCATACCCCACTAGAAAGCTTCCTGCTTTCACCTTTTGGTAATAATCCTCGATTGTGTTATAAACGAGGATGTGCTGGTCATCCTTGAACATCAGCACCGTCTTCACTTCAGTTGAGCCCTTGCTCTCGAAACCTCGAGCTTCCACCTTAACTAATTCTTCATTAAATTTACTCATCTTTATTTTCCTCAATTGATACGCTGTTATTAAATGCTGCTTCGACTTCGACATCTGGACGACCATCGTCGAACTCTAATCTTACACGCATAGTAACAGTAGTTGCACCATACATCTGCGTGACTTTCTGGAACACCCCAATCGTCATGGCATCGTTTACGAATTCTTTCGTAAAGTTACCACGATGACTAGACATTTTCTTTAACTCTTCTTCGCTACGACCAAACTTACGACGTAACCATTTCTCGGTTAAGGAGAAGTAATTCATTGGGCGTAAATCGGTTACGAACATGAGCTTACGTGCAAGTACCGTTAAGATGTTCTTGCTTGAACTGATACCGCGTTCTGGATCATTCAACAAATCCAATAACTTGGTATTGTAGTTCACATTCTGAATCTTAGATGTAGCAACAACGGGTTTACGCATGGTGACCTCCTGATAATCCTACGAAGTCGTTTGTATTTGCATTCGCGAGTTTTAATACCGCAAAGAGCATGGTATCAATCGCATATAAGAAACGACCTACTAATTTACTTAGGTTAGCATATTCCTTTTCCACGTATTGTTCTTGGGTAGCCGAATCATCGAATTCGTTGATTGTATCGAAATGATATTCCGTAAATCTATCGACTAATCCCTTCAAGGTATTCCATGAGCTACGTAATGCGAAACGATTGCGATAGCCAAGGTATTTCGAGGCATGTACCAATAACTCTTTTGGTAGTGTCTCATAATCACTCACCATAATACGTTTGCCTGATACTGCAATCTTAACAAGATTACTTAATTCATCAAGCTGTGCATAGACATCATTAAATCGACTGATAATCTCATAATCACAGCTCTTATATAATGCCGCATCATATCGACCACTATCGACATCAATATACTTAGCAATCAGATTGATAAGTTTCTGAATCTGTTTCAGTGCTTTATCATGATCATGAATCTCTGATAACTGATTGCGTAGCTTTCTAAATCTCCATAAGAAGATGAAACTACTTAATTTACTTGGTTTTGTCATTATTGTACTCCTATGACAAGGGTTAATAAGAACGGTAAGTATAATAAGTGTGTATCATTATACCACTCATAACTATACCTTGTTTTTGCAAAAACGACGAGATATGTTATCCCATCATGGTAATAATATACCCTTATAAAAAGTAATAGACTAGGAGTGAGTTACAATGGCAAGACCAGCCCTAACCCATGACATGATTTCAGAAGATGTGGAAGAACTCAATATAAAAGATGTGCCTTCCCGTCTTGAGATGATTCAACGTCGTCGTCTGAAATACATGGAAAAGATAGAGAAGAACGATGACTTCCTATCGGATGAGTCTTTGTCGATTTCATATATGCAGCTGTTAAATGGGTTTGAGAAACAAGAACTATACAAACACAAATCTCAAGCTGACAAAGAAGAGAACGATAAAGATAGACAAGCCTACGAATTGGCTGCAGAGACGGTTCGTATGTTACGTGAACAACGTCGTGATGAAATCGCACGTGGTAATCAGTTACCTGTAGATTCACCTGCACCACCGAAAGTAGAAGAAAACCAAGAAGGGTATTCTGAAATTGCGGATGCAGAACGAAACTACAAGGAAACCAGTTGGACAGATTTCCATAAAGAGATGATTCTTGCAGGACGCGACCCACGTCATATGGTGGATGAAGATGGTAACATCGTTCGTATCCGTAACCAAGATGACGAAGATGAAGAGTGATCGAACATAAGTAAGAGGCTACTTGATGTAGCCTCGCTTTTATGTTATTTTAAATTACGTGCAGTTAAATTGATACAGTTCACAAACTCATCAATTAAACCTAATACGGTACCATATAGGGTTACGTATTGAGCACAAAGATACAAGACTTCTGAGATGTATTCAGACTGTTTCTTATTCAAGATGTAACGACTATCAGGTTTCTTCATGCCATTCGCAATGATGTTAGCACGTTCTACGATTAAACCAATCGATTTCTGTACTGTACTTGGGTCTAATAAATCCGCATTCTGAATCACCGTACGAATCACATTGGTTACTTCAACGGCTTCATTATTATTGCCAAATGCTTTACCCCAGAAGACTTTTTCTACTTTCGGACCAGAGAAAATCTTTTTCATTTCCCCTTTAATCCCTTCGATATCTTTCTTCTGATAAACCGGCTTGAATGTTAATGAGGCAAAGTTCTCAGGACGGTTAATCCCTTTACCTAAGTATTCTGCAACAGGACCTAATAAGTCTTTATCAATTGTGCTGACAGTAAGACTGACTTGTTCTAACCATTTTGCATATTGTAACCAACCTACCCCTAAACCATCAGGCTGATAAACCTTAGCGGTTTTTGAGATCATGAAGTACTGGCGATTAGACGCATAGATACTTAGCTTGCTGATATTATCGGCAAAAGGACGTGATGCGTATTCTTTTGCTTTACCGACTAATTCTTGTAATTTATTTTTACCTTCATTAATCTTATCGGCAAAACCCGTAAAGTAATCACTGAGATTGTTCATCATCTCGGTACCTGGCATCCATTCAGTGAATGCTTCGATACTCGGTGTCTGATTTAATTCATCCGTATGAGATGGATATTTGATTGGGTCTTTCAGTTTTAGATTATCGAGTTCTTCTTCAGTTCGTTCAATCGTTTCGACTGGGCTTTCTTTAGGTGCTCGGCTAATGTCGCTGCCGCTATCGCTTTCAGGATTTGTTCTTGCTGAACCTTCCGCGGTATCTTCTTCGGTTCCTGTTTCTTGTTCATTCTCAAACTCCTCCATTGCGCGTTTAATATAATTTCTTGACATGAGTAATTACCTCTTAATTTAGATCTAAATATGTCATGTGTAGAGGCTAGCAATTCTACACAAAGAATTTATCTAAATATAGCTGCTTAAATATCTGTTATGATCTTATTTATATGGAGAAATGATTTATGCTGGACATTATAAAATGGTATCTCATCGTGGTATCGATTTATTTCTTGCTCTATTATTTTCATTTTGCGTGTACTACTGCAAGACGAGATAAAATATTTCCTTCTTTACTTGAAACAATGAACCATATTCGGGAAACGAAAGATAGTACGGACGGTTTTATCAGTACGTTTATTTGGGTTACCGCCTGGTATGTGGTAGTTTACGCATTTGTCGTATTCGTTTTAACTATTAGTGTGAGACATTAACTATGAAATTTGAACGTCCTGGCTTCCGTGATACGGTTGAAGCCGCACCACCACTTCGTCCACAACTTAACGTTGCGCCTATATTTGATGTGATTACAGGAGATTGGGCAGATGGCGAAAACAAAGAAAAAATCCTGAATGGCGGTATCCTGAACTTTGTTGGGGTTATCGGCGAAGGGAATACTTTTAAATCAACAATAGCAGATAGTATCATTGCACGTATTCTATCTCATCATCCTTCTGCGACATTCATGAAATACGATACAGAAGGCTCCGTCCAAGTTTCACGTTTTGCTAATCTTGCAAAGCAGCACGAGTCTTTACAAGATGAAGACTTCTATGCCAACGACTCACGTTACTTATTAACCACTTCATCCGATGTAACAGGGGATGTTTGGTTTAGTGGTGTACGTAAGAAAGCAGAAGAGCTCATTAAAGATAAAAAGATGTTAGGTACGACACCTTTCATCGATCGTTCAGTGCGTGATAAAGTGAGTCTTGTGCAAACACGCTATCCATCAATCGTCTTTATTGATTCGTTATCGGAATTCCGTACAGCTGCTGCTCAGGAAAAGATGATTAAATCCGATATCGATGATAAAGAGCAAAACGATTACTACATGCGAGCCAACCTTGAGAAGTCTCGTATGATTACGGAGATTCCACAATTTGCAGGGCGTGCAGGGGTTTACTTTATGACGACTGCACATGTGGATGATACGATTAACATGTCAGGGAAACCTGAACGTAAGAACTTAACCTATATGCGTCAAGGTCAAGATATTAAACGGGTTCCAAAGAACTTCAAATTCTTGACTAACCATTGCTGGGAGATTATTAAGTCAGCACCATTCTATAACTCAGATAGAACAGGTCCTTATTACCCTTCTAAGAACAATGAATCCGCAAACGGAAAAACAGACTTGATGTTAGTGACATTCCATGGTTTACGGAATAAGACCGGTTTATCGGGCATTCCTTTAGATTTAGTGATTTCACAAGCATCAGGGATTCTGTGGGGGCTTTCACATTGGCATTTCTTGAACTCAAGAGATGACCAAGGTTTAGTAAGAAAAGGTGCGAATTATACACTAGACTTCTATCCAGATATCAATATCATGCGTACGACTGTACGAGATTTACTGATGGAAGATAAACGTCTAGCGAGAGCGGTCGAACTTCAAGCTGAAATCTATTTGATGTATAACTTCAAAGATGAAATCGGTAATAAGTACCGCATGTCAGCTGCAGACATTCGAGAGAAAGTGATTTCCCAAGGATATGACTGGGAGAAGATTCTCGATTCACGTGGCTATTGGCTTTTCAAAGAAGAAGAAGATATGCTACAGCCACCCCCATATTTAAGTGGGTATGACCTACTTCGTATGGCTGTTGGTGAATACAATCCCATTCACTTTAAAAAGTAAAGAAAGAGAAAAGGTGTTACGGATAATGAAGTAAGGGTCTTATCCGTAATAAGTGAAAGCAGTTTGGTTCATGACTATGATACTTATAAAACGTTTAGATACAACTTATAGGATTGTTAGAACATGAAACAAGTGATTGATTATGTGAGAGAGGAGATGGAAAGAGTAGAAGAAGGCTTGTTCTATTCTGTCTTTCCGGATTATCAAATTGATTATATCTCTGGCTTAGAGCAGCAAGAACAGATGCGTGTGATTGCAAGTTATCTAGGTGGAGAAATCGATACGGATGACTTAACTGTTTGGTTACAGGTAATCCGTGAAGAATTTATTCCTCGTATCAACTAAGGTATTTAGGAGCTTATATGGCTGTCCCGACAACATTGAATCTTTATCTACTGCTTCCGAGAACATTCATTCAAGAAGGATATCGTACCGCAATTGATAAAGCGGTGACAGCCTTACTTGAACCGAAAGCCAAGGAAGACCCAAAACGTGTCCATCTGTATTATAACTCAGAAGACAGTGATACGGAAGCACTCATTAAAGAATACTTAACCCGCTATCCTGGCATCAGTGTCAAGAAAGCGGAACCGGATTTTGCGAAGCACAAACGTCAAGCTTATTACAAACGCAATCAGTGGGCTTGGACACGTGCATCCTCAGTATTTATTGCTTATAGAGAACGCCCTACGTTATCTCAGACTTGGTCGATTGACAAAGCAGAGGAGGGTGGTTCAAAAATGGTTTATATTCACTGCCTATTAGAAAGTGATAAGGAGACCCATGATGTTGGAACAAATTAAGAAATTAGCGGATAGATTAGGTAATATTCTAATCAACTTTGCATGGTTACGTAAAGAACCTGAACCAAAACCACGTAAAACTGTCATCCACTCGATTCGTGAAAAAGGGTTTACCAAGAACAACAGTAAGGTGTTTTACATTATCTACACAGATAGTCCAGACCAATGCCCAATGAATGCATTAATTGCTGCACAGAGTCGCTCTACGGATATGCAGAGAAACGTCGAGTTAAACGGGGTTTTATTTTTATCTGATTACATGTTACAGCGTGTTGAAATCCTGAAAACTAAAATTGGTACAGAGCTGGATCTAAAAGGTAAAACATTGCTTGATTACTTAATCAACGGCGAGGACTAATCTCATGGCCAATAACCGCAAAGCATTCATTCAGGTTGCGATTAGTCGGTTAAAAGAGATTGATCCTCAGAATGAATCGATTCCTGCTTTAGAGAAGATATTAACAGAGATGCCTGAGAAAGACTTTAAGTTATATATCGAGCGTCTTCGTAATGGGGTATCTGAAGATCCGGATTTAGATAAGCCAAGAGAATTGCTTCCTTTAGTCCTACCGAATATGAAGAAAACCGCGATTACGGTGGCACGAAATATTGCGGTAGGGAAGAAGTGGGGACATCAGTTCTTTGAACGCTGTTTCTTAACTGATCCATTAACCGGTCAGACGGTCTTAACGAATATCCCTTATGCCGTATTTGAATTACCGGTGGTTCGACAAGCACAAACGCTTGAGAAAGGGATTGCGTATGAAAAAGATGGGACACGTCTCGATGATAGAACCAACCAAGTCTCAGATGGTACAAAAGGGTCTTCATTCTCTGCACCTGAAGTTCAAGCCTTACTATCACAAGGACAAGATCGTTCTGTGGTCGAGTTAATGAAATTCAGAGGCGGGGATAATATCGCTTATCGGACGATGTATGATTCTCTCTTAAAGACGGGTAAGTTCCGGATGGATTCGTATCAAGAACCGACTCGTCCTAAATCAGCCGATGTCGCGAATATCTATCTTAAAGCAAGTCATATTGATAATGACTTATAAGGAATAACGATGAGTGAAAATATTTTTAATGGCGCAGTATTTACGCCTTCGATTAATGATGAGATTAAAGATTTCCTGAATATTAAACTCGTTGAGCATATCCGTGAAATTTCGTTATATCAGATGCAGGCCAGTAAGCCTCAGATGGAGACGGGACAAATGACCGTTGCACAAGTGACAGGAAATGATGTTGTCTTAACCGTCTTAAATGATTTCTTTTGGTTAACGAATCAAACATTCTTAAACACGATTACCACACCAGGTGCAATCTCGCAAATCTTTAAACTGATGAATGTCGATGGAAAAGAGAAAACCCGTATCGACTTTATCTTAAAGGTAACGGCAGAGCTTAAATTGCATCTTGGTCGTGAGGGCTGGACAAATCTACTAAATGATTTATGTTTTGCCTTTGAACCGGGTTCAGTGACTCGTGAGAATAAAGATAAGTCTATCTTATCCGCATTAAACAAAAGTACGATGACACTGGATGAATCCGTGCTCACGGCAAACCATTGGTTAATTCCTATTATTATCTATGGCTTAGATGGTCGTACTGCGACTACGATTGGCGCAGAGATTAATTCAATCCGTCATATTTATGCAGGGATGAATCAATGAAATCAAAACAAGGCAAGCGACATTTCCTCGTAGATATCGACATGCTCTTTGATTTAAGATTTGCCTTACTGAATCGAACCAATCCTGATGCAGGCGTAGTCCTATTCCATGAGAAGAAATACTACAAACGTAACAGTGATAAAATCCTTTATGATACTGCAGGTATACCAGGGCATACATGGTGGAGTCTTTATGAAGAGAACTACACAACTCTTCTAAAAGAATCCCCTATCACGTATCTGATGCATAATCTCTATCCCATGACAAATGATGGATTGGACGATGAGCGTCCGGGTGATGGGATCATGAAAGACTTATCGATTAACGTGCCGTATGGTCGGTTAACCGATATTGAAACAGAAGGATTAATCGAGGTATTAAAAGAACACTTCTATGGTTACTTCGATGAGATAAGAGTGGTTCATCATGATTACTCTCAATTAAATCTTCATCGATTATCCTTGTGGTATACAGATTTCTTCTGTTATCGTTGGTATAAATGGATACGTCATCATTATGAACAATTCGAGGATAGTCCAAGACCTTCCTTTAGAATGTGGTTTCCTCGGATGACTGCCGATAACGAGATTAAGGTTGAGGAAAAGGATAAACAGTTTGCAAACAAGTTTATCAATGAATCGGATATCTTTGAGTTCTTTTCCTTTATTCATTGTCCTGCCTTTGAGCTTCATTGGGTTGACCCTTATGAAGTGGGTGGGTATTTTGAAATCGGTGAGAAGACAACATAAGTAAGAGGCATCCGAGGATGCCTCTCGATTATGTCCGTTATTCAGGAACGGTTAATCCGTTTTCACGAATCTTCTCTTCTAATACCCGAATACGTTGAGCTTGTGAACGAGTCAGTTTATTACCTGCTTCTAAATCAGCCGTTAAACCTTTTATTTGGAGATTGAGTTTCTCAATTTCTCTATCTCGTTCTTTTACCTGTGCATCAAGTAGTTTCGCATTATCCGTTAAGACTTTATTGCCATCCTGTAATTGTTTCTCCAGTACTTTGACGTAAGCTTGAAGATTACCATAATTCACCGAGATAGCTTGAAGCTGTCCATAAGTGGTTCGATTATCAATGATACCTGCTTTACGGTTCGCTTCCTCACGCTCACGTTCCGTTGGGGTCAGATTATCTTTCATAATCGGTGCAATATGGATTGCCACAGTAGGTTGACGTCCAAAGACTTTAAAGACTTCTGCTTTCACTTTATCCGCGATATGATTAACCTGACTGTTTGCAGGTAATGTCCCTAAGTCACAGCTTAAGATGAATCGATTGTATCCTTTTCCATCGATGATAGGATATTTTGAGATATACGTATCAGGAACATGAATACGTTCACCATCTTCCGCTAATAATGTCACAATAGACGCAAAGGCTTTACTATCACGTTCTTCATCGGATTCTTTTAAATCATGTGGAAGATAATAGAGGTCATAAACATTAAACCCTTGTAACTTCAACATGCTAAAACTACGAATCTCATGACAGCTATAGACTTTACCTGGTTTAGCTACAAAGGGAGCTTTAAGCTCCCAATATCCAGCGATACCATAAGGCGGGGTCATTTTTTGAGCCATGGTTTACTCCTTATGATGTTTCACCTGTACGCGCTACTTCATCGTGAGCGAGATTTGGTACATTATCCGTACTATGAATCGTATAAGCAGGCGTACCACGTAAGATGCCATTCGTGTAGTTATACTTACACACGCACAACCATTGGACGTTTTCGTGTACCATTGCTACGTATAAGATATTACCACGATAAAGCTTGGTTAAACGTAATCCGGTATCCGTATCAGGCGTCGTATTTTCTGCTGCTAATAATAACTCATTTAATACTAACACCATTCGCTGATGTCTTGCATCCATGCGGTTGAAATCATCCGTACGAGATGCAATTAATGCGTATTGCGGATAGAAGCTATACCAACTTACTGGGGCAAAACGATTTAATGGGTTACCGACCACTAAGAAAGATAAAGACTTAAATAATGAAGCACTTATTTCTACGTTAGCTTGAATATGAGCTTCTTCATAGCCATCCATCGCTTCTTTTGCAAATGGAACCATATCCGCATGTTTTAGTGTCGGACTGAACATACTGGCAATGGTGCGATATCCTGGTACACTTGGTACTGTCCATACCGGTGCAATGACATACTCAGTTGGCACAAATAAGTCAGGGAAGATAGCTTCCCATTCTTTACGAGAATGTTTACTGTTCGCTAAGATATAATCAACAAGTGCTTTCTTAATCACATCTAAGTTTTCACCAATCCCACCGTAGATTAAAATCGTCCAAGGTGTAGTGACTCGTTCATCTTCTGCTTTACCGTTCCATTCGTAGTTATACGTTTTAATCATGGTAAATGGACTTTCTTCACGTAAGCGGTTAACTTTATCATGAAGATGTTCTAAATTGATTTTTGCTTTCAGTTGTTTAACATACTCAAAGTCATTAAAGAAATCATCGATGTTATCGGTAATTGGAATCACACGGATTTCATAGTAAGGATACTGAGCACGGAATGCGGGGTCAGAGAACCAGACTTTAATTAAGGATTCTTCATAAGTCGAGGTATCGGTTAATTTGAACTCAATAAACTGAGGAAGATAAAGGGTTTTAACGGAAACGACACGACCCAGACGGATGTCTTTCATCTGAGAAGAGAACTCGGCTTGGATAATCTGACGGTTTGTAGTATTGTTCGTTCCGATGGTTCGATCAGCGGCTTTGGTTTCAAGCCATTTCCCTAATCGAAGACAGAGGTCACGGACGTTTAATGGCACATCGACATCATCTGTGTTATCGGTTTTAGAACGAAAACCAATCAGACGTGTACCCGGTACATCGTCCTTGGTGAAGTAACTTAAATCGGTCGCATAAGTACGACTCAATGCAGAAAGTTCACCTAAGGGTGAATCTTTATGACGCGTATTATCGATTAAATCGTTGAACGTCATGAATCCGTGAAAGGAATATTTCATGGTTAGGTACTCCTATATGATGAGATTTCTTTATATAAAGGATGATATTACATTTTTTAATTTATTGTCGACCGAAGACGAAACTGTAACTGGAAATATATAAGGAGGGATTTTTCATGCCTGGACTGTTTACATTTCTACGGTTATTTCGTTTCTTCTGGCCATTTCTTGCGGACGTATTTCGACATTCGAGTGAGGACCGAAAGGTCATGATTGCCCGTATCTCTGGTATTGCTCTCGTAGCAATCGTTATATCTTGGTTCTATATCCAAGATAAACTAGATGATATCGAACAACTTCACGTAGACAAAGCTCAGCTAAATACCGAGTTATCTCGTGTAACTGCTGAACGAGATGCAGCACGCTATCATCTTGATGATACGCGTAAAGCTTTGACTGTTTGCAATCACTCTAATGAGCAGCTCGAGGAAGACGTAGAACAGCTTCAACGTAAAATTAAATCATTTGAAATTGATGCAGTTATATCTGCTCCAGAGCAGGCACAGGGCCAACATACCCTGCCCGCTGAGCCTGCGAAACCCGTTCACCGCGCCAAGGATAATCCGAAAAAAAATCTATCAAAGGATCGCTTGCAGGAGTTGAACTAGATGATGAAACGATGGTTAGTTGTGTTACTTGGTTTGTTACTCAGTGCATGTGTAACAGTAACGCAACCCTATCCTAAGAACAAAGTGGGGTTTCCACCTCCTCCCTACCCTCAATTCCATTCACATTACCGTTATGAGGACATGTCGAAAGAGGATATTGAGGAGACGATGCATAATGCCATTCGGTATCTTCAGTTATTAGATCAGTATATTGAGAACATTCATGAGACGTATTTACATGTCCCTTATCTATCTTATACGGATCGTTACCATGCTTGTAGACCAGAAATCTTTATTCGTCCTATTGACATCCTTCCTGCTTTAAAAATTAAAGATGATGGGCGACAAAGTGACGATGAATTGATTTCTACGTTAGCAAGACGAGTGAAATTACTGAGTTTAAAAATCGAAGAGCATAATCATCGTGTTGAGGAGTTAACTCGGGACTATCGACAGTATTGTATGCCGTCGTATAGTGAAACAAAATAAAAGAGAGCGAGAATACGCTTATAAGGATTTCTTCTGTAATAGACCTGATAAAATAAATGTGATTCATCATTTATTGAGTTAGATTGATTATGGCAAAAAAGAAAGAGAAAGTTATTGAACCGATTAAGTTATCTGCAGTCATTTACACGGACGGTTCCGCACAGCCGAATCCGGGTTATGGTGGTTGGGGAATCCATGGGTATACCTATGACTATAACCAGCCTATTGACCTCACCGCGCAAAAGAAAAATATCCTAACAGAATTTGGTTATAAAGATGCCAAAGAAGTCACGGATGGAAACTTAAAATGTTTCCGTAAGTTAGACGTGTTCAATGGATATGGCACTGCAGACGAAAGACTCACCGACAACATCGCGATGGAATTTAAAGCCGTGGAGAAAGGCGTAGAATTAGCACTTGAGAAGAAGTATGAGCGGGTAACCATGCATACGGATTGTCAAATCGTGATTAACTCGCTGACACACTGGTATGATAAATGGAAAGAAAACGGTTTCGTCAATTCTAAGGGTGAACCTGTGAAGATGAAAGAAACCATTCTACGGATCAAACCGAAGTTTGATTTATTGGGACAAACCAGTGATTTCAGCATCCATTACGTCAAAGGTCATTCTGGTAACAAAGGAAATGACGCCACCGATGCGCTGGCGAAATACGGTTCCGTATTAACTCAGCACGGGAAGTCGAAAGAACTGATTGAGTTCGATTCAGAGACGGAGAAAGTAAAAGTGGATTATAGTGATTTCTTCTCAAGAAATCGTTGGTACTTCTTAGGGGGTAATGATGCCCAAGTCGAAATCAATCCAGCACGAAATGGTTGGCATTGGTATTACGTGGGGGCAATGGGTAAGGGTAAGAAAGACGATGACTTTGGTATGAACCAACCAGATGGTTTCATGTCTATCGTGTTATTAAAACAACCTGAACCAGTACTCGAGAAAGTCCAATCGGTCTATAAGCAACTCTGTAAGCATGATTATACTTACGTAGTGACAGGTCGATTAGATACAGTACTCAGCCCTGCTTGTTATCAAGATATCATGAAAGATGATATTGATATCATGTGCGAAGATCCATTAAATAAAACGATTTCACTTCCATCAGGTAAAATACTGGCAAAAGAGTATAACCCTGCTCATCTGTCTTTTGTACAGATGGAGAAATTCAGTTATCCGATGCAACTCTTAGATAACTATTTAGGGTTTGCAAAAGATACGACATTAACAGAGACGGATATTACGGATTTGTTAGTGGAGAAAAAAGAAGGTAAGAAAGCCTCTGAAACGAAATATCAACTGAAAGACAGTGTGGCAAAGAACAATTGCTTACGTACTGAAGTGAAGTATTTCGATAAGCAAGCAGGAAAAGAGATTACTTGTCCTATTACATTGACGTTGAAGACGGATTTACCAGATAAACCCCATCTTCAGAAGCTTATCCGTAATCACGGTGATAAAGCTTCCTTTAAGGTCATCACGCATCGTCTCTCCGACGAGGTGATTGGGTATGCTTTTGTGATTGATTCTGAAGACGCAAAAGCGATTTGGTGTTCAATGACACTGAACTCTATTTTCAAGAAATCCAAGTAAGGGTATTAATCTATTAGTTAGGTACTGTGTTATGTCAAGACTTTTTAAAAAGTTGGCTAATCTGTTTACTGACCGCCTTGTCCCGAATGCTATCAAACGTATGATAGTGATGACGTCGATTACGAATATTGATAACAAACCTGGGACTGCGGCTAGCAGTGAGGCATTGGATAACTTTCGTAGTTATTTTAAGTTATCAAGTAGTAACAATAGCATGCGGTTTGCTATAGAAGTAGGCAACTACCTATGGCATGACATCCAAAATAGGTGGGAAGAGATTAAAACTCACCATCAGCAATTAGCGGATGAGATATATGGACAATGTCCACCGTCACTGCGTTATGCAACGCCAGAGAAGATGAAGAAAGATATCTTGGCGGTGTTAGACTACCTCCGGAAGTATCATCCTGAGGCATTTGCATAATATCTCAGCATTTGTGTGGGTATCTGATGTACCCACACTTTTTATGCAAGGAAAACAAATAAAAAGAGGATAATGTATTCTCTCTTTATTTGAACAAGATGAACACAATCGGAGGGAACTGATGTTCCCTCTCTTTGTGTCCGTTATTTCGTTTCTTGAACGTAATCATAGAAATCACAGAAGGCTGCGATGAGACATTCTGGGTCAGTGCGTTCAAGATGATTCAGTTTAAGATTCAATTGAATCTTACTAATGGTTTCTTTATCAAGATGAATATAATCACCTTCAACTTGCCATTGTGCAAAGGATTGTTTTGCATCGTCGATATTACCTGGCTGTAAGATAAGTTCCTCATTATCTCTATCAAAGATAGCCGTCATGGTTTCTTCGACTTCGTTGGTGGTAAGTAGCAGTTTAACACTGGTTGCTCGACCATTGGCAAACACATCAATGATATCTGACTTGGTGATTTTCGTTGCGGATAGATGTCTACGCAATGCATCAATTAAAACAATTCTATCAAGAATAGAGATAATGTTATTATCAAGTTCCTTGTCTTGAATGAATTCATAACAGTCGCTTACTGCTAAGGATACGGCACCAAATGGTTTATCAGCACCATCTTTAAAGAATACTGCTTGATATAGGTTGTTATTATCCTGTACAGGTGTCACTATGGTCGTATCTGCATCGCGACTAAATAATTTAAGTAAATCTAACATGTCGATTTTCTCCTATTTAGGGTTAGTAAAAGTGAGAGTACTGAATAGGAATACGGTATTCAGTACTCTTTTGTTTTGGTGGATTACCCACCGATTTCAAAGTTACCTAAATATTTATAGTAGTCTTTGAAACCTTTATCCCAGTAGTCTTTATCCATGTCATCATTATTTTTGTTAATCATGTTATCTGGATAACCTGAACCAGTATAGGCAGAATAGATTAACTGTTCTAATGAACGAATGTCATGACCGTATACACCTGCTTTAATGCCAGTCATCACCCAACGTGGGGATACAGGGGAATGGAATACCCATTGGACATCTTTACCTGCTTTGATTTCACCCACTTTCACAGCTGGTTCATACCAGTTACATTTCCCGTTTTGCCATTGTAAGCATAGGTTAACAATCAATGGTCCAGTATTTTGTGGTAAAGATTTTCCTTGTGGGTCATAGACCGAGAAGAACCCGCCACTACCTTGAATCATGCTGTTGTTCAAGCCACCATCTTTAAAGTTGGTACCATTTGGGAAACAATCGCCTACTGCGACTTCGGTGTGTTGTACACAGTAAGAAGTACCCCATTTCTTGGTGTCAGATGGCATGGCGACCAATGTAGTCCATTTACCAGTAGGTTTTTCCATTAAGCCTTGTTCTTTTAATTCGTCTGCGGTAACTAAACGTTCTTCTGCGTAAGCACCTGCAGATAATACGGCTGCAAGCGTTGTAGCGGCAGCTAAGTTTACTAATAAGTTAGCGATTTTGTTTGTTCTGCTCATTTTATTTCTCCTCTAGTTTAACGAGCGTTAAGGTAGACATCGTATCCATATCAACAGGTACGATATACTTACGAATACGACCGATTTCGTAAGATGGTTTAGCAAATCCCACTAATCGATTACAAGAGAGTTCTCGATAGTAGAATCCGTTTTCGTTTTCTGATTTTGTTACCGGACTATTGATAACATCATCAATTTTCTCTGGGCTTGCGACATCATGCTCAATCCCAGTAAGATTAGCGAAGTCTAATAACATCGCTTCAAAGTGTGCATCCACTAATAAAGATGTCGCATTACATTTCTCTGCCATGCCATCATCTATAGATAACATCGCAAGGATTTGGAATGCGTGGATACGGAAGATATTGGCTTTCGTAAAATCAAACGTATAACTTTCCACAATATGACTGTTATCTGTAAAGTGAATCGTTAACGGTTGATAATCGGAAGCACGCAACGCACGACCATCGATCGGTTGACGATAACGATTGGTGTGCTCGGTTTTCACCATAATCTGCTGTTGGACATTATACGTCCCTGTATTCATTTGAGACGCTAATGATGAGAGCAATGCTGTTACGGCAGCTCTATCATTGATATCTTGCAAGAGATATGATAAGATACCCCATTCTTTATCGATATGCACCTTATATCCGATAGACCCAATCTTATCATTAGATAGGATTGGATAAATACGGTTATATTGGTATTCCACATTCCGCACGAATACCGGAATGTACTTCGGTTGCATTTTTGCAATCATTGTGACACTCGTTTCAGGTAAGATGAGGTTAATGATTAACTCATCTTCATCATAAGGCATCTTCTGAGGGATGTCATGATAAATCGGAGTCACGGGTTTCTTAATGAACTTCATGGTTTTATCCACGATTTGACCAAAGATTGAATTACTCATTTCCATCCTCCTTCATCATTTTCATCATCCAGTCCACGACACGTTTATCGTGTTCATTATCGCCGATATCAATCATCACTTCATTAATATCCGTTTTTCCGTTTGCATGGCGTTTAACATGAATCACATTTAAAGCCATCGCAGTCTCTTCATTAAATCCACGGATGAAGAGGTGCGCAACACCATCTCGTTCAAACTCATATGCCATTGCATACTTAAGATTGATGATTTTCTTAATATCCTCATCAATACGATAATTCCACTTCACTGCCGTGCAATTACGACGATTACGAATGGATACCCATACAGATTGGATATCGTGTTCTGTTGGAAAAATGCTGTTTGCTTCCATATATAACTCGCCTTTATACATGATAACAATCATGCTATTGAGCGGTAAATATAGATTTACCAATTCTGGTGAGATTTTCTTTGAAATCAGACTCGATGCATCTTGACCGCCCTTTACTTCAAATCTATATGAAGTCTGACCGTAAGCACGAGACTTCACACTCACGACTGGGCAATTTGCCAACGGGATACGAGTACTTCTCGATTTATGTAATTGGTCACCCTGTGCCGTCATGATGTCGGTATAGGTAATCAGATGATTGCCATCTAAATGGCGTTTCTTCATTCCTAGGAATCCATCCTGCCAGTATCCTACTGGATGGAAAGATTTAATAATGTTGACTTTGGAATGATCAAAGTCCTCATGTTTCTTTGTACTAATACTAATAGCCATTTGTTTTCTCCTATCAAGGGTTAATACTAATTAGCTTCAATATAAATCTCAACCTTGTGTTTATTGATTTGATATTGAGCGAATAGATGTAGAAAGAAGCCCTTTCTACATGGTAATAATATATCCTCATAAGAATCAATAGACTGGGTGAAAATTACTAACTATACTAACGAGGTAATGCCTTATGAGAAACTATTCAAAAGAAGAATACTTAGATGCGATTACAAAAGCGCAACAACATCTTCAAATCTTAACGCATGATTTAATCTTATTAAATCGTGACTTTATTGAACAAATCAAACCCACGACCTTATATCAACTTTCTGCTGATTATACGAACTTAGTCGCAGAAATCGATGAGAAAAAGGTCATGAAGTATGACTACCGCAAATATATCCCTTACGTGAAAGTAGACGGTAAGTCATTAACCAAAGAAACCGTAAAACGTTCTTATTTGCCGACCTTTACATCTATCTTGGATAAAGCGATATTACGTAAACCAGAAGCACCGGTTCCTCATGCATGTGAGCATAATGAATGGGAGTTCCCAGAAGAATTAAAAAACTTCGATCATTTAAGCTACGAGAAACTGCATGACTTTATTAACGAAACGAATCCTTCTGATAAAGTGCTTCGTATGTGGTTAATTCGCTACGTGTTTCAATATCTTATTGCAAACGGTGTTATTGATGATACGCCATTACTTCGTTCATATGAACGTGCATTATGCCGTTATAGCTATATTACATTCTCTTCGTTCTATTATAATCTCTTTGATAATGTTCATCAGGGATTATTCGGATTATCAAAAGAACTCACCGATGCGTGTTTCCGTGTACATTACGAAACAAAATTGACTGAGCTTTATGCATTACTTGGAATTAACAATAATACGGTACCATTATCGGCATTCCAGTTTAACTTATTAGGTGAATTGGTGAAAACCCGTGAAATCCTCGAAGCGAGTGAAGAGAATATCTTTGAAGCAGAAGATATCCAACAAGCGGTGATTGCGTATATCATGCAAGGATTGACGTATACCCTCATGAAAATTCCTTATCGTGTTACGTCTCCATTAGATTTAACCCGTGTAATTGACTTACCGCTTTATAGCCGTTTGTCTATCTTATCTCGTTTTGGTATCCCTCAATCGGATTATCTGCCTGAAGCGATTACAGGATTTAAATCATCCGCTAAGGAGTAACATATGCCAATGCAAATGTCACCGCTTAATGCGGGTTATGCAGGGGTAACAAGACGGGTCGCCATCCAAGCGATAAAAAGAATCATCCCGCAGTTAGATTTAAGACCGGATACCGTTATTTATACGAAAGGGCTTGAAGATAACATGATGACGTGGAACAGTGAGAAGAATACCTTAACACCAATCCGTCATAATGCCAATGAAGATTCTGCTCGGTTTGGTGAATACGATAAGGTTGAAGTGGAATTTAAAGAAGAGATTATGGATGAAGGGCTCGCACGAAATGTCCATATGGTAGGCGATTTACCGCCTATCTTCCATGATCCTCTATTAGGGATAAAAGCGTATGCGCAATACGTGCAATCGAAGATAACCATGAACTTTACATTTAGTGCCGTATCACATGAACAAGCGCAAAATGTACAGGCTAAAATCGTTCGATTATTATCCGGGCATCGTCATCTGACGATGTCTGAAATCCAGTATTTTGTATTGCCTTCAGATGATACGGTTGACTTACTTCGTTCATTACATCAACTGAAATCGAATCGAGATGAGAAGAAAGAATCATTTTATGATTGGATGGATAAATGTTCTTATGATCATTGTTATACGGAATTAAAAACCCGTTCAGGTCAAGGTGCAACCCCTGCCTTTCGTGAGAAACAGCATAATGTACTCTTACTGCTGATGGAAACCAATGAACCCGAGAATCAGAAGAAAGAACGGGGTGCGAGTTCCGAGATGAGTTTCGAGGTTCAGTTCTATTATGAATCCCCGTTTCAAATTACAGTAGATTTCCCAATTGTGGTGTATAATCAATTTATTCCACCTCATTGGATAGATGGATTAAGAGAGCATTATCCACATGCACAACCCCGTATTACGTATGATGCATTCCAGCAAGCAAATAACGTGATTTCTTCGATGTGGGATTATCAAGGTAGTACCGTTATTGAGAACTTCGGTCTACGTTACCCTAACTGGGATAGCTGGACAAAGAAACCATCCTATCCAAGTAATGATATCGTGTTAACTCGATTGATTAAACTGGATGAGGATATCATGAGAGTGAATCCCTTAACAGGTTATACCGAGATAGATTCAGTTGAGAGCATCGAATCGACGGTGATGAAGTTTGGCTGGGGGATGAAACGATGGATGAAAGACCATCATCAGCAACTTCTTGATGGACCTTTGACGATTATCCATTTTAATCTTTATCAAGGTAAAGAGAGAGTAGATACCACGAATATTGATATCACCAATGACTTACGTATCTATACGAACTATAAGTTAGAATGGTGGCAACAATGGCATCTTCAGATTGAGCAGCCTCGTGACTATATCCATGTTGAACGAGATGTCATGCAAGATTTAATGAACTATCCTGATACCCTTGCTGAGATATATAATCATCGTGAAACCAATAAAGGGAATCCGATGCCGAATACCTTACAGGGTGCAGTGGATTGGTATATGCGATTATTGCCTTATGAAAGAACTGGCATGTGGTTACCGATTTATCGTGCATTGATGTTGAATCTTCCTTTAGAACGATTGCCTTATGGTAAGCATATCGATAAATACTTCTACCAATGGTTAGGTGAGAACTTTAAAGACATGCGCGATGAAAACACCGCAAGAAGCAATTGGTATCATTTAAGTGATGTGAAGTTAAAACACGGAACATTACTTGAATTCCAACAAGCTCTCTTTATTTGGCTGAAAGAACACCATGATACTCCGGACTTAGTTGCAGGACTATTCTTTGGTCGAACTAACTTTAGTAAAGTGATGGCTTACCTTTCTTATGGTGTGGAAAATCATCGTGAGGGTCCAACGGATTCTGGATTACAACGTACCGTCATGAAAGGGTACGTCTCAGCGAGAAATGGAGATAAATAACATGGCAGGGTTTAGTTTTGAAGAAATCCCTCAGCGACATGCTATCGCTGAGCATCATGAGAAAGTGATAAAAGAAGAAGAGGTGAAGATTACGGTAGAAAAGGTCCATCCTGTCGGAGAAACCCCTTACTGTGATCAGACCGAAGCGATGAAGATGCCTGTCGTCTCTCAACCTTATAATGGGGTGGAAGTAGACAGTAAATCCGATGATATCTTAAATATCATTTCCTTTATGGAAGGGAGTCCCTGGACTGTTGAGTATTATGCTCAATATTTAGGTAAAGATGATGAGTCTTATGCTTGGACACTCGATAGACCAGCAGCATTCCAGCAGTATCGTTGTATTAAGAACTTTGAGTTACGAGTAACGTCTGCACTTTCTTATAGTTATGATGAAAGTAAGAAGGAAGATGAGTTAACCGGTACGGCGCATATCTACCCGGTGATGAAACCAAATAAAGGCGATATGTTTATTGCTGATATCGGGGATGGACGAGCAGGGTTATTAGAAATCACGTCTGTGAAGAAACTCTCTGCAAGACGTAATACGGCTTGGGAAGTGGATTACTTCGTTCGTCAATTCATTACCAAAGAAGCACACGATAACTTAAAGCTTAAGACCATTGATACCGTTATCTTCTCATTAGAACGATTACGGATGGGAAATGGGGCGTTTATTGAAGAAGAAGTTTATGGGGATTTAGCACGTATCGAAGAAACGATGGATAGATTGATTAGTCAATATTTCCGTCATTTCTATGATGATGAAACCTGTAGCTTTACTGTACCGTTCCATAATGCTTATCGGACATGTGATATTAAGCATAATGATTTCTTATTATCCTTAATCGATACCTCTCGTTATCCTGAATACCATAAGGTAAGACGGATACGCACCGATATTACGGATAAGCATAAAGGTTGGAGTATTTGGGATGCATTAATGAACCAGGATTGGTTAGACTTAGATGATGCCATGACGAAGTTTAATATCATCCCTCGTCTATCGATGCGTAATGCTGAGATGGTCTGGAATGGAAGTCATAGTCAATACAACTACTTCGTCTATCCATATAAGGATTTAATGCAAATCACACCAGTAAGCTTTACGCCACGTTTTACAGCACCGGCTGAACTTCCGTTATTTATTGATGAAGATGTTACGCACAATCGTCGTTATATCTATCAGGTAGGCATGAACCAGGACTACGTCTTTAGTCAGTACTTCTATTTGGCTGATGAAGAAAAGATGAGTCGACTTGAACTTCAGGTATATAAATACTTGAAACGTCAACCACTCTGTCCTGCAGAAATCTTACGATTAATGGATGCATCCGTGAGATGGGATGATTTAGATAGATATTACTATATCCCTATCTTATATCTTCTTGCTCATGTCATTGTGATGGGTTACGTCGAAACCTACGGGAATATCATTGCATAACAAAAAAAGAGACTGCACTAAGCAGTCTCTTGATTATGTTGTTTATTTTTAATTTTAAACGTAGCTCATTTTTAGAGGTTGTAATCCATCTACCTTAGAAAGCGCAGGAAGGATATAATACCGCTGAATATCGGTCCCTTCGTACAGTGCTTCGATATAAGGTATCACTTTTCTTGGAATATCCAATACAATGATATTTGGTCTGTTAGATGCACGGTTAATTTCATCTGATAATGCTGCCGCAAAATCAGAAGCTAACCCAGGGTTAATGAGAGTCTCTTCATCGTCGTCATATTCTAAGGGCTTACTTGTACAAATGACTTGACATTCTTCATTGAGTATCTTAGTCATTTGTTTAAGTTGTTTTTCTGCGAATGTGTATTTTGTCGCATTTAAGATAACTTTCATTTTTATTTCTCCTGTTGTTTAGATATAAGTTGATTGAAGATATTTTCTTCTGTGCTGACAAACAGACCTGAGTATGCATCGAAGTTGTACCCCATAGAACATATAAGTTGATATGCTTTATATTCTTCCGTGATGGGCTCTGGTTTTCGGATTCTTTTTTGTTTACGCATGGTTTCTTTATTATAAATAATGAAATCCACTTGCATATTTCTTTGGGTACGAATAATCGGAATCGCTCCATGAGCATGAATGTTTGCTCCCACCTTATTTGCTTCTTCGAGTGCATTGATTAATGTTTCATCTTTCTCGCGGCTTCCATAAAAACAATCCATAAGTGAATGCGTATCGCATGCATCGTGTCTTTCCATATCTAATCCATACGTACGACATAAACGATTGAATTCACGTTCGGTTATATACCCAGTCCAATGTGTATAATTTGGTCCAAGTAATTCGCTGTGAGAATAGATCATCGCGAATACAATGCGATCTAATTCTTTACGTTCAATCACCATTTTGATTCCCCCTTGTTATCTATATACGAGTTGAGCGGAGACATTTTCTCCACTGCTTATAAATCTATTCAGATCTGCATTGAAGCGATATCCCATTGAACAGATTGATTTGTACGCAAGATATTCCTTTGTCATGCGTTTAGGCGGCAGTTTTCTCACCGCCTGCTTATGCATAACGGCTTTGTTATACACAATGAAATCACGCATAACGAGTTCATCCATGCGTAATAAAGGAACAACGCCATGCGTAGTATCATTTGCACCTAACTTTTCAGCCATTTCGATGGCCTGTACCAGAACCTCGTCTTTCTCGCGACATGCAGATGCGTATCGCATGAGAAGATAAGGGTTATCATCTTTCCCCGTCGTGTCCTTCAACTGATATCTTCCGCATATTTGGAAGAAGTCACGTTCCGTCATGTAGCCTGACCAGTAGACGGCATCTGGCCCGATGCCTTCGTTATTTGAGTAAATTATAACATGTATAATATAGTCGGTTGGTTTACGTTTAAAAATCATAATAGTTCTCCTATTAATTTATAGGGTTAAGGAAAAGATATGGGAAATCATCATGTTTCCCATATCTTGTTTTATAATGCGTTATAGAATTAACGCTGGTAAGAAACTTTCGTCTCTTATTTTAATTGCATCTTCCCGGTTCACGTTGTACCAGTTCATGATGCGTCGAAGCTGTGATTCAACTTTGAGACGATATAACTCATCCTTCCGTTGTGCCTGCGCGGCATCATCTGATGCGATGATTTGATTAAGAAAATTGATATCCATTCGTGGATACTCCTTTATCTTAGTCTAAACTTATAGCACGATAGCTGTATACTATCGTGCTATATCCCTGAGAAGTTAAATGCCCTCTCATCACTAAGATAATATAGGATTATAATTTTTATAGAATGGGTTTTATTAAGAGTGCTTAAGCACTCTTTTATTATGTCCGAAAAATGGATATAAGACTAATTAACTTACTGTAATTCATTCTATTAAAAGGAATTCCTTATGACAAAAATCATTGAAAACATTAATGCCTCTGAGCTCCCGATTACAGAGATAGACAGAGAAGCGGCCGTCGTTGCGTATTATGATGGCGTTGAACCCCCTACAACCACGATTCATGTTCAAGCTGGAGATGAAGAGATTCATATTAACCCATTTAAAATTGATGTATCAATTGGCGATAGTGTTGCGGAAGGGATGTGGAAAGCATATTACTTACCAATGCAATATCAGATAAATGCATTGCGTGTGATTGTTAGTGAAATCGCAAAAGTAACGAATCAGTTTCGTCGGTTAAAAGACACGCCCATTGTTATTAGTTATTATGCTGCTGATGATACATTCTTTATTGAATATTTAGGTAAGGAGTTTGTCGTGATGGGAGATAAGGATAAGATTGTATTGAAAAGTGAAATTCCTGTCCCGTTACTTGAATCACCAGTATTTAAAACATTGGATCTAACGAATGTTTATCATCATTACCGTATTACAAGAGAGACTGTTGAGTTAATCCGACAGTTATTATCAGGTTATAATGTTACGGATCAGCTTCTTTCTATCATGAGTCTTTTTGAAGATAGACAGAAGTTCTTTGAACATTATAACCAATTGCATAACAAGGAAAGCTAAAAATGAAATATATACCCGCATATGAGCGTTTCTTTAATGAAGAGGATAAGAACAAAACGCTTGTTCATCACTATAAAGACGGTAAAATAACCACAAAAGGTGAACCAACCGATGCAGATGATGTCGATAATCAGATTGGATTGATTCAGACTATCGTATCATTATTCCCTAAACTTGTACCCGGTGCAGAGAACATTGAACTTGCTTATATTCCTATCTCCAGCGAGGTGATAACGAAGTTTAATGTCGGGGAAGAAGAACGTTGCTTTGTGATGAAGAACGTCTTTAATGGATTCTTATTATATAGCTCTGTTGAGATTCCAATGATAGATGTTTTAACTCGAGTAAGAGAATGGCATCCTGAGATAGAAGTTTATGAGGATTATCCGTACGCTTACTTTATCCCTGCTGAGTTAGCAAGTTGGACGAAGTTTATTTTAAACCATCCCGAGCTTAAAGATATCGTTAATCATCCTTGTACGATGATTAGTTAGATTGAGCATAAGTATACTCGACTATATGTAATAGGTTAACATTTTGACATTTCCTGGAATGTTAAACACATTACAATCTCCATGAAAACATTGTGGTGCTAAGGTATGCCCACGTTAAAAAACAGATAGCCTGATAGAGAGGGGGGTAGAAATCTACCTCCCGATTTATGTTCGAAAAAAAAAAGATGGGGATGTTAATCGTCCCCATGCTTTATGTTGTTACTCTTCTACCTTACTTAATAGTTTCACTTTAAGTGGGTCACCTTCGACCATCTCAACGAACACTGTACGGGTATAGATGAAACGAATACCTGAATCTCTAAACTTCTCATTGATGTACGGAACCATCTCGTCTGGTACATCCACAATCACGCAGTCCGGACGTCTCTTCATCTTGTTGATTTTGTTCTGGACGATCATGTTGTAAGTATTGAATAACGACGGTAGACCGATAGTCTCATCATACCAGTCAAACTTAATCATCTTTTCTGGATAATGAATCTCATAATTCTCATCATATATATCACGGATTTGTCTGTCAGTGAAATCTATACCGGTGAGATTTAAGATACGTTTAGGCTCGACAGGTGGTTCTTTTTCAATGCTTTTTACCAGTTTTATAGTAGTCGTATTCCCGTCTCTCATTTTAACTTGTTCAGTTTTAACATAGAGGACTTTTACATCGATTCCATCTAAGGTTTCTTCTACAACATGACGATGTTCTACTGGCACTTCAAGTACAACATACTCAGGTCTTGCAAGGCGTTGATCTACTTCCTGTTCAAGAATAAACCGTGTAATAAACTTAGCGAGTTCAGGATTTCTTTCCCAATCAATTTCTTTAATGATGGCGTAGGAATTATGAGATAAACGCTGAACTTCCTTTTCAGTGTTGTCACCAAGTAGCTGACGTGTGGTAAAATCATAATTGGTTAAGTTTAATACTTTAACAGCATTTGGGTTGGATGGAGCATGTGCATTGTTAGCTTCCATAATGATTTCTCCTATAAGGGTTAGTTAATCTAGATTAAGATGATAAGATAAATGCATCTCATCATGATAATAATATACACTTATAAAAAACAATAGACTTAGGGTAAATTATGCAACTAACCAATATATAAGGAGTAATGACTTATGTTTAACGAAGGTATCCATCTTAATTACAATAGTAACGACACCATCCCATGGCTGATTACGATAAAAGACGGGACTGAATATACCGCCACCCCAAAGAAATATGAAGAGGAACTTGCGAAGGATTGTTATAATGGGGGATATGAACCGCATATTCGCTTAGTGTTAAATGCTTATCACCTATTAAAAGCTATCACATGGATTGGTGTGAAGAATATCCATGCTCGATATTATTGCAATGCATTGCCAGCTATGCTCGTGACAATGGAGCTTGATCGAGGTGATAAAGCAGAAATCACGATTAACCTCTATGCTCCAGATGGTAAAGTAGAATTGACTTCAAATAGAGAAATCTGGAATTTTGATGTCTTTAAACGGGATATCCAAGTTGAGTTCAAAGCAGTTCAACAAGGTATCTTTAAACCGGTATCAAGACATTTTTATGTTATCGATATTCACCATCTTCTGCATGTGTATGAAAAACATCCAGAAGCGGTAGAAGCAATTAAACAGATATATGAACTTGCACAAGAAATCTCTAAAGAGGTATTAAAATGATGGAATTAGAACACGGCAACTATTACATTGGAATAAAGAGTTTATCGTTCTCAGATGATAATCGCCTTTCTCCAATTGTGAATTATTATGCAGATGAAGATGAAGAGAAAGTGAAATCACTTGAAGCGATCTATTTCTGGAAACAGTTAAGTATTTTAAACAGAGAAGCTTCAGTTTCCATGAAGAAGGTGGATCAAGCAAGAGACATTTGGTCTATTTTGTTAAAACTGAATCTACGGTGCGATAACTTAACAATGGAGTATGTCGTTGAAGAAGATCATTATCGTATCCGTCCATTGGTTCATAAAGCCCCCTCTCAAGATATTGTCTTAACCGTCTATGATAATAACGCATTTGAATTAGATTGTAAAGATCGTATTCTTGTATTAGATAAGTTCTTCGGTAGTAAAGAATCTACCCGTGAACATTATAAATACAATTATTTTGTTCCATTATCAGAACTTGCTAGTATCAATAGTACAATAGGAGATGTTTGTCAGTTACTCCTATCGAGTAAATAACAACATAAATAAGAGGCTACTTCATGTAGCCTCTCCTCTATGTTACTGTTTTAATTTCTTTTCGTACTCTTGCATATCACGTTGATATTTCTCATGTGCTTCATAAACACTGTTTAGTGAGGCTTTGCAGGCTTTGAGTTCTTCTGCGATTTTATCAGCGCGTCTTGCTTGGTCGATAAGAGTTGCTCTATCTCGCCCAGAAAATCCCCATTCGTCTGGGAGTTTAACCACGTCGGTTTCGGGGGCAGCTGGTAAACGGGCAGCGTTAAGTCTTTGCTTGGTGTCGGCTTTGAGGTGCACGCGCTCAGTAGGACCAAAGTTGCGAAGCAAGCGCTCAGCTTTTGTATCAAGTTCATAATCTTGTTTTTCCTTGTCTTGGTTGATAGTCGTAAATTTATTGGCAAGCGCTAATGACGTCTCTTGCGTATTCATGACTGCGGTTTGATTCGCTTGTTTTTGTTCAAGCTGTATCTTTACATCACTTGCTAATGCGTCAGCACGACCACGGTAATGACCGAAGTTATAACTCACGATGGCAATCAATATACAAGCCAGTGGCCAATGAAGTTTGTACTTACTAATGTAATGCGTAGCTTCGCTCATGATACATCCAAAAAAGGCACAGACTTGTCTTATCATAATAAGCATGATTACTCCTTAAATTTCATGTTAATAAAGTGTGCTTGTCGGATGACAGCACGTCGAGTAGAAACATTTAATTCATTAAGGTAGGGTTGTTGACTCCGAATGATTTGGTCATTCTGTTGAGGGTACCAACGATTTTCTTCCGTACATAAGACGACACCATTTCTATCTTCCATCGGTATATAAGGAAGATAACGTCCATCACTACTTCTTAGTGGGGCATAATGATGGTCACCGACGAAATAACGTTTTGGTAACTGATGGCTATCAACCAACTGTTTCGTGATTTCTAATGGTTTCGGTGTTTCAACTACAATCACGAATGATTGAGGTAACGTAAAGAGAGATTGGATAAATTCTTTCTTCTTCACTTCTTCAGTTGAAATGCGGTTATCCTGATAAGGGGTTAACCCCATGTGTTTTCTACCAAATAAATCCTTATAGCGGTAAATCTTTTCATAAAGATGCCAACGGATAAAATCAAATTTCAGTGTATTGTTATTGATATACGATAAGATTTTTCCATCAACCGTTAACCAGTATATTTCCCCACAAATCGATAGTCCCACCAAATGATGTCCGAAGTCAGCTTCGGGTACATGGACAAATACACTGCGCCAGTATTCTTCTTTTACATCTGATGCAATGATATTCTCTTTCGTCAATCGGTATGGTTTAACGATACCACCTACCTCTTCAAAATTAATGCAATTGATATGATGACTGCCTAGACGTTGTTGTGTCAGTGCACCATCTTCAATAAATATCCCATCTTCCGTTCCATCATGAAAATGAGCATATCCCCCGATAGTAAATAAACTACTATCGCGAAGCTTAGGATAGTTCACCCCTTTCTTTGTTAAAAGTAAATCCTTTTTATCGGCGGGATGAGTATTCCCGTTTAAGTGATGCCCTATCTTAATATTTTGCTGTTGGAAGTCCCATTGGTGCATATCCACACTGTAAACATATCCCGGTTTACGTCGGGGTAAATCATATAAAATTGGTTTCATTTTATCGGGTCTCCTCGATTTCAAGCTATGTCGATTTTTAAGGATATCCCTTAAATATGTTAGGGTATCTTAAAAAAATAGTAAACATAACCTGAATTTAATCATAAATAAAGGAGTACATATGGCATTTAATAAAGATGCAATAAAGTCGATTGAATTTAGCATATTGCCATCCGATAACCGGAATGTCACATTCTTAAAGATAGACATGATCTATGATTTTACCACGAGTTATCATGAGTATGGTAAACGTTTTTATCTTTTTGCGGATAACAACGACAGAGGTGAACAATATCAGTTTTATGAAGTCAGACGAAACAACAGTGTTGCCCAGTATACCTGTACCATTGCTGAGGAAGCAAATAAACCTAATCCAATCGTTAGATTGATTAAATCGAAAGATCGCGCGAGAATCGCGGGGATTAAGTTTAATCATACTTATGATCGTAACAATGCTAGTTCATATCCGGTTATTGAAGTCACCAACGATAAAGTTGTTTGTGCATCGAGAATCGAATCACAAAATAATTTATTCCATCCAGTAAACCGATTATACAATGAAACAAAAAATGTATACTTGACAGCAGTAAAGGCCGGATTAGAAAGAAACAAAACCATCCAGGCTGATGTAGGTCACGATGGGACTAACTTCAACTTTATACCAAAACAGCCTATCCCAGATGGATATGAGATTTCTGCTGAGGCGCTTAGTTGGTTAAATATATCCCCGCTTATATCGAATCATAATCTTGTACAAAGGGATTCGTCAGCGTATGATTTTAGTATAACCGGTAATGTGTATTTACCGAGTAGATCATCTTACACATTCCCAATCATGGGATTTGTTTCTCCTCGCTCCGTTTCTGAAGCAATGATGTCGACGACTGGAGCATGGCGTCACGGTAACATGAACATGGACCCGTATATTTTTGAGCCAAACAAATATAGTCCGTATCGTCAATTTGATAAAAACCATCAATTTGATTCTCGTTATTTCAGAGTCTCATCGTATTATGATGATGGAGAATCTGGCCCTGCAATGACACCATATACCAATGCCTATATAAACTTTGGTAATGAAACAGAAATAGTGAGTAATATTCTATTCCCTATCGCTATCAATGCCAGTAAAGATATTCTGATTATCGACCCAAATACGGTACCAGGTACCGAAGTATCTCTCGATAAGATTGTCGGGGTATCCTTAAAACAGGATACTTCAACAGGCGAGTATCGTCCCGTTTTCTTATTTAGTGCATTAGTAAAAGGTAGTTTAACATTCAGATTGTCCCAGCTTCCAATAGAGAAGTTATCTCCTGATTTATTCGGTAAAATTGACCTGAGTCAAACGATTACAATCAACCCTAATTATGATGCCGTATACGATGGTGGGGTTTTCGCAGCAGATAGAGGTGGGATTACACCAAATGACATTGAATCCATTGAATATCGAGATGGATCAATTACCGTTAATCTAACTGAAAATGTACACGGTAGCATCTCGTTAAAATTCTCTAATGCAAAGAATAAATTTGATAGTGAATTAACGCCTGAGACAGATAGAGATTATACTTCTGAGGTTAGACTCACTGCAAACGGAAGCAAGAAACAAATAAAAGCAACTGTCAGTCAGTTTAACCCCGAAGTCTCATTATACGGAAATATCCGTTATATTAGCATTAATGGCGCTCGTTTAAAATTCTACGCGAAGATTGATGCGGATGGTCGTCATGTCGTTTATTATCCGGCAAAAGGTGATACACTACCCGAGTGGTTATCTTATATAAAAGCTGTTTCTTTTATGTTCAATTCGGGCACACGTGAAAATGGCCGAGACAACAATAATAAGTCAGTTTCTGCTCTAGTGACGGGGAATGAAGCTGATCCGTTTTTCGGATTTAGCCCACAACGAGAATATGAAATCGTACGAAGTGATGATATCCACAACATCCAACAAGTGGATTTTGAAGCCCGTATCAGTAATCTTGCTCATCATTATTTCATTATCCGTCGTGATGCGGATGGCGATAAATTACTGATTAATGCGAAGTACGTTAAGGAAAATAAGACTCAGTACTTAGTGACAACCGTACCAGGTACGACAGAAACGATTCATGAGATAACAAGTGAATCCCCTGTTGTGGGTAAGTCATTATTAGATGTACCTCAGAGTGCATTTGATAAGGGTCTGATTTCTGTTTTGGAAGGTAATGGATTGACAATTAATGAGTCCTTGTTACCTGCCGGGGTTAAACGATCAACTAAGATTATTTTGCGTAAACCCGATGGTCAACTAATCGGGACGTATATTCCAAGTACAGAAAGCGTCATGTCGGAAATGATAAGCTTGGATATGAATACATCTTTTTCTAATATAGGATTCAGTGAAGGTGATAGAATAACGGCCACTTTAATAAGTAGTGACGTTACAGAAACTCGAAATCTTGTTGTTAAGTACGTTGAAATAGAAGAAAACGGGATGGTAATGGGCGTTTATCTTTCACCGCCTCCTACAGTTGCTTTCGATAAATCATTAATACGTCAAGTCGCGATTACGTACGATAGTCGTAACCGTACTGGTACAGCAGTACTTAAAACAACGAAGCCTATTTCAGGCCCAATCCGTTTTAATCTAAGTGAGATTAATGGAAATAAATTTATTCTAAATGAAGCTTCAGGACGTGTAATTGTCGGTGACATTTTCCAAGATTTAAATTCAGATATCATTTTCAATGCCACGGGTAATGGTGAAACTACCTTTACGATGCCATTAAGTGCAAGCCATTTCAGAATTAAAGCAAGTGATTTAGAGAAGTTAGTTTTTGCCAATAATCAATGGACTGCACATTTCAAAAGTAATTTAACTGGAAATGTGCAGATCGATATCTCAACAGTTCATGCTGAATATGAAGACGACTTCTTAAGAAATACACGACGTTCTTCTGCCTCAAGACGTTTTTCATTTACCCTGAATAATAGTTGTACGTCTACTGTTAATGCTTCCGGCTGGCAGCGCAGACATGCTTTATACGGAAATATCGTTTATGCTTGGGTCGGAAATGAACAAGTCAAGTTCTTTGCGTTTATTAGTGACAGTGGTGATGTAACCTTATTATTGCCATATGAGAAAGCACAAGAACTAAATCTTATTCCGGATTTACATCAGATAGCCAACTTCAACTCAGATGGGCCAGTCGTTCGTGTGGCTATAAAAGGGACAAATGGACGGTTTGATTATAGTACTGGGTATTCCAGTAGTATCGTGACTAGCGATAGTGAGTGGATAGAGATAAGTAGTAGTGCTGAAGAGGATTATTTTTCGCGTTTAGTTTCCGCAGTAAACGATACTGAAAAACAATATATCAAATATGGTTACCATGGTAATGTTGTTTTACCTGAGGGACATCCAGATCGTACTCATGGACTTATTCTGATTGCCAAAGTTGTTCGTGTGAATAAGACGGAGTTCGAGTTCCGACCTAAGAAAACGTTCATTACACCAACATCAATTGTTACAGGTAAATCGTTATTTGAAGTTCCACAGGAAATCTTCGATAAAGGATTGATTGAGGGCTTTACGCTTGGTGATTATAATTACATTGACCACCCAGTGACATTTAAAGCGGGTCTATTACCAGCCGATATTAAACGGATGGCTGAATTTGATGTCATGTCCAATATCAATCCAAGTAAAGTACTATTCTCCGTCTACACTTATGGTGACGTAACTCAATATGATCGCAACTATACTGAAAATGAGAAATTGTTGACTGACTCAAGAGAGTTAGGACAACACCGTATTGTCATGAAAGTACGTGGCGGGTACACGGAAGAACGTTTCATCAATATTACTGCTATAAGAAAGGTCGTTGAAGAGGGGATTGATAAGTATTATATCAATATCTCACCAAAAGGAGTTCAGGCTACTCAGTCGTTTAGTATTAATTTGATTGAGAGCGTTAACTTTACCCCGAATAGTGATGAAACAGGTGGAACATTAAAGGTAACCTTTAAGTCATCTATTGAAGGGCATATTCAGTTCGCACTGAAAGACGTTCCTGATGATAAGAAATTTGATATTGTTGAGAAGTTACTTGATCCAAACGTAGAGTATCAAACAACGGCTAGCAATGCCCGTTCTATTGATATTCCGGTTAGTAAGCGTGAGTTTGTACGAGTTAAACCATCTGACATCTATTGGATTGAATACAGTGAGAATCAGTGGCAGCTCATGGTAAAAAAAGGTAACTGCGGTTACCTGTCCGCAACGATATCGGATCAATCCGGTGTTTTCGAAGAGGATTTCCTGGCATCACCACAAGCAAATACCGAATCAGGACGAACCGTTGAGTTCGCGAGTTTATCTGGTTTAGGTGGGGCAAATCTCATTACCATACCAGCATCAGCCCGTCACAATTCTAACAATACACTATACGGAAATGTTGTCTATATCTGGTTAAATGGAGAGAGAAAACGATTCGTCGCCGACATTAAATCAAACGGCGATGTAAAATACACGCAAAGAGAAACGGGCTCTGTCACCATTTTCCCAGTAGATTGCTTTGATGTAATGATTAATAGCGATAAAGCAGTAATCAGTCATTCTGGGAATGAAACTCAAAGCGATGTCCATTTAAGTGGAATATCGAATATTAATGCACAGCTTCCAGTAACTATTGCTGAAAATTACGGTACTCTTCGTAATCAATTAGATAACTTTATTGCAAATGGTAACGGTAATTACGTTGAATATCGGTATGGTGGCGAGATGCGACGTTACAACATGCATCTTGAGAAAGTAAATAAAACTCAATATCGATATAAGATTCAGAAGAATCCAGCGGAGTTTACGAATCCGAATGTTGTAAAAGGTAATTCTTTATTTGATATTCCGCAGGAATCCATGAAGAAATCGTTATTCAAAACGATTACGTATGGAAATGGTCAAGCGCCTGTTATCGAAATAGATAGCCAGAATATCTCCGGATCTTTTAATCGTTACGTCAGAACGAAGATTTACTCTAAAGTGAATCCAAATAATGTCATTATGACGATTGAAGCAGAACCTGATACGGCGGATAGATATATCTCGGTTAATTCAACATTAACCAGTGGTGATACTTCAGAGTTAGGCGACCATCGCATGACCTTTGAATTATCGGATGGATATACGGAAGAACGTCGAGTCAACTTAAGTTTCATTGAGAATGCAGGGTTAGGTCGTTATAAGATGACCTTTGCGGCAGTCGGACAAACCCCTAAAACGAAGAAAGAGATTTTATTTGAGAAAGTAAAATCAGAAATCGTAGGTTTCCGTCGCGAGTATAATAGTGACAGACAAGCAGATGATCTTCAATTAATCTTCAAGAATGAACAACATTCCCCTGTCTATATTCGAGCACTGAATATTAATGGTTTAATTGGACGCCATGAAGCAATTGAGGGTGAGTGGGATGCTTCTGAGTGGACAAGTGAAATTAACCAATTATTTACCGATGGTCCATATGGTCCATTCGTGGATATTGCGTTATCTCAAAATAATACGGATGATGAACCAGAAGATACCATCTGGGTGAAATTCTATCGACTTCCGTTAACACCACATCAGTATAACTTGGTACCAACTGGTAATGAATCTGAATATAGTAAGATGTTAAGCTTTACTTGTTTACGGTTCGATACTTCTGGAAATAATGAGATTTCATTAGTAGTGGCAGATACTGCAGATACGACAACGTCTTATTCTGCGATTCCATCTGCTGCAGCATTGCCATCAAATGGACGACTTGGGGATGTGAAAGTATTGGATGCCTTCTTCCCGATTAATACGAAGAATGATACATTCAGCTCAATTAATCAATCTATTCAGGTTTCTACGACTTACGTAGGGGGCATTGAGACCCGTTCATTTAGTAATCTGGTTCCACCTGCGTTATTATCAGGTAAGTATACGGCAAGAGGCACGAATGTTGCTCAACTTGCAAATCGTATCTTATCTGGTATGCGAGTATTGTTCCAGCTTGGTCCAGATTATCCGAAGATGTTAGTTTATCCAGTAGTAAACGGTAACTATATTGATTTCTATCCATATAAGGTAGGAGACAATAAAGTCGCAGCACATCCGCAAGCGAGTGAGATAATCGATTGGTTGATTAACCGTGGATTAAATAATGTACCAGCAAGTTCTACAAATGGCGTATCACGTGGTGCATTTACTCGACCATCCTCTGGATTACCAACGAACATTACGATACCCGGTGAAGAGTCATTAGATAGTTTCTTGTCGAAGATTCGTGAAAAGATTAATGCGTTTAATGAAGGCGCATCACCACGCGCGATACGTAATGCTTACGTGAAAGAAGTATTAAGCCGGGTAGGGTTAAGTGATTCAAACTTATATCCATTGTTTGAACAGACACCAGTAACGATTGCTTCTGCTCCACAACCGAAGATTATTTCGATTAATGATGTTCTGCATAATGATTTAAACAACATTGTGCCAACGAATAATCCGGATAGAGCGACACTCCATCCAGGCAGTATTGATCGTAATACGGAATTAGATATCTTACGAGGTGGGCTAGACAGAGGCGAAAATCTTGCAAACACTTACCGTGATTTTGCGAATAAGTTAAATGATGCGATTACGTCTATTCGTAATACAGAAGCAAGTAATGTAGTTAACCCACAAACCGGCAAACCACTGTTACCGCCTACTGTAAACCCGGCAGGGACAGTCATTCATATGGATGGTGAAAATGCGTTTAATCATCGCATTACTCCAGCAACTCGTCCGACCAAACCAGCACAAACATCCGTTAAACCAGTGAAACAAGAATATAACGATAATGCAGATGCGTATAATCGTTATCTTGATGCACTGAAAGATCGTTATGGTTATAACTTCGATGCTTATAAAGTCGCTGATACGGATAAGTTTAATCTTGCTCGTCCTTACGTGGTGGATATGCCATCTACCCAATATGGTAATCCAGAGTTTGATAAACCTATCGATGGGGCGACACCAGGGGATTTAATCGGATTTATTGCTGAAATGGTTTATGGTATCCAAAATGACCGTACTCGAAATGTCCTCGAAACGATACCGGGTATTTATATCCCTGCAGTGATCCCTGCAGAGTTCCGTTACCTTGGTCGTAAAGATGATGTGATTAAAAATCAGTTTATTCGTGTATTAAACAAATGGATTGAGTTAAAACCGAAGAAAGGGTTAGTGAGAGAAGAACGGGATGCCTTTGATGCCTTGGTGGATGAATTGATTATCTTATCCGATAATCCAATTACGCAATCAGGGTTAGAAGATGGTTCTGTATATTCCTTATCAACCTTATTTAAAGGGTCATTACTCAACCAAGATGAATAGGAAACTTATAGATGGATAAAATACCAGACTCAGATAAAGTCCTGGTTCCGCATAAGGATAATGATGTTATTCGTCGTGCAGCTGGGGATACGTCTCGACGTGTCTCCAGTGATGAGGTGTTAAAAAACCTCATCTTAAATGATATCGCCCAGATGTCTAAAACGACTGCGGTACCAGAAGGGAAGGTGACTTCCCTTTTCCCTTCTAATACAGATCGGAATGCAGAAATTACAGAATGGCTTGCTTATCGCCAAAACTTTATCGATACGTACATCACCTTAAATACGCCAAGTCAAGAAGCGATTACTCGTTTAGATGCGCTTTATCGTGATTTGATTCACAAATACGGTAACTCCCCTTCATTCTCCCCATTCTGGAATGAGAACGGCAATGTTAATGGATTACCATTACGTCATCTAGATGATAGTGATGTTTTCCCACGACATGAAGATGAAGGCAGTGCATTAAGTCAATCTCAAGTGACCATGGGATTACGTAATGAGATTGCAGCCTATAAACAGTTTGCCTTAACGTATAACGGAAACGATAAAGATAAATACTTGGCTGTTGTTGCAAGACGTAACGAGATAACGAAGAAAGTGACACGTTGGTATGAGCAGTTAAGTAAACCAACGACGAATCTTGAAAATGAACTCAATGCCGTATTAGGTGCTCCACCTGGAAAACCTCAAGCGACTGAACAAGAGTATAACGATCTTAAACGTCGTATCCGTGAATATGAAAATCATATCGACCAGTCTTATGCGTCGAATGATGACAGTGAATATCGTGCACGGGTGTTAGAACACGATACCTTAGTCAACGATATCAATCAGTTCAACACGAAATATGATTATCATCAGAATGTGGACCAGAAATGGATTGACCCAGCGTTACGTAATCCTACTCAACCTCGTTTATTTAATGAAGAAGAGTTGCAAAAGATACGTGAACTCGGTGATAAGTTTAGACAGGTACACAAGAAAGTGGATACGTATAAACGTGCCTCTATTCCACCGGCTCGTTTATGGAATGAGTTAAACCCAGAATCTTCTTGGTTAACCAATACGTATCTGGATGAGTTTACACCGAAGAACAATTATCAAGGTTATCCTTATTTATTGGATCATTATGATGATTGGATGCGCCATCTTCAACACATCTCTGATAATACCGATATCCCAAATATCGGTGCAGAGATTAACGTTGATTACGATGCATTAAAAGCACGGATTAAAGCATATAATGCCACATTACAACGTCATATTGATGCAGACAATAACTTGTTGTATGCAGGGTTATTAGATGATGCCGCACAGTTAAATAACGATATTGATGCATATATCTCGAAATGGAATTTGAACTCGGAAGAGATGAAGGAATATGAATACCTGATTCTTGACCATGTACTCGCACCAAAAGAGAATTTAGGTCCCTCTCCTATCCCACAGCCGATTAACGTGGGTAAGATGCTTCAGTATCCATTTGATAGAACGGGTGCCAATCCGAATAACCGTGTTCAAGAGATCTATGAGTTAACGGATGAGAACCGAAACGAGTTTAATTACATTATCCCTCGTTTTGCCCCATTCTTTGCCGATAGTATCATTGTTGAGCGATTAGATACCGAAGATGGTAATCCGTTACTGCTGAAGAAAAACCAAGACTATCATCTTGGTGGTCACTTTGGTGAGATTCGACCTTTCGTGGGACAAGCTCGTGTTGAATCATTAGTCGTCTTTGATGACAGACGGATTACGGGTCGTTATCGTGTCACTTATCAGACATTGGGTGGTCCTTTCGTATTAGACGCCACTGGTTATGCTGAGCAGATAGCGAACTATTTGGTTAATCCATTCCAAACCACTTGGGGTGAGATTGTCGGTAAACCGATTGAGTACCCACCGATTCCACATGGACATGATGCCGATGAGCTCATGGGTATCGTGGATGTTGTGAACGCGATTATGGAACTCGCTAATGGCACACGTGCATTAGTGGAAGAAGAGCGTAAGCAGTCTAATATCTTAGAGGGATACTTAGTTGCCACCAATGAGATAAAAGAATTATCTCGTCGTACAAGTCGACAAGTTTCCGATGCATTGATTAAGATGTACGAAACTTCCGGTAAGATTCGTAAGTTATTGAAGAATAACCAAGTGGTCAATGAAGTGATTGGCGCATCATTAGATGATGTCGATGCACGGAATTCACAACTCCGTGAAGAGCTGAAAACGTATATCAACAACGCGAATACGCAACAAGACCAACAAGTTAAGACGAGTCTTGCTGAGTTACTCAACAAAATGAATGGTATCTTGGATGAGATGGCTCGAAATCAAGAGAAGAAACTCGAGGCATTAAAACGTCACGTAGATAATGACTTAGTGAGTTGGGATAAAACCAATCCAAATAAAGTCATCGGTGGAAATGTATTGCGTTATGGTGAGAATAAATCATTATTACTTCCATTTGGTACCACCTTTGCATTAACCAATGATGAAGGATTACCAACTGGTGTTGTGAAAGCATTAAGTTCCACAGCAGGTTTAACCCCGACTGAGAAACAAACCGGTAAGGTAGGGGGGATTGAGTATAAGGATGCCGAGGGTAAACACCGTCATCTGACTGCTCAAGACTATAACTACTATAGTAATGATGAGAAGAATGCAAATTATCGGTTAGGGTATACATTAGTTAACCACGATAAGATGCTTCGTCAAGTGACCGCAAGAGGGACGACACTTCCTGCTGCAGTGACACCGATTAATGCGGTAGATACGTTAAATAGCTTAAATCTTGACACAGTCGGTAATACAGAAACGGGTACGTATTTGACGTTACGTGATAATGATGTCACGAATAAATACATGAGCCCAGAGTACGTTATCGGAAACAAAGAAAATAGCTTTGGTTATGATAATGACCAAGTGACCAGATATCGTGTGCTTGATGTGGGTAAATTACTACCGCTCTTAGTAAAAGGGGTACAAGAGCTATCCAATAAACAAACCGCATTGACTAACCAATCACCTGTTGTTGCTAACGATGTTTCCGTTGGTATCGCGAAACCAAATAAAGTCTTAAAGACCAATGCAAATAATCAGATTACTGATTTAGCTTCTTTAGGCTTGAAGAATGGTAATTCAACCACATCACTTGAGACGGAAAACAATCGTCTTAAAGTACCTGGGTTATCGACGGGTGATATCGTGATGCGTAAACCGGATGGTAGTTCTGATTATGAAGTCAATGGCGCCATTAAGTCATTAGCAGATAGTTTGAAACTGGATACCAATACGACAGGAAGAAACCCTGCTTCATCTGAAGGTGCGTTAGATAAGTTAGCAAACCTTAAAGTGGTAAATAAAGGTGAGAGTGGCTATGCAATCGATAGTAATGGTCTATCGGATGCACTAGGTTCAGTGAACAATGTAACTGAATCTGATACGACATTAGGTGGTACCTACTTAAATACGGGTTCTGCATTAGGTGCTGTATTGCTTGCATTACAAGATGCAAAAGCAAAACTAGCTGCTGTAAATTCTCGTGTTGATGCAACCAATAATAATGTGGCGGCAATCCCCGCAGCAAGTAACTTTATCCCACGAGGTAAAGTGGCTACAACAAGTGATGATTATACATTGCCGTATCAATCTGGTGATGATATTATCTTAACTGGTCGTAACTTATACTGGACGTACGATCGTAAACGTATTGCCCTCACGCATTATGGTAGGATGGTTGGGTTTTCTGCATCCGTTAACGCAAGTGATTTCATCGTTGATTTCAAATCTCCGAGTGCAGTAAGAATTCATTCGTTGTATAACTTAGCTAAATCTTACAGCGATTTGATTGATCTAGGCGTGAATGTACAAGATGAATCAGTCTATAAAGATGTTTCAGATGAAATATCTTATGGGTTGCTGAATAAATTATCTCCTAAAAAGACAGATGATGGATACTGGAGATTAGTTGAATCTGATAATGCAGGTGCCTTTGTAAGTAAAGATAACACTAGCTTAAGAGCAATTATTTATCGCAACTTACTTCCTGTACTGGTTGGTTCAGTGAAACATCTTGGTACGAAAGTCACTGAATTAGATACGCGTACGAATACCTTATCTGGTAAAGTCTCGGCATTAGAAACCACTGTTTCTGCGCATACAGGTAAACTTGAACAACTCGCTAAATCTGCTGCTGGCGTGAATGAAGCAACGATTCGTGAGGTGAATAACCGTATCGAAGAGATGCGTCAATTAGCCGGTGGTGCAAATGGTCAGATTGGTACCATTACACCTCGTGTGGCAGCATTAGAAGAGAAAGCAACGAATGCGACCTCAGCTATCGCTGCAGCACAAAGTACCGCAACAGCTGCGAAAAATAAAGCGGATACGCTTGAAGCCGGTCAGCGTAGTCTTTCTACCTTGGCAAGTACTGCGAAAGCTACGGCGGAAAGTGCATCACAAAAAGCTGAAGCGAATGAGCGTGTGAATACCCAAAATACGTCACGTATCGCTGCCCTTGAGCAAGCGGCACAAACGGATAGAGGGGAGGTCACTAAAGCGAAACAAGCTGCTACGGCTGCTCAAACAAAAGCAGATGGTGCAGAACGTAAAGCTACGGCAAATGATGGACGTATTACTGGATTGGGTAATACGGTTGCCGGTCATACTCAGAAACTCACCGCACTTGAACCGAAAGTCGCTAGTCTTGAACAAGATGTCACTCGATTGAAACAAAATCCAGGTGGCGTATCCGAAACGACGCTAAATACTCGTTTAGGAAACTACGTACCGACGAACAAGGTTCAATCCAGTGTGGATGATAAAGCGGATGGTAAAATCGTTCGTTTCTTCGGTGAAGGAACAATCGGTAAGGTTACCACGATTAACTTTAATGGTTACCCACTCTCAGCTAGCGGTAATGGTGACTTGAGTTATTCAGGTCGTTTACGTCCACGTCAAATCAACTTAACTTCAGATAAACGATTAAAATCCGATATCCGTAAGTTAGGGGGGATTGATAAGGTGTTAGCGTTAACCGGTTATAGTTATCGGTTTAAAGATAGTGAAGAACATTCAGCAGGTTTACTTGCACAGGATGTTCAACAGGTCTTACCTGAAGCGGTATCACAAGATGAGAACGGATATCTTTCATTAGATTATAATGCTGTCATTGCGCTCTTGGTCAATGCAGTAAAAGATCAACAAGCGATGATTGATATCTTAACTGAACAAGTTAGACGTCTAACGAAATAATAAAAAAAAAGGAAATAAAATGAAGGCAACTTTTACTGCACTTGATTTAAAACCTTTGGATACGTTTGTAGAAGATAGAAGAATCTATCTTCTCTTACGGGACTTACATTTCCGTTCTGAGAAGTACGGAGATATCATTGTCCCAAGAGGGTTTAAAACCGACTTAGCGTCAGTACCTCGCGCTTTAACATGGATATTTCCAACTGATGGACGATATCTTGAAGCGGCAGTCGTACACGATTACCTTTATGCATTTGGTATCGGAACGAAACGTGACGCGGATTATATCTTCAAATTTGCGATGAAACATCTCGGCGTAAAAGCCTGGCGTAGATGGTGCTTATATTGGGCAGTGCGTTTCTTTGGGAAAGGTGCGTTTGATGGCCGTAATCCTAAACGGAGTAAAGGTTATATTGAACAGACATACCTCGATGAGAAAGGCCAGCCGTTGTCCTATGTAAGTTCTATCCTAAAAGCAGAGGGATTTGAAGAATAATATATGTGGATATCTTTTTGTTGATTTTTTGGATATCCATGGTTCCTTATATTTTTTGGTAGTTATATTTCCCATATGGGAGAATCACAAGAGGCTACGTCATGTAGCCTCTTATTTTTGTCCGCTATAATATGACAACTAACCTTATTTATATGGAGAATGAATTATGATAGTGACCTGTGATGTGGTGGACTTTGACGATGCGTTTATTTGTCGTGATGAACGTACTATGCTCGTCGTCGAATCAAAAGGAGCTAACAGTGAAGCGAGAGAAATGGCTCACAAAGAAAGATATATCGATGGCTGGAAATATCTTGAAATAGATTACGATAACCTTAGAAGCTTTATTCATCGAATCCGTCGTATAAAAGAGGAGGAAGAAAGAAGCTTGTATTTCTCTAATGTCGATGAACTTCTTGAGTATATAAGAGGATTAAATTAAAATGAGTAAAGCAAAAACAAAAGCAAGTACTCTGAACATCGTTAATCTGATTGGGGGTAATCCTAAAATGGCAATATTAGGGATTAACGCTGATACTATTTGGGCTTACTTAACACCTGATAATAAAAAAGATTTAGCGATGCTTCAAAATAGAGCGACGCACAATAACCTTGAATTGAAGTACTTCTTTGCAAGTGAAAAACAAATTGCAAACTTCGCAAGTCAGATGCGCCAAGTCTATGCGGAACAAGAAGGATTTTTTGCGATAAAAGATTTCAGTACATTAAACCAACACTTTTTAAAAGGTACCCCTGTAAAAGAGTTAATTAATAAAGGTGTATTGACTGACTAAATGAATATGTGATAAACCAAAATAAAAGAGGTATCCATGGACACCCCTTTGGTTATGTGCATCAATGCACGTTTTGTTTGATATGATTTAACGCGAATCGATATCTGGATAAATCATAGTCTGATACCTTAGGTATCTTGTTCATCATCCAGTCTTGAACGTTCTTGACTGATTGACGACTGCGCCAATCTAGTGTGGATATGGCGCTTGGGGTAAACCAGAATGGTGGCTTATTGGATTCAATAAACGCCATTTGGTCTTTAGGTACTTCTACAATTTCCATTGTATTGCCCCTTTTATTGAGGTGAATCACACGCAGGGATGTTAGTGCATCCCTGCACCCTTATGTCCTTATCTTTATTAAGGATGTATATTTAGATAATGGAATCTAATTTATGTGGTCATTAATTCGATAAGAACGAAAAAAGGAGTGGATGGTTACCACTCCTCTCAGTTTAAGAAGGGATCATACTAGACGCGATGTTGTACATCTGGTACCCTCGAATGACATGCTCGTCAATTGGCTGATGTCGATTCTTTCTTTGCTCGTATTGCTGAGCAAGGCGAATATAATACTGCCAATCTCCGTGCAATTTTGAAATTAACTTTTCGTTAAATTTCATTGGTTTGCTCCTTTGACCGGAGGTTGATATTAAGTAGGGGTATTGCGGTACCCCTACGCCCTTATGTCCTTTCGGACAAAAATAAGAGGATGCTTAGGCATCCTCTTAATCTATTAACGTACAGTCGCAGTGGTTTCTGCGATGCGGCGAGAGTGAATCTCACTGCTACCTACACTCACAACACGTACTCCACTTGAAGATTCGTTACCTGCTGTGGTACTAACACGACGGGAGAAATCCCCATCGTTATTGATACGTGCAATACTTACTCCCTCTTCAAAGGTTTCTGCTGGTTTTGCATCTGTACCTGTAACGGTGTTGCGAGAGTATCTCTCAGCACGTTCAGCCGCTCTCCCTTCAGCGAGGGCTTCATCTCGAATGCGTTCAATTACAGATTCTCGAGATTCATCTGCTGCTTTACCTTTTAATTCTGCTAACTCCTGACGGAGTTTCTCCATTTCAATTTCGTGACGAAGAGCTTTTTCCTCTTCCGCCCGAACCCAGTTAGACCCATCTTTGTCCAACGCGGCAGCTGCACGACGTTGAACGAGTGGCTTGAATTCCTCATAGAACTCCTTAGCCAATGTTTTAGCCTCACCGAAAAGACCGACGAGGTCTTTCATTGATTCTCTGCTAGAAACCAACATTTGAGCAACCTCAGCAGGGGTTGCTTCCATTTGAATATCTACGTTGAAGTCAGTTCCTTTTACAGCAATAAGTGTAAATTTAGCCATGGTTAACTCCTTACCCATATGGGTGTTATACACTATCCTAACATGGTAAATAGGATAGGTTATTAATTGATATCGGTTGAATAAAGATTGAACTGATTGTTCTCTCTTCATGTATATTATATACCGTCATAAAAATTATAGACTGGGTTTTTACTCAGTCTCATCTTACCCCTTTCTATATATGTTTATAGACCTCTTATATATGCGTTAAATGACAGTGTGTCGGGCTGGGTTTTCCAGCCTAACCATAACAAATAGCTATAGTTTTAACGTTAAAATTAGAGAGGAATCTATGACAATTCCATCCAATGAAGTCCCTCGATATAGTCGCGATATGTCGGGTGAGCTTCCTTCCAATCTCGTCAATGAACGGGTAACGTTGACTTCTGTCAATCGAACAGATTTCAACATCATCTTACCAAGATGTGCCCCGTTCTTTCACGATTCTGTAAAACTCCGAAAAATCGAAACCAACGAAATATTAGAGTTCGGTAAAGATTTCTATATCGGTGGTATCTTTGAAGGGATTACCCCTTATACAAAACACAATAAAGATGTTGGGAGTATCATCATTTTACTTGACCAATGGGTCGGGGGGAATTATGATTTATTCTACCAAACAGTCGGGGGTGACTACATCCTTGATGAAGAGCGTTATGCCGAAGCATTAAAGAACGCCTCTATTAACCCAATCTTAACAAGATGGGAAGACTTACATGGTAAACCAATTGAGTATCCAGCGGGTCCACATGAACATGATGCAACCGATACGTTAGATTACGATGCGTTTATCAATGAGTTGTCTCGTTTACGTCAGACAGTCGAGACATGGACAACAGAAGACCGTAAAGGGTCACCATCTTATATCCAGATATTACAACTGTTATTTGAACAAGGTCGTATTATCAATGGCTTATCTTCTCGTGTCTCACAAGTACAGGATGACTTGAATTCAAGTACGGCAGGTGCGATTGATAGAACCTTGAAGAAAGTTGAAGCGATTGGGAAAGAAGCTGAACGTTTAAGTAAATCCGTTGAAGCGGCAGTAAACGGTCAATTGGGTCATGTAAAAGATGAGTTAACCGCAAAAATCGAAGAGAAAGCCAATGAGCTTCATCAGAACAATACTCAGACGAATGCTGATTTAACACGTCAAATTACCGCATTAGAAGAGCGTGCTAACGCTAAAATTAAAGATGCATTAGATAAGCTGGCTACAATAACTGCTACTCAATCAGGCGATTTAACGGGCTTAAGAAACGAATTAACGAATACGTTAAATAACTTGATTGCAAGTAACACTGCGGCATTAAATAAACTTAAAGCAGATACGGAGCAACGAGTAAATACGGTTATTAATCGTTCAGTTAAACTGGATGCAGATACCCAAACTTTATCCGGTAAATTAAAAGCATTACAATTTGAAAGTGATAAAGTTGGTCATGACCAGACGTATACGAAGTATGCAACTGATGCAAGAAATGGCGATAAGCTTGAATCTTACGTACAAGGTGAGAAGAAAGCCGAACAAGACAGTAAACTGTTAAATGTATTAACCCCTGCACAAGTTGCCGTCAGATTATCTTTAAAACAAGAACGTGGTCAAGAAGATTATAAAGGGTTACGTTTAAATGGCGATACGTTAGAGTATCTCACAGGTGGGATAAATTTAAAAGAAGGGTCAGGCACACCAACTTACGGTAATATCCGCGCCGCTAACTTCTTAACGGCAGATGGCACCAATATCAACGATAAGTTCGTACCATTTGCAGGTGGAAACATGCAAGGTCCATTGCGTCTATTTACCTCAAATCCATTTGACGAAACGTGGACCGATGATGATGTCCGTTGGGGGTACAGTGGTTTCTTACGTCCGAATAAGAATGTGACCGATGATAGCGTTGCGGATGCACAGGGTCAATTACAGATTCGTATCCTTCATCCTCATTATCAGGGTAAGAACTTGCCTTATGCACAAGCACATGGTCGTACGATAGAGTTTAACTATGGTTCGCATGGCACGTATCGTGTCTGGACAGGGGGCTGGGATCAATACGGGAACAACTACCGTAAAGTCGAGTTGTTAACGACGAGTCATATTACCGCCGATGCAAGTAATACGTCATCCAATAAAATCCTATCTGCCAGTGCGATTAACCAGAAATTTAATCAACTTGCCGAATCCGCTCGTTCAGCGAATGAATCGCTAAATACGTTCTATGCGAATACGAATACACCTGATTATGGTATCGGATTAGTGGTGAAGAATAAGCACAATAATCCGAAGAGTATTGAGATGTGGATGAGTAATGGTGTCGTAAACGATGCCATGAAGATTAACGTTTATCGTACGAATGATAGCACATCCCTTGACCAAAATAACTGGATAAGTATCCGTGGTGCCTTAAACGGGTCACGTAATGTGCCATTTATGGATATCTACCCAGATAGACTTTGGACGAAAGCGTACGGCAATCTTCATGATTACTTCTTACCAAGAAGCTTAACCCATTACTCTGTCCCTAACCATTGGACGAGTTGTGATTTAATGAAAGATAAGATTCCGTATATTCATCCGAATGGTCACTTCTATGCGGGTTTCCAGTTACACCTTAAATCCCCTCCAGGTCACGCAGAACAAGGTCGTGTCGTCCATATGAAGTGGGCAAAAGATGATGCCCACGGTGGAGATGGTATTTGGTGTAGTGGTTGGATGTCGGTTCATCATCTACAGGTTCGTTCAGACCAACGTTTAAAACGTGAAATCAAACCGATTTATAATGCGTTAGAAAAAGTCAGTGCATTACACGGTTACACGTATCAAATGAAAGGTGAATCACGTGGAAGACATGCAGGTGTCATGGCACAAGAAGTGTTGGCGGTATTACCAGAAGCTGTTTCTAAAAACGATGATGGGTTCCTAGAGGTGGACTATAATGGTGTCTTATCACTGTTATTAGAAGCCGTCAATGAATTACGTGAAGAGAACATCTCACTGAAAGCCAGAGTAAAAGCACTCGAAGGAGCGTAACATGTTTTATTACCATCCTTTTTCCAATACGTCGGTTCAGTTTGAATCCGCGAAGGTGAAAGCCATTGGTTTATATATTACACCTTCAGATATTCTGGCAAAACAATCCGCATCGAGAACGAATACGTTAGGCGAGGGAGTCGTCCTTGGCTTTTTTGTGCATTTTGATAGAGATATCAATGTATCTGGGGTGAAGGGGGCATTCTCGAGTGAGAGTGACTGGGTAGATGAAGTCGTGACTGGGCGTAATCGTATTGAAATCGTTCCGTTAGAAGATAACGGAACGCTCTCATCCTTACCGAGTTATTATTACGCCTTAGGGCGGTGGAGTGGTGGGAATTACGTATTTCAGGATTCATTTAAACGTGTGCTCAGTGAGTCGACCGTATGGTTTAACTCCAATGACCCGATGAGAGATTCCGGATTCAACCATCTTCGTTTTAAGAAGTATAAGGCAAGAATCTGGACAATTTCAAACGATAGAACAGTTTACGTAACCAACTGGACAATCCTGAACTATGATGGCATTAAGTATAATTCTAATCATAATTATTCTCGTCCGTTCTGGATAAGTCGTGAGGAGCTTACCTTTAGGCCTTTTACTGATACCAATGACCCTAATGACTATCCGCCTATCTGGGATGACTGGATGGTGGCATTTGGTTCAAATTCATTAACCGGGATTAGTTTTACGGATGAAGGGGATAACGGATTATTGATTAAAACAAAGACCGCGGTTTCAGGCGAGCGTAATATCCAATATGCTCAGAAGCAACTGATTACGGATATCAACGCAAATGTGGATAATTGTCTTTGTAAGTTACATTACCACACGGATCAATTCCAGGGTACCTATATCCGAAACAGTGCTGAGATGGAACGTATTTCTCCTAAGCTTGCTTATTTCAAGCATTCGTTTAGAGTAGCAGATAAGAAAGCATATCGACGATTAGATCATTTTGACGGATTTACTTTCGGACGGGTGATATCGAATTCACCGAGAACCATCAGTCCGGTATTGGGTGCACGGATATATAAACCAAATAGTACGAAAACTCACTACTACGGGCAAATTAAAAATAGTATCAGTGAGAATACATTTACCCGTATTCCTACTATCGGGTCTGAACAATGGCTAACTGGCGATAGAGATTTCCAGAATATCATTAATCAAGGTGACAGACACTGGGTAACGGGTTCATTAGATGGTTGGATTGAGAACTTGCAAACGGGCTCAACTTATCGGTTAAATATTAAGGAAGCCAATGAAGTTTATCGTGAATATGATAAAGTAACATCAAGTACTCCAGCAAGTCGACCTAAACCGGTCGTACCATCACAACCTGCACAGCCAGTTCCAGCTAAACCAGTACCAACACCAATGCAACCATCTACGCCACCTATACCCGTTACTCCACCTGTTGCACCACCTGCACCTCGTCCGGTACAACCTACGCCAGTGCCACCACCTGCACCTAAGCCAGTCACCCCACCTCCACCTCCTCAACCAAAACCGGTTGAACGAGTCATTAAACCGGGTTACGTGGCATTAGATGAATATCCGTATCATGAAATCTTCTTGATTGAAAACATCGTGGTACCGACTGCAGGGGATACGGTAGATCGATACAAAGCGAAGATGCGCATGTATATCGGTGTACGGAAAGATAGACTTAAACGAGACGCTGATTTCACAGGTACAACGAAGACATCGGATGGGTTACTCATCGGAACGAACAGTACCGTTGATACGACGTATCATATCAGATATAACGTATTTGGATTCCAGAAAGAATTTAACTATGCGAATTTGAATTTCTTTGATTGGACACCAGAGTTGAACATGCCTGGTGCACGTACTACATTATCACCAAAACTCAGAGAACAATTAAGTCACTATGATTTCCGTGTATTCAGTATTGAAGATACGCCGAAAGACTTCATTGATATTGAAAATCTGGGTGCTTCTCGTGTGGATGTGTTTATTCGTGCTAATATTAAGGGAATGGAAAGTGCTGCGGTCGATACAATTAGTGGCTACCGAACCATTGTTCGTACGATTTATCCAGAAGCAGATAAGAATGGTGTAAGAGATAGATTTGATTTGATTATGCATGGTGATTTGAGTAAAACAACCAGCTCACCGGATATGCAAGTTGTTTACGATAGAGCAACGCGTCATCTTGAATTTAAACTTGTACGCCCTGCTTCATGGGGTAGTGCATCCGATATTGGTGCTGATTTATTTGGTAATGATACCTTTATGCTTCGTTTTGCGGATATCATCGATAGCAAACGGCGTATCCATCCATCATACCGAATAAGAGAAAATATCTCTTATCGTAAGATAGGATCAAATGAGATAATTCGTATTCCATTTAATCTGGATTATTTCATTAACGACCCGGCTACGAAGAACAACGATGTTTATTTCCAAGTGGCATTTGCTTCTCCAGCATTTGAAGCACGTGGATTTAGACCTGGAACAGGATTCGAAGAGGTATTAGGCATGGTTTATCTCTCTGCTAAAGCAAGGGTTATTGTAAAAGGATAATAAAAGATGTCATCAGAAAATATTATTAAACGATATCCGTTAGACCTCACAGGGAAACATCCTGATAATAAAATATCAGATGAGCTCCATGTGGTGGATTCACGCACCCGGATATTTACATTAAAAGCAGGTGCGTTCTATGCGGATAGCGTAAAGATAACGCATCATGGCGAAGCACTGCTTCCAAATGAACACTTTAAATTTGTTCGTTTTGTTGAAGCCGCCGCGAAACGTTCACGTAAGAACGTCGCCATGTTTGTTTTCTTAATCGCTGATATCCGCGGTGAAGTTCATATCGAGTATCAATGCGTTGGGGGTGAGTTCCAAGAAATCCCCGAATCATTAATTGAGATGCTCGAATCATATAAACACGATGCACGAGGTATCCATTATCAAGATTTAATTGATAAACCAACGTTATTTGAACCGGTGCGTCATTTACACTCTATTTACGATATCTATGGATTGAATCCTATCGCTGATCCATTAAATCAATTAGTGGCGATTCAGCGTGAGCGTATCGTAAAAGCAGATAGTAAGTTACTTCTCCGTCTTCATTCTATCGAAGAGAAGATTAAAGATGTTGATTTCGATAAAGTCAATGAAAAGAACATCGATAAACTATTAACGGAATTGGCTGAAGTAAAAGGCATCATTGATACGATTGGTGACCCGAATGAAAACCATGAGGAAGAACAGCGTTATCGTAATGAGATAGCCGAGAAGTTAAAAGCAGCAAATAGCGCGCTTGAACAACATCGTAATAAGTTGACTGAACTTGCTGAAAAAGATATCCAGTTAACCAATGCGTTATCTGAATCTAAAACAGAGTTAGGTGACCGTATTACCGAATTATTAGATGCGTTAAATACATTTAAAGCATTGGTTGAAACATATCGAGCCAGTCCACGTGAACTCGTTTCTGATATCCCAGGGGCTAAAATCGTAACAATGGATACCACTGGGTTTACCTTAACGATACCGCGTGATCCAAAGATTGCCGAACATGACCAATCACTTGAACAGTTAAATAGTGATTTGAATAATGTTCGTAATCTTCCTCGTGCTACACCGGATGATATCGTTGCCCTAAAAGCAAAACACGATGAACTGAATAAAACGGTTCATGACCATGAGGTGCGTTTAGATAATCATGATATCACACTAGGTGAACATGCAACCGGATTAACGAAAGCGAATGAGCGTATCGATGAGACGAATCGCGATTTGACTGCAGCGAAATTACTTGCTGACCAACGTCATAACGAAACATCAGGTGAAATTACCGCAATCAAATCCGCAGCGGAAACAGAGAAGTCTACTCGTGCTAGTGAAACCAAAGCACTTCGCGATGATTTAGTCAATCTGCAAAATGTGGTTGAGAATAATAAATCAGCGATTGAGAATAGTCTAGAAGAGAAGATTGCGGCTGAACACAATGAAGCCAACAATCGCATTAATGCATTAAACGATGATCTCAATACAGCGAAAAATACGCTCAACAATAAAATTGATGCAGAAAAAGCGACTCTTCAAGGTAACATCGATAAAGCAGATAACAAACTCACTGAATTGCAATCTCAAGTCACGCAACTTGCAGAACATTCAGCGGGCTCTACTTCTGATTTAGAACAACGTATCGCTGCCACGAATAATGCATTAGATGCTTATAAAGTATCTAACGATGCCGCAGTGGATATTGAACGTAAACGTATCGATGCCTTAGATAAGAAAGTCGATGATTATAAAGTCGCTAACGACAAGAAAGTCAACGATTTAGCGGATGCGCATACCGGTACTGCAGATAAGTTAAGAACCTTAACTGCGGATATTACTCCACGCATGCAATCTGCAGAAGAACGTATCGCAGCTACTGAAGCGGCTTCTCAAGCGAACATCGCTGCTGATAAAGCACGTGATGCGACAATTAATGAATTGAAAGCAAAAGATACTGAGTTAGCAGCAAAAGATGCAGAACTAGCTGGGTCAATCCAATCCGTATCCAATGCATTAAATTCTGCGAAGTCTGAACTTGAGCAATCTATCGCTACAGCTAAACAAGAAGCTGGTGATGCGAATCAAGCATTAACAGAGAAAGTCGAAGCCAATAAACAGGCGGCTGACCAATCGCTTGCTGAATTAGAGAAGAAAGCCACTGCACTTCAAACTGCCTTAGATAAAACCAATGAGAACTTATCTTCTGGTAATAACTCAGCCAATGAAGCCTTACAAGCATTAGGGTCAAAAGTGGATGAGTTAAAGGCTGCGTCTGAAGCGAAAGATAATGAGTTGAATAACGTCCTTGGCCCACTTAAAACCAAGGTGGATAATTACGTCCAAGAAAACGATGCAAAACAACTCGCTCAAGATAAAGAGATCGATGCATTAAAAGAAAAGACAGATACGACGAATAATGCGCTAGAAGCGGCGAAGACTGATTTTACTGAGAAGTTAAATCAAGCGAAACAAGCGTCTGGTGATAAAGCATCACTTATCGATGCAGAGATAGCGAAACTTAAAGAGAAAGATGGACATCTTGAAGAAGGTATCCAAACTCTTCGTAATGAGTTTACAGAAGCGAAAACGGCATTAGAATCTAAAGATGCGGAAATTGCTGCCTCTGTTAGCACAGAACAACAACGTGCAACGACTCGAGAAAATGAAATCGAAGCGAAAATCACGCAGTCTAATAGTGATAGAGCTACTGAGAAACAAGCACTTGAAAACAGTATCAATGCATTAAAAGAAAAGCAAGCCTCTGATAAGTCTGCGTTAGAAGAAAAGATAACCGCAGCGAATCAGGCACACGATGCATTAAAAGAGCAAGTCGAGTCGAAAACCACTGCAGATAACGAGAAGTTTACAGCTTTAGAAAATAAAGCCTCAACATTGAGTAATCAGATTGCAGAACGGGATAAAGCGCAAGCTTCACGTGATGATGCACTCACTGCTTATAAGCAAGATGTGGCAGGTAAACTGACTGCACTTGAAGAAAAGGCGGGCTTAGGTGCCGGTAGTCATGATACATTGAAACAACGTGTTGATGGTATCGATACGACGGTTCAATCATTAGGTGAGAAAGCCACTGCTCAAGCTGAAACGTTAAAAGCACAAGCTCAAACGGATACAGAACTCAAAGCTAAGGATGCAGAACTTGCTGGACTTATCGAAACCAATAAAGGTGAGATAGCGAAGAACGCGGGTGAAATCACTGCTCTTAAAGCCAAAGATACGGCATTAGAAGAAAGCATTACTAATGCGAATTCTCGTATCGATGATGCGAACAGTGAGATTGCGAAGTTAAAACAATCTTCTTCATCTGGTTTGGATGAGGCGAAGAAAGCCTTAAACCAACGCATTACCACTGAAGCTGAACGCACCACCGCACTTGAGCAAAAAGCCGAAGAAGCGAAAGCCGCATTGACTTCTCAAGATGCACGCATTACTGCAAATGCTGAAACTGCTTCCAAACAAGCCGAGAAAATCACGGCGTTAGAAGAACGTGCGAATGCCGTCAATGGTAAAATCGATGAGAAGATTACGGCTGCTACGACTCCGTTACAGCAGAAGATTGATGATAATGCAGAGAAGTATGAACAGTTAGATAATACGGTTGATACCGCACTTCAAACTGTCGATAATCATTCTAATCACTTGATTGAGCACGATACCGCGATTGCTGACTTAACCAAGAAAGTCGCCGCAAACACTGAGAAGAACAATACTCAGGATGTTCGCTTAACGGCACTGGAAGAGAAAGATAAATCACATGATACAGCTATCTCTGCAGAGCATACGAAGAACGAAGAACAGGATGGTAAATTAACCGCCCTTCAATCCGGTCTTGAAAGCACAAACGAGAAGATTGCTGCAGCGAATGCAGAAATCGAGAAGTTGAAAGCCTCTTCTGCAAGTGGTGTGAGTGAAGCGAAGAAAGCACTAGATACCCGTATCAATGAAGAAGCCGCGAAAACGGCTGCATTAGATACCCGTCTTGGTACTGCAGAAGGGAAACTGGATACAGTGACGGAGAAAGCGGATAATAATGCAAATGAGATAGCCACAGCAAAAGATAAGATTACGGCGCTTGAAGAGAAAGCTTCTGCCGTAAGCGGTAAGATAGATGAGAAAATCACGGCTGCAGTGACACCAATTAATGAGAAAGTAGGTACAATTGAAACCGCACAGACTGCGTTGAAAGGTAAGGTCGATACAGCAGTTGGAAACATTCAAGCGAATACCAACAAGCTGGCTACATTGGAAGGGGATATTGGGACAGTAAGAGATAGTGCAAATGCTAACCAAGCTCGACTCAATACCCAAGCAAATCAAATTACTGCATTACAAGCAAAAGATACGGAACTTGAAAAAGCGATTGGTGTAGAGCATGATAAGAATGCGACGCAAGATGAGAAGCTCACCGCTTTAGAATCTGCGAAGGAAGATTATCAAACACGTATTGCGGCGTTAGAAGAAGCGAAACGTGTAGCTGATGCCAAAGCGGCTGAGGATGAAGCATCATTAGGTAAATACGCTACGAAGAAAGAAGTGAAACTTCACGTGACGAATTTATCGGGTGCGATAACCAACACCAAGAAAGAGTTGATGGAAGAAATCTCAACGGGTGATGCAACTACACTTGGCGCATCAAAAGCTTATACGGATGAGAAATTCAAAACCAGCACTGCCCGTATCGAAGCGGCTTCCCAATCGATTACCAACAACTATAATGAGTTGAAAGGGCTGATTGATGGACAAACTGGTTCACAAGCTGCTGTTAATGAGAAGTTAACTTCTGTTACCGAGAAAGCCAATGCGAATGAACAAGCTGTAGTAGGTTTAAACACGCGTGTTCAACAAGCTGAAGGGAAAGTCAATGACTTAACCTCTAAGGTACAGGCGAATACGGATAAGAATACCGAACAGGATACGAAGATTTCTACCCTGGAAGGAAACTTATCTAAGTTAAGTAACACGCTTGATTCCATTAAAGCAGTATCAGGTAATGTTGATGCATTAACCGCGAAGATTGCTGATGCAACTGCTGCAAAAGAGAAAGCGGAAGCGAATGCAGGTAAGATTGCAACACTTGAATCTTCGATTGCTTCTCTCGGAACTGACTATATCTTGAAATCTTCTCGTTATCGTGGATGGATGACTGAACAAGTTGTCCGCGCTGAAGAAAACATCAAGTCGCTTATGGCAGGGAAAACCGGTGGTTTATGGGTTGCTATGATGCCATCCGAAGTGAACTTCCATAAACATGCGGATGAAACGAGCAGTATTGCAGGATTCGTGGTTGACCAGAATAACGGCATGATTGATTTCAATAAAGGGGCAGGTATTCGTGCAACCGATATTGGATTACGTCAAGAGTATTGGGGTCACACTACGATGCGTGATATCATCGATGCGATGCGTGACCGTCTTTTAATTGAGAAAGGTGGGCATGGACTCCCAGAAATGACGTATCAGCAAATCGATGATCGTTTCAATAAGATTTGGCCATCGTTGCGTGCTAACTTACCAACCCCAACTTCATTGGAAAAAGACTATCGAATCATCCGTAACCCAGTGAGATCGAAACTCGACTACTATCAAGGTTATCAGATTGATGCGATATTGCTTGGTAAGATACGTCAGATGATTCATTACCCTTCATTAGATACGGGTGTGAACTATCTCAACTACGGTGCAATGAAACTCGTCAATCGAGTCGTACAAGGTTGGCAGGAAGCGGCAAGCTGGCGTGAGTTAGCGCGTAATCAGTTTATGCCGATTACCCTTCCTGAAGGTGAACGTGAAATCAAGTTTAAGCATGCAATCAAACCGAATCGTCCGTTGTGGGTATCGAAAGAACAGTTAGATATCTTCAAACCAGGTCGTTATGAAATTACGGTGACATTATCCGCGAAAAGCTTCGATAAATTCGTCGGTGATGCATTTGGTTTCTATTCCAAAGATGATTCGAACTGGAACCGTTGGTGTCGCGATAATAACCGTGTCATGCCATTCCCGGATGTATTAGTGGATGATCGTGAAAACCATTATTATCGTCATAAGTTCTTCTTTGATTTCACTGACGATGACTTAAAACATGCGCCATTCCATTTCGTGATAGATGCAGGAAGACTCCATGCAAATATCAATAAGGATACGACGCTTAGTCATATCTGCGTTACTGAATGGCGTGGTCCGTTTATCAATACGTATATCCCAGGTGAACGGGATAATGCTGAACCAACCAGTTCGTTATCTTCGAATCAAGCAGAGCTTATCCAAGCAGAGGTAAGACGTTACGTCCGCGAACAATCTCAACCTCAAACGAATACATTAGACATCAGTCGTTTCAAAGTCCAACCGGGTGCAGAAGACTGGTCAAATGTATCCACCGGTGAGAATAATACGATTAACGTACGAGGCGTAGTCTTACAACAATTTGATGGGGGTGAGACATCGGTCTTTGCCCCAAGTCAAGTGTTCCAAATCTCTGAACCTCAAACTTGGACAGTACCGGCGACATTAGTCGGTAAGAAAGCAGAGGTTATCGTAAGAGCCGCTTCTAAACAGGACGGTGACCAAATCACGCATTCTGCGGTAAGACGTATCTTCGTGACCTTACCGAATGCACAGATAAACTTATTAGCGGGTGAACTCGCTTCCTTCGGACAATATCTCACGGTAAACGTGAACCAGGATTACCCTGATGCACTTTACCCGAGAACGCAAGTACCAGCAAGTGATGTCAATCGTAAGCAAACGGCGATGATTACGATTACGGTCTAATGCCATGTAATCATGATAATAGGGGATACTTCGGTATCCCCTTTATTTTTAAGGGAGTAGTAAAGAGATGGCAAAACGATACGCGATGCTAGATGACAAGAGTCTTGTCGTTTACATCGGCAATGAATTAGAAAAATCCAATTCTGAACCCAGTACAGAATGGATACAGTTAACAGATGAAGAAGTCAATACGGTAAAGATAGGCTATTTATTCCGTCGTGATAATGGCACGTTTGAAAAAGTGCGTAAATCCATTAAAGAAGAACAAAAGCGATTACTGGAAAAGAATATCGAAATCTATAGTCAGAAGATGGGGTATCTCTTATCTGGGTATGATTATTATGAAATCATGACGTTCCCTTATCAAACTCAAGACTTATTGAACTATCGTAAGATGGAGAGAGGGGAGTATGGAGAATTGTGGTTCTTACCAGCATTATGTGCTGCACGTGGGATTCCATTAGATATGCTCATTCCTAAACTAGAAGATAAAATCAGACTCTTTTCAAAAGCATCGGGTTACGTGACCGGGATGAAGCAACGTTTTGAAGATCGTATCCCCTATGCGAATAACTATGATTTAATCGATGAACTCGATAAACATCTTGACATGTGGCGTAACACCCCATTGGAGTAAGTAAACATGGCAGATATACAAATAAAGAAATACCCCGTTGATTTAACGGGTAAACATCCGGATAACTTAGTCGCCAATGAGATGCATGAGTTATCCCCAACGCATCGTGCTATCGTTCCACGGGAAGGGTACTTCTATGGGATAAGCATGATTGTTCGATTAGGTGATAGAGTTTTAGTTAACGATAAAGATTATCGATTAGATGACTTGAATCCTGATTTGACGAAAATGACACGTAAAGCGGTGTATAAATCCTTAGTGATTCTCGATGAATCCTTAATGGGTGAAATTAGCCTAACGTATCAGTGTTATGGACGTAGTGATGATTATAGTACCACCTTTATTAACGAGATGTATAAAGAAGTCCTAAATAATCGTCATCCTGAATGGAAATACGTATTAAATAAACCAGATGCCTATCCACCGCTTCCTCACCGTCATCGGATTAAAGAAGTGATAAACTGGGACAGTGCGGTGTATGAATTACGTAATCTGATTCAGGTGATTAAGTATATTCGTACCTCTCGTGATAAAGGATTATATGCTTTCTTATCTGAGCATAACCAAAAGATAGAGGCTCGCCTTCAATCTTTAGAAAATGTGACGCAAGATGCGCGTGGATTGATTGGGACAATTCAAGAATTCCGTGATAATAGTAATGCGGAATTAGCAAAACTTGAAGCCAAAATTAAAGCAATTGAAAACTTATCTTCATTACAACAATACATGAATGAAGTGAGAACTGATTTAATCGCTGAATTGAATCGTGTTAATACGAATCAGAATACGGCTCGTGAAAGTGCAATTAATGATCTAAAAAGTAAATTAGCTGAGTTGAAAACGGATGCAGGTAATCATGTTACATTAGAACGTGTACAGCAAGAAGTTGCTGCGGGTGTAGCTAACTTCGTCAGTGCAAACGTATTGCAAGACCAATTAAAACGATATCAACTCAAATCAGATGTGGTGGATTATGCATCGCAAATCAATCAGAAGATGGACACAACAACGGCGGAAGCTGCTATTTCGGCTGCAGGTAAAACAGCAGAGTTTAACAAAGTCACTGGATTGCCCACCATCTGGTATCATAACCACCAAACCCCTGCCAACAGCACCAACTACAATGACTATATTAAACCAGGTAGTTATACCGTTGTCGCAAATGGTACCCCAGCGCCAAACTTCAAATCATTCGGCTTAGTCAATAATCCAACTGAGAAAGGCGTATTAGAAGTCATTGGGGATGTGAGTGGTACGCATATTTATCAGAAGCTTTATATTGCAGGATTTGAGTTTATGCGTCGTGGTCAAGTAAGCGGAAACATCGTCACATTTGGTGATAACTGGACAGCTAACTTCCAAGCCTTTGCGAATCCGATATTAACCAATGACAGCACCTACGATTTACGCAATATCGACAGACCGGGTCTTTATAACTTCACCGAACGTAATAAAGGAAGCTTCACTCCATTACGCGTGGATGGTAGTGTCGATACCCGTTTAGATGTGTATTATGGTACGGCTCTTGCTTCTATTCAACGTTATCATCGTACCTTCTTATTATCATTGAACTCAGGTCATCATTACTTCTATACGAACGATAGATTTATTGGTGAGACCGGGTATAATGCAGATAATAACTGGATTACGGAACGTATCTTAACGACGAAGGTATTACGTGACGAATTACCTGGTTTATTGACCTTAAATGAGAAAGCGACTGAGATTACCTCATTATTACAAAATGCTGAGAATCTTGGTCGAAATAACAATAATGCGTCTATCAATCAAGAGCAATTAAATGCAATAAATAATAACATCGCATCGAAAGTCAACTTAACGGATAGACAAGCCAATGAAACAGATTTTACGGTAGGACGGTTACCACGCTTCTGGGGCGATGGATACCTCTCTCTGAAAAGTATAAACTTCAGAGATGGTGCGAACATGAAGAAGATGTATTTGACTGGTGGGGATTTGATGTTTGAGGGTCGTTTCAGACCAAGACAGCTAAACTTGACTTCAGATAACCGTGCGAAAGAAGTCTTAGGTAAAGTCACATCAGAACAACTCGCTTCATTAGAGAAACTAGAAGGCGTGAAATATCGTTATCATGATGATAGTGACATGCAATATGGTTTCATTGCACAAGAAGTCAGAAAACATTTTCCTGAGCTTGTACACGAAGATGAGGAAGGGTTCTTATCGTTAGATTATATTAGCTTAATTGCGATCTTACTTGAGAAAACGAAAGACCAAGAAAAACGTTTATCTCGATTAGAACGTATCATAGAAAAACAAGGGGTTTGATATGGCAGAACTGAACCATTATCTTGGTCGAAGCTACCCTAGAATAGATGACGCTTATCGAAAAGCGTTGGCTGGAAACAATATAAAAGAATATGACTTCTTCATTAGTTTTAAATATCAGAATGGTAATCGTTGTATTTTCTTCAGTAATGACGGTGCTAGACCGGGTAAAACCATTCATCCTGATGACTATATTGATATCGATTTTCATATATGGGCTGGTGATGATGCAACTGAACTAAATGAGGTCTTTCGTCATTATTCTTATAGTGGCCCGGCCAAATATCTAATCGATAATGGCGAATTCTATATCTCTTATGAGAAACTAATTGTCGGTTCAAGTGCAGCATCTAAGCTAAATATGGATTACCAGGTTGGGGCTGAGATTGATCATATTGAAATGAAAGTATACAGTCCTGACAGCAATCATCTGGTCATTCCTGTTAGTGAGGCGACATCAAGATATCGTGGGGCATATTATATCGATCCTCAACGAGGAGCGAGAATTACACTGGCATCACATCGGGGGCGTTCTTATCTTGCGTTAAACCCAACGATTCCTGCATTTGGTACAGCAGGTGCTGATTTATCTAAATATGCGGAATGGTATTTTGAAGTACCGAATACTCCTCGAAGTAGTGGTACAGTTGAAACTGACCACGGCGGAAAAGTAACAATGACAATTCGATTACGCGATGGTAAATCGATTGTTCGTAATTTCGATGCAAACATCTATGATTTGATATCGGAGAACATGAAGCTATATGGTGGCAGTCAGCCTGCAAGGGACTTCATCTACCCTGCAGGAGAGCAAAATCATCATATTCGAAGAGTGGTGCTTGGACCAAAAGAGTTTAAAAATCATCACCCTTTGTCTGATCTAAACGGCAACCAGATTAATCCAATAGACATTCGAGTTATTGAATTCCAGTTCTTGGTATATCAACAGAGTGATCTCGTTAGATATCATTCCATTTTGTACCCACAACTCCAGATACCAGTCTGGGATGAGGGTAATTTCGCTGATGTTCCAATGAACAACCGACGACTTGTTTTCTCTTCTTATTATATTGACCCAATTAAGAAAAATCGGGTCTCAGGCGAATTTGTTCTAGGGAATGACACACCTGTTTCAAGACAACTCAGATATAATCTGAACTCCGTAATCGATAATCGTTACTTGACCACGGTACGAAATGCTCCAATACGTAAAAATGGGTCGGGTGATCTCATTATAGATCGTCAAGAAATGAACTCAGATTATATCGTGAGTAAAACTCGTGTTAATGTCTCAAAGGGACTTTACTTCGAAGTATTGGGACATGACGGGGCGATTGTCTCTGCTGGTAACGGTAATGATGGTCGTACACAATTAATTCGTCGCAGTTACGATGATAGTACATTTCCTACTGGACGGCTATATACAGATAGAGTGTTATCATCGCCAGGATATGCATATATAACGAAGAATGATAGACTGTATCTTATCTTTAATCATGATCTCATGAGTAATATGGATGTTGCGTTATATGCTAAGTTTGCAGACGGCAAAACGGTTCTATTGCGTAGAGTTGGTAACTTATACTATTCGGCATATGAGACATACGAAATGGTGTATCCTGAAGGAGTGTCATATGAGACGTTTGCTAGCAATATAGATCGTGAAACTGGCTATATCACATTCTATCGAGTAACAAAAAGACAGCCAAACGATGGCGGCGGTTTATTCAGAACAAAGATACACTTCCATAGTGTAGGTCGTAGTGTGGAAGGAGGCCAGATACGAGGATTTTCACATGGTCGATCTATATTTACTAGACTTACTGTCGTTAAAGTGATGAACAATCGCGTTAAACTCAGCATAAGGAATTATCTCGATAATACAGATGAAATAACCGAATCCATTCAGGAACTTATTACTTTTAATAAGTCTGGCATAACATCCGCTACCTATGACCAGATCAGCCCAGATGGACCAACATTTATTGTGCCGAAATCCGCATTTACTTACGACCCAGCGAGCGGGTATTATGAGTTAAATGCTGCACTCTATAAAAGACGGACGGAATCATTGTCTACTGCTAGTCGGTTATTACTTGTCAGTATATCAGATAAATTAGTGGTTGAAAGAAGATCGGTAGATGATTATCCTGGCGTAAGATATATTCAAATTGGACAAGATAAGACCATTGTTGGATTCGGTAACAGCTGGTATGATAGACCATCCATCTCAAAACAGCCTGAGCCGGGATATCTGAAATATACTGCTGAGAGTGGTACCACTGCAACAAGTATGCAAACACTGGATTCATCTAGCCCGGGTACGTACTATTACTCTAATAATGGGTCTTCTCGTGGTGTATTTCCAAAAGAGGCCGCAGATGGATCAGTAACGTTTACCTTGTCTTGGGATAATGGCATAGATCTTGCCGATAATACAGTCAAACTGTATAAAGACCCTCACATCCCTGGTTTATATTCAATTCGCCCAGGTTATGCGTATACGAATATTTGTCATCATGGTCATGTTGCAAATAGTTTCGGTGCGCATTGGTTTGCTTTGCCAGGTCGACTCATTGAGACCGAAAGTCTTGGAACGAATGTCGATTATACAGATAGACGTACGACACTGATGGATGATGCCTCTCGTCTTTCTCCATCAGATAACTTCGTTGGTGATTACTGGGAGAAAGGAAGACTTGTTTTACTTGATAGCTCTATTTCATTTAATGGAAAGTCTAAAACCGGGACAGCCATTTCTGCTGGGTTGAAATCACAACTTAGTAATAAACCTTATAATTATTACTATGGAAACAGTTTCCTTAAGAATAACGCTGCTTTTAGTATTAACCCAACCAGTACCAATGTCAGTGTGGATTATGGTGAAGAAGATAAGCTACCGAATATCAATCAAGACTTTACGACGAATTGTGGATATAACAATGAGAGTCGTGAATTGAGTGATTGGACGATATCACGTGTTTATTACGATCATAAGAAGGTTCTTCTTTTCGGTCCGGAAGATTCGAGCTATTCACGAGTAAATTATCGTGGAGCAAGACGCAATTTTACGCCTGGCGGTATCGCGCCTGCAGTTGGTGGCATCGCAACGCTTGTAAACGGCGGTACACTTCGTGCACAAAGCGGTACAACATCTCTCTTTATCAATGCACCACACTGTGCGGTCATTGAAGGAGATATTATTGTTGATGCCACAGGCAACAACAGTGAAATCCCGCTTGAGTTGTATAAAAACGATACATTGATTGTTGGTGTGCTGATTATGCGTGGACGTATTCTGATTAAAGGATCAAACCATCCGAATCCTCTTATCGGAATCAAAAATCCAACATTAGTCATCAATGAAACGCATTGGGATTTTGATCAGTTATTTACGTCAATATCTGATGTCATACCACCTGGAAGCTATCGCCTGGTTGGTGCGTATTTATTAGGCGGGAACAGTATTATCTTTGTCGAAGATACGAATGGGCACGGAATTCCTAGAGAGATAGCCTCTCTAAGTGGTGTGACGACTATTGGTATAGGTCGGACCTCTTTATCCAGCAAACCGGTGTTCGCGATTGCGGGTAATATATATAGCGCGACTGTCCCTCGTACAACTTACTACCATTATGAGAATATCAATACAGGTGATTTTCTGAACAGTATATCTCGTTATCTTGTTCAAGAGACGCTCAGGTTTGGATTCAATGGGGGTGAGTCAATTTCGTACCCTCATTATCTTACCATGTCTATGTCATCTGATATTAATGGGGGAAGTTATCCAGAGTATAGCCATCGGCAGGGTTATGAAAACCACCGTCTATATGTATATGATCTTACTGGTAAGTTTACTTACTCTAGAAGCGAATTATACAAATATCGTAAAGAGTATGCATGGTTTTACAATACTGGAACAATAGATGGATTCAGAAACTTCATAAAGGAAACAATGAAGAAGGATGATAATCGTGAGTTAATCAATGCAAAACGAATTATTGTTACTTATCTCGATACCGCCGGTAGACCAACGTATCAGATGGCGAATTCAATGGATGAGGCATTGAAGTTGATTCCTTGGCGTAACGACGTTGATATTAAGGCGACGCTATATGCTTTCGATTAATTTCAATCTTCTTACAGTATAGAATATGTAACATGATTTAACCAAGCGTAATTACTGACTCTATTTAATTAGAGTGATTCATCATGATTATTTTGAACTGTCTTTGTAGGACGTATCGTAAATCCATGCGTGTTTTATCATTAGGATAACCGTGGTTGATAGAATCAAGGGTGTAATTTAAGCGCATTACTTGATATTTCTTCTAAAAAATACTGCACAGTCTAAATCGTAAGGTTATATCGTGTTACACTTCTAGCATCAAACATATGAGAGAGGCTACACTAAGTAGCCTCTTGATTATGTCCCTATCTGTTATAGGAATTCACTTACAAGTAATAATTTACTTGCCGCACGTGCCATCCAACCGTTCATAAAGGTTTCATTATCTGGACGGTTTTCGGTGATTGAAATATAGAAGTTTGCTTGCATCCCCACTAACGTGATAATGAAGTTACGCAATCCTTCTTGTCCATTACGACGCACAAATGCGTCTAATGCACGAAGGGTTCCGTTACCGATTACCCCATCTGCACCGATATCTGCATAGTCTTGACCTTTACGGTTGCTTACGTTTAATAAGCGTTGTAAATGTTGGCCTGCACGTCCTGACCCACCATTTACCGCTAAGTCAAATACATGGAATGCTAATAAAGGATGGATTTGTGCAAGCTCTGGGCATTTGTTTTTCTGCCAGTAAGCTTTATAATAGATATCATAGGCATCCTTTTTAGTCATACTACGCATATCACCCATATAACCATTTGCACGTGCCGTGTCTTTGGTGATACCGAAATTCGTTTCACCACCACGGTCATCTTTATTATTCACATACCCACCTTCCACTTCGATAATTGAAGCGATGATGTTAGTATCAGTGAAGTCAGCTAAACTTCTAAAGTTATTAGTACTAAACGCCATAATTGTCGTTCTCCTTTAATCTTAATTTCATCATTTAAAAAGAAAGTGTTTGCACACAAGCTGATAAACTCATATGCAAACACAGCTTAGCGATTACTCATTTACCGCCACAATAATGAAACAGCTTGCAACATCCGTTGGACCGTTATCTAACGATCTAAAACGAGCGATAACCGGTTTACCGTCTTCTTCGATAACCGTTTGGTATTCTGCTCGTTCTGGGAACTGAAGATATTGACCGGTCGGTGATACCGCATAATACGCGACCGCATTTTCCGGTAAGATGTTATCCGGTACATTATCGATATCAGGATTGGTCACGTACTCATCATGGAACTGACGTAACGTAATGCTCGTTTGTCCTGTCTTCAACCATGTTCCTTGTAAGATATAACTATCCGTTAAAGTAGGTGATCCCCCTATCTTCATGATACTGACTAACTTCTTACGGTCAGTTTGTAATCCACTTGGAATCACTAACTCAGAAGGTCTATCGGATACCACAATATACCAACTACTGTGAGAGAGCTTATCTCGCATACGAATAGAACCAAAGTTAACTTTACCCACCCGCATCTCTTGCACAACACGGTTGGTAGGATACGTGGTAATCGTTAACTTCGTAATCTCTTCTTCATTCGTAATCCGTGGATTAAATAGACGAATACCTCTTACGTTAGAGGCTTTCACTCCACCTCTGACGATAACATCTTTAGAAAGGTTTGAACTACCGCCTTTTCTGAATACCGTTCTATCGAAACGGACGATGTTATTACCTCGAACAATTTCAATGAGACTCTCATTTCGGATGATATTATTCTCTCCACCCCCTTTAAGATGCCCACGTAGATATTTAATCGCACGTGTTGCGTGATAGAACATTGCCGGATCTTTATTATATTCATCCGGTGTATTATCATAATTCTCCATTTTATCAACGAATGAATCAAAACAATCCAATCGATCAAAGTCCACGGTTTCATCGACCGCCGTCATCAGTAACTCAGGACTATCGATCTGGTTCCACGGTAATATTGCCAATAACAACATTACGGTACGATAATGTCGGATATCTCGAAGCTTACTAATGAAGTTACGCACTGCGGCTTCATAGTTCTTCGGTATACTGACCACCATATCACCTAGCGCTTCTCGATAATACGTATACATCTCAGATGATAGATAGTTCGGATATCTATCACCTAATGCAGACATGACGGAGTATAATCTATCATGTATCCAAACATACGTACGATAATCCATTTGGTCATATGGCTTCATATCCAGATGTTTTAGATAGAACAACGGAGAACTTTCATTCAGTGATGCAACGAATTTATTAAATTCAGCCTGATCTGAAATTTGTCCTAATATACAAATGTTAGGATTAAATCTGAATGCCAGGTTAACCATTGAAGCACGATAACCATTCTGATAGTCCATCTCTACCATTAACGGGCGGTAGGATTCGATTGTACTGTCGTCCTGATGATATCTTATCGTGCGGTGGTTAGATTTATACTCCTCGACAGGTGGGGTGAACTGATAAACATAGTCACTATCACTTGGAAGATGTTGATTGCCGTAGACACCACCGATATCGTCATGTTCAGTGAACTTATTCTCCCGTGATGGGTAGTGTTCGAATAATGCATTATATTCATCCTCTGAAATAATCCCAATTTGAATATGGTTATCCGAATTACCAAAATAATGATGGATTCTTGCTTCCGTTAATCCAGTACGTCTACCTAAATACCGGTCATAGTTTCGAAGTAGAACACGACTTAAGCTCATATGAGAGATGTCGTTGCGAGTTAACCCATCTTTTATCCAGTTGTCATTTAAGAACAAGAAATGTGACTGAAGATTGAATATGATGATTCCGTTTCTATCTTTATCATAACTATCGTACCATTCTCTTGCAAATATTCTTACAATAGGACGATATAAATGCTGTCTTGCAGCAATATAAGGATTCGTCGTTTGTAAAGAGATATTCGCAGGATGGTCTTCACTACGGTGGATCTTACGATACGCAATATTTCTTTGTGATGGCATTAAGCTCTTATCAGAATAAGGACTACAGGCGTGCTCAACCGAATCAATCGCTAATAAAATATAAAGTGATAAGTCATCATTCAACAATCTTGTCACAAGTTTCGTATTATCGGGATCGTCTGCATCCGGAATAAAAACTTGTTTCATGTCATCCAATAACGCACGTTGGATATAAGGTTTTTCTCTATGGTTAATATAGTTGATGACTCGACTTAATACCATATCGAAATGAACGTAATCCATTACTGAGTACCAAAAAGATAACTGAGTAAAGGCATGTCCAGGACTTTCCTTCAGTAAATCATGAAGTGGTCGACCATTTAAAGTTGGATTCTCGTAATGCTTCATCACAATACGGTACGCTTCATCCTTAAGACCTCGTAAGAAGTCTGCCATTCTATTCACGCCATCGCTTGTTGGAGGATACTTCGTATAGAATTCTTTAATCCCGTTATTGTAAACATGGTTCATAAAGAATTCGTCCACCACTTCCTTAGGAGGATTGACCGGGAAGAAGTCGGCTACAAACGGGAATAAATAATATTCGCTGTTCGTATTGGTTGAACATGGTATAGGTGAAAAAGCAAAATACTGAGCATGAAATATCTCACCCCCTTCACGTACGTTCATTTTCGCAAGTTCGATATTGTTTTTCCAAAGATCGATCTTCGCTGCATCATGAACATGGAATACACTGGTTGGACCCATCGTAAAATCATTCATCTCTGTAGAGGGAGAAACACCATAGATAAACGAAGCATAATTATTGCTGACGTATTCCTCTTTCCAATCTTCTTCCTCTAAATTATATTGCCAGTTATTAAAGATGAACATATCGACTGAACTGCGTTCATTATCCACACAACGACGAAACGTTTCTTTTACCGTATAATTACAAACTGCATTTACATTCGGAGATTCGAGTTCAGTAATGAACATCGGGTTTTTAATCTTGAACTTCTCCCAGTCAATGGCATATTTGCTCTTAGCTGGTTTGATTCGTTCTTTATTTAATCTCAGCCAATCTCTGAATGTACTGAAACCATCCTCATCATCCGTAATCTGTAATTCTCCATAATGAAGGAAATTATTTAACTGTTTAAAGACTTCGTTGATAGAATGAGGAATAGTTTTATCATTCTTATAATCCAAGTTAACTTGTGGAAGATCTCTTGGATGCGCATTTTCTAAATTATCGGGTATCATGAACAGGTCTCTAATCCACATGATAAAATGTGCGTCGATGTTAAATGATAGAAACTTACTCCGGTTATAGAGCAACTTATTCAACTTGTTATTATCGATAATCCCTGCACTTTCATAGATCCTTAAAATCGCGAAGTTTCTACTGTAATCTTCTTCAAGATAATAAGTATAGAGTGCTTTTACGAATCTTGCGAGTCGATACAACAAGAAGAACGATTTATAACTATACGTCCGATTATACGTCAATTTATTCGATATCGCCGTTTGAACAGGGTTAACCCCATATTGCTTCATCATCGTCACATACTCAGCAATCGTATTATCTTCAGGCAACGTGATATCGGTGGATGTTCTCTGTGGTGGGTTAAGACTCAGGAAGGTTAATTCACCCCCATTCTCACTCACATCAGTAAACCACCCCGCCCCTACATCGAGTAAATTTGTCCAACGCATAGCAGGTCTTAAATCATACCCCGAGTCTTCATGATAGTTCCATGTTTCCGGTAACGTGATTCCTACATCTCTTAATTCATGATTGATATTTAATAATGAATAATCACTCTCATGACTTGTATTTAATCGATTGTATTCGTTTATTCTCCAGCCAAATCCAATCGAAGGCATGACATCATCCCCTGTCGATTTTGAATCAAACCGCGGTCGTAATGTGGAATAACTCACAACACGATGCATCGGGAGGATGACATCGCCATTGTTGTAAGATGCAACGGGATAATACTCTTTAATCGGATTCTTGTATGCCTGAATAATCTCTGGCATCACACTTGGCGGAATATTCAAATAGAAGAACCCGTTTGTAACATCCGGTCTTGAGTACAGATTACTCATATGCGCGTTATTTAGAATATATCTCGCTGCATTGGTTGCTATCACACTCAATGATTCAATTGAGAAACTACGACCTATCATGAATTCAGCATTAATTGCAGGATAATCCTGAACAACTTGTCCTCTAGGATTGCTTACAAATCCATATCGATAAAGGTTCTTTGTCCATCCATCTCCTGTTGCAATGCCAGCTTGTGCGGTACGATCCGTAGTTAGTGGTTGCAGGATGTTTTGATCCGTATGCCAACCCTGTTCTCTTCGATACATGGCTGTGTTGAGATAAATCCCTGAACGGTCATGCTGTAAGATAACCTCACTAAACCCGGCTTCCATATGACCTCGATTGGTCGTCATGGAATAAGATCCATCCACTTTTAACATCGAAGAAATGCCCGTATTTCGCGTACCTGACATACAGCGATATCGTAGTGATACTTTAGGATGGCACATGGCAAAGAGGATAAAACGGACATGCCCTTCATAATTAGTAATCCCTAACTCAGACGGCCACTGTTTATAAATTTCCGTCTCTGATCCATTGACTCGATATCCGCCACCGGCATTCGGTGTACCCGGTACTTCATCGAGATTCACAAAATAGTCTTGGACTTCTTGTTGGGAGATACAATAAACAACATCTAATTGAGACAAGTCTAATACGACTTCACCTGCTTGATTGCGCCATGTCAATCCATCGGTACTATCTATCTCTTTGACTCCACCACAAGCAAAATATAGTTCACGAATAAACTGTTTTATCTCTTGAGATAACTCGATACACTCTTCTCTAAACCATGTTGCGAGTCCATAAGCATCATTAGCAAATGCGGTACCGAGATACGCTCTGGATGCGGTCTTCTTACCAATACCATGACGATAACTATAGTTTAAGATATCTTCGATGTTATCAGAGTGTTCAAATGAATATCTTGCCGCGTTCCCGTTCTTATTATTAAAAGGAATCAATGGGAAGAACTTCATCCCTTTAGTTCGTTTTGAATACGCATTCTTTAACTCATACATCGGGATATGCGCATAAGTAGGTGTAATATAATCGTTACTATTTACTTTAACCGGTATCTTTAATCCCACGTAAATAAATGGATTCGGGTCAGTCGCTTGTTCTTGTTCCCACGCTTCCCATTGTGCGCGTGTTTTCATAGGGATGCGATCAGGAATAATCTGGTAATGCAGCTCACCGTTCTCACCAACCGTTTCGGTAAAGAAGTATTTCCATCTGTCTTCTATGGTGTTGATTCCGGCTTCTCGTATCTTATTAGAAAGTTCTTCTTTCCAATAGTTAATCGCAAACTCCGTATAAGGAGGACGTGGGATATCATCTGGCCATCTTTCAGATTTAAAGGTGGCTAATGTATTGGTTTCTAACATCATCCCAAATGCCACGTTCATAAAGATAGGATTCGTATTATCCCGCTCAACTTCATACCAGTCTTTGGAGAACTCTAATGTTTCCGGGTTTAAACCGAAACATCTTAACGTACCTGTATTTCCACCTTTACGACTGGCGATATCGAGTAATAGTCCGACTTCATCACCATAATCATTCGTACTCTTCCCATCCGTATATAAAGTCACAATTTCATTGTCGTTATTCGCGGCAATTAGCGTCATTAAACGGTTCTTTTGCATCGCACTTAATCGTTTCGTGTTTAAACGTAAACACGAAACTTCATAAGGACGGTGTTTCACATCACTGTCGATATCATCAAAATAGAATTGATTGCCCAGTACAATCCCTAAACGTTTCATATAACGATGATAATCACGATCATCTTCCATCTTGGTTAATTTAAATGCACGACTGGGTATCGTCGTCACCAAATGACGCTGATTTGCAGGACGTTCATTGGCTATCGTTTGATGGAAATAGATGTCTTCTCTTCCTGCTTCTGGATAAAGACAGGCTAATATCCCGTGTGGGGTAACGATAATCCCTTCTTTATGCATGCGGATATACCCGAAATCAAAGTTATCCGGTATCATCGCTTTTAACGAGGCTTTATCGGGTTTATTCGGTAACTTGGTTAAAACCATCGTTTCTTTAATTCGATCTAAGACCTGAATATGGTTATCATTAAGTGTACGATTGAGTACACGTGCTATCCAATTTGCCATAAGTAATATCCTCTTATTTTTATTAATAGCAACAAAAAAGAGAGAGTCCCGAAGGACTCTCATACTTCAATATTTAGGACAAAGCATCGGGATTGGGCTTTGTGGTCAATTCATAGAATTGATGAATCCATAACGAGAAATTCGTGGTTGGATCTAATTCATCAAAGGTACAAATCGGCTCGATGATATTTCCATTATTAATAAGGATATCCTGCATTAAATCACGGAAGGTCATAATATCAATCCCAATCGGTGCATCATCTATGGAAAAGTTAATCTGATTATGAATCTTCGTACTCAACATACGACCAATGTCACTACCAAAGAAGAAAGTACGATAACCTACTTCATCGAAATCAAAGTAATAATGAAGTTTGCCATCTTTCTCACTGGCACTCACCATTAAATCGACTTTCTCCGGTTGACTACCTTCCAATGGTAAGAAACGAGTTTCAACTAAGATACCTGGATATTTAGTATTTTTACATTGGTCTATCCAACGGCAATTCATCTTCAGTGCACCCACTTCAACTGGATAATCACGTGGGATGCGTCCTGCCGCATATTGTAATGCACTCCATGCCGGAGTCAATTTATCTTTTATTCTGACTTCTAATAAGTTTAAGATAGGATGAACAAACGGATAAGGAAGGCTAGGTTTATAATGCCGTCTTATCTCATTTATTTTATCCTGTAAAGCAAATAAATCGGCAGGACATGCTAGGATAGAGGTGATATCTCTTAAGTTATCTCGAATGATATCTTCTAACTCGTATAACATGTTAAAGAGTTTAACGGTCTCAGTGGCATAGTAGTGCATTGTAAACCACAATGGTGCATCCGTTATTTTTAATAGAGCGTTATGCAAGTCTTCTGTATTTTCAGATAATGGAACCTGAACAGTATCGTTCTTATTCCTTGTTGAGAAGTCGATTTCTAATAATGGATAACGATTATAGATTTCACTATAATCTCTCATGAGCCTTACTTTGACTGGATTTTTACCCTCTCTAATCGGATAAACAAAGTTGAATTCATGGTCAGATAAGACACCATGGATTAAATTAATCATATACTTACTCCTATTGTAATATAAAGGGTTGGGACATAATAATGGGGTATATTACTATACCCCTACTATATATTAAGATGAAGCTAAGTCATCCCCTTCGGCTAATGCATTTTCAGCTGCTGCTGCGTCTGCATCATCTGACGTGTCATCAGAGGTATCATCAGATGTATCATCTTTATTTTCCTCTTCATTCTCGTCTTCAGGTTCCTCTGGCTCTTCAGGTTCTTCTTCAGGTTCAGTGGTATCATCGGATGTATCATCCGTATTGAATTCATCACCCTCACCGGTTGCATCAGAAGTATCATCAGTAGTTGATGTATCATCGGTCGTATCGGTACCATCCCCTTCACCCTCAGGTGGCGTAAGTCTGTCTCGGATACGTTTTGCTAAACTACCGAAGATTTCAGCCATATCGACTTGACCCTCAAAGATTTGGTCAAGAAGATTGTTATCCTCTCTTTCCTCATCATTGTATTGTACCAAATCATTCCACTCAGGGAAGAAGTTATTCTTATGCATCCATTGAATGACGAAGTAAGATTTAATCCGATCTCTAAACATCGCTATCGCATCTTTCTTACGATCATCTTCTAAATCCGTAAACTGCATATCTATCCATTCTTGGTCAATCGCAAACTCTAATGCTTTCTCAACACGTTGGACGTAGTTGTCTAACGCTTGTGAAGAGGTTTCATTTGCGGTACTGTCTGGCAATGGAATGGATACACGTAAGGAGTCTAAGAACGCTTTAATCGCAGGAATCGTGTTCTTCTCTTCCTTACAATCTGCAATCACCTCATCCGGTAACTCACGATAGGCTTGACGAATCTCTTTCGATAGTTCACTAATCAAATCACCATCATGTAACGTGTATTTACCGACAAAGGACGTTAAGATATCATTGAAGCGTTTACCAATGATAATATTCCGTTTAGCATATAATGCATTCTTCGTCACGAATTCAATCGCAAACTCGTTCTCACTTACTCCATCCAAGATACTTGGTGGAATAAATACCCCTACGAACTCTTTCTTAATCGTATCGATATAATCGTTATCGATCAATGGCGCATCGCCTGGTTTATATTCCATATGGGTTTCAGTTTTGTCAATCGCATCGCCACCGGTGACATTGACCTCATAACCAAACATGGACATGGATGATTCAATATGACGTGGGTCAAAGGATGAGAATAAACGAGAGAAACTATTCGCTTCCATCGTACGGTTCACTAACTTCGCCACGACTTCCTCACTATCGATAATATCTTCATCTAAGGTGATATCCACGACCTTAGTCCCTACTGCATTACGAATCATCGCACGGGTATTGGCATAGGTCATCGCAATACGATGCGCAGCGACAGTCTTCGCTTTCGTAATAAGGGATTCACCTACACCGAAGTCATTGAAGTGGAATGCCACGTAACTGACTAAAGATTCAGGGATATACACGAGTTGTGTCATGTTTCCGGCTAAAGCACGGGCTAACATGATTTGATAGACTTCTAATGGACGTGGGATACTAATATTCTTCCCATATACCCCATCATTTAATCGAGCGATTAAATCACGTTCTACGAGCTCTGCATAAAACTCGGTTAACTGTTTTACGGTGGCGGATTCCCATTTACAGCCTGGACCACCGCCAGCAAGTTGATTTAATTCATCTAACGTTTGCGTGACCACCCCATAGTTACCTGGGATATTATTGCTATCTGCGGCACTACTTTGAGACATGGTCGTATTACGATTCATGTTCTCAAGGTTTTCTTTTTCACCCGCATAAGTAACAGGATTACCACTTTCATCAATCATGATGATATACCCGATGTGGTCTTGTGGGTTACCTGGGGTAAAGACCGGAATCACCGATTCATGGGGTAAATCTAATACCATCGGATGACCTAATGATTTACGCGATGTACTATCTCTATCATTAATGATAGTCACCCCATCATAGGCGCCTTTCAATTGTGGGGATTCAATCTCACGATAGAACTTATGCGCCGGTAACGCTTCTTCTTCCTGTTCAGAAAATCCATCGTGCCATATCAATGATTCCTGTGAATAAGTTTGATATTGTTTGGCAATTGTAGCTTCAGATAATGCTCGCATAATCTTCGGTGATTTCAAGACATTGATATTATCCACCACTTCTAATAGACCTGGGATAATACTTCTTTCTGCATTACGCATATCACGTTGGTAATCTTTCTTAAAGAAGTGTTCAAAGCTAGTTTTACTTTTTACTTCCTCTTTTTTATTGGTTTGCTCTTTGATTCCACGACCAAAGACATTCTTCCCAACAAACTTCCCATTATTATCTAGCTCATCTTTGAGTTTCTCACGAACGGATTCAAGTGATGCTCCACTATAACGGTTAATGACGTCATCGATTGCGGATTCAGGGATCACCGCTAAAACATGACTGCCTCTATCAAATAATGCGTTATTTAACATTTCAAAGAGCTTACCTTGTAAGTCATAATGGTCTGTGAAATGTTGTTCAATAATCCCAAGCAGTTTACTTCCTAGCTTATGCGGGAAGTCACCTTCGAGGGTATATGTTAAGGATTCATTTATCATGTCTTGAGGCGATAAAATAGACGAGACTAAGATGTCTCGTATCGTCTCTAATTCAGGGAGATTCTTCTTGATATTGATAATATCAATGATATCTCGTGACATATGGGAGGATAACCCTTTTAATGCATCTGCAGGTAAGGTTTTTCCTTTGGTTTTGTCTTTTATCGGGTCTTCGATAAGTTTCGTCGCAATCGCTTTAATTTCATTAGGCGCACTTACGATATACGAGTAAAGTCGTTGTTCTTCAGCTGTCAATTGACGTTTCTCTTTCTCGACATTATCGCGAGAAGGCGTTTGTACACGTCTTGACCGTTGTCCTGGTATCATAGGCATGATAATAACCTCATCAATGAACAAGTTTAAAAATTTAACAAATTAATCTGAGGGAACGATTGGGTTCCCTCTTATTTTTTCTGATATAAGGACGGACTATGATATCAACATCCTCCGATACATCTCAATTTAATGCGAGTCAGTTTTACCATAAACATTGTACGCAACTTGCCAAATCGATCATCTTAAAATCCAATGCTACCGCAGTAGCGATGAATAATGAGGTAAATAGAAGATTTGGTGGGTATGCAAAACATTATCAGGTAAATGAACTCTATCCTGAGTCCTGGCGTTATTACCACCACTTACAAGGCAAATACCATTATAGTGATGTGATGATGCAGGTCAGAAGTTTAGATACATTACAAACGATTGACTTCACGAAAGAGAATTTAGAGCAACATCGTGCCACCTGGTTGCATTATAAGAACAAAGGTGAGTTCTATCAGGAACTGGTCGATAAGTATCCTGATCAACATTTGTTAATCGATGGGATTTGTAAACCGATCGATTTTAATAAAGCTTACGAGGCAGAAGAGTATAGTATATTGGGTTATGATGAGACATTAGTAGAAGAACAAGAGGTCGACTTGATTCCGATGCTAAATAGTCAAATCGTCAAAACCGCGAAACGTTTCCATAGTCGTGGTTATGGAGCGTTTGACCCACTATATAATGCCATGAAGTTAGGTGTAATTGCACAGCACTTACCGGGGATGATTATTGCCTTACGTGAGCAATTTGTGAAAACCGAACAAGCACACTCTTTTCATATCTGGAACTATCTTGATAGCTATTTTGATTTAGGGAAATATAAACGATTCTTAACGTTTGAACAAGCGATGTGGTTATACCGCCATCTCCCTTATATCGATAGACATAACGGGAAACAAAATACCTTTGATGATTTAATCGAATGGATGCTCACCAAGCGTCAGATTCCTTTATATAACTATCGTTTAGGTCGTGATACCGATGGTATTTTAGAAGGGATTGATAAACCGGATATCTATCGGGATCAGTTAAACTTAAAACAATTCGAGTTTAAATCCGATAATGACCATATCGATTTTGAGAAGTTAGTCGATAAAGAAAATGGACAAGGTGCACGAAACAGTTACTTCCGTAATGCAGGTGTCTGGGGTGCACGTGACCGTTATTATCGTTCTCGTTACAGTAACCAGAAAACGAAAGTACTGGAATCTGAAGTGATTGACTACGGTAACCATAAGGTCAAATCCTTTACGTCATTACTCATGAACTACTGGGCACATCTCTCTACTTCGGATAGATATCCATTAGTAGGCGCCATTACTAATCCTATCTCCGGTGAGCCAATTAACTTGGCTGCTCGAGATGGTTTTATCCTTTGGATTTACTGTGCTTTAAAACTCAGTGATAACGATGACCAGATGGCTGACCATAATGGTAAATGGATTATGCCAACGAAAGTCGAGAACATGCCGATTCCAACGGTGATTGTGCATGATATCGTCTGGTCAAGAGTGAGTTGGGATATCCTGAAAAATGAACGATTAGACCAACGAGCCGATATTACAGATGCTGTTAACGATTTACAAGATTACTATCCTTATAAAGGAATCTATTATAGTGTCGATCGTTTCCGTGAATTCGTGATGGAAGTGCAACAATATTTCGGTCGTATTCGTCATTGGTTAGGTGTACATCAAGATTTACTGCATTATGGTGAAGTAAAACAATTGGGTGAACTCTTGTTCTTCCAACAACGTGTTCCATTGGTTAAGGTCGAGCAAACTTTTGCGCAGTACTTTAAACAGAATAACTGGGAAATTGATGGATTAACCCGTGAACAGATTGCCTCACTTGCTACGAACCTTTATGGTGTCTTTACCGGTGGTTCAGCCAAAGACAGTGTCTCGATTACCGAAGTGCAAGAAGCCATGATGGCACTCTTGAAACAACTCAGTAGTTATTCGATTCAATACACCTATACAGCCGGTAATGCCAATGCCCGTGTCTTAGATAGCCCTTGGTTACACTACGGTCGTATCATCACGTATAAACGTAATAAACATCATTTACTTCGTCATTGGTTAGTGAAATGGAAACCGTTATGCACCAAAGCCAAAGATAAGATAGGCTTAAATGCTATCTATACGAATCAGAACACGAAGTTAATTTGCAAAGCAAAAGATACGATATTGATTCCACCGCCGGTGAAATTCAATATCACCAATAAAGGGTTCAATCGCCATACTGGCCCACTCGGATTAGTGGGCTTTAGACGGATACGCAGTACCACGAACCATAATCAGCCTTATTACTACTACATCCATAATGGAACAATATTTAAGTGGTTTGATAAAGAAAACCCTGAATCGGCGTTCTTGGATGGAATGGAAGGAAAACGAGGTACACCACCAACGGTAGATGTCGCTTATCGGGTTGTCGATGGGGATGTCTATCCGGTCGTGGATGAAGGGTTATTACAACGTTACTATTGTATCAACACGCCATCCGAAATAGAAGTGCATAACCACAATAACCACGAAGCATTCTACAGCTTACGTGGCGATGGGGTGCATGGTGAACATCAAGATGGCGATGGAACTCGCATGTTTGAGCAACCTGCTCCTACGGTTTCAGCGGAAACCACCCCACCACACCACGAGGAAAATTCATGATTATTAATAAAGTGAAATACCATCGTGATATTGAACTGGTTCAGTCGTTACCACCGACGACGGATGCAGCAGGAGATATTAAACACCTCCTGCGTTCATATCGCGAACACCTTGAGAAAGAGGAAGGGTTTATCTTTTCCCATCTCAATGAAGTCGACCCTGATTTTGGTAGACGCTTAGAACAATCAAAAGTAAAAGCGTTAGTTGAAACAGATAACATCACCGCGAATACTATCGTGCATGTTGATTTACCGGATGACCAAGGTCACGTACGAGGCAGTTATGATATCCGTCATAACCGTGTCACCCTAAAAGAGTACTTTAATATCGATGAGATCATTTTATCGCATCGTCGTAATAAAGACTTGGTCATCAACTATGAACGTTGGATAAAAGCCGCGAAAGGTAAACCTGGTTCATTAACTACCTTAATTCATCGTGTATTAGGTTATAAATTCGGTCGTACGTTTAGTCATGACGGGATTATGATTTATACGGATGAGTCTGAGAAGAAATTAATCAATGGCACGAAACCCCTTGCATTAATTGTCCCTTCATTAGATCAGATTGAGAAAGGATGGAAATACCTTGAGAATATCGATGGTGAAGAGATGAGCGGTACGTTAGAGTATCAAATCTTAAATATCCATCTTCGTTTAGTGGCCAGCAACCACATGTATATTGAAGACGGGGAAGTGTTAGTGCGTATTCAATTACGTTACCCGCTTCAAGCCTATGAACGTTTACGTGCTGGAGGTATCTATGTCGATTGATATTGAACGTATTACGGAACTGTTCGGCAATGCCAGTCTTGAAGACTTAGCGGATAACCATGAGTTCTATACCGCAGTTTGTCTAACTGGTGAGAACATGTCACGATTCTTATCCCGTCGTTACAGCATGGTGAAACCGCGTATCCAATTCAAATCGGATATCCCTGAACTGATTGAAGTCCAATTAGTCAATGGCTTTGATGTGACCAAAACCCTCTTAACCATTGAGCGTAATGTTTGGATTGAGAAAGAAGGCGAAGACCCACGTCTGACTGTCTACGTGAAAAGCGAAGAGAGTCCATTAAGCGATTTAGAAGATGTCGTGAATACGGAATTAGGCATTCGTGGCTGGAAATTTGATAGCACATTACGTGATAAGAAAATGAAAGAGTTCGTCACCTTCAGAAGTCCTTATGCATTTGATGTACAGGTTCTGGTGAATACCTTATCCACGTATGCGAACTTTAAGATTCGTGTTATCTATGACTTCATCTATATCGACCATGCCTTTAAAGAATTGGCGAAACTTCATAAGAATGAAGATGGGTCAGATAAGACGATAGACCAGCTTTACACTATGATTCCGACTGTGAAGAATCCGATGACTTACGCGCAACGTTATAAGTATTATCGTGATTCGTTGCCTTATGTATCGGACATCAATCATATTTAATTAAATAAAAATGAGGACATGTTTCCATGGCAAGTTATAATATCATGGGTGATGAGGGCACGATTGACCGTGTAAAACACACGGCAATTGGTCAGTACATCCAATCTCGTTTATTCTTGGGATTACCTATTGATGTCATCCCAAATACGACATTAAATCAAAAATTTGGTATCAACCCAAAAACGCGTATCACACCGGATGAGAAATATCAAGCAATTTATTTCTGTATCGGTGACGGTGGTCATGACCAATCCAGAACAGCCAATCAACCTGTGATTACTGTGCCGGTGGATCATGATCCTTCAGACTGTGCGTTATATCACCATATGCCATTCGTATTACGTCCACTCAATAACGATTTAACGGGACCTGAACGTGACCGTTATCGTTTACGTCGTATCGAAAACCATGGTGGGGTCGATTACGCAGCTTACTATGCCCGTAAGATGACTTATGAGAATACCACTCGTATCGTCCTTGAAAGTGTGACGAAAGGTGTCTCTTCTGTATTACCTTACGATTATACGGAACGTAACTTATCTCCAGTGCGTCCTGAGTTACCGGTACGTCAAGTCGTGACCGCATCGAATACCAAGATGAAAGTCTCAACAGGGGCGTCTATTGTATTCGATGAGTTCGATGTGCGTGAATACCGTAACGTTTGTAAAATCATTTATGGCAGTGCCCGTGTTTCCGTGATTTCGGAAATGGCGGTGGTTGCTGCAGTCGATGACCCAACATTCGTAGCAGAAGGAGGTCAACGTTATCCTGAATTAAAAGGGGCAACGGTGATTTCGTTCTTCAGTACGTATCAAACGATGGACTTCTCAAATGGTGGTTTCACTGAAGCATTAGAACTCGGTGAGAAAACCCCATTACCAACCAATTCTGCTATTATTCCTACTGTTGGTGTGAATCCAACCACGGAAGGCGTAGGTGGCTAATCATGCTACCATTTCGTCAGGCAAAGAAACCCATGACGTATCTTTCAGTTGATGGTGGGACGTACACGGTTGGACTGTGTTTATTTGAGGTCGATACCTTAACCAATCAGATGAATGTCATTCAAACGCATTTGATTAATATCCATAGTCACGATGCACGTTACGACTATATTGAAGAACGTCATGGTAATGAGACGATGCGCATGTGTCGTCTTCGAGACGAGTTTAATCGTTTCTTATCTGGCATAGAAATGACTCCGGATTTACTTATCTATGAGAGTCATTTCTTTAATGTCAGACGTCCTACTGCAGCGATTCCTTTAGTGCGTTTTATGCAGGTGGTGGAAGATATTTGTGTGGAAAATGGCATGACCATGACTACCGTATCGCCACAACAAATGAAACGTACTGTAGGAATTAGCAAACAGCTTGCGAAAGCAGATAAGGACATCGTGAAGAAGAAAATTAATGAGTTGATTGAAAGCCAGCATATTACTTATTCTGTGGGATTAGATGACATTTCAGAACATGAAATCGATGCCATTGGGATTGGGTTTACGCAGATGGTGTTAGATCAGTTTATTAGTTTGTAGTTGAGGAGAGAAATTTCTCTCCTCTTTTTTTTATTTCTGTGTATTTTATAAAAGAGGTGTTGTATGTTTATTGTGGTCGAAGGGATGGATTACTCAGGAAAGAGTTCGTTCTGTCAAGCATTGAAAACCTTGCTGGAAAACAGTGAAGAAGGAAAAGGTAAGGAAGTCGTAATTTATGGTAACCCAGGTGGGACAACACTCGGGAAAGAACTCCGCAAGCTCTTTAAATCCGATATCGAACGAAGTCGATTAGAAGACTTCTTCTTATTATGTGCCAACCGTGTTTCACTCGCTCATCAGATTAAACAAGATTTATCTGAGGGTAAAATTGTTATCTGTGATAGATGGGATATCTCTGCGCATGTTTATCAATCTGCTGCAGACATTGCACAATTTAAAGACGTGGTGTATTACCGCTTGATGCCATTATATAACGAAGTCCACGGTTTACCGATTCCCGATTATACTGTATTACTTGATCCTGATTTAGAAACGGTTATTGCTCGCAGCCAAAAAGTCCGTGAAGGTACTGAACAGGAAACAGACCGATATGAATCACGTGGCTTAGATGTATTGCATACACTATACCGTGATATCATGGCGGTGCATGTAGCTTGTTCTCCGAAATGGAAACCATTAACCGAAGAATGGCGCGATGATAACCCTGATGTGGTGCATAAGCACTATAAAGGGATGTATCATCCAGCGAGTGCTCGTTTAATCAGTAAGAGTTATATCTATATCCCGGTTCGTAGTGCACCTGCACCATTTGCGGATATCAGTGATACATTAGCACAAAATGCATACGATGCGATGCATCAAGACGCTATCGTGTATCATGATAATGGCAGTGCAGAAATCAACCAAATGGAAGATTTAGCATTAAAAGCCAATGCCTCTGCAATTCGACAACACCTTGAAAGTGCACAGAAAGCTCCATTTCATTACGAAGGAGTGAAAGAAGATGGCCATCAGAAAGCCGACAATCAAGAGCCATCTCAATGATGGTCTCGACATGCCGATGAAAAGACTCCCTTTTGGTCGGCTCATTTTAATCTACGCACCAGAAGAAGCTGACGTCGATAGTGCGATGACCGCACGGGAAGTGTTGGCTTCTTTTGAGCGAGATGGGTTTAACGACTATCTCTCCATGAAGTTAGAAGATTTGGTGCTGGCTGATGAAATGCGTAAGACGAGACAAATCGCTCGTTTTGCCTTTTATACGGGTTTGGTCGCAAGCTTAATCGCGGTAATCATTATCGGGATGGTAAGTTATCAAACAAAAGAATACCCCCACTGGGCTGTTCTTGCCCCGCCATTAATTATTCCAGGGTTTATTATGTGGAAACAAGTCGGTCTCTTTAATGCAGATAATGCAAGAGGGATTGCCGATATTCTTTCTGTCATATTACCATGGAACCGAAGAAGAGACGGAGGTTATGATGATCGTGATTCTTATCAGCGCAATGGTTATCGCCGATATCGCGATGACAGTGATGATTATCCATCACAAGAACGATATCAAGAAACGGAAAGCAAAAGCACTGACCAAGTAAAAACATCAAATAACGGCAACCCATACTCGTAAGCATATCGATAGTGATGCTTTCTGTTGTTACTAAACAGAAGGAACCTAACGAATGAACTTTGGGATAGGATACATCGCAGGATTATGGTTATTATCATGTCTTGCAGTATCCGTTGAATTACTGTTATTTTATCATTTATTTTAATGAGAATAATATGTTTCACTTTATTATCTATCTACTTTTACGCAAACCCAATAGGATATCTCCCACAACAAGGACAGACGAACTGCGATTATCTCTCAAGGAGATATGTCTGTTAGAATATCCATTGGACATCATCTTTGCACGAGGTACGTAGACGAAGTGAAACAATCGGCTTAGTAGGAAGAATAAAGAAGAATGAAGCTAAGTAGAAGGAAGGGTATTAGGTTGACCTTCCGGTGTATGCCTTCGGGGGAGTGGTGGTGCCACAACACCACGACACGACCAGCCACCGTTCCCCCTATTTTTTATTCTTGGGTGGATAAGTCGATATTAGCAGTAAAATACTTGTAGAGTATTTAGTTATATAGAGATTGTTGTTTCGTATAATTAAAGCATAGTCGGTAGGGGTCTTCCCTACCGACTTATGTCCGATATTTTATTATTAGGAATAAATAGTATATGTGATTCATCATTTGTGAAAATCATGGATTACGCTTTCTTATTGAAAGGTTGTAAAAAATTTGAAAATACATGAATCCAAAAGAGGCTAGCGTAATCTAGCCTCTTTTTATGTCCCGGTATATTATGTAATTAATGGAGTCATATTTCTTTGATTACGCATAATCCTTTTGATAAATGAATATAGAAAAGTATCTTCCTATTGAGAGTCCTTCGGGACTCTCTCTTTTTTGTTGTTATATATTATGTAATTAGCTATCGTCTATATTTTTATTACTGATAGTGTTATGGTTGGAATCCATTCGATGATTTCTCCGTTTGATTTGTTTAAGAGTCAACCATGATGCTTAAGCACTGATAAGCGGACGATAGCTCGTTACGCAATGTAAGACATAGGGACGGGGATAGGTAAAACTATCCCCTAACTTTTGTCCGAAAAAAAAAAGAAGATAAACCTGTCACGTATTATCTTACATCATTAAGGACTTTATGTAGTTAATCTAAACTTGAAGTCTTTAATGGCTTGGTTGTAGAGACCAATATCCTCTGGTGTAGTAACGAGATACCGACCAGATAACCATCCTTGCACATTACGGATGGCTTGTTGCTTTTGTACACTAAATGTACTAATTGCATCTTCCGTAAACCAGTATCTGGGTTTACGCTGATTAATTACACTTAAATCGTTATTTAGGATTGTCATTTTGGACTCCTTTTAAAGAATTGATATTAACTAAATGGCGGACATAAGCGAGGGTAGCTACAACTACCCTCTGCTTTATGTTGTTTCTTGTTTAATACTACCTCTATCCATCCAGGAAGCCCACTAAACGCTTCGTTCCAGGTAGATTTCATAGGAAGCTGATATATCCTACACCTATCTCATTAAACACGCTCTACGTGCGTTATACGCACGATTTAGCCCATCTTAATACCTCTTTCATGATATCTTATATTGAAACCTTATTGGCTGCTCCAATCTCATTTGACTAGACGAACCAACCGTTTAGGTAGACCAGGCCTCGGAGATACGCAACCTATACAGGCTGGCACTACCAACGTCACACACTAGATGTTTCATAAGATGTCACCAAAGACGTACTGTCGTGAAGCCGCAGTACCGGCAAATTTTTCATCAGATAAGATATTTATTTTAAATGCACGAAAGATTTCGTTTTCTGATATCATGATGTGAGTATTAAGATGTTTCGATAAATGTAAGATAATTATCAACTTAAGCATCCTTTCCCTCTCAGTCCCACGTTCCTCGTCTCATAACCGGGATGGGTGCGATATCCTTAAGATGGATAAAGGCATGATTAAACTTGAAGATAATGGTATCTTCTCATGGAGATAATATACCTTTATAATGACCCATAGACTGGGTACGGACATAAAGCAGGGATACCTTACGATATCCCACTTTATTATTAGTAAGGTACTTCTGTAAGTAAGTACTCTACGGTATTGGTTTGTGTCACCTTATACACTTTATCATCGCTGGTGATAATATACGTTGTAGAAGATGGTACCACATTACGGAATAACGTTGATAGCAATGGTGTATTCACACTATCAATATTGATAAGATTATGCTCAGTTGTTAAGCCTAATTCTACTGATAAGTATGGCAAGAACGTTAATACTGCATCTTCATTCATAATCGCTGAAGTTAGCATGAGTTCATGTGCCACTTCCAACGATTTCTCTGGATAGTACTGATGAAGACGATGTGCATCAGTACGAACCAGTTTAGCTGTTTCACGGCACACGTATTGATTAAATAAATCCACTTGTGCTTTGGATAATTCACCACGTTCTTGTTTACCTTGAATGAACTCGGCGAAATCGTTAATATCGTCCACAAAGCTATCCATGTTAATGTTAGGCATCTTGAAGATATAACGTAACCCTTCATTACAGGCTTTCGTACAACGTTCATTTAACTTGATACGTAAATCCGCATCAATAGAACGTTCTGCAAGACTCATCGCAATCTTCTGAATGGTGGCTGAACGTTGGAACAAGCCAGTTAATAACTGAAGTTGTACACGACATTCAGACGGATTACTGAACGTATGCTCAATCCCAATCACACTGACTTTCGCACTGTAACCGATGTTCTTATCCAATGGGGACTTAATACCTGCACCATAAGAGATACGGGCAGCTTGGATTGCAGCCGTAATCGAGTTGAACTTATCATTTGAAAGTTGCATTGGGTAAACATCAATGACTTTCTCTTCACTCATATCCCCGTTCTCGATGCGTTTAGCACGTTCTTCTGCACGAGATTGTGCCGCTTCGAACTCATAGCGACGGGTCGCTTCTTGGATAATCGTCCGTTTAGTTTCTTCCGGTAAATCATTGAACAACACGTTTTCTTTGATTTCCTTACGGTCTACCATCTCTTGTAAGATAGCATCTACCCGTTCATTCTCTACCATAGAGGTAGGTAACTCAATCCCATCTACGATATAACGGACGGTTTTCTCTTGTGGATTTTCAAACCGTTTATCTTGATAACGATCCATCATCGTACGGATCACATGTTTATGATCTTCAGGATGCATGTCTTTCATCTCCATCACTTCATATTCAACTTTCCCTGCTTTATCTACAGAGGCTTTTAACCGTTGGGTTTGTGGCATATAGTAAGGAACCGCAATGAAGTCATCTTGTTGTGGTTTACTTAATGCTTCTTTAAGGGACGTCAACATTTCTACTTTACGATCCATTTGACGCTGTAATCCATCTTCTTGTTGATTATGCAAACGAGAAGGAAGACGACGTTCTTCACGTTTCTCTTCTTCTTTCTGTTGACGAGCGTTTAAGGCGCGGGCTCTTGCATCTGCCCCATCGTCCGCATCACGTCCATCACGTGCGGAACGATTACTATCATTACCATCACGCCAGATACTTCTATCATCGCGTCTGTTATCACGACGATTACGGTCACGACTACGAGTATCGCGTCTATCATCACGGTTACCACGATAACGATCATTGCGTGCACCACGTGGACCATCACGGAAGTAATCTTTCATATCTGCTGAGTTACGTGCATGTTCATCTAGTAAGTCTTCAATACCGTCCAGTTCTTTATCACTGTATTTCTGTTGTAAACGTCTATCACGGTTAATGATTGCTGCACGTTTTACATCACAGACATAACTGATGGCTTCATCATAACACCAGTTGGTATCTTTACCACGATGGATATCTTCCATGTAGTATTCGTATACTTGGGCTGCTGCATCTATTAAGGTATAGATTGCATTACGGCTTTCCCCGATCTGCAAATCTAACTCATCAAATCCAGGATCATTAGGCGCTCTATCTCGAATATAATCGATGATATCGCGTTTCAGATCTTCTTCAAATTGGCGATCTAATCTAGCCATGTTTCGTACTCCTAAAGGGTTAAATCGATTTAAACCTAGTTCACAAACTAACCGCGATCGATCATCTTCGCGATATAATCCGTTTGTGGTCTTAACTCAGGGTTGCGTTTGGTGATACCGCTACTGGACACTAATTGATATGGGTTGAGTAATTGGCGTCCGGATATCTCACTACGCTTGACCGCAAGATAACTTCCGACTTCAAGCACAGAAGCATGAAGTTGATTATCTGGGTCATTTGGATTGACCTTATCTGCACTATTGTTCTCTGAAATGTTATTCTGCATTAAGAACTTATTCGTGTAGCTAAAGGCCTTATTATCGGATGGAGAAGGGATGGTCATGACGTACGCATTCTTCTGCATTCGTAATATTTTCTCTTCCGGTAAGTTCTCTCGGATATCACGTTTTACTGCTCTATCTTTAAGCTCTGCACCCGATAAAGATTTATTTTGTATCGTATTGATACCATTGATGGCACCTTCTAATACATTACGCAAGATTAATAACCGTTTGCCATATAAGCTACCGTTATCGTTCTCGATAATGATGTTGGAAAAGTTCGCCATGATATAAGCCAGTAAATCGAACATGTCTTCGATACCTTCTATACCTGCGTGACGGATATCTTGAGCTTGCTGGTAATCCAGCATATTTCTGACATGTGCCATATGACGTCTTACTTGAGAAAGATAAGTCGTGATATGCTCATTTGTCCAGAATATCGCATGCCCTAATATCTCTGCCCAGAATGACTCATCATCAAAATCAGAAATATCTTTTCCGTTTTCTTTAGATGGCATTTGTAAAGCATAGCTATCAGCAATATAGAAGAACCCAACTAACAATGCATAAAGCATGTTGTTCTCTTCCGTGGTACGATTATCATCACGCGGTACCGCTAATGCGATATCATGTGGGATATACATGCCACGCTTAAAGGTAATCGGTTTACGGTTCGTTGACTGGCACAGTAACCATTTTTCTTGGTCACGGTATTCAGGTGGGATTTCACCCATGAAGATTTTCACATCACACTTCGCATACTTCTGAAATGCTCTCGTTACCCCAAATTCCATGAAAAGATAAATCGCTAACAGGTGTTTAATCTGTACGCTATCATTTTTCTTTTCTTGGTAATGGGTCATCTTCTTTCTATCCCCACGCCATATCTGACACCATACGATACCATGGGTCGACTGTCGTCCATTCATCATAAACGAATAGGCGTTCATCCGCTTAAAGGTAAGCTTAGCTGCTAATAACTTTAAGAAGATAAGGGATGTCCCACCTTGGATAGCCACACTAAATACAGGTGCGGTTAATACCGGGATAATCGTATTTAATACGCCCCGTATCCAGATGCGACCTGCATCGACTAAATATGGTAAGTACATGCGATGTTCGATTTTCTCACCACGAAATTCGAAATCGAAAGACACCAAGTAAATGGAACTGTCTGCAATCTCGACTGTTCTATTGACGCCTTTCTCGCATTTTTCATGCACATGTTTTGCCTCAACCAACGGGTCAAGGCGACGCATCCCGAGAAACTTGAGTTCATCTGGAAAGAGTTTCGCTGTATCACGAAATATCTTTAACAGATAACTTTCAAGTTCCTTAAATTGCTCAGTCGCGACACCATTTGCAATCACGGGATTAAATTTAGGGATATTCGCTTTCACGATATCTCTAGCAAGTACAACCATTTTTAGACTCCTTTATAGGGTTAGATAATAGGAGATAGTTGATATCTCCTCATAAGAATAATATACCCTCATACTAACTGATAGACTACTTCAATAACCCAACCGCTAACCCTAAGATTAAACCACCTGCACCCAGCATCCATTTTAACGTTTCACTATCATCTTTCCGCTGATAAGAACGCTCTTCGTAATAAGCCTTACGTTCTGCATCCTCTCTATCCCAACGTGCTTTACGTTCAGCAGCTTCACGTTCAATTTCTGCTTTTTGCTCAGCAGCTTGTTTTTCTAATAAACGTTTCAGATTTTCTTTCTCTTCTTGGAGTTGACTTTGTTTCATCTTCCAATCCAATTCCATCTGATTCGCCTTATTCTTATAGATTAGTTCGTTCTCCCGTATCTTCTCTTGGTACTCAAGTTCACGTCTGCGTTTGATATCCCCTAACTCTTTCGCTTCTTGATAAGACCGATATAAGGTCGGGATACGATCGCTTTCATGTCCGCAAGCACTTCGATGATCCAGATATATCTCGTCGGTATTGATTTTCACTTCATTACCTTCAAGATACGCATAGTTATCGATATAGAAATACACCCCTGGTTTAAGCTCATCACTTCTTGTTGGAGGGATTTCAATAATCACATCACCTAGATTGCAGTAATAATTCTGAACAGACTTTTGCACGGCATTATCGACATTTATTATGCGCATGCCTGCAAAAGGCACGTTGTCTACACCACCTAGCTTCTGCTTCTCTTTTAGGAGTTTACCTTTCTCACTATAAGGATGATACATCGTTTCTGGATAGACATTGGTCGCAATACAGATATCCAATTGTTCTACGTATAACATCCCATCTCGACAGTTGATGATATCTTCTGCGGGGATGAAGTAATCAATCCGAATCGCTTCGGTACGTCTATCATCACTGACAACATTATCGTATAATCCATCTCTCGTACGATTGGCTCTGGCTATCGGTGTTTCTCCCATATAAATCGTATCCCCCTCACAAGACTCTTCTTCAACACTGTTGACTAAAGGGTCTTGATGATATTTAAATGGCTGATACTTCTTATAGGAAGGTTTATTCAGTTGATTTAATCTAGCGGTTGGTTCATCGTATATCTTTTCTCCTTGCTCATTATGCGCAAAGAGTCTGGATACACCACGATGTTCAAGCTTAGGGGAAATGGATACTTGCTTATGGATACAGATATAAATACCCGGTAAGATAGGCGGTACAGAGACCGCACCTTTCCGTCTAGGTCTCGTTTTATCTGGGATACCACGATGATCAAATACCCAATCTGTCCGATAACACTTCTTACCCACTAAATCAGAAGGTAGCGTATTTCGTAATGTGGATATCCCACCATCTCGTGTCGCGATATGGATTAGGATCGGAGATAGGTTCATGATTTCTATCTTGTGAGAAAAGAGGTCCATGTTCCAATAGGCGTAATTCTCTTGATCTTGGTATTCCTTTAATTGGTTGATACCATCTATATCAAGATACCTTGGCACGAAACGCTCTCTATATTGCGCAGGATTTAAAACCTGTGCTTGATAATTGTGGGAAATTAGCATATGTTTTACCTCAATATATACTGACATTTAAGACGCACTCTCATGTAGATAATATACTAATATAAATAGGTATAGACTGGGGTATGTTTATGTGATAACTGATTAGAAGAAAAAAGAGTGACCCGAAGCCACTCTTGGTTAAGCTATGCAGGCGCACAATGTGAACGAGCATATTCGACCGCTTTGTCAAAAGACTTGATGTCTTCTGGGTTAACGGTCTTATGTTTACCGGATAGCCATCCCTGGACGTTACGGATAGCTATCTGGGTCGGAATGCCGAAGGTGCGTATTGCACTGTCGGTAAACCGACTATTAGGGTTTCTTATCATAATGATAATTCCTCTAATCACGTTAATCACAAGCAGGGATGCTCTAACATCCCTGCACCTATGTCCGGACATAATCGAGAGGTATCCTAGGATACCTCTCTTATTAGTCCAGTTTATCCGTTAAACTTTCCGCATACTCTAATGCATCCAATTTGTTGGATAAAATTTCTCTCTTATCGAGAGAACCTTCTTTCTCTACTTCTCTAGCAAGATTATTTCTAATAAAGCTAAACGGAATATAACAATCATTGAGATTGTCGTACACCTCACCTTTCTTTAAAGTGAGCAATGCTGCTCTGCCCGCATCATAAATTCGGATAAATGCAGGATGACGTTTAATGGTCCATCCCACTAAGTCGAATTCACGGCTTTCTAAGGTTTCTAGGTCAATCATTGTTTTGCCCCTTGTTTTTAAAGTATTTTCTAATACTAGACAAGAATTTTCTTGTCTTCATCATCGTCCGCAGCTCATCCAAATCGAAGTCAAATGACTCAGTATGCTGCATTTGCTTTTTGAGCTCGGCTAATACCATAGACACCAGCATCTTCGAACACTTTTCTTGAAGTGATGGGTCTTCAGAAACAAGTGTGAAAATGACATCATCTTCACCCTCTTTTGCGAAGAGCGTTTTCTCGCCATCTTCATCGATAGCGAGTAGCTGATCTTCTACCTTGAATAATTTCATTTTCAAAGAAGAAGCGGCACTGAATAGTATTGGATCATCGTCCATTAAGAAAGGTACCATAATAAACTCCTATAGTTTAAATTCTAAGATGACAGATTTATCATCTCCTCTCATAGAGATAATATAGGATTATAAATTTTATAGAATGGGTTTCGGACAAAATAAAAGGTATCCGAAGATACCTTATTAATGTTTATCGAACCATCTTACGTCTAGCACGTCTTGTCATAAGTGGTCTACGTTTCTTATGCATAAAGCGATGCATACGTTTTACTCTCTTCCAATCCACGATCATTCCTGGATCATTAACAAAGTCAAATGTCATGAGAGATGTACCAAAATTAGCCATTTATTCCCCCAATAGGTGTATCTGGTTGACGCAATACTTCAATGCTAACAGGAACTTCAGTCCCGCCAAGGAAGACACCAATAGATACATCAACAAATAAACATTGGATTTTACAGTCCGAGACCATTTTTAAAGATTCAACGATCTGCGTATTGACACTATAGACTTCATCTTTTGGTACATCTAAGACAATGTAATCCAGTTTGTGGTCTGTCATCCCTAACCAATATCCAGCACATTTTCCTGTGGTAAATTTAGCAGTTGGTGTGGCTTTACTCCAATCTAAATCATCTAACATCTTCGGGTCATCGAGATAGTCAATCACCTTACAATCTTCTCCAAAGACATTCTTAAGTTTACTTGTCAAGTTATACTTCGTTAAATTTAATACAGTAACCATTTCATCCTCCTAATCAAGTTAACTAAAATAAGATATTATTATCTCATCATAGTGATAATATACCCTTATAAAAATTGATAGAACAACAAAAGATAAGAGGATATTGCTACCCTCTTATTTTATTTATTCTTTCTTCAAACAAGCTGCGAGTGCAGCACCGCTCATTTCAAATTTCACTTTATGGTACTCGGTACCCTTATTCAGTCTAATCAGTGCACCAACAATAAAGCAAGATAATGTTTGCTCTGCAAGTGTTTCAATGGATTCAGGTTGAGGTGCATTGATTACCACTTGGTAAGTTACACATTTCTCAGTAAACTCGTGTCCGAATAACGTTTCAAACGGGATCACCTGATACATCTGAGGTAAAGTTAATTCAATAATATTTACGTTACAGTAAACTCTCATTTTTCTCCATTTCTGATGATACGTCCCGTCCTTAGCATAGATAGGACTATTCTCATATGGGAACAATTCAGGGAATATTGGGTCTCTTATATCACGAATTGTTGCTTGTTCAAGTATATTGAGTTCTGACATTTATTTCTCCTATAGAAACTGGTTTATAACAAATACTCATCTAATTCTGTATGGTTTAAAATAACGGACATAAGTAAGAGACATGCGTAGAGCATATCTCAAAAAAATCAGTATTAAGTGGATGAAAAAACACCGTAAGGTAAAAAAGACCACTTAATACCGTTAACCAACAAGGAGGATATCTGCATTCGTTTTATTAATAGGGTACTCAGATATCATCATATCAGGAAAATGTCGTCAAACCTTAATATGACATAGGGTAAACACAACGGACATAAACAAGAGAGTAGGAAACCCTACTCTCTCATTATGTCAGACTAACTCAATTATACGTTAGATGGTACAACTGGTTTTTCTGGAAGGCCTGCTTGTGGACCCGCACCGTTAGCAACTGGAGCATGTAATGAAGTGGTTTCAGTCATTACTTCTAAAGGTGCAGAATCACCTTTTTCTACAGTTTCCATTAATACACGGTATTTGTTGTAAGAAGTCATGAATTCTTTCACTCCTAATACATCAATTTCAACCATGAATGGTAATTGTGGAACGTGTTGGTAACGTGGAGATACCATAACAGTTTCTTTGTACGCACCGTTTTGGTTGTGCGGAGAAATTGTCGTGATTAAATCCGGATACATGAAGCAGTGACCGAAACGAAGTTCAGAGAAACCATCTTTATCTGGCACAGCCGGAATCATGAAGATTTTGTTATCCATCTCTTCGATGTTTGTGGTTACCACAGTGTGACCGAAGTTTTCGCCTAATAAGCGTAAGTCACCACGTGCAGACAATAACAACGGTAGATAGTTGTCAGTGATAATCACGAAGTGAGGTTTCGGTTGTTTACCATCGTTCAACATAGTTGATGCGATGTTGTATTCAGATTTCACGATACCACGTGCAGCCGCTTCTTGAAGGATGGCTAATAAACCTTCACGCGCATTTTCAAGATTGTAACGGGTTTCATCAGATTTGATTAAATCTTTCAAGTTCACACGTAGATGTTCGTAGTGTGGTTTGATTAAGAATTTACCGAAACCAATCATGTTAGACATGCGAGTTGGGTCATTCACTTCCGCGTGTGCATATTTCGCTAATGCATCACGATATTGGAAGAATTCATACCAACCGTCAGCAGATTGACGTGTACGAGTCACTTGTACAAGTTTGTCTACAGTTGGGTAAGTTGCTTCTGAACCTACTGGACGTTGTAAACGAACTGGTGAACGAACACCGATAGCAATTTTCGCTGTATACACATCAGTATCCACAGTGAAACCTTGGCTACGTAAGTTACGGTTCGTACGGTTACCATAGATGGTGAAGTATTTCAATTCGAATTCAAGTTTATTGATTTCTGCTTTCACCGCTTTGGTTAATGGATTTTTGCTTTCGTCTGCGAACAAGTCAACTTTGTCAACGATTACGCTGTCAAGTTTCTTCGTTACACGGTACGCATCAATCACGCGTACTTTAGCATGTTGGATGCTTAAGTATGCAGATTCAACGTTAGCAGAACCTACCGCAGAGATTTCTAAACGGAAACGGTAACCCGCTTCAATCGCACCTTTGATTGCTGGTGGGATTGCTGCACCATCCATAGAGATTGATTTTTCATCAAGCACTAATTCAGTTGAACGGAAGTTCAAGTCCATGTCGTTGCCATGACCTTGTACTGATTTGATGAAGTTAGCACGTTCTAAGAAACGAACCGGGAATTCGATATGGTTTGCTGGTACATCAGTGTTGTTATCTGCTTTACCTTTAACACCGATAATCACAGTGTCAAGCGATAAGTTAGAGTCGATAGTATCAGTTTCATCAAACACACCACCGTTTAATAGGTCTGGATGTGCAGAGATATCTAATAAATCGTATTCTTTACCAACTACTAATGGTTGAGTTAACACAGTAGCAGAGGCTACAACACGTGGTGTTGGTTTCGCAATCGCTTCAGGCATGAACAATGATTTATAGTGTTCAGCATCTGGACCCGTTTCACGATAGAATGGTACGATGTTCAATACGTCTTGACGTAAGATAGACGGACGACGGATTGCTTCCATTAAGTTGTATTTAATGAAGTTACGTTCTACACGTTTTGCATTTTCAGTCGTGTGTTTGTGACCATTCCAGAAGCGGTCAAGTTGGATTTCAGTGAAGAAACAAACTTGGTCTGGTGCCATTACGATGGTTTTGAATGCTGCTTCTAACGCAGGTTCTTGTACAGCGGCTACTAAGTTATAAATAACAGAGTAGTTCATTGAAGATGCAAGATTGTTGTTCTCGAATGCTTCAAATGCCATTTTGCTGTCCATGATACCTAATGCAGCTGCACGGTCACCACCAGTGTAGTCTGCAACGTAGTCAGCATGACGTGTTGCGAATTGTTTTTCAAACGCTTCTGCAGATTTTACGAAACCTGCACGATAAGCGACTGGATCAGCTGCGGCTTCCATCGCGATTGCTGCTGCACGGATACCTGCTTGTTCTTGTGATTTTTCAATCCAGTTTTGAGTAGGGTGTGAGCTTGATACGAAGTTACCTTCTTCGAAACCTTCCATAGACACGAAAGATTGCGTACCAAGTTGTGCAGTTAAGATAGCGCTTAATTTGGTTGCGTTACCGTTTAATTGTGCATTTAAGGTTGCCGCTGTTGCTGGGTTATCCCAAGATTCAAATGAAGCCACTTCGCCTGACATGCCACTTGCTAGGGCACCAGAATCGATCATGGTTTTCACTTGTTCCACTAATTTAGCGTATTTGGATTGACCTTGTACGCCATTGTCAAAATAAGAACGCATAGTTGCTCTTTCCTTTTTTTGTATGGATTTTCATCTATATAAAGAATACACGTCACTAAATTAGCAACGGTACGCGTATGCGCAAGACTTATTTCACAGCAATAACTTTCGACAGATAAGATAAGAACAAACCGACTTATGTCATGCATCGTAAACTTCCCCAAGCCACGAGTCATAAGTCAAATACGTTTATTTTCTATCGAGAGTAATACATAGTAATAAACTAGGATTGGTAGTCTTTACCTACCGAATCGAGTTGCATCTGATAAACATCGGTAATGTCATCACGATGATGTAACCACTCTTTAAAGAATGGCATTAAGGTAATCTCGCTGAAACTACAACGACGTGACATCGCATCTAATAAGAGCCCTAATTTATCTTGATAGATGTGATTATCTAAATTCATTTCTAACCCTTCAGGGCCTTCATACTCGATACCGATATACAGGATATTACGTTCACGGTCATAATTTGCACCTGTGATACGGGTAATGTCACCAATCGTAAAACGACCTGGAATATTCCCTTTACCAGTACGAACCGCCACTTCACGGGCTTTTAAGTATTTCTCACTTTCTTCTGGATACTTCGCATAATACGCTTTTGCATCATAGTAAAGTGGCAAACCTGCAAACGGTGAATCCATGATACCTTTAATATTCGCAAAGGATTCTTGGATATCTAAGAAAACGAATAAGTCATCTTTGGATAAGATACCTTCAATGGCATCGATATCACGAGCGAGTGATAAATGAATCCGTCCGTATTCATCTTCAGGGATATTTGCTTGGGTTAATACCGCAGTGCGAAATAAGCTCGGGATGAAAATAAGTTTAGGATTCAGGGATGTTTTGTGAAGCATGTGAGAATATCTCCTTACATAAACAGACTATATTTCTCACCGAACTACAAGTTATTCTTGATTGTAATCCGGTGAGCTTTAACGATAATTTAATGAAAACATACCTTGAGCATTTAGTATGACGACCCATAATAATACTTTAGTTGATGAAAAAGGTGCTGTGATTTCGGCAATTGCTCTCCGGTGGTGGGAGCTCAATAGCGAAACACCGCCATTAGAAACACGTTACATTTGTCAGCGTGTCTTAAAAGAAATCAAACCAAAAGATTCTGCGGTAGATGATGGTATCACTAAAGATAACATCGTCAATATGGCGCAGACTTTACAACATCTTTTGGATGTAAACACGAAACAAGATTTTAACCTCATGAAGCAAACACTTCGTTTGAATATTCGTGAGGATGATGAGTTCTATAATGCGGCGATTATGGCAATTGAACCGAGTATGAGTGATGACCAGATTCGAAGTACATGTCTTGCCCATTTTCAGAACATCAATCAATATTTCCAACGTTTAGACTTCTTAAAAGAAGTGCGTAAACAATTAACTAATGTCCTATACGGGGATAAACGAAATAACATCGTAGACCAAGCTCGTGAGATGATTGCAACTTTGGCGCCTTATAGTACAACAGGGAATGCAACCGGTGGGATTGGAATTAAGAACCCGATGTTTGTGGCGGCCTTTAGTTCAAATGATTCCGATACGATTAAGAAAGTCTGGGAGAAAGCACAAGTTAGTACCTCGCCTGAGTCTATCTTGAAAACCGGGTATAAAGGGATTAACCGTGCATTAGGTGCACCGGGTGGTATCTTCCGTGGTGATACTATCCTAATTGGTGCCTTACAGCATAACTATAAATCTGGTATGCTGGATGATATCTTATTTGATATCCCTCGCTTTAATAAACCGCATTTCTTTACCGATAGACGTAAAGCGGCGATACTGCATATCTCAGCAGAGAATAATGCAGGGGATGATTTAACGCGTATCTATAAGCGTGCTTACGTGGCGAAGTTCGGTGAGATGCCTTCCTTAGATGATTTAATTAATACCCCACCTGAACAAGTGGCAGAAATCATTAATGAATTTACGGGGGGCGAATGGACGTACTTCTATAGTAAGATTAACCCAAGTAATATCGGGTATGCTGATATCCAGAACTACGTGATGGAAATCGAATCAGAAGGGTACGAAGTTCATGTATTAGGGGTAGACTACTTAAGCATGCTATCCTTAAAAGGGATAAACCGCATGGGAGATGGGACGGAGTATCAAGAGTTATTTCGTTTGATGCGTAACTTCTGTTCTGAACGGGATATCACCTTAATTACCCCTCATCAGTTAAGTACGGAAGCCACGTACTTAAACCGTGATGATTATCAGTCTGACTTTGTAAAATCTGTGGCAGGGAAATCTTATTGGGCGAAGTCTAAACAGATTGACCGTGAAGTAGACGTCGAGATTGTGCAGCATATTGTGACCTTACCTAAACAGGGTGGTCAGAAAGGGGAAACGCAATCTTATTTAACTTACTGTATTGGTAAAAACCGTCGTGTCCATGATACCAAACCTGAACACAAATCAGGGGCATTAATCTTTACGGATTGTGGTATCCTTGCTGATGTCGATAAAGAAGAACAAGATACGTATATCCGTGACTTGAAGAAACTTCGTCTGATTGGCAGTGGTACAGGGGAAGAAGATGCCTGGTAACGAATTCGAAGATATGTATTAATTGTTACGTTTCGTACTCCTTATGCGAATAACAGTTTATATAGGGTTGAAAAAGAGCATAATGATGAGGATGGTTTCCATCCTCTGATTTATGTCACGATCTGTATCAACCGATTATGTTAGGAAATAAATGAATGAAAGAACTGACACCGAGAGAAGCAGAACTTCTCTATAAAGAAATCTTCGAAACGTATTATGATATCGAAACGAAGAACATGAATACCTATACGCAATGGCAGTTAGAAGTGGCAGGGATTCCTTTATTAGATGAGGGTGAATGGGATATTGCTGTGGCGAATCAATATAACGTCACGAAAAGAACCATTGCGGAATTAGCGGATTGGTTAGATGATGAAATCGTCTTCTATTTGACTCGTTTAAAAGATGCGGTATGGATTTATAAGAAGATACAAGAATACAACGATTACATCTTAGGTTTAATGAGTCGTGAACGTGTCGGTGCAACCCGTTTAAGAAAAGACGAAAGATTGCAACACGTGGTAGAAGATTGTGATAAGTTAGTGAAGTTAGCTAACTGGTTATTCAAGGCTTGTGTGGCAGAACAAGGTGAAGAAGCGTACCGTATCTTCGATGTCTTACCAGAAGAGAAGAAAACCGGTCGTCTTGCGATGCGTTTCGAGTCACCAAGAGAAGAAACCATCGAAGGTGATAAACTCTCTCATCGTATTAAGATCACCGACAGCATGTCTGATAAACTACGAGCAGGTTCAAAAATGTGGCGTTCAGAGGAGTAAACTATGGTCGCGACACCAAAACAAAATAAACAAGCAAGACTCTATTACAAAGGTATCGTGGATCTTTGTAACTTAGATGTCAAAGCCATTAACTGGCATTATACGGCAAGAATTAAAACCGCCAATGGGGATTTCCCGATTGATAAAGTCTCCAGCTTTGATATCACGAAAGACTACGAAATAGGATTTACGGATAACTTCGTTATTGATGTCTTAATGCTGAAGAAGCATTATATTCAAACACTTTATCCATTGCGTAATAACTTCCAAGTTGAGTTAACCTTAACGCAAGTCGGGGAAAAAGAAGATGGCATGAAAGTCAATAACCCGAAGAAAGTGACGGAAGTGTATCGTGGGTTCTTAGTCAATCCTCAGGACTTGGGCCAATCGACTCAGTCCACTTCATCTCCATCTAATAATACCGATCCAAATGCGGATACGACCCAAATCAACGTGAAGATACAGTTACTGCATCCATCGATAGAGATTATCATGAAAACCACCTTTGGGGGTAACTTCCATGGAGTCCCGGGTGAGATTGTGAAATGCATGCTGAGTAAAGTGTTTGAAGACATGCAAATCCCTAAAGGCGGTAAACGACCAGAGGGAGTCGATTTAATTCCACCTGATAATACAAAAGAAACCACGGATGTCGTGATACCTCATGATACGAATATCTTAGATTTACCTCGTAAGATACAGAATGAATGGTACGGGATATATAACTATGGAATAGGTAGCTATTTGCATAACAATATCTGGTATCTCTATCCGTTGTATAACTACAGTATCTACAATAAGAGTAAAACGAGATTGGTGATTAACGTGATGCCAAAATCCGAAATCATGGATAGTCCTCGTACGTATCACGTTTACAACCGTGAAGTTAATATCATCTGTGCTGGCGGTGTAGAGAGTCAAGATAATGCGAATACCAATACCACGAATACCGGGGATGGGAATACGCAATATGATCCAGGTAAACTTCGTGAAGAATCCGTACAACAAACTCCAGAGGGTGTTTATATCAATCCGTCTTCTGCGAAGAAGCAGTTCGTCCAAAGTAAACGGGAAGATGATTTAAACTACGCGCCGTTAGTGAAAGAGCGACTCACGACATCGTTACAAAAGACCATGTCGAATATCGCACAAAAGAACGGGATTGCATTATCATTCGTGTGGGAATACGCCAATCCTTTCTTATTAGTACCCGGTATGCCAGTGAAAGTGGTTTACTTTAAAGAAGATGTGAAATATGAATTAACGGGTGTATTACTCAAACAAGTGGGTGCATTCCAGTTAGTGGGTAACCAAACCACGAATAAACATCTGGGGAGTGTGGGGTTAGCGGTATTGGTTGACCAAGACCAATTTAACCAAAAAGAGAAACAGCAATATAAGTCTACCACTGCTGGTGTAGGGAAATCATTAATCAGTAATGTGCTCTCGATATTTAAGTAATACTACTTAAACTTATATGTAGTTTATTGCAATGTCAATGTGGTGTTTGCTACGCTACTACATCGATTTTGTACGGACAAACTGCACTTTATCATTTCTCTTTAAATAAATATAAGTATCTGAGGGTGGGTGACCACCCTCTTATTTATGTCGTCATTGATTAAGGATCTGTTTATCATTTATTTTATATGAGGGATTTTATATGGCAAGTCCAAAAGGTTCAGCCCCTACGAAAAAGGAAGCGAATAGTAATGCACAGAATAACAATACAGGGTTATTAGATAAAGCGATATCCAGTATCTGGATGGAAGGACCCGAGAAGAGTAAATCGGTTCCAGATACTTTTGGTAAAGATGTTGATAAGATATTAGGGGAATTCAAAGCTAAGACGGTTTCTAATCTGGATACCTTATTTAAAGAAGGGGCAAAGAAAGGAAAAGGGTTATTTGATAAGTTCATGAGTAAGTTCGATTTGAAGAAATTCGGTATCGATAAAGACTCAATTAAAAAGATGATTGACTATGGTCAACGGATTGCGAATGCGGCTCAAGAAGGGATGCAAATATACCAACAATTTAAAGAAGGTAACTATGGTGCCGTATTAGATAGAATGGGTGGTGTATTAGGGAGCCAACTAGTCGATATGGGTAAATATGGGTTAGAGATGCGTGACTTGGTCAAGAACTCTGATTTCCATTCCATGGCAGGCATCATGAGCTTTATTAAGAATGCGACAGGTATCGATATGGCTGACGCATTGCATATTAACGATATCCAAGCGAAGATTGGTTCATTAGTCAATCTTGCTCAGAAATACGGTCATGCGGGTGCATTAAGTAAATTAAGAGAAGCGATGTTTGGTAAAGGATTCGGGGGTGGATTATATCCAGGTCTTGAGAAAGCCCTTGCAACGAATTTAGCACTTAATGCATCCTTTAGTCAGATAGATACGATCGATGAAATCTTAATGATTATTGATGGTCGTATGGCAGGCGAGATTAACCCTGATTTGATTAAGCGTATCTTACGGAATTATCGTTTACCAACCAATTGGAAAGAAGACAGTATCGAACAAGAGAAAGAACGTTTATTCCGTATCTTTGAAAAGATTATGCCTAACTGGGATAGTATTACAACCGAGAACGGAACTTATTTAAATCTTGACCATTGGACAGAGATGAGTAGTGATGCGTCTCGTCTGTTCGGTAGTGATGCAAAATACGGGGTAGCAGTAGCTATTGCAAGAAGTTATCGTTCCATTACCTTACGTCAAGGATTAAATCAAACCTATCCGTACTTGCAGATATAATGATGATCTGTGGCATATTGCCACAGTTATAAGTTAAATTTGCAAATTAAACTTTTTAAGTGAGTATTTATGAAATCAATAACCAAAAGCTTTCTTGCTCAGTCAAGTAATGGAACGCTGTCAATAGAAGCAGCAGGTTATACTAAAGATGGGATCTTCTTTAGTGAACTCTGTGCGGAATTTGACCGAGCAAAACGAGAGCTTAAAGCAAACAATAAGGATACCCCGGATTTGTTCAATGCAATGGGCTTCAGTGCCATTGTGAAGAAACATACTGGATTGTCCTTACAGTTCTACCTGAGTGACGAAGGTAGTCCGAATGCTTTCGTCATGGTGCCGGGTTTAGACCATAATAACCCTATCATCAACCATCTACGCAAATCCGAATTTCATAGTCGTGATATGGGTAGCCGCATCAATAAAGCTGACGCAGTAGTCGGTGAAATCGACCGTGAGAAAGGTCGTGTATCCGGTGTGTTTGCAGAAGCAGAAGCCCCTATCTATATTACAAAAGGGCTAATGTTCGGTAAAGGTGACCTAGGTTTTAGTGCAGAAGAGATTACTGCCATCGTGATGCATGAGATCGGACATGTATTCTCCTTCATGGAAACCTTAACCTTATCTTGGCGTCGTAATCTTATCTTGTTAAGTAGCATCCGTGAATTTACGGAATCAGAAGATCAAACAACGAAGATTAAAATCATTAGTCGTTTGAAGGCTGAGAAGTTATTACCAAAAGATTGCGATGAACGTATCATAAATGATGAGAAAGATAAAGCCGTATCCATTATCTTTACCTTTGGCCAGCAGGCAATCAATGAGGACCCAAGTAGCATATTTGCTAATGCGACTATGTGCGAATCGGCTGCAGACCAGTTTGCTGTCCGTATGGGTGCAGGGCAATACTTAACCAGTGCATTGAGTAAGTTATATAAAGCATATAACGGTGGTTTCTGGGTAAACTTCTTCTATTGGTATACGATGTATCGTGATGCGATGGCGATTATTACCGCACATGCATTAATCGTATTGGGTATCTTTACGCCATTACTCGGTATCTTCTGGATTGTCACCTCAATGCTAACATTAGGAATGTATGCATACCAAGCATTCTCCTCTGCGATGTTTAGTTATGATGATCCAACCAATCGTATCAAACGCATCCGTACGGAAGCTGTCGGTGCATTAAAAGATCCTGCGATTCCAGGTAATATGCGTAAGCGTATCTTAGAAAGCATCGATAGCATGGATAAGACATATAAAGATAATGAACGTTATTATGATAAGAACCATCCATTATCTCGTATCTTATTCGATACTTTCAATAGTTTCTTCCGTACCAATAAAAAGACACGTGAGAAACAGTTAGTGTTAGAACAAATTCTCAACAACGACTTATACGTCGTGAGTGAAAAATTCAAATAAGGGTTTAAAATGAACGAACAAATTAAATTATTGATTCTTAACTATCGTGCATGTTTAAATGCCGGTGCGGATAAAAGTGAATTAGCAAGAGCGGTTGGCCGTCAGGTAGGTAACCGTATCAACTTACTCGCACCAGGTTATATCCCACAAGCACGTGTCCACTTCGATTACGCGATTAAAAAGATTGCATCGGTTATTAATGAAAATATCATGGGCTTCGATGGTGAAACGTTTATTAAAGCGGTGACAGATACATTAGAGTTCCGTTTGAAAATTGCAACCGGTCAAGGTGATTATGTTGCAGAGGACTTGATGTACTTCTTAGACCCTGATAACATCACAATGGAAAAAACTGAAGCCATGGAAAATGCACTAGGTGCGTTACTCCAATCTGTATCTGGTGTAATGGGGTCAGCGCCAAGTGTCGAAAGCATTGCGATTGCCTTTGGTGGTTATAAACCAGAAGAAGGGGTTTAATTATGACTATAGAAGCGGTAGAGATGTCTCCGCTTCGTCGTAAACAAGTGCGTGGGTGGTTTGCCAACGACCCTGAACTCGATGAAGCGATAGATGATGTACAGCGTGCTGAAGCAGATAACAATGAAGCGATCACACCGATAAAACGTCGTATTGAACGCATTGAACGTTTAAAAGAGTCTTTCCAAAAAACTGGGATGAATCGTGAAGTCGCGATGCGTGCGATTGAAGAAACAGAGAACCCTCAATTATTAGATGAAGGTGGTTTAGCAATTGAATCTTTTACGACGATTCCATCTAAAGTAAACTTACTTGCGATGGAAGAATTAACCGATAAACAAAAGAACGTTGCAATTGGTGCAGCAGCAGTCGTGGGTATCGGACTCGTTCTTAAATTAATTCAGATCATCTGGAAGTTCTTCCGTAATATGATGAGCAAGGGAAAAGGTGACGATAAAGAATCCAAAGACCCTGCAATAAAAGCTCGTGCTAAAGCAGTAGAGATTCAAAACCAAGAGAAAGCAATTGAAGTGTTACAAGATACACTTTCTCGTTCTAATGCGATTCGAGATGAATTACAGAAGTTAGAACAAGCACTTCTTAAAGAAGATGCGTATCTTGATAGAAGGGCAGATATTACGGATGCTTGGAATGAACTCCTTGAAGACGTATTCAACAATGGTGAAATCTCTCGTGCTGCTGTCAGTACATTTGCTGAGATTCGTCGTCTTGAATCCGGATTAGAAGAAAGTAAGATTGTTGCAACGCATATTTCTGAAGGTATCCTAACGAAAGGTAAAACCGATGATGGGGTGAGTTGGTTCACTTCTGAAACAGGTTCTATCTATAATAAGTTACCTCCTGCTGATATGGTGAAGAACTTGGAGAAATTGCAAGGCTATCTGACCAAAGCACAAGAGAAACGCGATAAAGTTGTTCCTTTAAGCGAAAACCAGATTGAGAAGATTGCTAAAATTCTCGAACAAAGTAATGGCATTAAATTCATCGATAATCTTGTTGAGTATAGTCCTTACTCTAAGAATGCATTATTCTTGCGCGATAACGACTTTGATAACGAAGCAACAAAGATATTGGATGAACTTAAAGCGAAAGCCGAAGCAGCGGATTTAAATCCAAATGTCGCGCCTAAACTCAAAGAGTTCATTACTTTCTTTGGCAATGGAGCGAAAGCTTATTTCGCTTTAATTCGTTTCTATATGCTGGTATCTAATTCCTACTTACTATTCTTATCTAAATATGAGAAGTTTAGAAGCTGGAATGCGAAAAAGATATTTAAATATATCGTTGAAGTGGCTAAAGAATCTGGCATTAAAATTGCAGCAAGTGCAGATGAATATCTGAAGAAAAACACGCACAATATAAAAGATCTCTTTAGTGGAAGTAACGCTGCGATGAGTGACGATGAATTCGCTAAATCAATCGACGATTGGATAAAAGCTAACCAAGCGAAAGCCAGAAAAATCGGTACTGACTTAGCAGTTTCAAATTAGGAGCATATATGAAGTTATCGACATTTCGTGCTATATTAGGCGATACGTTCTCTCAAGAGACAGTCGTATACGATACAACAAATACCGAGAAAAAACAACTTGGTTCCATCGTACGTGATGAATTGAATCGTATCTCTCAACAGGAAGAGAAGTTTGAAGAGCTTGAACGTGGTCGTGAGAACACGCCATTAACCGATAAGGTCAGAACCCTTATCGTGGAAGAAAAAGCTCGTGTAGAACGTGAACATCCTGAAATCCAACCTGAAAACATTGTCCGTCCGGATAATGAAGAGTAAGGAACAAAAAAAGAGACATCCTAGGATGTCTCTTGATTATGTTCGATTATTTCTCTTCAGTTTGCGTACTTTGAGAAATCGCATTACGCATACTTCGAGCAATGATACCCGCGTCAGACTCAAAACTTACCCCATAATACGTGACATTATCTTTATTGATAATACCATATATCTTCGCCACTGCGTGACCATATACAGGCTGATGGGTAATAATCCCTTCTGGGGCACGTTTTGGTACGCTGATGATGTACTCATATGAACGAGCAAGATTACTCACTGATTCACCGAATAACTCTAATGGCGGGAACTCTTTAAAGATATCTTCTATCGTTAAGTTATTTAACGTAATATTAGATAAGACCTTAACGGAGTAGAGTTTACCGTCAACAGGATATCTCGCTTTATAGACTTCCGTTAAATCATTTCTATCATAAGCTTCAAAAGCATGAACATTCTTACTCTCTACCCAACCGATCTTCTTGAGCTTACTTGTCATTGTATTTCACTCCCCATGCAGTAGCAAGCGCAGAAGCCGCATTATCGATATCTTTTCCAGAGGCGATAGGTTTCATCACCTGAACAGGTTTATTCGCTGTACGCTCGATTGGCTTCGTTTTAGACGTGATATTCATATTACTGAACTTATCACGACGAGAAGAAGTCCCTTTCATATGCTCAGGCATCGGTGAAGGTGTCACTTCAACTTGAATAGTTCTTTGCTCTTTCTTCTTTTGCGGAGCAGGTGTCCAAGGACGTCTTCCGTTACCTGGTAAGCCAGATGAACGACGATCATCACGAGGCGTATAGGTACGTTCAGAAGATTCTTCTCGACCATTGATGATCTTCTTAATCGTTTCTTCGGGCATCTGAAGGACTAAGAACTCTGCACCATCAAGTGCTTGACCTGGCCAACATTCTGCGATAAACCAAACGGCTTTATCGTTACGGCGTTGATGGGCAGGGATTTTGGATTCATCACGTGTTAGACAAGTGATACTGCGCCAACGTGGACCAATCTCAATTTGACTCAAGAATGACGCATAGAAATCAATATCTGCATCTTCTGCGGCAAATATCTTATAGCCATTTTGTTCACGCTTTTGCGGGTCATAAATACGATTAAAGTTCATAATCGCTTTATATTTATTTAAAGAACGTTCGTTGGTATAGAAACGTACGGGTGCGGTGGTAAGCAAGGTTCTTGCCATTTTTTATCTCCTGATATGGGTTATGGTTTAGGTTGAATTACATTAACATAATTCATCAGTGTTTTGATTGCGAGATGATGCGGATTCTTATCATTGCATTGGGTTAAATCGATATTGTTTACATCAATAACGAAGTAACCTTTAGTAAATATTGGTTTGAAAATCTCAAGTTTCGATTGATTATAGCCATATCCGCCATAATGAAGTGCATCGACATGGATTTGTTTTGAACCAAAATAATACGTCAATATTAAGGTATGCTCACTCGGATCATCTGGATAGTGCTCTTCTATCTTCAATGTAGCAGAAACATCCTGAGATTTATACAATGAAATATCGATAGCGTTATTAATTAAAGTTTCTTCGGCGATTGCTTTACTGATATTCTTTAAATCTTGTCCAAGATTATGCACATCAGTTGATGATACATCACCTTCAATTGTATAAATAACAGTTGTATTTTCTTCATCTTGCTCTTTACTGTAAGAGATTGATACATCTTGCAGCACTTCTTTTTCTTCTTGTTTGTTCATGGCATCCATTAAGTCAATATAACTTACAAATGTCTTAACCATCTCGATATGCGCATTACTTACTTCAACTTGAGCGTTTCGAACATTGTCGATATCCATCACAATATGACCGAGTTTTTCTTCCGGTTTAAATACTCTTAATAGTGTCATGTTAGCCCGTGATACAAACTCATTGATTGGCATAATCGTTTTGATTTCTTTTGTACCCGCCACATAAATGAACTCACGCAATAATGTTTCATCATCTTCTGGGAAATATTCTTCTATAATAAGATTGACTGCTTTCTTAGTGACCGTGGTAAGGATGATACGTGCTTCAAATTTCTCTTGTCTAAGCCCATTTATAGTATCATATAACTCAGAAACCTGACCAAGTACTTTATTCAATTCAGTCGTTGGTACAACGACATCTTTAGACCGAATAATCTCACATTCTACAACGCCTACTCTGCGACGAGATGACACTCCGGTTTTATGTAATTCCGTATAGCTTCTTGTATCTGAAACAGGTGCAATAATCGCTATCTGATTGCTCCATTCTTTTAAATCTGACATTTTTCATTTCTCCTAATATTAGGGTTAATATAGTTAAACAAATAATAGAATAGTTATCTATTATCATAATGATAATATACCCTTAAAAGAAGAGATAGAACGACAAAAAAAAACAGTCTCAATCGAGACTGTTTTGTATGTTGATTAATCAGCCATATGACCGATTTCATCAATCCAGTATTCACGTCTTGGAATGAACGCTTGGCTACTAGATTTGTAGCAATAGTCCAATTTACTCGAATCGGTCATTGTGTTCCAAAATCTGACGAATGACGCATCTTTGACTGCATCAGTATTGCCGTTGTCGCACATTCTTGCTAGTTGTACGTCAAACGCAAACCAGCGATTGTTCAATTTGACAACTGAGTATTTTTCAGTCTCAGCGGCACTATGTTGAAGTGCATATGTTATCACTTCTTCAACATTCTTGTCATCTCCGGTGAGATAATATCTTTCAATACCTCTCTTATCAGGAACACCAATGTACTCATGACGAACTAATCCAAATTTTCTTTGGATTTTATCAGCCAATACACGGCTAATGAATAATCCTTTATACGGGTGTCCAATACCCATTTCACTATTAATGGTAACGTAAACGGCATCTTTAGCTAATTCGATAATACTTGACATGGTTAACTCCTTACCTCTCTCTTGAGGATATCTCTCTAGATACATGTCAGAATCTAGAGGTTAAAATGATTTATTTAGGGATGGTCACCACCATCCCTGTTTAGGACGGACTGAGGCGCTATACCTCAATCCATCCTTCGTGTCTGAACACGGAGGTCTTCACAACCTCTCCGTGTTCGTTGGTTGTCTCAACGGATACACGTTTTGAGAACGCATACATTGGTTGAATACCGGCAGCCTTGAGCTTGCGCTCTAGCACCGGCATAAAGAACGGTGCGCCGCCAATCATCGCAATGCGATGGAAATCTGGGTGTCGAGTACCCAGTTTGCTGACAATAGAGTCAGCACGTTTCTCAAGGTCTTCTTTTGTAGGAAGTTCTTTGAAATCCAATACAGATTTGGTATCTGCATCAGTTTCAACCACTGCCATGCAGTGTTCATCAGCCCACGCTCTTTGTTCATTTGAAAGTGGGTGTTGAGTTAAATTAATAAATAAAGTAGCCATATTTTTTCTCCTATATGATGGTTAAATAAATGGCCCATTTGTTGGGCCGTGCGATATGAGTTTAATAGCTTATTTCTGTTGCCAGGCTAAGCCAAACCCCAAACTTATTCAATCTCTATCTATTGAACCAATCCATTGTAACGAATACGAATCGGCCTTTTAGAGAAGAGTTATCAATAACAGGATATCCAATCATGATATCCTCCAATCCTTTTTGAGCTGCTTTATTATACAGCTCTTCAAGTAGAACATCATCTTCTGGAAAGTTCTCTGGAAGATGAACTTGTTTTGTCTCACGGTCTAGACAAACGTTATTTAATTTGACCATACTTTATCTCCTGTTGGTCTTTATGGTTAATTAAAACGAAGACTAGATTTACTATCTCTTCTTCACTTAGATTATATAGGATCATAAAAATTATAGACTGGGTTTTTATAAGGACATATAAAAGAGACTACATTCCGTAGTCTCTTTATTGTGTCACTTCCATCCTTCTTCAGATAAAACAAGATATTGTTTCATTAATGATTTCATCTCAGCAACTGATTCTACCTCGATATAATACTCGTCTAATCCCCATGGATTATGATAACCTCGATAAGAGATGCGTTTTCCTTCGATTTCTTCTGCACTACAGCTCTGAACAAATAAAGTACAGTGCGGTATTGAAGTATCATCAGCATCAATGACAATACGGATAACTTCCATATCAGTAATATCCATATTTTTCAATACTTCATTCACCCGCTCTCTATCTTGTTCTGCCATCTTTTCGATATGACGACGTAAATCATCGTAATTATCATTATTTTCAATACTCATTTACTATTTCCTTTGTTAAAATAAATATACATTATATTTTCTATTTTATTGAATAAATAATAGACGGACATAATAAGAGGACTCCGAAGAGTCCTCGATTATTCATTAAGAAAGAAAATTATTTAGATTCTTTCTTTTTAGCTTTAGCAAGTGATGCACGGCATAATGCTAAATAAGCTTTCGCTACTTTAGTGTAATGCACGCAAACATTTACGTTACCTTGTAAGATTTGAGTAGGTAAGTAGTAAGTACGTTGAATTACTTTCACGACAGATTTAACATTTAAATCATCACTTTCTTTGATGTTGCTAACAGTGCTAGAAATATCGTCTTTTAATTTATCGACATCTTTCTTCGCTTTCTTAGAACCATCGTTATAGAATTTGCTCAATGTTTCCATTGCTGCAATCACATCATCACAAACGGTTTCTACTTGTTTTACAGTTAACGCAGCATCGCTGAATGATTCAGGTTTAGCTTTGAATTTGTTGTCAGCTTCAGCAACTTTACATTTGAATGAGTTCAATAAAGAAACTTCTTGACCTTTCTCTGAAGCGTATTCTTTATTGTAACCAGTAAATAAATACTTATTACCGAAATGTAAAGACTGTTCATTACCAACGTATTCTTTACCGAGTACTTGAACTGCACCTTCTTTGTTACCAGATAGTTTCTTCAATGCACTAGTACAAAGATCAATTACATCGCCTTTAGATGAATTTTTATTCAACAAACCACAAAGAGTGTTGATTTCGCTAATGCTTTCTGTTACACTACCGCCAACTTTACCGCATGCATCTTTAAGTGTTGCGGTTGCTTTTAATGCTGATGCAATGTTGAACACTTTACTGTCAACTGCTAGATTTTCGAAAGAACTGTTCCAGCTAGTTAATTTTTCAGGTGTTGCAGTAGCATCGTAATCAGCTAAAGATTTTTGGATTGCTTTTGCATCTTTAATCACGCCAGCAGTACTGTTAAAGAAACGATTCCACAAGTTAGCGATGTTATTGATGATGTTCTCAACAAATTCTTTAGTACGTTGCCACATGCTTGCAAGAATTTCTTTGAAACCTTCAGTTGATAGTTTGATACGACCTTCTGATTCAGTTGCAACTTGTTGAGTCACTTCATCAACCACTTCATCAGGTGCACCAGTTGCATCTAAGGTTTGCGCCACACCACTTTGTAATAAAGCTGCTTCTTCAGGTGTTGCACCTTCAGGACGTTTTTCAATTGAGTCAGCGATATCTGCGATGTTTTCGCCTGTATCTACCGCTGTGTTAGCACGTTGTAATGCAGCAACATCAGCTTCGACTTCAGCCGCTTCCATTACTAATTTAGCGAATTCTTCGTTATAAGATACTTCGTCACCAGTCACTGCATCTAATACAGTATCTTCGTTACCTGTATCGATAGCAGATTCGATTGATAGACGTAATCCAGAGGTAAACTCTTTACCCCATAAACCGTGTACTTTTGCCATTTTAATTTACCTATAATAGTAGATTCTTTTTATTGCTTAACTAACTTTAGATTATCTTTCAATCAAAGATTAATTATGCCATTGCATTGTTGATTTCGGATACACCTTGTTGGATGCCTTTAATAACATCAAGATACATCGATAAAATTGCTGGTGCAGAGAATAAATCTTTTAACGCTGTTACAAGTTTACGTAAATTCTTCTCAGCCACTTCAACTTCAATTTTCTCATGAGCAGCAATTTTCTGAGCAGATGGAAGTGGATCATTTAAGATTGAATCCATTGCTTTAATGATATCGCCGTTTGTTTTCTTCCATGCGGGAATATACTCATTAAGAGCGTTCTTACTCCAGCCCAAGAACGATTTCATTCTGTCTTTGGTCAATGTCGCGTTAGAATTGCCGCGTTCAGAAGTTGGAACAAATTTCAGACGTGTTACCACAAATTTTGGCGTATCTGACTCATCTTTAGAATCTGCACCGATAGAAACACCCGTACCACCAATCAGAGGATATTTTGGAAGAACATATTCCATATTTTCTTTCTTAACGACTTCGAATTTTCCTGATTTGCGCACATCATCACTTGCTTCTTCAACTGCTTTTACATCACCATTTTTCATGGCATTGATTGATTTCAGTGTTGCTTCAGGATAATTGGTGAACATGTAGTTCATCATCGTCATGATATTCGGGCCGCCTTTTACTTCGAGCTCTTCGAAGCCTTCCCAGTGACCATTTGCTTGGATAATACCGAGTCTAGCCCATTTAACAGCTTTACTGTTTTCATCACCCTCTGCTTCTTGAGCAGCACCCTCGGCTTTCTTCTCGAAATCAGCAGGTAATGCGTCTACTTTCTTCTCAGCTTCATCTACCGCTTCTTTTGCATCTTTTTCTGATGCTTCAGATTTCTTGAACCAACCGGTGATTTTATTGAAAATGCTCGCGAAGAACTTCTTGATTGCTTCCCATGCTTTCACATACCAGCTGTCTGCTGCTTCCATAGACACGATAGTCATGTCTGTACGGTCTGCAGAGCTACCTGTGAAAGATTCTAATGATGGGATAGACACCGGCATAAATACACGACTGGTGATATTTTTCATTGCGATTTCAGCAAAACGTGCTGCATCACGCGTCATACCACCTTTTTCTAAGTATGATTCCATCGCTTCTTTAACTTCGGTTACTTGAGCTTGCGCATCGGCAAGTTCTTGTACACCATCATGTAAGCCTTCGATTTCAACTAAATCGTGCTCTAAAGAAGAGATACGTACTTGCGCTTCGTTCTCTGCTTTTAAGCGACGAATTTCAACCACGGCTGAAGCAGAGTTGCGAACGTCATCTGTTTTGACGCCTTCGCTGTTATCGAAGTCTTCATTCGACATACGTACTTGGTTTACCACCTGTTGTACGAATTTTAAACCTCTTGTCATAATAATTTTTAAACCTCATATGTTAAATAGTCAGGACAGTACTATCCTTCCTATTGCTGCATATAAATAAGTAAGATTAGCTAATCATACTCTTAACTTTCACCTTCTGGACGAAGCATGAAAATAAAGGTATCGAGTAAATCAATGAACCCACCATCTTGGTTAACCCAAGTATAGAGGACATTACCGCTTATTTCCTTTAAGAAAGAATCAGCTTGATTAAGTAAATGTTCACTGTAGTGTTTGTCGTTATCGTGAGATATCGACACATTTCTTGGTGCGGTTACTTCACTTGAAACAGATTGAAACGGAATCAATGCTTGATATCCTGCTGTCGGGAGTCTGCGTTGCCCTTGAGATATAAAGCGGAGTGTATCGACAAGGAATGATAAATGCCCTTCTCGCTGCACCATGTCTTTGATTGTCACTTTAAACCAGTTTTCGACCGGGAAATCTGCTTGGGGATTGAGATATCCGACTAATTGCTGGATTAAGCGTAATGCTTCGAATCGTTCGTTATTCCGTAAACTCATACTCACTTCTTTATCACGAATTCGTCTGAGTGCACCATGGTAATATGAAGCACCGAGATCATCAGATTCTGTGCCGAATCTGAAACCTCGTGCCGAAACAAAAGTTGTCATGTAAACCCTCTTTTTATTTAAGCACGTTTTACAATCCTTCATATCAACCGAATCTTTTAACGCTTCTTACTGCTGTTGACTATTGGACAAGTCTCCACCAAAGAAACAACATACCCAATCCATGAAGTCTCTTACTACGCATTATAATCTGCGTTGTAAGATTCTTCCATATCATGAATTTTCTTGTTTAATTTCTTTAATGACTCTTGTGCGTTGTTAATAACTTGGTCCATCTTCGCATTGTCTTTGCCGCCACGCTTCATGATATATTGCTGGATACGCATTTCTAACAATTCACGTTCTTGTTTAGCAGCCTCAATACGATTGTGACGCCATTCCACAATTTTAATGCGGATATGGTAGATAGGATTTAAAACATACGGTACGAAGCCTAAGCCTAGCCCATCTACGTTTTTACCATGTACCTTGTTAATAACATCGATTTCATCTTTCGTCTCTGCGACTTGGATATCTGGAATCGATTTCACGGCACGGATAAAATCTTCTTTATTCGTACTGTAAATACCAAGCATCCCAATGAAAGCTAACATGTTGGTTTCTAACCACTTGATATCACCTTTCGTTAAGGGGTCTTCTGTACTTGGGGTTTTCTCTAATTCCTTATATTCATTCGCCACTAAATAAATCGCTAAGCGGCGTGCGTAGATAAGAAAGAACTCACTCATCTCAACAAGACGCAGTAAATTTGCTTGTTGATATGAAAGTTGCGTCCCGATGATATCCTCATTAAAGGATTTATCAATCAGGTCATTTAAGTACGTGAGTCGCTCATTTAAATGAGAGAGCACATTGTACGTTACAGCGATACAGTTAATTGGACGTAAAGACCAATCACGATTTTTAAAGTTAATCGTGCGGCTTTTCATCACTGTATCATTAAAAGCTTTATTCCATTTTGCCACAAATGGATTCGCTTCATTAAACCCTGTAGTCGGTTCAACTAAGCTTGCATAAGGTGGCAACGTCTTGGTCGCAATCTCATTCTTAAGAATATCGATTTGTTGCGTTACTGTACTTTTAGAAAAAGACGGTAAGAACGTGCGAACAAAGAACGCTAATGGAGAACCAGGTAGTAAAGCCATCTTTATTTCTCCATCATCTGATTAGATATTAGGCACTTGTCCTGCTTGGAATGCACGAAGGATTTCCATCACATTTGGACCACTTCCTTTTGCAGCGGATTTACATTCGCCAAAGGTAAGTTCCATCGCGCGTGGTTGACCACGGTGATAAACAGTGACAGTTTCGTACATGTCATCTACAACCAGTAACATGATGAGTCCGCTACGTGAGAAGATATCACCACGTACTTTCGCATCACTTAACTTACCGCCTACCGCTAATTCGATATCCGGTACAGTGGATTTAGAAATGATACTGATAGTAGACGCTGTCGCTAAAGAAGTTTTCTGAGTTAAGATAGCAGAAAGTTTATTTCCGCGACGTTTCTTCTCAAGCTGTTCAGTTAATTTTAATTTATCTTGTTTCAATAAACGCGCACGTTCTTGAATCAAGTCGTTGACAAAGAGCATGTCAGCAATCGTTGCTAACTCACCATCTTTCCAACGTTGGATACGGTTCCACCAGCTATTGTTTTGATTTGCGGTGGCATACATCGCTTTAAACATTTCACGGTTTACCGCTAATGGGTTTAAGCGAACGGTCACAGGAATGATAGCACGTTTGCCTTCATTCTCAATCGTGACTTCGAAAATCTTACCTTGTGCCAGGTGAGGCATTTCTGTTGCCCATTCAGAGGTTTTTTGATCTGCATCTCTGGTATTACCGGTCGTTTGGCTATCGAGGTTTTCTAGTTTTGTTTTTAGTTTATCCCAAGATTCCAACGAAACCACACGGTCAGTATAACCTGCACGAAGTTTTGGGAAGCCCATGTAAGATTCAATAGCAATCCATTCACTGGCTGCATCTTTGGCATTTGAGCTTACACTACGACTCGTATTTAAACGGTCTAATGTTTGGCGAACATTACAGTTCCCAATGTTGTTTAATAAAGCAACCGCTTGCAAATAATAGCCTGTATAGATATTAGTACAGAACTTTAAAATCTCAGGGATGACTGCATGATGTGTCAATAGGTCTTCGACCGTTACTAAGATTACATTCTGAGTCGATTGAGTGAATTCAATTAATGAACCCTCACTCTGCTCAGATAAGACGTTTGTTGCAAGTGAAGCGACATTAAACAGAGTTCTAACACTGTTATCGCTCATAATTAACTTTTCCTTTTTCTTGTCATCACCCCTACCGCACTTACCCCTCTTATCTTTTCTTTCCTGTATAATAGGTGTTATACCACGTGTACACCGTGATACATAAAAAGGAAGCGTGTCATGATGAACGTCAGAATAAAATCACGTGATTACATTCATTATAGGATATCTTCATAATGGCAAATAAACCAACAAAAAAAGATACCACGACTCTAGATATAGTCCGTAGTATCGATGATATTGTCCGTTTATCAGGTAAAGGCACCCGATCTGCCACTAACTTTGATATGACCCATGGGTTAAATTTCAGCGGACAGAACCAACAGCTTACTTCACCAAACCGACAAACATCTGGGATGGTGTTTTTCACAAGGCCTATGCTTAATTTAACATATGGTAATCTCACCAAGTGCCGTCGTCTGCATCCATGGCGAGATGCTGATCCCCGCTCTTCATTAGGAATAGCCAGGTCTTATCTTGATCCGAGATTAACTGACCAAGTCGTTAAAGATTTAGAAGGGCAAGTTATCCCTTGGCAAAATCGCTTTCAATCACCTTTAGTTGACCCATTCAATCCTTTTATTTGTTTATTAACCAATACACTCATGAGCTTAGGAGGATGGCAAGACATGCGAGGCGATACGTATAAATCCGATAGAGGAATACGTAACGAACAATGGTTCATGTATGATGGGATAGCGGAGATAAATGAAGTATATAGTTTAGATGCCACATTTCGTAATCCTGAAGGGGATGCAACCTTAATCTTATTCTTATTGTGGCAAATCTACATGAGTGAAATCAGAAACAGTCTTGACCCTTATCCAGAGATGATTGTTAATCGTCGTTTAGACTACAATACTCGGGTTTATAATCTCATCTTAGATCAGAATCAACAATACTTATTACATTGGGCTGCAACAGGGGCAAGTATTCCAATGAACACCCCATTTGGTAAAATCTTCGATTATGATTATAGTCAGACCTTTAATCATGGGTTAGACCAACTCAATATCTCGTTTGAAAGTGCGTATGCAGATTATAACGATGTCATTACGTTATATGAATTCAATAAAGTCGTAGGGATGTTTAACCCAAGTCTTCGTCTTTATAACAACCCATACATGAATCAAGGTAATGCACCGTTTAAAAATATCACGGATGACTATCGTGATAATATACCGTTCATGAATCAAGGGAATAACAAATCCAATAATGCCCCATGGATAAAACTCTTACCAAACGAGAAGCTTCGTGCAAACTATCGTGCTTATCCTTTAATTAATATCTATACTAAAGAGTTAGAATGGTGGATAAGACGGGCTGATTTTGCGCGTTATGTGATTAACCTAAAATTTGAAGATGCGGAGATGCGTAATCCATCTGAACAGATAACACGTAACATCCGTGACTACTTCCATGATACCCGTAAATAGAGGATGAAAAATGTCAATTGAATATATCAAACATGACACGGGATATTCTCGTGCTTATCAATTAAACCGTGAGAAATGGGACGCAGCATTACAAGATGTAAAACGTAACCCATCCCTTATGATGAAACGCGGACTAGATTATCTTGCCGATAATACGAACGGTGTCCTTGATTACGTGGATGCCTCGAATCCTTCTTCATTATTAATGGAGTTCAGCGCACAATTAGCAGCAAATAACTTTAACTACTTTGCTGAAATGGATAGACGTCATTATCCATCCTTAGCGACGCATATGACCGATTTATATCCGCATATGAGTTTAGCCTTATATCAAGGGATTTACAGTACACCAAGTGTGGCAAGATTCTTACTTCAGTACCGTGTTGCGGATATCATGAAGAATGCCGTACCGACCAATGTACCCGGTCAGAAGATGATTCTTATTCCACGTGGTACAGCGATTGATGTAGAAGGCGCCATCTTTACATTACTCCACGGGATAGAAATCCGTGTGAATGATTATGGAGCGATTCAAGTTATCTACAATACCGATAAACTTGATGAACTTGAACCGTTAAAGACGAACATCTTAGACTACATCTTCGTGACCAGTGATGAAGAGGAAGATTGGTTACGTATTGAAGTCCCTTTATTACAGGTAGCGAAGATTACGTATCAAGAAGGGCTATCTCACTTAGTTGACCCCTATATGCGTGTGCATGGCTTTACCGATAAGTTCGTGAAAGCACGGGTTTATTTAGTGCGTGAAGATGGGACACAAGAAGAGATTAAAACTACGCATTCTGCTTTAGTGTATAATCCAAATGAACCGACTGCGGTGATTAGTGTATTGGATGACAATAACTTGAGTATCCATATCCCAATGATTTACTACAGTAATGAAACAATTAAACATGCACAAGTGAAAGTAGAAATCTATACGACACAAGGGAAAGTGCATATTCCGGTTGAAAGTATTACCGCAAGTTCTCAACAGGCATTACCGTTACAATACGAGAAAGATGACTTATCTCAAGAAGACAGTAAATACTCTGCCCCATTAGAAATCATGGATGTGATGGCAATTGGGATAAGTGATACAACAGGGGGTAGTGACCCAGTCAGTTTTGATACCATGAAGAAATGGGTGATTAACGCCGGTCGTTATGAGGGTGAAGCCATTACCCATGCGAACATTAAGATTAAGAAAGCAGGGGTATTAGGTTACGATTTGATTACGGATATTGACCATGTGACGAACCGTATCTTCCAAGCCACTCGTGAGATTGAGCCCGCACCGAATGGAGAATTTACCCGTGGTGTAGGCTGTTCAATTGAATCAGTTCCATTAAAGCTTTCTGAATTGGAAAACAACGATTTCGTGAATGTCCATGAAGACCGCATGACTTTACGTCCTGATGCGCTATTTAAAACAGTGGGTGGAGTGACGAAACTCTTACATCAATCCGAAATCCCAACAGAAGAAAGTGCGGGCGGTGTCGATGCGTATATCCAACGTATTAATACATTGGAATACATTAAGACGCCATTCCATTACGTCTTTGATGCATCTAAGACATCTTTCGATATGCGTCCTTATTACATGCTTGACCCATCTTACTTATCACAATCTTTCATTCAGGCGAACCAAGAATGTGATTTACTGATGGCAGTCTATTCCGCAACGATTCATTATACTGATTTCGGGTATAAAATTCGTATCCGTTTCCGGGGTAATGATGAATTGAAGAAAGTTGACCATGAGAAGTTATTCGTTCAATTAGCCTATATTCCATCAGGTCAGATTGATTATGCTTATCTGAACGGTGATTTCATTGGGATGGAAGAAAAAGACCACGTCTTTGAATTTGATATTAAAACAACATTTGATTTTAATGATAAACATCATCTCATGTTAAATAACTTTAGTATCTTATCAAAAGAAGCCCGTATCTTACCAAGTAAGCTTAAACAAGCGTTCCGTGTGGTGATGGGTATCTTTGACCACCCACAAGGCAGTGAAGAGAAAAACCACATTAATAAACGTGCAGGTGCGTTCTTATTAAATGGTCGAACCAATTTTACTGTGATTGCTGAAAATGAGATTCGCGTACGTTTCGGGGATAACTTAAATTCACTATGGCACAATACCCGTACGACCTCTTCATTAATTGAATATGCGGTTTATGAAGAAGATGTCCCATTGCGTTATGCAGAGGATGTCCGTGCGATTAATGAAGAAACGGGGTTACCGAAGTATACCTTAGATAGTGATGGCCACATGGTCTTTGAATTAGTTCACCAGAAAGGGGATATCATTCGCGATGTCGAAGGTCGCGTGATGTTAAAACATCAGAAAGGCGATGTAATTACGGATGAGAAAGGCAACCCGGTACCAAAATCACCAAAACAGGTATTGCGGATTGTGGATATCTTCTTCTATGATGGTATCTATCATTTCAGTAACTATATTGGTGATATGGAATACATTCGAAGTATCCCACGTTTAATTGTGAATTGGTTAGAGGGTGATGTGGAACGACTTCAACGTAATCTTCTTGAACAATCCGAATTGTTCTTCATGCCGAAACGGACGATGGGTTATATTAACATCATCGCAGAAGGCGGGATTAGACGTTCTATCTTTAACCGTTTACCGTTTAAAGTCACGTTCTATTTAACTGATAAAGCATGGCGTAATGCATTATTACGTGAATCGATTCGTAAGATGACATATCGCGTAATTAATGAAATGTTAACGCATCGTACAGTATCAAAAGATATCATTGAAAATACACTACGTACTCAAGGCGGGGTAGAGAACGTATTAGGAGTGAACATCAATGACATGGGCTTAGGTCCTGATGTCAATACTTTTACGATGATAGATGATGGTGCACGTTGTAGTGTAAGACGTAAAATTGGTTTAACGGAAGATAATCATTTACGTGTTCGTGAGGACATCGAGATTAACTTCGTTAACCACGATAAACGAATTGGAGCATAACAATGAACAAGCAAATGATGAAACTTGCTGTAGAAGAAGCAGAAGTGACGCTTGATAAAGCACAAAAGGAAATCCTTGAGACGCAATCTCCTTTAAAACGTGAGATGATTGCTTCGCATAATTACATGGACAAATTAGTCGAGATTTGCCGTGGTAATGAAGGGATGAACCAACAAGAAGCAGAAGCTGTACACGATGCCGCGAACATGATTGTGGAGAAACACCAATTAGAAGTAGAAACACCATCAGTCGAAGCTTTTGTTGGGACTAATAACGCATTAACCTATTGTCGTAATGTACAACGTGCATTATGGCAAAAGATAGTGAGTTATAAATAAAATATAAGGGAGTATATACTCCCTTATATTTATGTCCTATCGAGATGCGTAGGCACGGTACGTATTTGTACCTTGCTCACGATAGGATGCATTATGAGCATTCACTCTAGCTAATTCGGTGGCAGTTAACCCACCACTTCTACTTCTAGCATAAGTGTTATGCCCTTGAGGATGTTCTGTTGGAGCAACCCCAAAACGATGGAAATACTCTATTTGTGTAGACATATTACCTCCTAAGTTTTGGATAAAAAAATCCTGGGATAGCTCTGAACTATCCCAGGTACCCTGTAAGATATCCATCTTACATCAAGGAGATAATATAGGATTATAAATTTTATAGACTAGGTTTTTACCTGGTCTTGATTATGTCCGGACATAAGGAGAGGACTCCGAAGAGTCCTCTGTTAATTGTCACTTCAATTAAATGAAGTTACGTACACGACCTGATACTTCAGCATTTTTCATTGCTTTATATTTACGGTCATAGTACTGTACAAGACGTGCGTATGCAGTTGGATTACGTAAGATATCCTTGATTTCATTTAAGTCCCAACGGTCTTCTGGGCCACCTGGCTGTGCCATGGTGTAGAATACGTTGAATAACTCTAATAATGCTTCACGGTTATCTTTTGATAATGTTGCATCCGTTGCGTATTGTAAGAAGCGTGCACGATTTTCCATCGCAAATAATGAACCAGAGTAGGTGTAGAAGAAGTCTACTGCCGCATCCATGGATTCCATATATACGTCGATATCATCTACCGTTAAGATTTTAAGGAGTGATTCGTATAAACGGATTTGTTGGTCTAAACCATCTAATGGTTTAATGCGGTTCGTTGGGTTCATCGCTAATGCGTATTGACGGAAACCAGCTACGGTTAAGTTAGTGAATTGGTGTTTATAACCAAACGCATCGCCTTCTACTTTGCTACCATCAAATGGGTCTGCAGGTGTTGCAGTGCCATCTGTACCTGGTACAGCTGGTTGTGGTTTCAAGGTTTCTGGTTCTGGTACCACATTTAACGTTACCGCTTGTGAACGTACTGGTGCACGGTTGGTTTCAGACACTTCTACGTAGTACTTACCTGCATCAGAGACTTTTAAGTCAGTGATGGTTAATACTTTCGTGGTTTGACCTGCAAGTAATGCTGGTTGACCACCGTTTGGTGTACGATACCAAGAATATACAGTATTTTCAGTAGCAGTTGCATCGGTTACAGTTAATGTAAAGGTTTTACCAATCGCTTCGTTGATTTCACCTGTTTTATCCAATACTGGATTGAAAGGTACTTCCACTTTACGTGGTGCCACTTCAACAGTTGAAACTTTACGACGTGCAAAGACTTTACCTAAACGTTCACCTTCGATGAAGTAATCACCCGAATCCGTTAATTTTAACGGTTCGATATGAAGGGTGTCTTGTGTGCCACCTTCAACAGAAGTTTCTTGACCATTTACTTCTTTCTTCCAACGGAAGATAACATGGTCAGCCGGTGTAGCAGTCACTTGTAAGTGTAATGCATCGCCTTCTACTTTGCTTAGGATTTGCGTTGCTGGGTCAATCGTGATTTCAACATCTTGATATTCAATTGATGTTGCTTTCGCAATTGGAGATTGTACGCGTTCATCACCTACATAAGCAACTAAGTAGAACTCTTTACCTAATTGTGGGGTAACAGTTACACGTAATTCTGCTGTATTTTGACCTGCAATCGCAAGGGCTTGACCCTCATAGATATGCATCCATTGACATTGTGCTAACTCTAAACCTTGGTCTTGAGGTGCAGCGACCGCTTTAATCACTAATTCTTGTTTCTCATGTAAGATACCAAGATTCGTTTGATCAAGGACGATACCACGTTTAGCAGGTGTCACTGGTTGGGTTTCAGTTGTTTCACTCACGGATGGTTTTCCTTCTTGAGAGTTATTTGGTTGTTCATGGTGCTCTTCCGTACCATGCGCTTCTGGTGCAACAGGTGGTTGAGCTTGTGAACCTTGTGGTTGTTCAGCAGCATGAGAAGTCTCTTCATGATGCGCTTCGCTACCCGCAGCTGGTTGTACACCCGCATCAGTATGAGTAGTATCGTTTGATACTGCTGGTTCAGATGGAGTGCCCGCTGGTTGAGTTGGCGTCGCCACTGTGTTTTCATGTGGGGTATCCACAGTTGGCTGAGATGGAGATACAACTGGGCTATCTTCGTGTTTCTCAGCAGGAGCTGGTGCAGCTGGCTGAGATGGTGTCACAACAGTATCTTCGTGTGAGGTTTCACCAGATGGTTGTGATGGTACGACTGCCGCAGGTTCATCGTGTTTTTCTACAGGCGCTGGCGCTGCAGGTTGAGTCTCAGTATTACCTGCTGGTTTTTCTTCTTTACCAGTTTGGTCAGATGCACCTGTTGAAGCGGTATTTTCTTCAGGACGTACTGGTGCAGGCTCATTTGCCACCGGAGCAACTGGTTTTACTTCATCACGGTGTTCAGGTTCAGCGTGTGCTGGTTCACCTGCTGCCGGTGCTGAAGGACTCACGGTTGTATCAGTATGACCTGCTTCTACTGGAGCGGGTTCTTCTTTACCTGATACGGGTGGCTGTGGTTGCACTACTGTTTCGTTAGGACGTGGGTCGTCTTGACGAGGGGTATCTGTACTGTGGTTTGTTTCGCTCTCATTATGAGCTTCCACAGGATGGTTTTCCGCAGTACCTGTTGCTGGTGATACATCTGCAGTATGTCCATTGGTTTCTGCTCCCGCTTGTGGTTGTGAACCAGTAGAAGCTGTACCTTGGTCAGCAGTTGGTGTAGTTACACCTGGTGCTGCTTGTGGTTCGTCGTGTTTCTCATCTGCAACTGGTTTTACATTACCAGTAGATGGTTCACTTGATGGAGCGTTCGCTTCATCGTGTTTTTCTTCTGTTGCTGGTTTAGTAACACCAGTAGAAGTTTCACCTGCTGGTGCAGATGGTTCAACAGCCGGTGTGCTGACTTCATCATGTTTTTCAACTGGAGCCGGACTACCTTGTTCACCTGTAGTAACAGTTGAACCTTCGTGGGTTTCTGTTACAGGAGTATCCTGATGGGCATCACCTTGTGGTGCAGCCGGGCTTACACCACCTTGCGGTTGTTCAGTATGAGCTTCTTCATGGTGGTCAGCTGGTGGAACAACTGCAGTTTCTTCGTTATGTTTTTCTACAGTAGATTCAGCAGCTGGAGATGAAGTCTCATGATGTTCTTCTGGAGCAGGTTGTGATACCGTGGTGTCACCAGATGTCGCTGGTGCACTTGGTGCTGGGTCAGCTGTATGAGCATTATCTTCAGTGTGAGCTGCTTCGGTATGTGTACCTGCTGCTTCGTCTGAAGGTTTAACTGCTGCACCTGATTCAGAATTGCTATTTACTGTTGTTTCTGAAGTTGTCACAGACGCACCTGCTTCTTCGCGGTGTTCTTCTGCGGTATGGTTACCTTCGGTACCATGTTCTTCAGTCGCATGAGTGTCTTCAACGTGAGTATCTGCACTGTGTCCATCTTCAGCTGCAACATGAGATGGATGGTTTTCTACATCTTCATGTGCATCTTCAGTAGTATGAGAACCTTCTTCTTCGTGACGTTCTGGTGCTTCTTCAGCAGCGTGGTCAGGGTTACCTGTTGCTGCTGGCTCACTATGCGCAGTATCTGTTGGTTGTACACCTTCGTTGTTTGCTGCACTACCGTTTGGTGATACTGATGACTCAGCACCTGCAGAAGATGGAGGAACATCGTTGCTTGGTGTGCTACCTGCAGGTGATGCAGAAGTATCTGATGATACAGCTGGAGCAGGTTCACCTGATACAGGAACAGAGTCAGTATGGAAGTGTTCTGCTGTTACAGTAATCGTTTCAGATTTGGTTTCACGGCGATAACGACCATGTTTCTTGTCGTGTTTAACCACTAATTGGAACACTCCTTCTGAATCTGCTTCTTTTGGCAACACTAACGTAGATGAGTTAGATTGCATTGGGAATGAGCGACCATCTTTTAACCATTCGTATGCGATATCGGTACGAGTAGTATTGACATTCACATTTAAGGTCACGATAGCATCACCAGCACGTTCACCTTTAACAAGCGTTGGGCTACCTAAGGTTACACCTGGGGGAACTTGTTCAGACACGTTTAATGTAAAATCAAGGTGTGCAAGCTCTTTTGCTTCTTCGTTGTTTTCTTGTAATGATACGCGGATTTTCTTCCCGTTCATTTCAGGGGTTGCATAAGTAATGATAACATCTTTAAATGAGATACCATCTTCAGATTCATCACTCATTGTTGGGTTAAACAAGGTTGATACCGTTTTGATATCAAATGTTTGGCCATCAGCATCATAATCATAAAAACGAAGCACTTTGCTTTCTGCTTCTTCTTTTGTTAAAGCTTCGCCATCTTTCTTAGCGTCTACTTTAACAACGATGTAATCGTTTTTATAAAGCGTACTGTTTAGGTCTGTCCCGTCGTTTGCAAATTCTAATGCATAAACGGGTTGTTGAACACCAGTTTCTTCGCGGTGTTCTTCAGAATTTTCTAATTCTGCCATAATTCAGTTTCCTTTTAGTTTCTAATGTACAAAAGAAGTGTGGTATAACATATTTATGCATTACCACACATGATTAAACCATTAAGATATAGCTTCGCTTAATCGGATTCGTACGGCTTTATTTGCAGTACCATGCATTGCTTTCATGAAGCGACCATTCATCACGGAACCTACTTTTGCCCCATAGGAAGCAAGCGATTGTTCAAACCCACGCATCTTATTACCGTAGCAAATAGAACAATATCCTACGCCACCTTGTGCGGCAAGACAATAACCAGGACTACGCATAATCACTTCTTTCCCGATATAGTTCTTAATATTCTCTTCGGTGAGTAAGACATTCTTGCCATTTTCTATGATATACGTGCCGATATACGTTTTAGGATTATATGCTTCGTGGATAACACGACGTAATCCCATCTTCGTTCCACAATCTTCTTTAATGATTTCTGCAGCCGAGTAAATACGGTAAATGAATTTTACCTCTTCACCACCTAATGCCGTTGCTGCCCCGCGGCTATATGAACCATCACGTAACCCATCTATCAGTGCAGGAATATCTTCTGGTTTAGTTTGTTCATAAAGCGAAGTGGTAACCAATACGTTCGGTTTATCGGGGTCCATCCGTTTCTGCACACCTTGCATGATGTGCAGTTTCTTACGGTTGATATCGAAAGATTTCCCTTTAATGTAGAACCCTTTATTTGGGTCTTGATTAATATAATCCTTATCGTATTGCACTAACTCTTTCTCTATCTTCGCCACGATAGTTGGATCATCGAGTTTATCTTTATACTTATCCAGTAATTCTTTCTTCAGTTTATCGATACCCGGTGCGGCTGATACTGTATACTCCGTAGCAGAAGGCGAGTTCACCACTGTAAAACCAGTTAGAGACGCCATGGCATTTAACATCTTCTTAAATTCCGTGACGTAAATAAAGGCAGGATCACGTTTCTCTTCCGGTACGTCATCTCTTACACGTGGTGCAAAGGATTGAGCGATTTTACCTACGGAAAGATTATTCTCATTAATGAATGGTACCTTGTTCCCTAACGCATAGATGAAACAATACCAGTTAATAAAAACGATACCAGGAGTCGTTTCAATTTTCTTCCCTGCTTCTACCGTAGGCACATCTTGATTCGTGATGGTAATGGTTTCATTACAATAAAGTACGGGTTCTTTTCTACCGTCTGCTTGAATGGGTTTACCATTAAATAAGATGGCTTCCATCTCATCATCTTCAATCCCTTCAATGAAATCTCGACGTAAGAATGAAACTAATCCATTCGCATTATAGATTCGTCCTTTATAGTGCTTTTCATCCACTGTCGTTGGAAGACTCGTTACCATGAATAAAGACAGTATCCATTCACGGTGTCGATATGCTTCTAACTGACAGCCTTTTAAAAATAGTTCTACGTTATTCATACTAAGTCATCCACTTTATCGTTGAGTCCTTGGGCATACGCGTTAATGAATCGACGTCTTTCGTTCATATCGGTAATGACTTCGAAGTCAGGTACATCTTGACCGATTTCATTGACATTGATATTCGCATTATACTTCACGATTAAACGTACAAGATAACCAAAAAGTAATCCGTATAGTCTTGCATTGGCTGCAGGAATAATGCGTAGTAACTCACCACATGCATCAAATAACGCATCTTCATAATCAGGTGAAGTATCTTGTACAACGCGATTATAGAATTCTTTTAAGACCCGTTTAATCTCTTTATGGTTGGTACCTTGATTGACTAAGAACTGGTTACGGTGTAAGAACGTATTCCATTTGCTGATAAATAATAAACGTTCACGATTCTGTTCACGATAATCATCTTCTTCTAATGCGAGCTGTTCATTTGCAGTTTGTTTAATCGCCATTGTAATGGTATCTAAGAATACCGTTAAGACTTCTTTGGTAATGTTCATGACGTGTTCAACTTGAATATGCGGATAAAGTAGATTAACCATCTCACCAAATAACTCACGAGATGGATTACCCAGTTCTAGCATACGCATGAGTTCTAATGATTGCCCATACTCATCAATCTCCATTGTGGTACGAAGCATGCAAGTTAATAATTCTAAATCATTCGTGGTGACAACATTGTCAATTAGGATACCTTGTTCGGTTAAACAATCCACTAATCGATTAATCATGGAGAATCTTAATTGGTCAACTAATTCTCCTGTTGTTGTTTGTTCAACCTGAGAAACCAAGTTATCATTAAACAAATTCATGGATTCATTTGTATTGTAATAGTTCACAATCACTTGTTGAGATTGTAAGATAACAGCTGCTGCTTCAGGTAGCATGATACCTGATAACCAATTGCTGAGTAATTCGTGTTTGTAAGGTTTAAGCATAACGATGATACTCCTTATCGTAGTAGCCGAAAATATGTCTATTTCGTATGTGCTTTGTATGTCAATATATAATATATCTATCTATATTATAGAATGATGCACAGCATTTTCATTTTAACCACATTTAACTAGGAGTACTCCAGTGGCACAATCCCAAAAACCTCGTAAACGCCGTGCCGGTGTTTCATCTAAAGCCGTTAACGCTCTTCTTGAGCTTCGTAAAGGATACAAAGAAATTCACGATAATATCGTTGAACAATGGAAAGTTAACAACTCTAGTATTACGCTTGCCCGCCTTTATGCAACAGTGGCGATGCACCAAATTCAAGGTATCTCTAATGATGAGACGAATACATTATTAAGTCTAGCTGAATTACCTCCCACTCCAACATTATCAGATGAAGATAAAGCTGAAGTGGATTTAATGTTATTTGGCTATGTGATTGGTGAAGCTAACTTAAATAACACATTTGTCAAACCAATGGCGGATGTTGTAAAACAATTGAAAGAAAAGATTTCTGATTTAAATAAAATATTAAAATCTATTCGTTACTATAAACGTAAGTTCCCTGAAGAAAACTTAATCGAATTACAGGCTGAATCCATTGCGTTCACTGAGAAACTTTCTCCAATCATTGAAGGTGCGATTAACTCTGTCGATATGACCTCTGGTTTCATCGAATCACTTGGTGAAATCTGTGGTAAAGAATGGGCAGAAAGAATGAACCGTTATCCTTCTGAATTATCATGTCATGTGAAATTTGAGGTAACTCGAGTTAACACTGCTTACCGTGATTTAATCGAATTAAAACGTGATGCATGGAAGGAAGTGCAAGAACAGTATATTGCTGAACTCACTAAACGTGATGAAGAAGCACGTGCTGAAGAAGAATCAAAAGAAGTGGAAGGTGAAATCGTTGAACATAACGAAGAACCTGTTGCAGAACAACCAGAAGTAACAGTTGAAGAACCTACTTCAGCTGAAACCGAATCTATTCCGTCACCAGAGGAAAATCAATAATGGTCGATTTATATGAAAAAGAAAACGCGGATGTGGTTACCACTCCGCCTGAGAGAGAAGAGACGATTCCCGTTAAGGAAGAATCCAATCCTCCGGTAGAAGAACCGAAAGAAGATGTTCAACCGGTTGCTCGTGTGATTCCTGAAGAACTCATGGTTGAAAAACCATTTGGGAAAGAATCTAATGAACCTGCTGAAAGAACGGGTTATGTCACGCACGATATACCGGCAGAACCTGCGGCTCCAGTTACCGAAACAGTTGAAACGATTGAAGAAGAAAAAGTCATCGAAACCAAAGAACATGATGATGTTGAATTCGTTATCGATGAAATTGGGTTCAATATTGAAAGCATGGAAATCCCTAGCTTCGATTACGGTTATAAAAATCCAATGACGAAAGAAAACCTTGAAGTGGATATGGGTAAATTATTTACGGGTGCAAAACCTCGTTCAAGTAACCCAACTGTGTTCATGATTCCTGGTAGTACTCGTTCAATTATGGAACGTCTCATCCAATATCCTAACCCAGTGATTACGGATGATGAACCACCATCATCTGAAAAAGAATTTGAATGGGCAAGTAACTATTTCTATGGCATGGCACAAAGTGCGGTGGTGTATGACCAATATCGTTATTTGGTAAATAACCAAAAGGCACGCTGGAAGAATGGTACACCTTTAGCCAATGGTAAACTTCGTGGTATCCGTAGTCCACAACCGACGTTAGATAAAGCGAAGACCAATACGAATGCAGCCGTAGCATTATTACACTCTACCATGAATGTGGGGAAAGATGTTGATGTCTTCTTATACCACTCTGGTTTCTCTGTGACATTAGCCGCACCAACGCTTTCTCAGTTTATGGCATTAGACCGTAAGATTTCAGAGAATAACATTGAGATTGGTCGTAAAACCATGGGATTGTTGCATAGTGCAGATACGTTATATGCACAAAAAGCCATTATGGATTTATTCTTTGACTGCGTGAAAGATACCTCATTAGGTGTGGTGACACGTGAAGATTTAATTAACTCAATCAGTCAATTAGATTTACCAACAATTGCATGGGCATTAGCATGTGCTAAATATCCAAATGGTTATAACCTTGCGATGAGCTGTATGGCAAAACCAAGCGAATGTCATCATCAATGGTTCTCGGTGATTAATCCACGTTTAATGTTCTTCGTTGATAATGATAAGTTATCTGCAGAACAAATTCGCATTGCAGGGATTACCCGTCGTCAGAGCCAAGCAGATTTCGTTCGTTATTGGGATGAGTTTGATTTTGGTGAAGAACGTTCGATTGAATTACCAAGCATGAATGAAAATATCCAAGTCCGTGTTACCTTTGGTAATCCACCGATTGGGCATTACTTCAGAAGTGCAGAGATTTGGATTAACGAGATTGTTCGTCAAGCTAACGAGTCATTTAAACTTCCTTTAGAGGGACAAGACCGTGCAGCTTATATCCAATCTCAGGTCATGTCAACGAAAGCGTTAACGTATGCACACTTCGTGCAAAGTATCGTGATGACCGATGTCGAAACGGGTGATGAAGTGGAAGTCACTGATGAGAAAGAGATTCGTGGTACCTTAATTGCGTTAAGTGGTCATGAGCATATCTTGAATCATTTCTTAAATGGTGTACAACGCTTTATTAACCGTGCAACCATCGTGGCGATTGCGATTCCAAATATTCGCTGTCCATCCTGTGGTGGGTTCCATGATACGGATGATGAAGGGGAAGTCAATCTTCACATCGTCCCTGTCGACCCGATTGTGGTTTTTATAATCCTCTGCCAGCAACAGACGCACAGCTATCGACGCGAAGCAGAGGACCTGGTGAAACCGAAGACACCAATCAATGGCGAGATTACCTCGAACGAAGAGGAACCGTAAGTCGAGAACCTGATCCATCCAATCTTCCTCGGATGTTTGATTATGACGGAAAGACAGGTAACCCTTATTATAACGAGGTCTGGAATACGTTATCCACGGATATCGAACCCCCTAAATATGGGATTACGTCTTTCTATCGTCAACTTATCTTAAATGAAGCGTATGATTTAGCAAGTGGAATTTATGATGGGTACGTCAATCCTTCCTGGAAAGACCCGTTCATGCGTATCGGCATGCACCCTGCTGAAGATACCATGTGCGGGAGTTTAGAAGATAGATGGATGCATCTGTTTACGCAGTATTCGATTGCTGAACTATTTGGTGTAAGTTACAGTGAATTTATTCAAGCGGATGTCGCAAGTTGTATTAACATGCTGAAGATTGCGAAGAATGCGGCGAAGATTAAAAGTCGTGCACTGAGTGAATCGGAAAGTCTTGTTGCAGCAAGTGCGCCACAAGTCAACAAATAAAAAAAGAGACTACTTCGTGTAGTCTCTTTTTATGTCCGTTATTTGTCGTAACCTAAGTCACGTACAAATGCTTTAATGATATCAATAGATTGTTGCGTATAACGCGCTTTAAACGGCGTGTCAGCGAATTTAAATCGATAGACTGAATGAACTATCGCCTCAATGTCTTTATCGCTTATAGGCTCCAGTGAGAAGTTAAAATAACTGTTACCCGCATTGAACAAATCAAAATCACACGGAATCACGAATGTTCTTCTGATAGTCATTGGATGTTGTAGCATGACACGAAGATGTTGGTTCGCTTTTACGAACCCTTTCGTATGTTTATTAAACGAATTGAATAAACGGTACATGTAACTATAGATAGGACGTTCTGGAAAAGGGCCATCCATGAGATATTTCAGATAGTTCTCATGAGTGAATCGTTTCTGTGTTCTATCCATCGTACTACATTCTAATACGGTGCCACCTGGAAAGACCGTGACCCATCTAAACCCACGACGATAGAATAACAAGAAATCATCTTCCATTAACACTGGGATTAAAGACCCATAACAGAAGTTCATTCTTTGCTCATGAATTGCGCAGTATTCTAGTTTGTCCGTATATAAGAAATCTTCAATATACTTTTTGGTAATGTTGTTAACACGGTTAATTTCTGCTTCACTATACATCATAATAAATCTCCTCTAAGCTTCAATATATTTTTGCCATAATTTTCTAATTAAAATGTTATTTGATACTACTGCTATCATCTTCAAATAACTTGGGTTGATTAAGAAGCGATGAAAACCGTTGATATCATCACCAAGTAATCTAAATGGTAATAGACACTCGATTGGTTGGGTTGACTCAATCGATAATGACTTAAACGCATGTTTCAATACCGCTACCTTAACGAGAGTTGTACTCTTGTCTTCGCGATCAATATAATAATTAAAGGTATCATCCTCTTTATCATATCGCAATGACATCTGTGGATAAGGGATCTTCGTGATACGAAATGCTTCCCAGAAATCAAGGAACTTCATTAGATGAGGATAAACCTCTTCTTTCCACATTTCTCTTAAATCTCTTGGTGTAGATAACGTATGCGCAACCGCATCGACGGATAATTCTGTCTTATCATTGAACTCGATAATGATGCCTGTCTCGGTTCCTTTACTACGGATTGAACGTATTCCAGATTCAATAATCTCTTTTGTTAATTCATGTTCTTTAATCATAATTCATTTCTCCTAGGAACATAATGGCGTGGTATCCGAAGATACCACGTATTCATTTATTTAGTTAAAACGTTCTTCTGGTGGAATCTTATCGACCTGAAGATATTTTCGATAAACACGAGCAATGTTCTCGTTATCGGTAAGTGCTGCAATAGCCCGAACATGTTCGTGTTCTAAACGATAATGGATAGTTTCACTCACAAGTGGGTGTTGTACCACAAAGGTAGAGAGTTGTGGTATCGATAAAGATGACTCGATATTCACATCCCCACCCTCAGACAACGGATCAATACGAACAACATATTCATCTACATCTTCTTCAGGCGTGATACGGAAGATATGCGTATTGGTTTCATCATCGTATTCCATATTCATTTTCACGTATGGAATATCAAGAGAATAGAATAAGTCTCTTAGGTTCATAAAACGCACCAACTTAAATAGAACATGCACACCATACACATCCATGCACTCTTTTGGGATACCAATCTTATTTGTCACGGTATCCATATCAAGATACGTATTATCGTTGAACTGGATAACAATACCGCCACTCACTGTACCGTAAATTTTATTTACTCCAGACTGGATAACTTTTTCGGTTAGGTCTTTTTCTCTGATCATAACGATCTCCTTCTGTTATTTAATAGTCAGTGAACTGCAATTATCTGACTGTAGGTTGTTTTCAACTATATAAGCTACCGCTAATGCAACAAGCTTATCACATTGTTCTTTACTCAATCCTTTCATCATAAGGGTGAGGTTTCGATTGTAAGGTTCAACGGAATCAAGTGGGTTTAGCAAATAATCCGCAATCGGTTCATCTGCGTCAGGGGTGAGTTCTTTCTTATCTTCAGTAGCACTAACATCACTATCGTTGTTTTCTTCCGGCAGGATGGTTTTAGTGATAAGATCGTTAATCTCCTCCACGAATGATTGAAATCCATCTCCCGTGAAAACTGATTCAGAGACACGTGCCATAGGAATAGGTAAGCAATATCTATCCCAAATGACATTGTATATTACATTCATTCTCTCACTACGAGATGGTGTAAATACTGACACTTTACCCATAATGATGAAACTTAAACGTATTACGAGATGCATCAGATTTTTTCTTTCAAGTTCGGTGGATGACGCCGCTTTTTCAATTAAGCAAAACTTAGCCGGTGTGAAAAGCAAGTCATCAACACCAATGATTTCACTTTCTCCACCATCAATGGAATAAACCACATCGGCGTCTTCGTTACCCATTACACTCAGAATACGTAATCTATTTTCTCTATCAAAGTTAGACATTTTTATCTTTCCTTTAGAAGTTATTTTACTTAATAACCAATGAACAATTCTTCTTGCCATTTGCGTTATTCTTCTTAATATAAGAGGTGATTAATGTAATGAGTTCACTGTATTGTTCTACAGTCAACCCTTTCATTTCCATATCAAGATTAAGTGAGTATGGATTTTCTTCTTTAGTCTTATTGCTTTCTTGTCGTTTGTGCGATGCCCACTCAGCAAAATCGGCGGGTTGTTCTTCCTGTGCTGGGACTTCAGAAAAGCTTACCACCCCATCAATAAACAAATTGATTTCTTTTACCAATGGATGATACTTTCTTTCTGCATAAAGCGATTCAGCTACCTTCGCTGCAGGAATCGGTAATTTATATCTGTCACGAATTACGTTATAGACAACGCTAGCGATATCTTGTAAACTAATATCTGGATGCGCGACATTTCGACCGATGTTATAACTTAACTCAATGACGGCATGTGTCGCACCAACGATCTGATGTGGTGTCGCAATTTTCATTAACGCAATCTCATCGAAATTTTGTGATGAGATAGCAAAACGGCTGATGTTAATTGCAGTACGTACATTGCCAACAATATACGTTGCTGTTGGCTTAATACTGTTTTCTAATCCAATAATCGTTAATTTCGCGCCTTGATTTTCAAATCCCATAATCATTTCTCCTTTATTAATCTTAGATATCTTCATTAGACATTATTTCATCAATGATTCTGTTGACGTCTTTTACTAATTTAGATATTTCCCCGTCTTCATACTTCGATCTGGATGTCGCTGCCATTGGGATAGGAAGTCTGTATCTATCTCGAATGATGTTATAGATCAGTTCGAGTACATCACGAGGGTTCGTACTTGATTTTGGTAATGTCTCAACGATAGTATAACTTAAGTTAATGACATCGTTTACAAGCGACAGTCCACTGATATCATCGATGATATTCGCTAATATAATTTTATCGAAACTCGATTTGGTAAACGGCATCTTAACAAGATTAATCGTATTGCGTAATCCTGTCGAAATGTTGTACGTTAATTCCGATACGGTGTCGTGTCTTGTAATCATGATAACTTTAATGGTTATATCACGATCTCCAAATTCCATAATTGTTTCTCCTATTAACAATAGTCTTTGGTTAAAAGGAAATCACCATGATTTCCTCATGGTGATAATATACACTTATACAGATTGATAGACTAGGAAAATAGACGTATAAATAACATCACAACCACCTCAATGAAAAAGATGATGTAACAAATCCCTATCGTTGGATCGATCGTCCTTCTAAAGTAACTATCAGACGATGTTTCATGATTTTCCATTCGAACTAACCATGTTCTAGCGAAGTTACCTGGGTCATCTAAGTTAAATGTCATGCGGTACCCATATACCCCTGCTTTCTTCACGTAACGATTAAAATAAAGATAGACAATGAAATAACCAATCTCAAGGATAATAAATGGAACGATAAGCTGGATCATAAAGATATACTTCGTAAAATCAGCCCAGAAATGGGAAAACCCTAACCATTCATTTAATAAGTAAGAAGCAAGATAGAAATACGCTACTAATACTAACGTACCGAGAAAAGCAATTGCAATAAGGCTTAATGTATATTGCCAGGCAAAATGGTCGATAACAGGTTGGGATGGTCGCATTTCTTTAATGACTTCCTCTTTCTCCCCTCTATCTAATAAAATCTTCATTTTACTTTGTACATCATGCTCGTACATCTTACGAAAGAGTCTATACTGAAAAGGAAAAGAAACAAAAAAGTAAAGTAATGCCGTAATAGAGGCGAGGATAACCCCGCCTAAAAGTAATTTAATATATTCCACATCGCCTCCTATTTCATGATGCAGACTTGTGTATCGAGTAACTCGTGTGAAAGTACTCTATCTTTTAATAATGTTTTCTTCTTCTCATGGTAGTCCCATGGTTTACCCATGTCTTCGCCTACCAGATAAATGAAGTAAGGATGTTGTCCTGGCCATTTCTTCAACTCCCGTAAACGTCCCATCACTTGGAGATTCTGTTGACGAGAATCGATTGACATGGTCATGATGTTCGTAATCAGTCCAGGGATATCGATTGCTGTCCCTGCACTTCCTATCGTAGAGACAATAATCTCACCCGATTGCACTTCATCATAATCATCTTCCCCTACGTATCGACGGGTATCGATATCAGGGTATTTTGATTTCAGGTAATCCGCAAACATCGTGCACATCTTAATCGTACTGAAGAAGATAATCGCTTTCTGCCCAGGTTTACGTTTCTGCAAATAATACACATCCAATAAATCATTAATCATTTTGAAATATTGTTGTCGCATTAAATCTGAACGACGACCTGAAGTAAAGTTTGCTTCATATGCCACATGAGAGTAACGACCTTGTAACTGACAGCGCATCTTCATTGGGTCACTGTGCGTATACGTCGCCGCAATCACATTGATATATCTGGTTACCCGTGAACCACCTTGTCGTTCATGGACAGGGAACATCGTCCGATACATCTTATCCACAAATGTCCCAGATGGGTCAAGTGTCGCAGATAAGTAGAGTGTCTTAGGACAGTGCGTCACTAAGTCTATCATGTAATTAAGATGAAAATGTTCATGGGTTTCATCCGTAATACGGAAACCTACGCCCAATTTTTCCCAAATAGTTTCAGGTGGGTCAAAATCCTTAGGAAACTCTTTGAACCTCTCAATGTAACTACGAAGTGTAGTTAAGGTTAATATAATTAATCCCACTGATTCATCCATGCCATATTTCAGTGCAGTCATGAGTTTATCTATGGTACTAATGACTAATGTACTATTCCCTAACTCAGTATCCCCATTAATTGATTCAAGATAACCTTGTGCATCTTCTACCCATTTATCCTTGTACTTAGGCAGTACACAAACACAAGTACGTACACCTAATAACTCAGCCGATTTCCATGAGCATAATCCTTTACCGCCACCGGTTAAGATATTGACTATCTTACGATGACCTTCCTCTAAGATATACTCGATGGTTTCTTGCTGGTAATCATAAGGTACAAACTTACTCTGTACTTTAATGGCTGCAGGAAACTCTTTATATTTCGTAAATCCGTGTACGGTCTTTTCAAAGTCATTATCGATATTAATGCCCATCATATTACAATGATTTCGTAAATCTTGCATGACGTTAATATGAAACCGTATCTCAGATTTATCTGACGGAATAAAACAATAGACTTTACCGTCTCGTTTTACCCATCTGCCATTTTCTTTTACCAGCTCTTTTGCAATGAGCTTCTGTCTTAAAAAGAAGCGAAATGCCACACGGGTCTGATCATCAAACTCACGGAACTTTAAGAAATGGCTATAGATATCGAGTTTACCTCTCTTTTTCTTATCCACAGTAAAATCCCCTCTAAAAATAATTTATAAACATATACAAATTATCCCTAGAAACCGACACAAATAAGAGGGTCCGAAGACCCTCCTCCTTATTTGAACTAAGCACTCAGCTTTTTCGTTCTCTTCTCAACCGGCATATAATCCAAATCGAACTTCTGTTCTGCGATTGCTTCTCTTACATCTGCATAGATATCATATGCAGATGGATCATATAAGCCATCAAATGGATGGTTTGCACGAATCTTGAGTAACGTAATCGCAGGGGATTTGAAATAGTTCGGTCGTTTCTCATACGCAAGCAATTGAGACAAGCTACGGTAACCAAAGATATTCCCCATGGTTTCAAAGCTACGGTTACCGCCTGGTAACGGTGGGCGATAATCTAGGTTCTTCGCATCCCGTACTAATAAGGATGCCACAATCACACCTAGGTGAGAAACTGGAATACCCACCACAGACATTACGATATCATAGCACATGCGCATCATATCAGATACACCGACTGGATTATTCGCATCGATACCATGTTTACCTGCTTGTTTAATCGTGGATTCAAAGGACTTCATGAAGTCTTCTACTGACGATATCTTATGCGGGATGGTAAACAACGGACTGCGTAAATCCCATTTACCGTATTGTAACTCAACGGATACACGATTATTCTTCGATGTATCGACTAAATCACGGTTGGCTGCAATGTAGCGTACGAATTCTCGTGAAAGTCTTGCCCGTCTTGACGTATCCGATACCACTAACTCTATAAGCATCCGTTCTTTTACCTTATCGGATAAGCTAATTGAACAAGAAGATACATGTAAGTTAGAGACCTGAATACTTTCTGGGTCAACCCCTGCTTCAATATCCGCAATAAATGGCAGTGCACGCGCATCAAATATCAACTCAACTTTCTTCCATTTCGGATTATTGAGAATCTTCGTTTGAATCACTAACTCATCCGTATCATCCTTACGTGGGAATCGGAGATACTGTGCGGTATTTTGATCCAGTTCAAAGCTTTCAACGACACGAGAAGTAATCAAGTGTTTTGCTGATAATGATTTCTGTACGAAGTCACCTAATGCCCCGATTACGGAGATATGCCCAATGGAAAACTCTTGTGGGATATTTTCCGAGACTAACCCTAAACAGGTTTGGCATACACCATATTCATGTAAGTGGTTACAGTACGCCATCGTACGTAATTGTACCGTGGTACCGATTAAGTGTGTATCCTTTGGACTGATTGGATGTAATCCATTTTCTGTTTGGATAAATGACCCCACTGCAGAAGATAGGTCATCCTTGCTGGTAATATCCCAAGGAATCGTTGTCTTCGTACCACAATCACCAGGGAAGACTTTATTGTAAATCCCTGTCATGATTTGCAGACGACGGTTTAAGTAGTCTGATGAAGATACGGGATCTTTCGCTTGAATCGCTGCAATCGATGCACCCCGTGATTCTTGTGCACTCCACAGGATATTGTGGATACCATTTGCATAAGACGTCATTACCGCATCCGCAAACTGGACATTATCGATATCCGTACAAATACCCCGGAACATGGACACCTGGTCGAACTGCTTACTGTCCACGATATTATATCGTACATCTTTTGCCATGGAGTTATGCATGAAGTCTTTCGAGGTTCGAATAAACGTATTGCTTAACTTATAAGCCTGATGTATCGATATCTTACCCGCTTTCGCTTGGTCAATAATCTTCAAGATTTCTGGATGAGTCACCAGCTCTCTTAACTCAGGTGCTGCAGAACTTCTAATATAAGGGGTTAAATAACGAATTACGTCATTATAAACCTTATTTAATTCGATAAAAATTATCGATGAAAGTTCACGTTCTGGTACATCTGCACGTTGTTCAAAGGTACGCATGAACGCGAGTACTTCATTAAACATGCGTTCTAACAACCCTTTATTAACTGGGAACTTAATTAAGAAATCACTACTTAGTTCATTCTTCAGCCAGCTGTATTTACGGAAGGTTTTCCAGCAGGGTATCGATAATACTGCTTGACGCCAGTAGCAGATAATACTACCTCCTCGTGGGAAGATGATTTCAATTTTCTCATTGGGATGTTCCCAAAGATACTTCTTATCCATCTCAGCAAATTCATATACATCAAATCGTTGCATGGATTAATCCTCCCCATCATCAAAATAGTCAAACTCTTCGATATCCATTTCTACTGGATTTACTTCTTCGAACGTATGGTTACGTTCATCTTCGTATTCTAGCTTAATCCCATGACAATACAGGAAGTGCTCAATACGTTCTAAGGCTCTTGATTTATAATGCGGTAAATAGCTATAGTCAATAAGCTCAGGGATTCTTGATGGATTCTCTGCTCTTAATATGGTTAATACTGCATCATTGCACATCGTATTGTTATTCGCTAATTGTAACAACGAAGCCACGTAAGCTGGGTTTGCTGCTGCCATTAATAAACGCACTTCTGTCTCACCTGCAATACGAATCGATTGAGGACGATACGGAAGATTGTCTTTCGTGGTTGAAGATAGTCTACTGATGATACCGTGTTGTTGTCTTTTCGGTACCGAAGTAGAAGCCCAGAAGTTACCCACTTTCTCAAGTCTTAGGTAATACAACGGAATAAAGCAGAATTCTTCTTTACTCTCAACGGGATTTCCATCTCTATCGTATAAAGTAACACGTCCATAATCTAATGGATAATGCTCTTCTAAACGAGTCGACATTTCTGCGCCTGTATAATCAGAACCAATTGGTAATAATGGTGATATCTCGTGATTAATAAACTGATGCAAGTGATAATCTTTTGATTGGTCATCGGTAATCCCTTTCGCAATCATATCCCCGTACACATGGAACATGATTTGGTAATAACCAATCAGATAATCCCATGCCGCATCTAAACCTTTCAGCTCATATAACTCTTTGACGAATCGTCTTTGTTGTACTAACGATTCTGCCATTTCCCCTTCCCATACCCTGGAAGTATTCATGCGATGTGTCGTTGACGAAATCGGTATTACAAGTAATTATATCAAATACAATTATTGCGTAATACCAACTTTGGACTATATTTTCAGGTGATAGGAAAGGTCTTTCCCTATCAAATGCTCCCCGTTTCCATACTCACTTAATGCTTTCTGTACTCTACTTGGTTACTCATTAAGCTATTCCTAACTTAACTGCCCTTTCGATAGTCTCTGAACTCACTCCATAGCAATAAGCCTTAGGAGCTTCGCTGCGTCGATTATATCATAGCGATACCTTTTTACGATGCCTTCTTGATTGATTACTCTGAAGGTGTACTTGTCTCTTTCGAGCAAGTAGTCGTAGTATCGTCTATATCTGATAACTTCCCGCAATTAGAGGAGTTTCTCTCCGGCCCAACGTCAACACATCTCTCTACCTCTTCAATTGAGTTGAAAAGGTAAGTTTTGCCTGTTTTATGGTTTTTAACTACTGCCCCACACTCACTGCCTTTTATGCATATTTCCACGTGGTCATTCATAAGACAATACCTCAATTATTAGCAAGTATATTTAAGTTGACCGGAGCTTGCTAATACATCGGCACGTCTTCCAAATTTATCTAACGGCATTTCATCATCTGGTTTTATGGCGGTGATTACCCCTTTATCTGCAGCGAGTGTGCAAAGCTTACTGCCAATCGTCATAGGGAAATCTTTTGCGTAGGTAACGGTTACACGGTACTCTTGTATCGGTTCTTTACGATAAGTAACCTTGATACTATTTTTCAATAGATCGTGGTCTTGCTGATACGCCATCGTAATTAAGCGATGTAAAGCAGGTGCCAATACCAAAGATGCACCTTTAATGCTTTTCAGTTCCCTATGATAATTGCAGAGCTCTTTCATCGTTCTGGCATGGTTCATGTAATAACGATGGGGTTGTCTGTTCATATCCGTAGGAGAATGATACATCGAGGTATTATGGCTATGCTGTACCGTGATATCCATTACGGTAGCATTCGGTTCTGCATACTGCAAGGTATCAAACGCATAGTCTACTGTCATTAAGGCTTTTGGTGTCATCTGTACAGGTGATAAGTCTTCATCGAGTGTGCGTAATGCAAACAGTAAGCCATCTTCACGGATTTTATCTCCGATATCAGGAAAAGGCTTATAATTGTTTTCATCTCCGTAGAGATTTAATAAATATTTCTCTTTTCCGTAATTAACGGTCATGGTACCAAAGATACGGGATGAGAGTTTCTTTGCAAAGGATTCAGAGATAGCGATACCATCTTCAATAATCTCTTTGAATGAACCTAATGCTGTAATCCCTGTCTTACCATAACAGTAAGTACCAGAAGTCATGTTCATCCCTGGGGTAGATAGGAGGATAGTTCCACCTGGATAAACATTCCCTACACGTAGGTTCTTCAAGATATCGGTTTGGATATAATCAAATCCAAATAAGGTGTGGTTAAAATGGAACCTTGGTAGAATCGCCACATCAATCACACCGGTACGAAGATGCTCATAGATGATATACGTTTCAGGGTTCTCTTCTACAGTCATATCACCACCGGTACGACTGTATTTCTTAATGATTTTAAGGACCTTTACATCATCATCAGGGTCCCCATTAAACCGAACGTCTAAACAACATTCGGCATAGTTGTAGTCCATCCCACTACTGATATTCATGATATCAGGTTCTTTTAATACCACTGCTTGTGCCACATGTGATGCGTCCATCGCTTGGCGTGAAGCAGAGTTATTTAAATAGAACGGGTTTAATCCTGTAATACTTCCGGCTAGGCGGATATCTGGCCGGATGTGTTCAGGAATAGGACTAAACGAACTACTTTGTTCAGCCATATTCGTACTCCTTATAATATGGGTTAATTAGATCTAATTGACAAGCGGTAAACTTATAGTAAGAATACCTCTTGCAATAATATAATATACCACTGTAAGAAAGTATAGAATAGGTAGATAAAATATGTGATTTAACCAAAAGAAAAAAAGGGCACGGCCGTGCCCTTAGGTATTAGCTGTGCACTTGCTCAGCTAGTTTGTATAAATGATAACCAAGAATCACGTTACCATCGACTGGCGCATGTTCTCGATTATCGATCTTTCTTTGGTGTTCTTGTGCAAGTCTTATAAAACCTTGCCAAATCACACTAAGATTAGATATTATTTTCTCGTTAAATTTCATTGCTGATATCCTTATGAGAATAGGTTAATCACACGCAGGGATGTTCGTGCATCCCTGCACCCTTATGTTCTTTCGGACAAAATTAAGAGGCATCCGAAGATGCCTCTTTTTCCCATGGATTATTTGCTGAAGTACTCAGCAATCCACGGTAAGTATAGAAAACCAGCAATAACTGCTAGGTTTAATCCGATAGCAAACGTCCATGCTAAGAAGTTAAGAACTGGATTGTTTTCGATAGTGACAATAATGTTTTTCATAATAAGTTTTCCTTATGGTTAATTTAATATTTAAAGATAGTATTTTACTATCTCTTCTTCACTTAGATTATATAGGATCATAAAAATTATAAACTGGGAAAATGTGTATGGTACTAATTGAGGGATTATTATGGGTGCAAGATTAAGTGAACGCATCATGGGGCTAGTGAACGCTGAACCCTATGAAGATGAAGGATTTATGGTCTTTATCCGTGACCATAAAGCAGAAGTGAGAAATAGAAGTACACGTGTCTATCCACGGAACTTAACCAAGTCCGAAGCAATGCGATTTGATGGCGATTTCTTTGCTTATTTACGTTATTTAGGGTATGGTCCTGTCACAGATTGGGTGAACTTGATCATCAATGGGATGTCACATCCCTCTGAGTTTAGAGAAAGTCGTACGTTTGTACAACTGATAGATGAAGATACGATACATGAATGGTATTTGCGTTATAAAGCTCATCTTCATCCGGAAGCTATCTAACGGACAAAAAAGAGACATCCTAGGATGTCTCTTGATTATGTTTGCTCTATCTTACATCGTTTAATGTACGTGGTCGACGTACATCACGACGGTCATCTCGACGATAACGGTCATCATAACGGTCACGGTATCCACGACGGTGGTCTCTATCGTGGTAATACGCTTCACGTTCTTGAATCAAGTTAGGGTCGACATCGGATAAATCGATGTTATTCCCGTAACGACGTGAACGTCCGCTATTATTATAACGTCCATTGCTACGACCATCATCCCGATCATCACGACGATACGATTTATTTTCGTAACGTTTCTGTTGGATTTCAGCCCAAGTTAATGGTTTCGTTAACGGTTCTTCATTAATTGGTTTTGCTGGAGTATGACGACCACTATTATTCAGGTGATGGCTGTTAGCACGTGGACGAGAAGATTCTTCACGGACTTCAGGCTCCGGTAAACGCTTACGTTCTTTTGATTCCGCAATCGTTGGTTCACCTTCATTACCTGGATACATTGGGATTAATCCACGGTAGACGTTAAGCTCGTTTAACCCTTCTTGCCAATCAAGGTTACTTGAGGAAATATCATGGAACTTATCTTTGAAGATATCATGTACACGAATGATTTCTTCTTTCGCTTTGATATACGCTAACGTTAATGCAACGAATGATGGTGCAGTTGAACTATTCGTACCAACTGTAATCACACGGTCTTCATTACGTGCTGCCGTATCGGAGAAGATAACATTGAGGATTTGGTTATACGCCTCAATGTCTTTCTTACGAATTTTCACACCATGAATATGGTCTTTCGCTTCTTCCAAATCTTGCCAGAATGGAATACGTACCATACCCACACGATTGTAACGTGTCCCATCTACTTCACCACCACGTTGTACGGTTAAGTCAATCGCTTTGGTATCGCCATTGATATCAATCTTATCAAAGACTTTCTCAAGGTTAAGCTTGGTCTTTTCATCAAATTCTGATAAAAGGGATAAGATAGTACGCTGACGCTTATTCATCTTACCTTGTTTGCTGTTATCCGCAGAGAACTCGGCTAAGTCTAACATCAACTGTTGTAAATCGATGAACAAGGATGCACGGTAAAGCTTCTTCAAGAAGTTGAAGACTTCACTGTCTTTACGCATCACATTTTCACACGCTGGATGGAATACCTGAATATCATCTTGTGAATTATTATAATTCGCTTGGATTTCTTCAGTAGGTAAGACCAGCACTTTCTTTTTCACTGTTAAAGGAACCGATGAGCCTTCGGTCACAAACCCGATACCATCTTGGTTCTCTTTTATGCCCGTGGATAATAATAACTCACGGTAAAAGTCAACAGGTTGCATATAATGCTCCTTATGTTTTTTTCTATTGCAATAGGTACTGATAAAACAGTACAATAAGATTAATTAATTATTTACGATATCATCAACCAAGTTAACAATATTATTCGTAAAGTCATTATAGTGGTCAACATCTGAGGTGATCAATCCCGATGTCATTGGTGCCGCAAAGGTTGGTGCATTGAATCGATATTCACGACCACCATTGAAGTTCATCATGATGCGACATGTACCACGGATATCACAGTCAATCGTTAAGTTGATTGAAATCATGTTATCTACTGTGATAGCACGTAATAACACTTCTTCAAACTTCATCTTAAATGCTTGGAAACGTGATTGCTGGAATGTTGAATCATCTGAACGAATTAAGAACGAAATCGCATCACGGTTATCCTGACGATGTCTACGGTGGTCACCGACCGTCCATAGATAAGGACTATCCATACGTGAATGAGTATCATTGGTGACAGAGAAACGAATCGATTCAATCATTTCAGATAACATGATATTCGGTAACTGCTGAGATATCATGGTCGCAATGATAGTTTCTTGTGTACCACCATCCCATTCATCTGAATCTAAGTCATCGCGTCCTAAATCACGTAAACGACTTTCAAAACGGCTAGATGAACCCATCTGACGCATGCCGGCTGGTAAGATAACTGATAGCTTATTACTATCATCGATATCTGGCCAATATTCTTGAAGATCATGCCAATGCAGTGTTGCGTTTGACACGATATTAGTATCTTCTCTGAATAAGGATGCTAACGGGTCTTTACTGAACTTATCGATACTCAGTAACTGATTGAAACGTCTAACTTGGGTGGACGAACCATAGTCACTTCCATAAGAAGAAACGGCATGAAGATCATCCTCATCTTTAACGTTTCGGGTTACATTAATCAATTTCGATAAGTAGAATGCCGGGATACTGTGCGAACGTTCTACGTTACGAGCAAGATTACCGATAGTACTATGACCAGGTTCATACTTCATATCCACATCACGTTGCCATTCGTAACCTGCGATATCTTCCGATGCATCACGTTGTTGATAGAAACCCAGTACAGCAGAACGCGGGTCGATAAGATATTCTCTATCGGCTCCATCGTAACTGAACCCATTTCTATCTTTAATCGTTTCATCTTCATAGAAACGAGACGCTACTACCACGTTGTTATCACTGCGTACACTTCGGTTCGTGGTACCGCGTGTTCCAACACTGTTTGCAATTGTCACGACATTGGTGATATGCAACTTCATGGCAGGGTCTACGTTATTATCTGCATCTAACGAAGCATAATCAGTGTATCCGGTATAACAGTACATGACCGATGCACCACTGCCTAACGGTTTTACAAATTCAATAAAGAATCGAAATCGTGGTTCATCCCACCCATTTGCAATCCCGATATTTCTATCGATACGTGTATCTGGCACGATGATTTCATTTGCACAACGTGCAAGTTGTAGGATATCTACGTTATAGCTATCCTGCGTAATATCGCGTAGATCCTCAACGGCTTCTCCGCCTACGTTCGCCGTGAACGAACGACGAACCTGCTTATGATAAGAACCCGTTGCAATTAATAATGCACGAGTTAATACCATACCACGATTCAGTTGGAAACCACCTTCTGGTTCGATATCGATATTACGGTCGCTGCGATATACATCATCTTGAGATTGTCGACTATCTCGTACAGAAGCGAAATCGCTGGTTAAGTCAATGATTGACATGTCGTACTCCTTTAAGGGTTAAAGCTTGGATGATAAATACTGCTTGATACTGGAAAAGTCATCCTCTCTTCCAGTATAATAATTTACCCTTATAAATAAGAATAGCCTATGGGTTGATGAGGTTATTCTCGTTCATATAGATAAACAAATCTGCTAAGCGTGATTTAACAGGGATTTGGCATACCCATTTCTTCTGTACGTTTGTACCAATGAATGTACAACCTTTTACGTATTCTTCCATCTTATACGCAGCTAATACTGGATAAGATTCTGAACGTTTAGATTCTCCCTTAACACGATTTGAAGAGATAACGTGTGGGTAATACTCGTTGATTTTCTCAAGTTGCGCAAGACTGATATCTCGGATATCAAATATCATGACTTTCTCTACATCTTGCTGCCAATCACCATCGAATATCATGGCAAGATCATCAAATCCCCATTTCATTAATAAGGCATAGCAAATCTTAAAGCAATTACGCATTGGTGCATCGCCGTCTGATTCCACCCCTGGACCATGTTTTACCGATGAAATATAGTCGATATATCTTGGGGATACCGCTGATGCCATTAACCATTTCATCATCAGTGTTCTGAATGGATGATAACGGCGATGACGATGTTTCTCATAGATGACACTTTCTACTTCTTCTACTGTTAAACTTGGGTCGATATGCGGAATGACTTTCTCGATATCTGATAAGAAATAGTTATTGATAACAAGGTTCATCTCAGACATTTCACCGGCTACACGGTAACGCTCAAGTGCGGAGGTTTGGTTCTCTTCCCCTTCATCTGTTCTGGTTGCGGCATCCTTGTTCATGTAATATTCATTACGTCCACCTTTCCCATCACGTCCACTGACTAAGTAAGTCGCATCTTCTTGAACGAAATAGAATAAACCAGAAATAAGATTTGGTCTGTCTTTTGGATCAAGGTCATCGTATTTATGCGATACACCAATTGGTAACACCTTACGAACAATGATATTTGCTAATATCCATTCGATTGCGGAAGAACGGGCTAAGCCATTCACTAAGATAGCCGGCGCTAACTCATCGTTATCTTTACCACGCCAGTAATGAATAATGAATTCACGCAATCTTGAATAACCGCGTTCATGAATAAACTCACACTGACCTAATAGGTCTACTGTACGCATACAACGGAAGAAATCACGCTCATCATCGCCAATAACAGAATAGAAGTTACTTAATACCGGTAAGAACAACTTACTATAGATGATAAGACTGTTCAAGCCATCATAGTCGTATTTATCATACGTCAAGGATAATTTCTTCTCTCTCCCATCTTCTGTCACTTCGACTGTCTGCGCTAGACGAGATACTGGCATTCTGTCAGTTTCTTTATCAGGGGGTGTCCAGATAGTGTCTTTTGAAATCACATCACTGAGTACCGTTTGATAAGGAAAACATTTCTCTATTTCGCACAGTGCTGCAGATATCTTCTTGGTTAACTTGCTGATGTTCCCAATGTAGTTAAATGCATCATTGATGATTTTATATTGTTCCCAGATTTTATCTTGGGTTTGTTCAGGGAGATTAGCGAGTAATCGGTTGATATCCCCAAACACGAATTTGTTTGCACTAAAGCTTCGGTAGAGCTCAATCATCCATTCAAGCTCTTCCCCTTTATGCGCCATCTTGACTAACTTGGTTCTGCCATTGGGCGTCACCGCATAAAGAAATTCCATCGTTGTACTCCTACGGAAAGGGTTAATATATATGTTTGTACTCACGTTTATCGTGCAAACAATTTGCTGATTCTATATTAAATAAAATCAATTGAAGAATGAGGAGTTTCTTAAGTCTCCTTTACTGTTCTTAATCCAGTTACTAAGTAGATTGTACTTCTGCAACATGAAAACTGGAACAGGTTTCTTTTCTTGAATCATTTGATGAACTGAAGCAGCGTTTGCTGCCCATTCTGGGTGGATACCTTCTTGGCATAACTGATTATAAAGATTCGTATTCATTCAATCATCCTTTAAGATGGGTTTGCATAACTAGCCGGACTACTTGCAATAGTCCGGCGCCTTTATGTCCGATCGGGACATAAGCGAGAGATATCCGAAGATACCTCTCATAGTTATAATATACCCTTAAAGGAACGAATAGAACAGGTTATAGCGCTAACAAGTTATATAACTCTGTTAAACGCATCTGATGACAGTCAAACGACTTACCATTTTCATAGATTGCAACGAAGATAATCAACGGATCTTTTCTTCCCATCATTGCTAAAATGTTCTTAGCGTGGATGCATCTCACCCCTGTTAACCCTTCTTGTTTAAATGACATCTCCGCATAATCTTTCAGAGTCTGCTCATTTAAGAGCGGGTGTGAAAACGGTGTTGTTATATAATGGATCTTATCTGACTCACCTGGTCGAATGAATAACTCTTTATAATACGTCACACGATAGCCAGAAGAAGGATTACGTAGGGCTTCTTCTAGCCCATTAAAATCTAAATTTTCATATTTAGTCATATAAAAAATTCCTGTAAAACACTTACTAAAACTCATCTCATCGTAGGATGAGAACAAACTATTTCCAATGTGAGACGACATAAAAAAGAGACATCCGAAGACATCTCTTTTGTTATGGTTAGATGTAATCATCATCCATGGAGAACCCAGCTTCAGGTGCAGATGCAGCTTGTTGTTGCTGTTGACGTTGACCGCCATAATTCTGACCTTTAGGTTGTTTTGGTTCAGGATGTTTATATTCTTTTACGAATACTTGCGTTGCGATATCACGTACCATACGTGCCCATGATTTCGCAAGAGTCGCAGAAACTTGTGCTTCTGGTACTGGGTTACCCTCTTTATCAACACGTTTGAAACGGTAGTAAGGACGGAAGTTAAAGCGCTCTGGTTTTTCCCATTGGAAACCTACTGCACCTAAGTAAACCATGCCAGCTTCATCGCGACCTGCAATTAGAGTACCAATTACACCTTTCTTCTGTGGTGCTACAAACCCATCGAGATTCCAGCGATATTGATTTGGGGTAGAAGATGAAGTTAATTCTTCTAATGAGGTTAAGACTTCACTTAACATCGTAATATCCATCTTGAACTCAAGTGGTTTCGCATCATTCGGACGATAGATACGAATACGTGGTGAGTTATTAAACGTACCAAATACAAGGGAAGAAGAACGTTGACCTTGACCTGCACTTGGACCATAGATAGTTAATTCACGTGCGTCTGCGGCGTTCTTTTCACGGGCTGGCGCATTGTAATTATTGTTATATCCGGACATATATCATACTCCTATTTTGGATAAATTTAAGTGTGTTTTAAAAGTGTTTTAGCGTGTTTAATACACATGGTTAGTAACCTTATAAGAATTTAAGTAAGGCTTCTCTATCAGCCACGTGCTTAATTTTACCGATAGATCCTCTTATCGTACTTTCCGTAGTAATCGGTGTCCATCTATCACGCTTACTCATGTCCACGACCCATTGTTTCACTTTTAAATTTTGCTGAATAAAGAAAACATCATCCCCGAATACCTGTAAGGTAAACTTCATAAAAGGCATATTCACGATATCTTCTTTCTTATGCCAGTTAAGCTTCGTATTCCACTCTCGTCTAGATTTCACGGCACCAGTATGCGATTCAAGTAAGGTTAGCGCAGGGAATTGATACTGAGATAATAAATCGGTTGGGAATGAGGTTAATATCGTCGTCTTCCGCTTATCTTTATCTAACTTCCAGCCACGCATAATACGAATCGGCAAAGGTTCTTGCTTACGTTCGTCCCGTTTCTTATTCTCTTCCTCAATTAGCTCTTTAAGCTTCGCTCTGACATCTAACATCATCTGCTGAACGAACTGCTTATTCTTAGTATTAAATAAACGAGGTTTCGCCATGGGGAAATCAAGGTAGATTAACTTATAATCCGGTAAATAGAACTCAACTTGTACACCCGGCGAATAAGTATTAAGCGATTGACGTAAGATATCCATTTCTGTAAAGACGACTTCCGTAACATCATCACTACGTAAATCAAATTGACTGGCTGCTGGTACAGATTGAATAATGTTACGAGATAAGGTTAATAAATTAATCAATACCACTTGATTCCAGCGAGAGGGATCGGCTTTAGGTCCATCTACGATTAATGCAGTACCAATTGAGACAGGAAGTGTTTCTCCTATCGCTCGGTTATAGAGAAGCATCTTTGACTTCTCTGACGACTCTTTCTTACGACCAAACAATCGTTCCATGATTTCATCAAACATGCTTACTCCTATTTACATTTACTCAGATAATCATCCATGAGTTTACTGATGCGTTCTTTCAGACGATCATCTTCAATATACTCTAAGGTCATGGTCTTGATGTTACCTGCATTTAAAGGGATATAAACTTCATCTTGCTTTTGGGTTACATCAATCACCAATGGCACTTTTTCTTTCTTATCCACGAATTTCGTAGTATAACGATATTGCGGAAATTGTACTCTAAAATAAGCCAGAAGCGATTTCATATCTAACTGGCTATTATGGTATACAAATCGGATATTCCCGCTTTCTCGATTGATTGAGGCGACTTCCTGATGAAGTTTCTTGATGTCATTCACATCAGCAGGATTAAATCGCTTATCTAAATGAATCGACTTAAAGACTTCGGCATCTTTGTTCTCAATAAAGGTCACTTGTGTATCGTGTTCATCTCGATACGTGATATCTAAGAACCCTTTCGGATCTTCTTCGCCATGGGCTAATCTATCGAAGCTCCCCGCGATTTCTATCTTCTTATACGTACTACGTTTATGAACATGACCAAATAAAGCATGGTGTTTTACCATCTTTGTCCAGGCTTCTTCATCTAATGACGATATCTTACTACGGATATCTTCAGCAAACTGATAACCGAATTGGTTATGTCCTAAGATGATATCGACTTGTTCCAAATCATGCGCTTCTAGTAGATGCTTCGCTTGAAGATACATCTGGTCACGAGGACCCCATTCATCGGGGACGTACATGATAGTCATATCGAAATCTTTAATATATTCGATAACCATGTCATCAATATATTTGAAATCAACATTCGGGAATAAAGATGCAATCTTTTCAAACTGACAACCCTGGTCACCATCATGGGATGGGGTGCCTTTTAATAACCGAATCTTAATATTCAGTTTACTGGCTAATTCCAATACTTTCCAGTGATAGAGGTTAATCATGCCTACACGTGGGTCACTATTCAGTAAGACATGATCTAACTCATCACCCGCATAAAGGATCATATCGACCCCCATCAGAAATGAGGGGTTAAAAACGTAACGTTCTAATCTCTCGATAATGTTTTCCGTTGGGGTTATCTCATGACCAAGATGGATATCATGGAGTGAGATAATTCTGAGGGGGTACTTCATATTTCTTCCTTAACTATTCCCAGTCATCCGTATCTAAGTCATCCTGACTGGTTTGCGTTACTGGGGGTTCTGCTTTATTTTCGATACCATTGACTTCATTGTATCGTTCAACGTAGAAATTCTCACTTCTACCTAAATATTCTCGAATCGAGATATCCTTCGTCCAATACACCCAACGCTTATTCGTATCGTTCATGTATCGGAATGGGGCATACACTTTCTCATCTTCGTCAGGAAGTTTACCGTAGTAATCCATCACCTCATACCAGCCAAGATACCAGATAAGCTTAGATTCATCTAAACTCAATATATGCTCAGCGGCTTTTGCCATCCCTTCAATGAAATGCTTCATATGAGACGGAATCATGGAGAACTGTGAACGGTAGAATGAATTCATCTTAAATGAGAATCCTTCTTCAAAGACCCGTTCATCTTCCGTAATAAACTGCGTATGGAATGTTGGTAATAGAGAAGGGATACTAAATAAGATATCTTCAGGGTCACTATCTTTACAGATAGATAATCCTGCCTGACCATGTCCTACCCACTCTACAAGTTTCTTATGGTGATACTCTGATTCATCGCTGTCCTCAGAGGTAAGCCATGGCAAGAACCGTTGTTTAAATTCAGTTTCGGAAATACGTACTGAACTTAATGCAATCTGTTCATTAATCATCTCGGCTATCATCGCCCCCTTATCACCTGGATCAAGGGTTTCAAGGGTACGCATTTGTTTCTCACGATATTTAATCGCTTCTTCTTTAGATATTGGTCTTCCACTCATCGATTAACACTCCTTCATTATTGTATTTCAGCATACGGGCAAGTCTTGTACCATCTATCTGGATAACACGAGACTGCGTAATACGTTCGCGTGTATCCTTGACTTCGATATTGATATATAAATCATATTTACCGTTATCTTCTTCCGCATCCTTATGATTTACAGTTACCTGACTCTCTTCAAAGTAATACCCAAAGAGATTGGTTAAATCATCTTGGACAGCATTCGCACATCCCATTGGATCATGGTTATATTGTGCTGCCGTATAAACGAAACTTCGTATCTTCCCCATGAACATGTTAGATTGGTCATAGTTAGAGGTAAAGTAATCTAATAAGATAGAAGCGACTTTGGATTCTAGTGTAAATGTCCAGGTATCCAGATTCGGATACGGAACCGTCTTACGTTGGTCTGTTGTAGCCATAAGTCCTCACAGAAAAAAAGAGGGAGTCCGAAGACCCCCTATTTATTGGAATTGCTTATTCAAGCATCGCTCCCCACTTAGAGGTAGGGTCATATCTTTGCTCGATGAGCTTCTCAGCCGTATCCCATGTTAACACCACATCAGTTCGTTCACTGAATGAGAGTTCTTCCGTATCACGGATATTCTCCACGAATACGTTCACGTACTCCGTATACTTATCATCGATAAGCATGCCATTGGTGACGTACTGATAATCCGGGTGTTCTTCTGGAGTAAACTGAAGATCATCTTGCACTTCATTATCCCACCCTGAGAGTTCTTTACGACGATAGCGCTTACGTAAGGATGGATTTGCGATAATCCATCGACGCATGCGGGGTGTCGCCATGACGAAATCATCGAGTGAGGCATAAGCTTGGATATCATCAAAATCCCTTACTGCTCGCTGTTTATTACGGCGCATTCTGTCACGAAGGTTGACTAACTCATCAAATCCTGATCGACGATAGATATCTGCGGTTCGTTCGATAAAACCACGACCTATTTCCCCGATTTTAGATAATGTGTTTTCATTGATGGAGGAGATAAACTCCCCCATCCCTTCTGTCATTGGCGTGAACAACAGTCCTGACGCTAATGAATCATTTCCATAATAAATACTAGCCACGGATTTCACCTCCTAGTATTTCTTCCCATTCCATCCCTTCTTCTAACCAGTTACCTATCATGGCCCAGTGTTCTTTCGGTAACCCTACATCACCTGAAAGTTTATCTGGTACAGCGTGCGAAAGCACAGTGGTAACCGGATGAAGATGAGATGCACTTGCGGCTTGAAAGCCGTCATTAATCGCTAACTTATTGGTTTCATCCATCAATAAGTTAGCTCACTCTGTTACTGTATAATTATCTTATCGGGTCGTCTGAGAGAACGTATTTACCCTTAAATGTTCGGTCGAACTCTTTATATTCGTCAGTTGTAAATGGTAACAACTTCGAACTTTTACCATCAGTTTTTATCTGATAGATCTGGTAGAATCTAAAACCTTTAACTGGTACACCTAACTTCAACGAAGAAACAAGGTCTCTCTTTGTTACTCCACTAATACGCTCTTCAATATCACTAAGTGACATAGCAGCATAAGCTTTATCGGTAGTGGTATCATGAATCATATATCCGGGTGTCGTTGCACCTGTCTTCGGATAATACATTCTAATATAACTCCAATATAGTGCTTCGCCCATAGCAAGTTTCTTAAAATCATCCAGGGTATTGCCAACATAGAAGAATTTATATCCTTTGATGTACATGCATTCCGGTAATAAGGAACTTTTCAGTGAGGTTTCAACACCGGACTTACTCACACTCGTCATATTTATCGCATCCTGTACCGAACGACAAATAAACGCGCTTCCATCCACATAATCGCAAACGTAAATTGGATTACGATATCCTGTTTCTTTTTCAGTGTCAATCTGAATGATAGTCCATCCTTTATCGTTACGATGCTGTCCGCAGAGACCAATATCGTGTTCTGCTTTACGGATATCCGCACTAGCCAATTCGCACGCCTTCTCTAATGTATCGACAAAACTATCATTCCCATTAAAACGATTAAGAACACGATAAATAATCCCTCTTCTTTTAGATCTTGAGATAACACGTCCTCTCATGTAGTTTTCCGTTTTTGTTACCCATTCTAAATTCTCTACATTGAAATTAGTGCGGGTACCATCCACGTGGTCTACTTCGATTCTCTCTCCAAACTCTTCATTTGGTACAGGCAAGAAAGCTAACGCAACTAAACGGTGAAAATCGCATTTTTTCTTCTTCATTCGACCATTATCGTCTCGTGCAATATTAACTACAGGATAGTCGTTTAATTTATAAACAACCGATACTTCTTCACCTGTAAAGGTATCAAGAAGTCGATAGTCTTTACTTATACGATAACGAGAGAAGTTCGGAATAAAATACCATCCATCTTCCGTCTCGATAGGGTCTTTATCAATCCCTAGCGTACCGTTAGATTTTCTTAATTGGTTTTTATACGTTTCGTATTCTGGATAATTATACATGGATCACCTCTGTATTGTTAATTAATTAGATTAAACAAGTCAGTTGTGATAACAGCCGTGTTTTGTTAGAGCACATCTTCTTCTTCCTTTTATCAGGAAGACAACCCCCATTTTCTGGGAACACGGTAACCATACTCTACTTGCCTCACTTGATATTGCAACCAAGTTTACTCTCACCAGTTAATAGGCTCGATTAGACCTAATACTTTATACTAGCCTGGGTATAGCGTTCGATGCTCGTTGAAGCTTCATCTCTCTGACTCACGGAGATGAGTGCTTGCGGATTGTCTCCGGTCTCACCGTCACGGTGGTACACGTAGTCCAGATACTTTTTACCGTGTCTTGGGCATTACCCCTTGCCACTAAGTCTATCGCTAGCTTAGCTTGGTATATCTAGGTTCTGGAGATGTTCCCGCAGTTAACGGGGTTTTATGGTATTATCACATACCATAGGCAATGAGTATATTTCTATATGTTAAGTACTAATACAGACTTCGTCGCCATCGAAATCAGTGTTGCTCGATGATAATATCATCACACTAATACTCGTGGTAATATCCGTTGGATCGGTTTTTACCTTAGTTAATAATAACGCTTTCATGGAGCCCATACGTAGGGAAGGGTTCCGGTTTTCGATCATCATGTACCCAGGTTTTCCTGAAAGGAGGGTACGATGAGGGGAGGTTTCGATAATGTGATTTAACATTTCGTGGATTTCAGGATCGTAATTATTGATCGCATGTAGGATACGTTCTTTAATGACATTCGGCTTGTATCCTTTCTTTAAGAACATGTTAGTAAGATGGACTTCAAAGAGAGGAATGGCGCCTGACCAGGAGTAATGCATTTCATCGGCATCGTGTACGTCGTAGATAGACGTGACCACCATACGAGATGTCCAAGGAATCCGTGAACCATAAAGATGCTTACGGAATTCACCTGTTTTCTTATTATAATCTGCAGCGAACTTACTGTTGGTATGCGCACGCATTTCTATTAAGATATTCGTCATGATGGATTCTTTTCGGGCGATAGATTGATTGCGTCCGAACTTCTTCATAGTCGATACGGTGTTGACGACATTCATGTAGGGGTTGAATGACTTCAAGTCAACTATCGAACCTAATTGTGCTTTTTCTATCACGTTAAACGACTTATGCAACATCGGGATGGCATAAGGGGTAAGCTTATCGCGATACTCTTTGATGAAAGCGAGTAGCTGTGAACACAGTTCAGGCTTTACCTTTATCACATCTGGGTTTAAGATACATCTGGTGACGTAGTCTAGTTTTTCAACGAAATAGACTAAGCCACGTTTAATCCCACATTGATCAAGGTAATCTTTGACTTGTTGATTATTATACTCCTTATCATAAGGATCTAATAAGTAACGAATCAGATGCCCTTTATTTTGGTTTCCACCTGTTTTAAAGGTGTTCATTAGAAGATCTAAGAACGTTAAATCCAATAATGCGGGGATGCCATCTGGGGCGCGTATCCACACGATAGGTTCGAGTTTCTGTGAGGATTGGATGTTGATTTCCGTATGACAATAATCACAGATATCCCCGATAGATTTTTCGGGATGGGTGACTAATGTCGTATGCCCACATGAACACGTTGCTATCATGGAATAAGAAGCCTGATCAAATGAAGCGATGGTTAACCGCTTAATAAGTTCATGGTCTTCTACGGGATCTAAATCATTTAGGTAAATAATGTTCCCGCCTTTGTTTTCCAGATCTTTATTATAATCTGGAAGTCTCGCTATGATACCCATATTTTCGTACTCCTTTGTCGGTATGGGAAAATAAAAGGGGATACCGAAATGGTATCCCCTAATACATGCAGTCTTATAAGTCTATATACTTATTAGCGAGAACGACCGCCGTAGCTACCCCAACCTGTAGAGCGACCACCACCAGTACGTGATGAACCACCACGACGTTGGAAGATATCAGAGACCACACCCACACCACGGTCAAGGTATGCACGATGACCACGATCTGGACGGTCGATATCCCAGTGTTGGTCTGGACCAATCGTGATTTTGAGTTCAAGACATGCTTCACGGAATAAGCTGAAGAAGTCATCCGTCACGAATACACGCTGTGCATAACCCGTTAACTCAAAGGTAGAGTACATCATACGAAGTACTTCTAACGCATCAGATAAGCGACGTTGTTCATCATCGTTACCATAGTAAGCATTAGCAAGTTTTGCTGCTAACTCTGGATCGTCTTGTGAATAACGGTTGCTGATTAAATCGATGTTACGCACTTCACGCACTTCACCGTTGTTGTCTACGTAAGTACCTAATGGAATACGGGTTTCATCGGTACGGAATAATGCTGGACGACCTGCATCTTTCCATAATTCAGAGAACACGTTACCGCCGAACAAGAAGTCTAATGCAGCGACACACGCATCTTCAGATACACCTACGCCACGTGCTGCAGACTGAATAATATTCAGTACTGGAGACACTTGACCACCTTCTTCGATATCTACTGCCACAACCAAGTGGTCAAGATAGAATGCTTGACGACAGAAGTCGATATAATCGAAGGTTGCATCTGGCGTGATTGGTGGCATGTATTCCATCACGTTGTTACGGATAGGTGTACCTGGCATTGGTAAGTCTTTACCTAACGCACCGACGAAACGGTCTTTATGACGTTGTGCGTACATTGGGTTAAATGCTGCAATCCAACGGTTGTTATCTGTTAAGAAACCAATGGATGCAATTGCGAATAACAACTGTGGTAAAGTCACCGCATTGGTTGTGGTATCCAATTCAGTTGCAATGAACGCTGGTACGAATGACTGAATATTGTCTTCGTTCCAATCACGTGAACGGGTATCTTCAGGAGATTGACCTACGAAGATAGCGTCCATATAACCGCTTACACGAGTTTGTGATGTTAGACGTGCAGATTTACGACCGCCTTTATTTATAGTTTGACGTACTAAGGTTTCGATAGTGATATCGCTACGGATACGGTTACCCACTAAGTCTAATGCGTCGTCACCACCAAAGCTAGGACGTACAGATAAACGACCATCCGCTGGTACTGCTTCAAATGAGAATTCATTTGAACCTAACACACCCATGTCGACTAAGAAGCTATCACATGCTTCTACTGTACGGTAGATTAATGGACGAATGTTTTGCGGTAAAGTAATATCTAAACCTGGAGGGGTAATCACTTGACCAATCACATGGATGTCTTCATCTGCTACATCTGGGTAGATACCGCCGATGATGTCTAAGATGCGATTGTGCATTTCTTTAGACTCAGCGTATACATCAGTTGGCACACGTGGGATGATGATAGTAGATGCACCACCACGATTGTCATCACGGTCACGTTTTTCATCGATGTAGATTTCACCTAAGTCAGCTGCTGTTGCACGTAAAGTTAATGCAACTACTGCAACCGTGTCTTCTTCACGACGTGATACCAACACCGCAGAGATTTCGGTATCTTCTAGTTCACCATCGAACGTAGTGAATTTTAACTTACCAGTATCAAGGAATTCTTTCCATTTCTCAGAATTCATATCCGGAATTTCTTTGATTGCAGCGATTGCAGTCGATACTGCTGCTGACACCGGATTACGCGACATGGTACGACGCATGTAGTTGTTCGGGTCAGCTAACGATGCTTCACGATTACGTGAAGGGGTTGCTTGTTCACGCTCACGGATTAATGGGTCGCGTTGAGCGTTAGTTGTGGTTGAGCCGTTATTTTCTTGAGCTTCAAATTTATTAGCCATATGTACTCCTTGGTAATTAGCTAAGGGTTAAAAAGTTTGATTTCGAAATCAAGCTAATCGTATTAGCTTGGGTTTATCGAAGGACTTGAAAAAGGAATTCTTCAAGGTATTCCTTCAATACTATAATCTACCCTTGTAGAAACCTATAGACTGGGTTTTTTCCGGGCAATATCATGTGAAACAAAATTCGGGACATATTTAAAATGCGCATTTATATTTCAAAATACGCATGTTAACCCGAAATGTTACAGATTAACATAATATCAATATCATATAAGGATTTATATATGAACTTCCTTTTTCCTATTACGAACTTCCATCCATTTCGTCCCTTTATTAAGAATAAATACCAGTCTGAGATTAGTATGCGTCATTTAAGAGTCATCACTCGAGTCAATGATGATTGGTTAAATGATAACTATGAAGTTCCAGGTGGTCACCCGATTATTAAGATATTAAATAACTTAAATGCGATAACGGATGATGCGTATCGTGCTTTTCTTTTAATCCGTGAACAAACTGCAGCTTTAGCCGGTGCTTTAGGTTTCTTTAACAGTACCGATAAAGGACGCTTCTTAGAAAAGAACTGGTTCTTTATGGATGAATCGATTCCTGAGGTAGTCATTAACGTCAATCGTCCGGATACTCAAGAACTTATCTTACAACAGTACATGAACGAGGATAAGAACTATTGGATGAGCTGGGAACCCGTAAGAGTCAGATACCATTGTTATACTGACCTGGATTATTGGATTATGAGTAAGAAGTATGATGGTGAAGCTCGTGTAGCGTGTGACCCAGATGGGGTAAATATCATTGAGATTGATATGGCTCTATTATATATGCAGTATTACTACTGGAGAAAGAGTAAATACTCTAAAACAGTGGATACAGAAGGAAATGCTTACGAATACCCACGTGCTTTATTCATTACCCGCTTTGCGTTAAATAATGCGATAGACAGTCAAATGGAAGTGGCTTATTTAAATCGAGTACGTTGTTACTTCATGGGGAAAGAATTAGGCAGTAGTCGTCCTATCTCTAAACGTCATGCTTATATTAATACGTATCAGAATATCGATAATAGTATCTTATATATGCTTACTCATTTCAAGAAGTACGGTGGCTTGAACTTCGATAAGATCGTGTCAAATTTACCTACATTGTCAGGAAACTACTATGGGGACTTCTTTAAACTATTAGATGTGAGATTGGATACAAGAACGGAATTGATTACTTGCTATAGCATGCTACCGCTATATGAAGTATGGATTTCTCTGGTGAAAGAAATGCAGCAACAGAAATGGAATAAGAATGAATTAATGCATGTGACGCGTGGGTTGTTCTTAATGAATAACCGTAATGTCTATTCTACTGTTGATCATAAGTACGGTCCACATTTACAAAAACGGTTTATAGAACTTGAAGAATTATTGAAGAAATAAGCATTTCTTAAAAACGAGGTAAGGATCGTGAGTAAGGAACAAGTAAAAAAACAATGCGTATTTACATCGTATCATCCTATCAATAGGAATATCAACTATGGTAAATATCGATATGAACAAGGCGATTTATTGATTGCCAAAGAGAAATGGATAGGAGAGGATGGTCAGGTACATAAGAACATCCGTACCTTTGAGAATCACCCTCGTCCATTTTGGATAACCAAGAAACGGTTAAGAACGTATAAAGATAAACGAGAATGGGCTTATAAGCATGAAGTGGACATGTTTAAAACCCCTCAGTGGAATCTGTCTTATGCTATCCAGAAATCCTTAGGGAAATTCAATCCAGATCCTAAAATGCAAGTCCGTATGGTTAACCGTGACCCATACGTATTTGGGACAGACTTATCACCGACCTTTCTTTTAAAGGAAGCCTATAATAATAAATACGACTACTATAAAACTGGTCGTATCGATGTGTGTAAGCTGGATATTGAAACTGACGTGGTAAATGGGGCAAAAGATGAAATCTTAATGTGTTCCTTAACCTTAAATAAGAAACACGTTTCTATTGTCAGACGTGACTTCTTATTTAAACTTTCCCTTAAGGGTGACCAAGAGTTCTTTGAAATCTTAGATAATGACATTCCTCAAGTCCGTGGTGAATGGGGATATCAGGTTGAGTTAAAGATTGTTGAAACAGAAATGGATGTCATCCGTGAAACTTTTAGGATACTTCACGAATGGAAACCAGATGTCGTAGCAGGTTGGAACGTCATGATGTTTGACCAGATGGTCATCGCAAAACGGATTGAGGAGAATGGGGAAGACCCCGCGATATATTTCTCTGACCCAAGTATCCCTGATCGATATAAGGGATATAAGTTTAGAGAGGGTAAGAAGTTTGCTATCTCTGATAGCGGTAAGAAAACGAATCTTAAACCGATTGATAGATGGCACGAGGTGATTGCACCGGCTTCTTTTATCTGGATTGATGGGATGTGTGTATACTACCGATTAAGAAAGATAAAAGGGATGTTACCAAGTTATAGCTTAGACTATATCTCTAAGCTACACTTAAAAGGCATGGGTAAATATGAGATAGAAGCGGCTGAAAAGTATCGTGGTTTACGTAAGCACTTCTTCATGCAAACCCATTATCCTGTTCATTACGCCGTGTATAACTTAGTGGATACTGTTATCTATGATAGATTGGATAATGAAACTAAAGACTTATGCTCAACATTCTTTGACTTATTAGGGAACTGTGACTATCGGGATTATCAGAGCAACCCGAATAAAGCCGTGTGTAACTTCCATACGTATATCTACCGGAATAAGAATGCGGTGATTGGCAGTACTTCTGATACCATGTTCAATGAGTGGGATAAACAATTACCGCCATTAGATGGGTGGATTGTGGCATTAGACACCACGTATATCCATGAACAACAAGGCTTGAAATGTGTTAAAGAATATCCTTATCTGCATACTCGTGTTTTCTCGCATTGTGCTGATAGTGATATCCGAAGCAGTTATCCTTGGGGCATTATCTTCATGAACGTTTCTAGACGTACTACGAAGATAGAAATCAGTCAAATCCAAGGTGTCATCCGATATGATAGATATACTTTCGGGTTAAATCTCATTGGGGGTCGGGTTAACAGTGTGTCAAATGCGAGAATCGGTTTCGGATTACCGGATTTCGATAAAAGCTTAAAAACGTTTGATATGCACTACGAAATGTTTAAAGCAGCTCGCTTAGACAAGAGCAAATAGTCCAATTCTTTTCATTTTGGTGCGACGGATTGTCGCACCTTTTTTTCTGTCGCATATCAAACTGTACGAATTTAATAAGGGGAGCTTATGGCTACATCTTCTCAAAACCAAAAGAACAAAAAGAATGAACCGGGTTATAATGATTATTCCCCGTATGATTTCACCAAGGTAATCGAACCGATAACCGGACAACGTATCGATAAGTCTCGACCTGAAGCCAATGCCGATAGAGACTGGGCACGTCGCAGTTTTACTTATACAAGACGAGATCTTGATTTATTTAAAGCGGATGCAGCGGCATTACAACAAGCACAAAAGACGAAAGGATTCAGTCATAACAATGGTGCAAGACTGACGGATGCGAAACACCAGAAAGCCTGGCGTAGCTTCGTGAGTACTGAACTAGGGGGTAACTTCCCGATTAATACAGTTTACGGTTATACTCCTACAGCGGACGTTTACGTGGATAGACTACTGCCTGAGTTAGGCGGTCAAATGGGTCGTGCTTATCAAGAGCGTATTGAGGATAATGCACACGATATCCACATCCGTTTAGGGGTGCAGAAGTTTAACAGTGGGATCAGTTTCTTTAGTAACTGGTTTGACTACTATTCGCATACGATAGCGGTACATGGTCGTGCCCCAAGTTTATTCTACGATATCGGGGTTATCTCAGGTGTCGCAATGGGCTGGATGGCACCACAGGTATTCTTATTTGGTATGCTGATTAAGTTCTTCGCTTTATTGGGTGGTGGTCGTTTCTGGTACGTATCTCCTGCTATGCCATTGTATTGGACTGCTGTAACGAATATCTTCAATGAACTCTCAGGTTCTATGGGTATCACTACCAGTACTACCGCTGCAGATGCGGCAGACATGCGTTTCGGTAAACCGGGTGCAGTCGGTCAACAAAATCAAACCTATATCCAAAAAGCAGCTTCTATGCTACCGGGGATATTTAGTGACCAGAACGGTACATGGGACAGTGGTTTTAATATTGATGTCAGACGTGTTGCCTCACGTGCTCAAAGTACTCAGAACCAAATTAACGCTGCCGTACAGAAGCGATTAGTCGAGATGGGTGAGTACGATGTTTCGGATGCCGTGAAGATTTATGATGAGTCTGCTAAAGCAATTTTAAATCAAGGTAAATGGGGCAGTAAGATCCAATTTAAATCAGATGGGCGTGTACCTGAAACCTCTTTGAAAGCATACATGCAAGAATACTTCAAGAGTGATTTGGGTAACAACAATAAGGATGAGAAATTAACCGGCTGGAAGATTGAGGATAAGGATAGAAAATCAGGGGATACTAAACAAGACCCAGGTTCAATGCAAGCCTTATTCTCGAAGAAAGGTCAAGAGTTAACCGATACTGGGACGAAGAATGACGATAGTGTATTTACACTATTGAAGAAAGAACTGAACGATGGTAGTGCCTTTGTGACACTTCGTGTGGACGGTACACGTTCAGTGAGTGAATCCTTTAGTAACAGTTCTGAAGAATCTCAGATTGCATCGATGATTAACAGTTGGGCTGAAACCCGTAAGCAGATTAACTTCAACTTAGCGGGTGGTTCATTGCTTGGGGATGTGGCAGGCGCTGTTATGACGGGTGCTCAAGACTTCGTGGCAGGTGCAGCGAAATCATTAGGGTTATCAGGATTAACAGGTTTCATGTTTGGTGCTAAGATCGACATTCCGAAAACATGGGGTGGCGCAAGTGCTTCTTTACCTAAAGCCAGTTATACGATGAAACTCCGTACACCATATAAACATCCTTTAGCGATTGCACAGGATTTATATTTACCGATGTGTATGGTACTAGGGATGGTATTGCCGTTATCACAAGGTCGTAATGCACATGGTGGTCCATTCTATTGTGAAGTCTATGATAGAGGTCGTTGTGTGATTAAGAACGGGATTGTATCGAGTGTGTCCATTGAACGTGCAACATCTAATGTCGCATGGACAGCAGATGGTTTCCCATTAGGGATTGATATCAATCTTGAAATCGAGAACCTTGAAACGACTGTACATATGCCAATCAACACGTTAAGTTTATTGGATACTATTAACCCGATTGATGCAGTAGATAGAATTATGAACGGGAATGAAAACGCCATGGCGGATTATATTACGACATTGGCGGCACTATCATTACCAGACATTATCTATCGCACGAATAACATCAAACGTAACTGGTATGCCTATAAACGTCAATGGTCAAGTTATTGGGATAGAGACCATTTCATCCAGCGTTTTGCTGCTTCTCCTGTAGGAAAAGCATGGAGCTGGTTTGAAACGGGTACCACTCGGACATAAAAAAAAAGAGACACCAGATGGTGTCTCTTCATTATGTTGTTTATTCATATGGCTTAGATGTTAACGCCACTAATACCATCAGTACGATAAATAATCCAAATAATCCCATTTGTATTATCTCCGTTTCTTAATTAATCTTTCTTGATAACACAATGCAACGAATGCATGTAAACAGCCAGTACCGAATAAGAGTAATCCGATACCAATTGATACACCATGACCAAACTGTTCAGTATAAGGTTCAATCAATACAATAATAATACCCCATAAGGAAAGGTATTCTGCTACGGTGTATTGATAACTATAAACATCCTTTGCATTCGCTAACCATTTTAATACAGCAGACGCAACGAATACGATAATGAGGATCGATACCACATTTAATGATGCTGTATTTACCATACTAATCCTCCTAGTACGACACCTAAAAATACGATGCCAATTACTAATAAGAACATTAACAAGATTAAACAAGCTGCATTGCGCTGAAGAATCACTCTCATTTGCTCAGCCGAAATAAACGAATACTCCTCAATATTTCGTTGCATCGAAACATGATTAACGAAAGAAAACAGCACAGCCACTAATGTTAAAGCCATCATCACAATAACCCAATAAATCACGACATTTCTCCTTTATAAATAAATCGGTTAACCTACAGTAATTTCCTTTTCCGTGATGCTCTTAATCCGATAACCGTTTGCATTCAATACATCACGTAATGCAGAGGCGGCATCAGGCGAGACATCAGTCAATTCAACAATATAACTTGCTGAAGAAAGCTGTTTCACGGTTTCAAGGCGAATCCAATCTAAGCCATATGCTTCAGATTGTCCGTTATCAAATTCGCATAATACGTACAGCTGTGAACTATAATCACGTTGAGAGCTATCCTGTGGTAATGACGGATAAAGCTGAGCGTGTTTGGTTGCCACTTGATAACCTAATTTTTCTGCAATCAATCCACTCATAATTGAGGTGACACGTGCATTGGTGACAATAGTTTGCATCACGGCATTCGGATGGATCTCAAAGCTGTACTTCTTACCTAGTACAAAAGGGGAGCTCGTACTCATTTTGTTTCTCCTGTTAAGTTATATGGAAATAGGAATATATAACCACTATCGAAGAAATAAACATGTTCGATACTGTTTAATTCCTGTTTAGTGAGATTCATTGCTTGGATAACATCTCTACGGATATCTTCAAGATGTTCTTCCGTCTGAAAGGTACGGAGGAATTTTAATGCTTTATCTGAGAAATCATTTACTTCCGGTAACGTCGAACCCATGTCAAGTGCAGGGTAAATGATATCAAAGGGAACATCAGGATCCCATTCTCCGTTTACCTGATAAATGGCATGAATCCATCCGAGTTTTACTTCATCGGATAGGAAGCTAACTTGGCAACTTGCCATACACTGCCTCTTTGCTAAAGAAGATATCCATCAGTTGGGTATCCCCTAATACTTTAACATGGTCGATATCACGATATTGATATCCATAGTCATGAAGTAGGTTAATAATGTAATATCGAATCGTGCGTCCGATATCGTTCTTTTCTATACGTTGGAAGTCACTATCCAGCATGTCTTGATTTAAGTATTTCTCAATCAGTTCTTCTGTTGTATAAGACCACAAGTCATTATCAGATTGTAAATCTCTCACATCCATGCAGAGTTCTTCTATATCTGCACGAATCATGATAATGGGTTTACTCATAAACACCTCGTTAATAGTTATGCCGTACGGTCAGATAATGTTCCGATACATGGAGATCATCTAAACTTACGGCACTCATTTGCATAGTGTCTATGAGGACACCAAAAGAAGACTCCAGTTCATCTTGATTATCAATAATGAATTCTCTGAGTCTGGCCATCTTATCAATTAAATCAGGATAATACGTATGGTTACTGTACCCTATTGCATAGAGTTCTTCATAACTATCGTATTTTCCATCATCATAATACATCTCATATAAAGATACCAACACCATCCATAATGCTTCTAATCGCATATGTTTATCATCAGAACTGATTCCAAATAATTGACCTGGTATCGGGTTAAATACTTCGGGTATGAAGTAGAACGATACGCAGGGATTTGCGTTTAACATTTTACATCTCCCAATATAAATAACCGTCTCGATTTAATCTAACGTTCCGAATAAACGGCATATAATACCCGCATCGTGTATCATCACTATTCGTGAATGGAAGTAGAATTTGTCGCATTTCCGGTACCATGTACCGCTTTACGATACTCTGGATATCCTGCGTATACGTTTCGATTAAATCATTCGTAAGGTCTTCAAGATTGATTTCATCTGCTCGATTATTCAGAATTTCATTGATATCGTTTACAGCATATTCAACGGATTCCCAGAAATCATTTTCAAAATCATCTAACGCACCTGCCATTAAATCTTCGGGTATATCATCAAACTGATTAATATCATTGTATTCAATACAATAATGATAACCAAAGTTAAAGTAAATACTGCAAATTGTTTGCTGACAAATTAATCTATCTTGGCCGTGCAGTGTATTGATGTAGTAACGGGAGAAGATATCATCCAGTACTACCTTCAATGTATAAAAATCATCGTCTTCTAAATAGGCGACATAACTAGAGGGGATAGCTCCCCTCTTTTCTTCATTGCTACCAGTGAGCATAATTACCTCTTGAATTTCTTCGTTCAATATGCGCACCTCTAAACATATCCAAAGGAAAATGTAATCGAGGATAACGCAGATTGAACTGTGATTCATCCATGACCTCTAACATGAAAATGTCTCTTGATTCACCTCGTCCATAGATTAAGAAACGGAAATCATGTCTTTCCATTTCGGGGAAGTAGAACTCAAACATCTTATTCATCTGGTCGATAAACTTCTCAACGATTTCCCAACAGATATCTGGATCATTCACTTGGGTATCCATCAGATGGTCGACGACATCACCCTCATCATAATACCCAAGGTACATGTAGAATAACGTATAGAAGTTTAATATGGTAAGCTTATCACATTTCACTTCATATGAATCACAGGTCGTAATCAGTTGAGAGTATATCTGTGAAGCAAGTACGTACTGGTCTTCCATATCGTGGATGGTAGGACGCATCGCGTATGTCCTCTTTATCGGTTGGAATCATGTCATGATACATGAGGATACGTTTATCCCCCATACATGACACCGTAGTGATATATCGATTACGAGAGATGACAATATGCTCGTATCCGGTTGGCTCATAATTAACCGGGAAGATACTGAACTCATCTGATAGTGCATCAATGGTTTCTTCGTAGATATCATTGAGTAAAGATTGGCTGACATCCTCAACGTCTTCTTGCTCAATGTCTGCTAAAATACGAACCAGATAGGAATAAGACTTCTCTATATCTGGTGTCTTCGTAAATCCATCGATAAAATCGTTCTCTATTTCTGTGACGTAGTTATCGATTAAAGAAGCATGTCGATTATCTTCACGTCTTAATCTCTCTAAAGATATCCCAACGTTTTCATCGAATACTTTATCGATAATATCAAATATCGCATTTCTATCAAGTCCTACTTTATAAGCTTGAGCAGGTCTTAAGAAAGGTGCGGATACGACCTGACGATAAAGTTTAGGGGTATACGCTTTATTTGAGGCTAATGCAACCAGTTCATCGAGTGCTCTTGCATTATTCATGCTCATGTCCTCTCGGAATATATTCTACGATTACGTAAACATGCGTGAGGTTTGTTACGATGCAGCTTACTTCAGTTAAAACATGTTGCTTGTTAAATTCCTCAAGTTCATTTGCGATATTGTTTAAATAATCACGAATTTCTTGGTTCTCTTCAATATTTTTATCTTCTTCGTAGGTTGAAGCTAAACCATATAAATCGTTGCTTACTTTGAATCCGCAGTTAATCAAGTTCAAAGCCACCAATCTTGATACAGCCGTGTTCGATAAATCGACATATTCACCGAAACTAAAATACGTTTCATTTATTCGCTCATAAACGAATACAGCGTGTTTTTCGCTTAACATGGGTACTCCTATGGGTTAGTATAAAATCGTCCAATCTGAGTCGATTTAGACACATTCTTACGCATGTCTATAAAAACATTTCGACTCGATATTCTTTCATGATGATAATATACCCTTAAAATAGCGAATAGAACACAAAAAAGAAGGTATCGAAATACCCTCTTTATTTTTATGCTTCCTTATCAGACACCTTACGAGAACAGTAGATATAAATCGCTGATGCTTTTGCTACGGTTGCTTTTGGTCTACCGTAATACATCGCATCGCCTTCTACGATAAGCAAGGTAACATTCTTCTCACGACAGAGTTGTTCGATATAACTAAATTCCATCGGATATAAGATACCTGCCACAAAGATAGACTCCGGATCTTTCTCAATGATACCCTTGATTCTATCCACGATTCTATCGCAAAGGGTTTCGCCTGCCATATCCCATTTTACTTGGTTTGGTCTTGCACCTAATAAAGCAGGTAGCTGAACCTGATTAGCACTGATGTTTACTCGTCCGATAACATAGTACATTTTCCTTTTTCTCCTTCCATCTCCCGACCATCTTCTCGGATGTTAATGAGATTATCATATACACCTAAATCAATCAGTGCTTTATCCACGAACTCTTCACTGATTAACTCTTCGTTATTTCGACCAGCAAAATAGAATTGGCATAAGATGTCATCCCATTTTACTGTATCTCTTAACTCCTGAAGTTTCTCGTAGAACACCTCATTGATATCAGTTTCCATGCAATTGCGCATGGATACCCAGATACCATGCCAGCCCGTTTCACCTTGTTCATTGCGGTAGCATGCACCAATGACCATCGTCATGAAGTCTTTTCTACCGTGCACTAGCATGAACTCTTCTTTCTTATTTACCGCAGAAGGGTAGCCAGCGTAGAAAACACCAGACTGATATTTTGGTATACCATAGACGATAAACTTGTTGATATCACGGGGCTTAGATCGATAAACGGGTCGCTTCATAGTTCGGTGCCTTTATGTTCGTATCAATGTATAAATCAAATTGATTGTTTTCAACAAATACCACAATGTCGAATGCAACCTTCCCTGCTGCAATAGGTACGATGTAGGATAAGAAATCATCATCGTCTGCAGGTTCAATTGTGGCTTGGAGATATTCCGTGGTTTCAGTATGATCCGTAATATCATTAATCCCACCACTACCTAAGAAGTAAACGCGTCTATCGACGATAACATCACGGAGTTCATCTTCGATATGCGATACTAATAACTCGGCGTATTTTAAACCATTATACTGCATTCGGTTTAATTCAACACTGACAGCTTTATGGGTAGGACTATCTGAAAGATACTGACGGATAACTTTCGTTATCTTAAACGGAATAGATTGATCTAATACGTTCATTAGTAAGTCTCCGCAAATGGGCCAATTAACTTAATCGTGATTCTCTCAGGTGCTGGACGGAATACCGCAATATTCAGACGTAGCATGAACTGAGTTGCGCAGATATGGTAATAGCTTGAGAAATCAGAATGACCTCCATTCGGAAAATGTTCCCTGTGGTGTTTATTATTACTCGGTACAAACCCACCATCTTTCATTCTGATTGTCTCTGACCAGAGAACATTCGAAACACCTTCTTCATTACGCTTCGCGACATAAATCGCAAATCCATCGTCACCATTTGGCAATGTTAAAGGGATTGCGACAGCATCATAAGTTCCTCTATACTCCCGAGGATCTTCGAATTTAAGCGGGATACGAAAAGTTACATTGACCATCGCAGGCATTTCTTCTAAATCAACACGAGGGGGTTCCACTGATTTAAAGTGAACTGAATTTGTTATACCCATGCGCGTACCTCCGAGAAAGGACCAAGTAATTTGATTTGAAGTTTTTCTGGTTCCTGATCAACCACACCGACATTTAAACGCAAGACAAATGGACTCGGTGAAACACGAAGATAATTAGAAGGAACAGCCATATCTTGTTCAGTATTCACAGGTGCATTTGCTTCATGATTACTCAAAGTAAATCCGCCATCTTTCAGTCTTAGTGTTTCTGACCAGATAAGGCTAGGCTGTTTTATATCGACTTCATCACGTTTCATTACAGAAAGACTATATCCCTTATGGCCATTTGATAAATTGATAGGTACTGCCATGGCTTTATACACGCCTTTATGATCGTGATCCTCTCCAAAATTAACCGGAATACGGAAAGTCACATCAGTAAATACTCGCATCGCTTCTAAATCGAATTGGAGTATATCACCTGGTTTAATATTTTCTAAATCTTGTACGGTCATTTCTTATTTCTCCTAAATAATAACACAAATGAGAGGGTAGTTGCCTACCCTCTTACGTATTTGGTTAAAGTACTAAGCCATCATCTTCAACTGATGCAGACTCATCTTTCAATTTGATTGAACGATTGACTACACCGTTGATTTCTTCGTTATAACGAGAAATCTGATTATCAAGATGCTTCATGGTATCTAAAACATCGTCAAATTCTACCGTGAAGAAGATGGTCTTATCAGCGATATCTTTACCGGAAGATAGACGGTAAATCCCTTCACAGCTGTATGCTGTTACAAACTTACCACGTGCTGCTTCTTGCGCTGTCACAGAAGTATGCAACATCGCTAACGCAATCGGATTACGGTTATACTTTTCTTCCAGTTTATCAGTAATCATCAATGATGCTAAACCAGGCTGAGTGCTGGTCACCTTAGTGAAGTTCAAGAAGTTCTTAAGGTCTGCATTATCTAAACCATGGTTTTCGTTAGAGAATAACATCGCTAGGTAATCGATATAACCATACGCCATTTCGTTTGCGTTGGTGATTGAACGATTTGGTACGATAATCGCCACAAATGGCACAACGGCTTTCTTCGCCATGGTATCAAATGAGATTAAGGTACGCGATGCGTTCTCTGTGGATTTAAGGCTGTTATCGTCTACGAATAATAAACCGATAACTGGGTGACCGCGTTTAACTAACTCCGCCATTAAGACAGGGGCAATGGTTGAACCTGAACCACCGTTAGCAGAAGCGACTACCAAGCTAATATTGCCTGGTTTCTTGTCGGTAATGAAATTAGGAACTTGTTGACGAATTTCTTCAACGTTTTCCGCACGAACAGAACCACTGCCTTCCACGTTCTTGTCTAATTTGATTTTATAGAACGCTTCATTAAGCTTATCCGTAGTGATATTGGAAGATGAGGTATCGATAAGATACGGTTGGATATGCGCATATCCAGGTTCATCTTTTTGAGGTTTGGTAATGTACTTGGTGACGACGTTCACACCTGTACCACCACAACCATAGATTGTCATTGTATTTCTCATCGTTTATACTCCTATTTAGGGTTAGTATTAAAGTTTAAATGTACATTTATGGGCGGATTTACTTGACACCCAGCAAGGCAGATGTAGCCATTCAGGCCTGTAACAAACAGAACGATTTGTCTTGTTGTTACAATACTATAATATACCCTCATAAAAAAGGATAGACCATGTCACCAGTACAATTCGCTATTGCAGAAATAAGAGCCGTTATTCCAGATGAGATACTGGAACTGGCTTTTCTGCCTAAAACTCGTTATCGTCTCGCTAAGAGCCGATTTACCCCTAAATCAATAGATAGTCAAATCTATCATCAAGTGATTAATGAACGTATCCGCCGTCACGTTGATATCCAAGGTGCTAAACAAATTACGATTAATTTGAGTAATATCCCTTTTGAAGAAGTCAACGTAGGCGGTAGTCAAGCTTGGGTATGTCACATCCCTAAGAAATTAACCGGTGGGCGTACTATCACACACGTCATTAGTGTCCATGTAGGATTAATGGGTACCGCTAATGGATACTTAGGTGGAAGCGCGACTCAGTTTGGTATCGGGGTCAATACTCGTAGTTTAAACCATAGCTGTGGAAACGATATCAATCTTCAAGCAGCTCGTGCATTAATGGATGCCAATAAGCCAATGGATATGAATTATACGTCTAATGTGTATCTCATCGATGAAAACACGATTATGGTAGAAGACCGTATTCCATTGAGCAATATTGAGCTTCGTTGTCAAGTCAGTTCAGATGAAGAGTTTAGTTTCATTCAAGGTGCACACATTCAAGTGTTTGCGGAGTTATGTCTACTCGCTACTCAAGCGTATATCTATAAGAAACTCTCTATTGCTTCAGATAAAGCTATTCTAGACGGGGGTATGGACTTAGGTGTGGCAAAAGAATGGATAGATAAGTTTGCAGATAGCAATGAACAGTTCAATGAACTCGTGAGAGGGAAATGGGCGAAGATTCAGAAGATGTCTGATAAACCTCGTTATAATCATTGGTTAAATATGAAAGTTCCATTGATTAATCTATAGCGGACAAAAGTTAGAGGCTACACGAAGTAGCCTCTCGTTTATGTTCGCTTAATAAACATCTTCATTAATCAAAGGCAAGTCTTTTGAAGATTCAAGTTTACCCACATGTTCATCTAAGAACTCTAACCATAATTTCTCACAGTCGTTGCCGAAATGTTTGCGGTAAGGCGCATTAGTATGGTCTAAGTCTAAACGGACATTATAGATATAACAAATACGATTCGATAAGCCTTTGCTACCGTGCTGTATACGAATCGCCACAAAAGTATCTTGGTCTTCTTTATATGAAGGTTTATGGAGCGTAATAATACTATTTTTAAACTTCAAACCCATAATTATAACCTAGTTGTAAAAAGAACAATTACAAAGGATTAAAAACAAACTTCGTTAGGGTTTAGGGTTTATTAAGCCGGATCTTTTAAATGGTCTTCGTTAGCCGGTGTATCAGTGACATCTACCTTTTCATCATCCGGTGTATCCACGTCATCCGGACCGATTTCATCTAATGCCTCTTCCTCAGCATCCGCATCCAGTGGTTCATCACCTGGTGCTTCGACCACATCTAATTCATCGTTATCTTGATTCGCTGCTTCAGCTTCAGCCGCTGCTTGTTCAGCTTTCACTTTAGCAATCGCTGCTTCTTCAACTTGTGCTAATGTACCATCCACGAATGCTTTTAAGTCAGCAAAGGTTTCATAACGACCGCATACTTCAATGTGTGCACTTGCTACGGATAGCAAGTTCTTCGTATCTGGTAAGGTATTACGAGCTTGTAATGATAACAAGGTTAATACATGAATACGTAAGTCTTCCGCTGTTTGAACTTTCACTTCCGCTTGTTGTAATGGGCTACCAATCATTTGAGTGCTTTCATATACTACACCTTGATCGTTCGTCACAGATTGGATTTGGTTGATACGGAAGCCGACTTTCGATAAGTGAGGAATCACTAATGTATTGAATTTTTCTTCGTTGATGAAGTTTTCGATAATGAGCTCAGGTGGTAATGGTAACTGAGCATAGTTCATATAACCGGTAAATGAACGATAAAGCTCAGTCACGATGTAATCACGGGTATATTGGAATTTCGCATCATCATCAAATGCTTTAATGGAAGCAAAGGTTTGCTCATCAATTTCACGGCAAGCAAACGCTTCAAATGTCTTATTACGTTGTGCTTGTGCATCTTGTTCTGCTCGTACTTCTGGCGAGTTAGTTGTTACTGACATGTTTTTCTACCTAAAAAAAAAATAAAGGAAAAAGAAATATCTCCGGGTAACGACACCCGGAGACAATTCGAATCTATCACCAATCTATTGCATCAGTTGATTAGTCTGATACAGAGTCCCATGCTTTGGTCACGCGTTCGTGTTTGTTCACTTCGCCTGATTTCATGGATGCGTATTGGCTCATACCGACTGAGATATAACCATGACGGGTAATCTTTTCAGATGAACCTGGTTTCGCTAATTGTTCTACAGTACGTTTTTGGTTGATGTTCACCACAGTTTCAGAACCAATACGTTGAGACATTGATGCTTCTTTCAAGTCTTTGTTCTTATCAAAGACTGCTTTAGATTCAGAACCAAACACGATGGCTAATGCTGATGCAACATCTGCTTTAGCTTGGTCGTGTTCAGAAATTGATTTCTGAGTGATGCCTTCAGGTAACGCTGCATCTAACGCACCTTCTGCTAAAGTACCTACCCCTTCATCAGAGATAGAAATTTTACCTGCGAATTTTTCTACGTAACCATTTACGCGTTCTAATTTAGACATGTGAGTACTCCTCTAAGTTTGTCTGTTGTTTTTCAATTGAAATGTAAAAGTTAAATGTACGATGGTAAATCGATACATAATGGATGTCCATCATAGTAATAATTTACCATCATAGCAAACCATAGACTGGGTTATTTATCTACGGGTGGATTTGTATCTTCCTTACAAATCGCTTTCTCATAAATATCGATGGTCTTGCGCATGCTTTTAATCAAGTTACGCGCATGCTCTTCCGCAAGGATACCTTTATTGATACTCGATTGTGCACGTGTGTTTAGCTCAGCATGATGTTTGATTATCTTCTTCCAGCTAAAATGATAAAGCAGGTAAAGCGTGATAATCGTAACGAGATAAACACTGCCCAATACCCAAACTAATAATTCTAGTGTTTCTTGTGACATGACTCACTCCTTAGAATGGAAATTCATCGCCAGTAACACGCTGAAGAATTGATGGACGAGAATTACGATCAATCAACTGTCTCATCATCTCACCATGAAGTAATGCTGCTAGCTCTCCATCAATAATCGGATAATGGGCTTCGTTCTCGGAATATTTACCGGTATAGTTCACCCAATAATTCAACCCGCCAAAGGTTAAATCTTTACGGTTTTCGAACTCACGATAATTCATTGGACCGTAACTGTATACCCAAAGACTAACTGGACGTTCATCTTCTGGATAAGTCCGTTTATCGTTGTTAAGACCAAATTCATTCGTTGGTTTTGGTATCTTCGCACTCAGTGAAAGCACGATTAACTTATCGACAGAATGATGACGGTAGAAACAAGCAAGTCCATCACTGAGGTCTACGTTGATGTAACCATCTGGGAAGATATCCACGAGCGCAATATCTTCTTTCTTGTCGAATCGTTCAGTTGATGCAACAATCGTGGTACCATCTAACGCAATGAACTTAAGGATATTATCTTTACCAAGTGAAACCAAGAAATGGTTACGACGATAATGATCATCAAACGTTGCGATTAGGTGTTTACCTGTTTTATCGTGTTTAGGTAGATTGCGGGTATCGATACACTGTAATAGTTCAAAACCGTAGACTTCAGCATCTTTCACATCGGTAGTACGTTCAGGTAAATCGAGATAATATTGACATTTGTCGGATACTTTAAGCTTTATCCATTTAAGGCGTTCACGATACGCCTCGAGCTCACTTGCTTCGGTTGGTTTATAGTCAATCGTATCTTGAGCTAATGATGCCATTTTATCATCCTCCAAAGTTGTGCACGACTTCTGCATCGAATCTAGTCTTAATTTCTAACTCGATATCATCTGGGTCTGCTTGTAACTCAAGTTTAAAGCGAACTTTGTTATTATACAGAAACGCATCTTTCACCAAGAATCCAGCAAAGACTAATCCTATCATGGATTGACCAATCTTTTCATTTAGCTGTAACTCGCTCATCGTCGTACCACGATAGCTATTACGAATAGATGGACGTCGGTTATCCATTTCTCTACGAATCAAGTTATAAGCATAATACGCTCGAGTCGGTGGAATCTGTACTCGTATCGGTGCATTTATCGACTGCTTACCACTGGCAAGCACGGTTATCCGCTCACGGATATAATCTTCATCTTTGTCCATGTAAATTGTCCTTATTAAAATTAACGTTAATTGAATCAATCTAGGAAGGATTGACTCATAATGATAATATACCACTGTACGGACATATAGAAAGGGTACCCTTTAGTACCCTTATCTCATTAAAAGCTTCCTGGCAGATGTAAGGTGTGCTCAGGTATCCCTCTTGACTCTTGAGAGTATTTCATCTTAGCCCGTCCATCTTGTCGACTTGGCGCAGCTGTGGATTGCATGCTCCGTTTAGGATGGATATCAAACCATAACCCAAATAAGAACATTTGCTTCACTGTTCGTTTTGAGATGTTATCTCCATACGTGAAGTATCTTGGTTCATTTGGGTTCTCTGGCTTATGATATCGATGGTAAATTCGTTTATAAAGATACTCACGAAATTCCATCCCTTCACACTCCGATAACACGATAACCCCAGTGGTGACTCGATTACGCAATCGCTGTTCATTTAGCTTCGCTAATCTCGCATTTAGTTGTTTTGTCATAGGTGTCTAAATCTCCCTGGTTTCAGGATGTTCTCCTCATAGCAGTCTTTATATAGACTTAATAATTGGTTTTCATGTATCGTCGGAACCAGATAGCTACAAGTCGATCCTCCATCACTTCTTAATCCGCCTATCGCTCTATCATCCAAGTATGCATGAAATCGTGCCACAGACGCGTTCTGAGCGAGTTTTAAGGTTTCAGGTATCCAACTTAGTCGATGATGTAAATAACCGATACCTGGGCTTCTCGTTTCGTCATACGTCAAATATCCACGGACTTCTTCCAATAATGATTTAATCCCTCTGTCTGTATGACGATATCCGGTCATCCGTAACTTCATCTCTTGATACCCTGCATCGATAAGATGATGGATTAATCGTTTCAATTCATCATATCGAAACGGTAAGCCAAATTCGTATTCTTGTCGCAATAGTCCTTCTTCACGAAAGGTTAATACCAAATGCCGCTCTTTGAATAAAAGACAAACATGCTCCTTCCCTTGGTGGTCTCTTATGCTGAGCTTATTCTTATACTGATTCGTACTCATGTTTATACAACTCTCTTTTTAACATTAATTCTTCAATCCTCACTACAGCTATCCATAGGAGGTCATAGCGTCACAATCAGATACTTAAGATAAAAAAAAAAAGATCATGAAGATTTAAAATCGTTAATATAACGCGATTTAAGATAGGGATAAGGGGTAAGATGATAAATTATACTCCCTTACTATTTAAATGCGATAGAGAGCGATTTAGAGGCATTCTAGAGGGTATTTTGATAGATAGTTTAATCGAACAAAATAAAAGAGATATCTCATTGGATATCTCTTATTTCTGTTGTTAAAGGTGACATGATGAAAAGATTCACTTATACAAGTAAGATGCTTAAGGAGTACGTCGTGATATCAGGTTTAAGTATCAGGTGGATAATTTCGGTCTATCAAGTAACTGGATACGCACTCTTGCTGTACCCGACTTTAACATCCCGAGTGCTTTTGCCGCACCTTGAGAAACATCAAGGATACGACCCGTCTTATAAGGCCCTCTATCGGTGACCTTTAAGGTGATACGTTTCCCATTGCTGAGATTCGTGACCTGGATACGACTCCCTAATGGAAGCGTCCGATGTGCAGCGGTCAGAGCATGCATATTAAATACCTCTCCACTCGCTGTCTTATGACCATGGTGAAATCCACCATAGTAAGAAGAGATGCCCGTTAACTGGTGCGTCTCTTGGGTTGCTTTTGCTTCACTTATTCCTGGTAAGAGAAATAAACTCAACAAGGCTGCATAAATACACCCATTCGATTTCTTCATACTGGTATACTCCAAGTGTGGATACTTTCTATCTTGGTTTGCTTTAAGCAGGTTAAGAAAGTTTAATATCGCTCCTGTAAGCTTAGCAAGTATAAGCTTGTCTGATTCATCATGTCATATACTGTTCCTACTTCCATCAGGATAATATACCCTTGTGAAAACGGATAGGGGACATAAGCAAGAGAGTACTGCTTCGTACTCTCGTTTTTTTCGTGCGGTCGAAAAACTCCCTCTCTCCCCCGCACCCCCTCTCTCCCTCATATATAACTATATATGATAAAATAACAACATAGCATTATATATATATAAGAAGATCTATATTTTTATAAATAGTTAATTTGTATAATAAGGTTTTATATATTATATCTAATAATTTAATCATAAGTGTAATTAATCTATTATTAAAATATAAATGTATTTGAGGATTTAGCGGTATCTGTAATACTCACTTCGTTCGTATTACAAACACCCCCAAACCCCCAAATACACTCATTTTTTAATAATAAATCAATTACATTTATCATCAAAATTATTACATATAATATATAAATCTTACTATATAAAATTAACTATTTATAAAAATATAGATCTTAAAATATATGTGCTTTGTTCGATTTTAAAAAAATCGAAACATACACAGAAAAATTATAAGCTGTAGCTAGAGAAAATTTCATTTTCTCTAGCTATAAGCTAAGATCTTTATTTTTGTTGTTTTTTATAAAATTGATTAATTTTTAATCAATTTGATTAAGATCGAAGATCTTCTATCATAAAAGATAAGAGATCATTCTATCTTATCTTTAGATTAAGATCCTTTTTAAGTTTATCTTTATACTTAAAAGATCTTTATAAAGAGATAAGAATGATCTACGATAGGATAATCGATATAAATAAGTAAGACATACCCCATGAGAATGGGTGTCTTACTTATTTATATTGCGATTCTATTTGATCGATAAATAAGAGAGAAGAAGAAAGAGTAAGAGATACGATAGATACCTCTTGAAGGAGGTATAGAGATAACGACAGGTTTAAGAAGAAGAACGATCAGAAGCTTAGAGGCGAATAGCCAAGCTTAGAAAGAAAGAGAGATGAAACCCCCGGCCCGATTTTGGTCGGTGCCTGGGGGATATATAGGTAGGATGATAGAGATGTATCAATTAAGGATGATCTAAGGCATATCGCTCGACTTCCTGAGCGAATACTTCAGGGGCAGGAAATTCTGCTTTATTGTATCCTTTAAATAAACCATCTTCATTATCATAGTAAGCACCGTAACGTCTCATGACCTCTAAGAGAGCACGATGACGTGGGATGATACCATCCATGCTAGATTGATACTGATAATAAAGTTTATTAGTAAGGGGTTTGTTCTCCCAGTCATGGTATAAGATACTACCCATGATACGCTGGTTATAGTAGAAACGAGCGTTCTTCACTTCCACGTGGTGATAGTCCCCTGTTGGGTTATCAGGGAGTTCAGCAAAGCTCTCTTTTAATACAGGGGAAATCTCAACCAATGTCTTGGCATCCTTTAATATCTTCTCTGTGATGAGAGTAGGACGAAGGAAATCCAGTATCTTGAAGTTATCTGCGATAACGTTTCTTATATTGTCGATGATTTGGTCAGTGATGGCATCTTTCTTGATTTGTTCATGAGAACGAGGCCACTGACGTTTGAAAGGTGACCAGCCACCAAAGATGGATACCTCCACTTCCCCAAATGAGAAACGAGGGTTAATGTGGTTTTCTGGTTCAATGTTCTTAAACTCATACTTAAGACATTTTAAATCCGTTCCTTTAGCGAAGTGCTTATGCGTATAGAATGCCGCATCTCGTTTCATTAAGATAGGATAAGATTTTTGGATAAGTACTTCACAATGTGAAAATCCGAATGGTCTAGTTAGCATATATATGATCTCCTTATATGGATAGGGTTAGTATATAAATAAGAAATCGGATGATTTTCTCAAGGAGATAATATATACTTATAAAAGCGCATAGACTGGTTATTTTTATGTGGATAAAAGAACAATTAAAAAAGAGGTCATTATGAGAAAGACATTAGCTTGCTTGTTGGTCAGAAACCAATTAAGACAATCTTATAAGCGAGCTGTACCATTATTCGCGTATATTCCCAATACGCAGCTCTCTAAGCGAGAATGGAAGGCTTACGTGAAGGAAGATACATCTAAAGAGAAATTCTTTCGTACGCGTCCTTACGTGGATTATATTCCTGTGGATGGAGTGGAATGATGAGTGAAGTCGTAAGAACTATCGTATGGCGTAATCCTAAGACAGGAAGAGAGGATACTATTAAACAAGCTAAGGTATTTGGTATATGGATGCGTATCAGTGAAAATGAACATAAGCAGAAACTTTATGAGCCAGGTAGCCGCTTAAAGAAACAATCTAATCGTCAATTCAGAGATGGGACAAGAATTATTCCTGAGAGCGATGTACGTTTCAATGTCAACTTACCTGGCTTTTAGTATGTGAGTGTCTAGTTAGGTGAACCTAAACGAAAACACTCTTTCTTATAATTTAAGTAATCGTCAAGATGGTCACCTAATAAGCGACGCAAGTAGTTTAACGATACTTGTTTTTGTGATTCAGTCATTTGCATTTGACTATCCTCCACTTAAGTTATAAACAAGCAGGGATGTACGAGCATCCCTGCACCCTTATGTTGTTTATTCAAACAAGCATAGAAGAAATAACTTATCTCTTCATGAGGATAATATATACTTATAAATAACAATAGAAGATAGTCAGTGGTTAAGATAGGAGGATCTGTATCCTATTTACAACTATAAAAGGAAATACGTATGGCATACCAGAATTTAAAAGAGATATTTGATGAATATTGTCATGTCTCGATAGATAAGAAGTTTTTAGAGCGTATTACGAAATGGCGTAATAAGTTCTATAGTAAGAACAGTGAACATGTGGGATTCTTTTCATCTGCTTCATTTGGTTTATATATTCCGAAATGGACATCTGAAGAAGATGATGAATGGTTAACGGAGATTATTGGGATAGATGAAGAAGAGGTTGCAGATTACGTCTACGAGTTACCGTCTATCAATAAAGACTTCCAAGTATCCAGTAATATCTTATCGATTAGTTTCATTTATCTGATGCATAAAGCAACCGCAAATAAATCATTGTCTACAGTCGATAACGATAAGGTGCGCAAAACCCTCATGGAAATCCTTGTAGCGCGTTATATGACCTCGATCATGTATAAGTACTTCTATCGTGGAAAAACGTCACCAGAGGTCTCTACGGAGGTATTTGAGCGTCTTTCGAAACGATTTGATCTTAAGGTGGCAGGAAACTGGAAAAACTGGATAGAAATGAAAGCCGAGGGATTTGTACTAGGCGATGATCAGAGACAAGATGCGAAGTATGCAAAACAGGAAGTCTTCCAACGTTTTGAAGATGAATTAGTGGTACGTAAATTAAACTCGATAAAATCGCAGCTTAATAAGGCCGCTATCGAAATTAATTCCGTATTTAGACAAGTATTAGAGGATCAAGATAAAATCGCGTCTAAGAGCGCGTTATCGATGTCTGTGGATGGATTATATCTTGCTGACTTAGTGAGAGACCAAACCAAATATCTTCATTACCAAGATGCCATCTTTATCGATAAGAACACCTTTATCAAAGAAGACTTGTTAGCTGTGATAGAACAGTCTATGCCCACTATCTCCAGTAACATCTTTAGAGGGGCGTTAGAGTGGATATTAGATAATCAAATGGAGAGCAAATATAAGCGTAAAATCATGGAAGTCCGTCATGATATCCTTATCTATGCGATTCAACTGATTAAAGATGAGAACTTGCATACGAATGATTTAGTACAGGTAGGTTATCGTTTACGTCAGAATATCTTATCAGGAAAGAACAACGATAGAACAGTGTTGAAAGTGCGTAAGATGATTGATGAGTTTATTGTGAAGTTTAGACCTCAATCTAAAGGTAAACTTGTCTCATTAGAACGTTCAGCCATTATGATTTATATCGTGCTTCGTACATTAGTGATGAATTATTATAAAGCGTAAATATTTTTTTACAGACAAAACAAGTCAATATGTAACTTACTTGACCGGGTCTGCTTACCCCAAATCCTCTAGGTGAATTACACGGAGTTTGGTTAGTCATTGGAATCTCGATTACCTAAATTCTTGAATTACTCCTTTATTTTTAATAGTATAAATCGTTCGTACTCCGGGGGGATTCATCACCCCCCATTTTTTACGAATCGAGTATCTACCTGGGAGTAGCACCAACAACATGCGTCGTCTAGAGGCCAAGGGCACTACACCTTATCCGTGTAGGACGTGGGTTCGAATCACCACCGGTGTTGGTTACCTTTGCGCAAACCCTTGAGCTCGAGTAACAGGGTCAGTAACAGGTGCTTCTCCCAAGTAGGTATTCCTTACAACCAATTCTATCCGAAAGGGTAGAATATCGAAGGAAGAGAGTGAATTGCAACGCGCTCTCTTAAATGTCAATTTAAATAAAAGATACCGCACTTTTGCGTGAATAAGCCCACGCCATCAATTGTTTGAATCGATAGCTTCGATACGTGGCAGGTAACCTCGCTTCCATTACATGCCTGCCACATTCCTCTTTTTTTTTTCATAATTTTATCCTTTATAGCAGCACAACGACATAAGAAGAGGGAGTCCCATGACTCCCTCCGATTATGTTCGCATCTAATAAATTAGAGTTTATCAGATTGTGAACCGTTCTTCGCTTCATTCGGAACACTACCACCAAATTGGTGACGCATTGCGTTAACGTGTTCAGAGTGTGCCATTTGATAGTTCTGATGGATTGCACCAGTCTCATCAAGGATGTTGTTGATGGTTTCGCCACCTGGGTTAACTGCAACGCCGTTGCCGGTCGCTGAAGTAATTTTCCAGTAGTCGTCACCGATATAAGCACGACGGTCAACAGAGTTCATACCACGAATTTCTAATGCTTGAAGTACGTTGTTTGCAAGTACTTTAACACCAGAGTTTACTTCTTGGATACACGTGAACTTCACTGTGATTTCTTGCTTATCAGGTGCAGAGGTACGATCCATTTCACCTTGACGGTCACCTGCGTTATCAGGCATCATATTGGTACATAACCACGCATTGACTGCGAAAGTCATGGTTGGGTCTGGCTCGATATAGATACAGGTTGCTGCCACGTTTTCAGGCATCAATGTATAGATATGCTGACCATTGACCGCATTACGGCCACCAATTTCTTCAAGGTATTTACGAGACGTTACCACACCTGGGATGTTGGTGATAGGATCACCTAAACCCATTACAATCCAAGTTTCGAAGAAAGTACTCACCGCACGACCATATAAGTCAGTTAACGTGTGAGTTGGTTCACTTTTCTCACGAGTAGAACGAGTAAACGCATCAAATACTTCGGTTGGACCGATGTTAACTTGGGTATATTCAGCCTTGATAGAAGAATCAAGACCAGAGATTTTCTCGGTTTTATTTTCCATGATGGATTTAAACGCACGAGTCATCTCACGACCGTTGTTACCGATGTATTTAAAGAACGCAGGCACCTCTAATACGAAGCACAATGTACGTTGTTTAATATACGGGGTATTCGCGTTGAGGTAACGGAAGTCTGTTGAGAAACCATTTTGACCATCAACGTCAAGACGTGCAACTGCTTCAGCACCACCGTAGCTTAGACCAAACTTTTCAGATAGACCAAGAACGGAAGCTTTAGCCGTCAATACACGGTCATTTTCGTGTTTGTATTTATTGTCAGCCATTATTGAAGATCCTCCATCCGTTTAGCAACGACGAATGATTTATTCAAGGTACGCATGTTGTTCGCATATAAATCAATGCGGCATGTCCAAGAATAACCCTGTGCTTTATCTTTGGTATCTTTGTACGTATTTGGTACAACGACTACACGACCGTCGTAACGGTTTAACACACGTGCAGAAATCATGCGGTCTGATTCAGCCATGAATTCAGCATCGGTCATTTTGCTATTGCCAGTTAATTCTGTCCATACTTGGAAACAGATGTAGTCGATATCGCAGATAATTTGCATGGTGATATCAGACGTTAATACCGAAGTATCATTTTTGTACACGGTTTTAAGACCTGGGCAGAACATGATACGGTCAGTTTTGTGCAAGAAGTAGCTTAAGCCGTTATCCCATGAACGAATACGAGATTCTACTGGAATCCAAGCATTGGTCACTTCTTTACCTTCCGTTACATGGTTGTAAGGAGGTGCATCATAGCCATAACCTGGTAATAAACCACCTGGTTGACCCATGTACTGAGCACGCATGCGAGCCACTTCATACGTCATAGGGACGTATTTCTTATAACGTGGGTTATTGATAAGTTTCATCGCTTGTGGGATGATACATGCACGCATTGCCCCTGTACCGAATAATTCAGATTCAGGATAGTTACGCGCTTTACTTACCAAGTTCGCACCGATAGATTCTTCTTTACCCACATCTGGTGCTTGGTTCATGTTTGCAATGAAGTCACATGTAGACATGGTTAAGTTCGCTTCTTGGCGGACACCTAACACTTTATACATGGACACTTTAGTTTTGGTAGAATAACCCACGTCGTAGATTTGACGGAATGGATATTTACCTTGGTCACGCCAAGTAGTTGGCATTGCTTCGTTACCGGTTGACATGGTATCAAAGACTTCACGTACCAACTCATCCATTGCACGGTTGTTCATCGTACCGTCACCACCATCACGTAACCAGAAAGTAGTATCTAGGTTAATAGAAGTAGCTTTCGCACTGTCTAATTCACGTTGTACGTAAATCGCGTTGTATGGACGACCATTTTGGTCACGACCAGTAAATGGGTTGATTAGGTATAAACCTTCTTCAATAGAAGCAAAAGGTTGACCATTTAATGCAGAGCTTGCTGTTGACAATGCGCTGTTGTTGGTTAACATTTCGACTTCATACATGTCTCTCAACACGGTTTCAAGGTTTTCACGGTAGATGTAGAATCCACCTAAGTGACCATATTTCGCTGGTTTACCACCACGGGTATCAAAGTCTTGGTAGTTATCTAAGAAGATTTCTTCTAAGTCTACTGACGCATTACCAGCATTTAAGTTAAATGCACCTGGTTTTAATGCACCACGTACGCGGTATGAACCGTAGTTAGTTTGTACAGCACGGCCATCAGCACGATCGTTAGGACGAGTCACCACTTGGATATCGAATAAACGTGCGCCTTGGTCTAAGATAAGGTCTAAATCACCGTTATCTAAACCAGTGTATTTGGTTGGTGCACCGATACGGATACCAATGTTATTACCTTGTTTACCTTTCCATTGTGCTTTGAATTCTAAAATAGGAACGATTTTAGAAACGGTAGTCACGTCGTTTTCAACGCTCATATCACCTGTCGTAACTTGAAGTTCACCGAAGTTACCGTTTGCAGGCATACGTAATACTTTCCAACGTGCCATAACACCATCGATTGGTTCACCTTCATCTAACTCAAGACGGTTGTTTGCATCATAACTGTATTCGTTATTTAATGCATTGAATTTTGCTTTCTTGAATTGTTTTGAACGAACGTATTCGATAGCTAAACAAAGACGAGATGCTTCAGGCATGTCTTTTGGATGAAGACGCTGAATCATCATTGGGTTCGCATATTCTTTAAACAGATTTGCGAATGGGGTTGCTAGAGTACCATAAGGGCTCTTTTCGTCAAAGATTTCTTCACCGAATAATTCAACAGCAGATGATGCAGATGCGATAACCGCTGTGAATGGACCTTTGCTTGCGTAAGTAAATACGACAGGCAAGTGCATCGGGATCTCTGGTGCAACGTAAGGAACAGCACGGATGCTTTCATCCTTCGTACCCGGATACCAAATGAGTGGGGTACTATTGTGCGGTTCGAATGTAGCCATAACCATAGAGAAACTCCTCTTTACTTAATTGGTTACTGTCGAAGTGTAGAGTACACTCAGTACTAAGTGATACCCTGTTATATAAATAAATTCTTTAATTAAAAAATTTATGTCTACTCTTTAGCTCCATCTGAACAAACAGATGGATATCACGTGGGTTCCTCTATCATGTTATAGTGGAATCTGCGTGATATCTAAAGATTGACATATCTTGCTTACATTGTAAGATTATACATTCCAGACGTGGAAATAGTATTAATGTAGGTAATAATTTATTTTGCAAAATGAATTGAAGGAAATAAGACGATGTACAGTCCTTATGAGACGTTATCCCTAAGACGTGTAAATATGGGAAAGATCGATAAGCTATTACGTGAGATGGTCATTACCAATCAGGTGAAAGATATCGATGTCGAAGGAAAGTTTGAATTTGATAACTTCGTGATTAAAGGAATAGGGGAAGAATTCCATGATTTACCATTCTTCTATCAACCTTATACCATCACCCTCCCACAACGTAAAACAACGATAGTGGTGGATTTAAGACCGTTTAATGGTACATCTGTAAAAGATGGAATTATCCATCGTATGCCAGGCAATGAAACGGTGAATCAGTTATTGTGTCATGCGATTGCCATTGGTTATTGGCGTGAAGATCCTCAGCAGTTTATTGCTCAACAAGATCTTCCATTAAATACCTACGGAAGTTTAGTTGCAGAAACGATTTCTCGTCGTTTAGGGTTAGATCCTGAAGCGACATTAAAAGTCATGGCAGCATTCCAGTTCTTCTATATTACCAGAGCTGTGGTTAACCCAGCTAATTTAAGTGATGATGATATCCGTTTATATGCGACCATGATATCCCGTAAAATGAAAGTGGATTTAAGTACGCACTATGATGTAGCAAAACAATTTGATCCAAAAGACTTTACGGATTTAGAAACCTTCATGTCTAAACTACGCGTGTTAGCCTGGTCACCACGCTTAGCAAAACTCTCAGCAGGTGATTTAGTGATTATGCTGGCTGGTGGTTGGATGGGTCAAGGCAACCCGAAAGAAACCATGATGGTCGCATTAGAATTCCCACCATGCTGGATCTCATTGAACTTCCTTTGTGCAAAAAATAAATTCTATCAGAAACTCCCATTAGGTCAAATCCTAAAACGTTTAGATAGAAGCAATGCACTTCAGTCATTTGTTAATACGAACATGGTAAATTATTTCGGCCGTGTTTATGAATAGGAGTGAATAAATGAGTTTACTCGAACCTACTATACCGGATTACTTAGTTGCCCATGCAACAAGATTAGTCTGGTGTAGTCCTTATGAAGATGAGCAATACATTATTAAATTAGCTCAGCTTAGCGACCGGAATGGTGAGATTGTCGATGGGTTTATCTTTGACCGTATCTTGCCTTTACCCGATAAACGAAATCGATTCCATATCTACATGATTGGGGGTAACCATCCAACAACCTTTAATCTTCCAGAACGAATGGAATGCTGGATGCCATTAGAGAACTGGTGTATGGAAGCAGATTTCATTGCTCGTATCTATAATAGTCGCGGTATCTTAGTCCCGATGGCGATGATGTACTATTATCTTGAAGATGATGGTAATATCTTATTAGCCATTAAACAAGATGCAGAAATTGAAATTGATTTAGGTGTGGAAGATATCTATATCCATTTCAGAAGCAGTAATTACTACCGTAACGATCCAAAAGAACCGCGTAATAAACGGGTTTATATCGACAGTCGTCATTATATTAAAGGTGACGATATCACAGATATGGCAACCGAGTTCATTAATAGATATGAACAAGATTACCATAGTCCAATGGCGTTTGTGAATGGGCGCTTAACGAATAACCTTTATCGGGTTGAACCGAATCAATACGTGGAACTGGAAGACGATGGTGCGGTTAAACATGTTGAATACTTCCGTGTTTCTTCCTTACGTACGTTCCAATCTGATTTAGATAATGCGAATAAATATCTTATCATGTTAGCCAACACGAAAGATAAGAACATTATCCACTATCGTGATGATGTTGAGTTATTCTTAGTCCATGCAAAACGTAAAGATATCTTCGATTACCAGAAGCAGTATCCAACAGCAACGTTAGCCGATGCGATGGATCATATCAACTTTGATATGAGCGCGTATTATCATCGTAATCGTGAAGACTCATTACGTATGGTGACAAACCAAGCTTATTCTGCACCCGTGGATTATATCCATTCTTTAATCCGTTATGTGGATGAACGATTCGATTTAGATAATTGGTACGTAAAAGCGATTGTTCGTTCATCGGGTTTAGATAGACGGATGATAGCAGAACGCCATCGTGTGATGGAACTCAATCAATTGAGTTATGAAGATAAACTCAATGCCATGACCGATACCGAATCGAATGTTCGTATCTGGAAAGCCAGTGAATTAGAGAAATCTCAATTTAACTTCATTATGCGTGCGTATCGTGAAGAGATTACCCCTGAACGTATTATTGCTGCATATGGGTATGACCAGTCCGTTTTAGCGTTAGCGAATCCAAATATTACGATTACGAAAACCCCGAATCAGAACTTCTTTATCTTACCGCCTACGCTTGCACCGAAATGTACCGTGTATGAATATGACCGCACGGGTAAATTATTAGGTTGGTATCATGTGACGGATACGATTCGTTATTTACCTTCTCATGAAGAAACTATCTTCGTTGAAGCCATATCGGGGTATGGAACAAGTGCATTAAACTGGTTCCAAGATGTGGGCGTAAAACAACAGAACTATACTGTCGGTGAGTTAGCCAACTATCGTATTTATCGATTAAATAAAACGTTAGATGATGCAGGCTTAGTTCAATATACAGGTGACTTTATTGATGTGACAAAACACGTTACGGATTTTGTCCAACGTGATGATGGGTTTACCTTTACGAACCACACCCCAGATAAAGCACGTTACGACGTGATTGGCGATAACACGTTCCTTTGCCGTGACCTGTATTTAACACCTGGCACTGATGGCGTGGTTGACTTTACATTAGTAACGGGTGAAACCAATCAGTTATTAGAAATTGCCCCAAGTAAACTTTGCGTATGGTTAGATGGTAAAGCATTAATTGAAGGTATTGATTATCATCTTGACTTCCCGCGTGTTGTCATTGTGGCAAAACAATTACTGAAAAACCGTACCGAAGAAGATGTATTGAAAATTACGTATCGCGCATTAGGGTTTTCAAAGACGTTAACGAAAGTTGACCCGCCACGTGAAGTCGGTTTCATTATTGACAATCGCATGTCTGTGGATTACCATTATGACTTACACCAAAATAAAATCTCTCGTATTACCGTAGGGGGTGGGGTATTTAACCCAAGTCTCTTCAACTTCGATACGCAGTATGGTGAAGCCAAAGTGAATGCGCCAACCGGTACGCCTTATCAGATAGATGATCATTATATCTCTATCCAAGGGTTAGCAGGTTATAAGAAGGTTTATGATTTCCAAGAGAATGATCGTCAATCCTCTGAGCAAATCCAAGATTACTTGAGAGGAAGAGTCGCTCGACCTGAACTTCCAACTCTCACCGTGGTGGAAGACAAGTATGAATTATACTCACCGTTCATGTCAGCGATTGTGAAACATGTCTTGAAAAACGAAGCGAAATATCTTAACTTAGATTATCATAATAAATCTAAGGTTGCTCAATTGGCTTCACGATTCAAACATTTCTTGAAAACGGATCCATGTGTGATTGGATACGATATTGATTTCTGTGTGGTTGATCCCCTTCCTTATACAAGTGAGGAGAAGATTACATTACACCATCGTATCTACGGGTTATTTGAGCAGATTAATAAAATCTATCTCAATGAACAAGTCGAATTAAATCGTGTCTTTAGTATCACTAGAACACGTAAGAAAGAACAGGAATAACATAAATGGAACTCAATGAATCTCATCAGGTCAATCCTGATATTACCACGTTAAACCGTGATCCAAAACGAGGTTTCCGTCACTGGTCTATGGCTCAAATCTATTTGGGTAAAGAAGGTAAGAACCTCGTGGTACCAAACGTAGGGGATGTGGTGAACGATATTTCAGGTGGGATTATCCGCTTTAAAATCGTGACATCAGTAGATGAATCAACGCTTATCCCCACCTTTGAACCATTAGTCCTCAGTGATGAAGATCGTCAAAAGAATGAGAACCAATTCAAAGGCGTGGGTCCAGGTTATCAATCTGAAACGTGGCGTATCTTCTATGATGATAAAGTCGTTCCGCATACGTTAATGGTGGATGCAAATCTTCATACGTATGATGAAAGTGCGACTTACATGAAGATATTTAAAGGACGAGACACCACCAGTACCGGTAAAGTGATTTCTCAATATCGTACTAACAATACGGATAACTTCTCTGAGAATGTCCCGTTAGTGAAAATTGGTAATCGTTTTGATGATAGTCCATCGATTAAACGTCCGATGGTTTGCCATACGACGGAACGTTTACATGTGGGTGATGTGGTCACCGCAGTGACTTATACGGCTTCAGGTAAAGCATTTAGTGAAAACGTATTAATTGTTGCAAATGCAACGAATGTCCGTGCATTAGATGCAGAAACCGCTTACGTATCAGGTATCGAGTTAATCTCACCGTTTATCTCACCATCTGATGACCGCTTATTAGAATTCCCAAGCAATATCGCAAGAGATGGGTTATTTACCATGGGTCGAGTAAACTACAGTGATGGTACTTCTCGAACCTTAGCGATTGATGGTGGACGCATGTCTATTATTGGTTTAGGAAACTATATTTCTACGTTAGCAGGTGAAACCAATAGTTTTGCATTGGATTACCAATTAGCGGATAATGAATTAGCATGGAATGCAGAGATGGGAGAAGGAAGAGGGATTACGGAAATCTATCGATATCGTACCCTAGAAGTGGACGGTAGTTATTCAGTAAGTCTTGTCTGTGTACCGGTCTGGAAAGGCGATACACAAGGATGGGAGCTTCAGTATTATCTCTATAACCTTGACCGTGATATCTACTTAGATGTGACGGATAAAGTAGAAGTCGGTGCGACCTCTGATATGTTCAATGGCCGTAGTTATGGACGTATTCAGCACATTAACGTGGCATTAGAACTTTCTAAACTTGATTTAGGATTAAATGCGTATCGTCATGTGCAGAACTTTGAAATCGGTTTATCCGGCAGTCCATTGCTTTATGATAGTCCGTTCATTATTCAGTATCACAATAACCAAAATCCTGGTTATGGTCGCGATACGAAAATTAAACTGGGTTTAGGTACACCACTTGAAGCACACTTCAAGTTTAATGAATTCCTTCAAATTAACACCTTAGATGAATTCTTAGAAAGAACCGTGTATCAAACCAAACCAGTATTTAATGAACGCATTGAGTCAAGAGCACCGAAACCAACGCACTTTACTATCACAACACCAGATAGTGTTATTCATGAATATCCGATTGACATGTGGAACCAAGAGATTGTGGTTCCAACCTCTGAACGTTATCCATTTAAAGATGGTTCAACCGTATTGGTAAGCTGGTTACGTAAGGTATCACCAACCGTGACTCAACATATCACGATGACACCGATGATAGCTCGTCTATAATAAGGAGTATAAAATGATATTGCATCAGGAAGACTGGTTAAGATATCCTGGTGCGATTGCGGATTACGATACACCGAATCGGTCATTCGTTAAGTTTGCTAACTTGTTACATCGACAAGGGATTAAAAATTGTCTATTCATGTTAGCACTACACGATAGTGGATTAAAAGGGGTCGATCCATTCGACCCCTCTTTATCACCGCAACTCCGCAGTCGCATCTTAATCGAGTGTAAGAATAACCCTTGGTATTGGTTACGTGAAGTAGCAAGACTGCCTGCGACCGGGGTAAATGGGATCAGTATCGATGCGAACCGATCGATTATCGCCATGTGGTGGTGTTTATTAAACTGTATCAGCACATATGCGATACAACCCCGTCAGACAGGTAAATCAGTAGGGGCGGACTTATTCCACATCTATAATGTCATGGTGTATGGATACAATACGCAAGGCTTACTGATTACCAAAGACCGTCCCTTAGTAGTAAAGAATACGGAACGTCTGAAAAAAATAAGAGGGATGTTACCATCCTACTTCTGGATGAAGTCCCGTAAAGATAAAGATATCGAAGATTACATCAATAATGCACAGGAATTAAATACCCTAAACTTAATCCCTGCTCAAAATGATGAACAATCTGCTATCAATGCAGCTCGTGGTTATACTGTAGAACGATTACACGTGGATGAGATTGCGTTCGTAAAATGGAACTGGAAGATGTTGCCTGCCGTGGTATCCGCAATGGATGCGGCAATCGGTAATGCAAAAAAAGCAAGTATGCTTTATGGACGTCTCTATACGACCACTGCCGGTGATTTATCTACCAGACAAGGTAAATATGCCTATGAGTTATTCTGTTCAGGTTGTCCTTGGACAGATGAGTTCTATGATATCGGTAATAGAGACTTATTAGATAAATTTGTCTGTGAACAAACTGGGTTACCGGTACCTTTAGTGAGTATGCAGTTCTCACATCGCATGCTTGGCTTATCTGATGAAGAGTTCTATCAGCGTATCATGTCTGCACCATCAACGGACGAAGATATCAATAAAGACTACTTCTTAATCTGGGGTAAAGGCGGTAAGGATAACATCATTCCTAAAGCGATTTTAGCGGATATGGACCAATCCGTGATTATGCCTAAGTACAATGAGATAGCTGCAAATGGTTACGTAGTACGCTGGTATATCAATAAAGATGAAATCCAAACCTACATGGAAACCCACCAACTTATCTTAGGTGTGGATACCTCTGAACAAATCGGTCGAGATAGTACCGCATTAGTCTTAATCAATACTTCAGACTTATCTGTGGTGGCTACGATACAAATCCGTAGTGGTAACTTATTAGTGGCAGCGAAATGGTTAGCGTTATTCATGGTAAGATGGAAAACAGTTACTCTGATCATCGAGAAGAAATCTTCTGCGCAAACCTTTATCGATGCTATCTTATTGGCATTTAAATCAGCAGGACTGAATCCATTTGCGCGTATCTTCAACAGATTGGTAGATGATAAAGCCAATAATCTTGCAGGTTACCAGCAAATTATGCGAGGTAACCCATCTGACGATATTATTGATAAATATCGTCATCTGTTTGGATTTAATACGTCAGAGAAAACCCGTACGCACCTATACTCAAAAGTGTTACAAGAAGCCGCAGAACAAACCCGTCATGTAATTCGTGACCAAGGTCTAGTCAACCAATTAGGTCAATTGAAGATTGATAAAGATGGTCGTGTAGACCACACCTCATCTGGACACGATGACTTCTGTATCGCGTGGCTATTAGCCAACTGGTTATTGCGTTATGGTCGCAATCTGAACTATTATGGAATTGACTCACGTCGTGCGATGATTAATGTCGCAGCGGATGGTAGACAGCTCTGTGATGATGATTTAGTCGAGATTCAACGTATTGAACAACTTAAAAAAGAAGCCGATGATTTAGTCGAAGAGTTTGGTCGTACGCATCACCCTGCTTTACGTTTAAAAGTTGAACAGCGTCTTCAAGTCATTAACCGTAAGTTAGACCAATATGGTGTTGAGCCTCGTACAGTCGATAGCTTCGCTCGTAAAGAGGAAGAAGTGAAACGACACGAGAAACGTAAGCATCGTTTTGGTATAAGATAGTAGTTATCTATCTGATAGTTTGTTAACTAGGAATCCTCCAATTCATTTGTTAACAAAATAAAAGGGTGTTGGTACACCCTTTATTATAGAGAGATTAGTTGTATCTAATCCCTTTTTGGCGTAATACGCCGTTTACGACACCTGATCTTTGCAGATCATAGGCATCAGGGAGTTGGCCTTGCATTTCAGCAAGGCGCGCCCGGGCAGCTGCAGCCGCCCAATCACTCCCAATCTGATGTTTAATCAGAAACTGATAGTAGTTGTTATCCATTGGATATCTCCTATATCTGGTTGAACACACGCAGGGATGTTAATGCATCCTTGCACCCGTCCACATCCATGCGGACAAAATTGGAGGATTAGGGTTACCCTAATCCTCTTTATCTGTGTAAATAAATTCGCAGATATCACCACCCGTCATTGGGTCGTATCTTGCTGCATATTGGATGATTGATTCCGTGGTTGGGAATTTTTCATCGAGTTTCATTATATGGATGTCAGTACCTGATACACCGATAGCAAAATCGATCAAGCAGTGCATGCCGCTACCCATGCCAATGCAGTACTCACTTTCGGCACTATGGAAATATTCTAATCTATTTCCATCCTCGTTAGGGTAAGGTTGCCAGATATAAGCACCTTCTTTGGTGATAAACATTATCTCCATGAATGATGCTTGAAACTCCTCTTCTGGCATGAATCCGTTTTGATACAGCCAAATTGCATCGTTTACGTATTCTTCCCACCAGTGCTTAAGCGCATTGAAACCGCGCTTAGCTGCATACACAAGACCTGGCAGTAAAGCCATATTGCCTGCAAAGGCAATGGCTTTACACTTATTTCCTGGTGTATAATCGAATTGGTGTTCGTCGCCCAGTTTGATGAATTTGCCACCTGTTTCAGGTAGCTTTAACACTAGACTATCGCCTGTATATTCTTTATACAGACGGGCGTTATGCGCTGTATTAGGAATCTGAGCAACAACCTCTGATGTGAGGATATTGTTCAGGGCTTTTTCAATCTCGTCTCTATTCTTAGCGACGGTTAATTTGGTATCGGTCAATAGACGACCTTGGTGGTAAACAATCGTTGTCATATATGCTCCTTGACAAGGGTTAAATAAATAAGGGCATCGTCATGGATACCCTTAGGTTAATCAAGCTGTACTAATTGAACATTTGTCCAGTTAGTACTTTACTTTCCGCTAGCTTGTATAGCGTCGCGCCAAACGGTACTTCAATACCTGTTTTGGCTCTTTCTCTAGCGTAGAGGATATTATCTCGCCAGAATTGATTTTTAATTCTTCGGATAACTTCCTCTTTATAATCTCCCGGTTTTAACATTTTCATGTACCTCTAGATTATCGCCATGATTGATGATTGCTCATTACAATCATCTCCCTGCAAAGATTTTATCTCTGCATCGTGGTTATAATATAGGATCATAAAAATTATAGACTGGGACAAAAGTAGAGGGAGTCTTTTGACTCCCTCCTTTTATGTTGTTACCATTTATTGTGCCAATCTGGTGTGCTATAGTCAGCACGGATTGATTCACGTTTCACAGCAACGGAACTCCCTTTCAGGACTTCTTTCGCTAAATCTACAACATCAGCCGATTCAAATCCCATACCGGTACGACGTGTTGCAATCGCACGAAGTGCAGTCGGATCAACGGTCATGGCATACGATTCAAGTGATGGTGAATTGTATTTATTTGCTTTCTCTAAACCAGGTTCACCTACACAGTCCCAAGTTACAATAGATGTCGTATATTTCTCTAAACGACCATTTGCAAACTTGTCACGAGTAAATGAACGAACTGAGAAACAAACGTTCATATCCGGGTCAGCGAATTTCTGTTCAAGGAATCGACCATATGGACCCGATGGTTTAATCTTACCACGGATACCGATATAACGATTTCCTTTCACATCTTTTAATGTGGTATCGATCACGACTTCTTTAATCGTGTGCGATTCACATTTTTCTTCAATACGCATTACACGAGCAAGGTATTCTTGTTCGCTTTGTCCGGTTTCAGGCATTGGGTGACCTAACTCCCCAATCAAGCAACCCTTACGTAAGCGACGAGCAAAGATACTATCACCGTTTAGGATTTCTTGTACAGGGTCAGTCTTATAAACTGCCCCATAAGAGTTAGGGTATTCTAATGCACCCAAAATGACATCATACCAGCCTTGTGCATCTGGTTTTAATGTCCCTGCCTTATTTACACCAAGTAATGCTTCTGAGTTCAATTTAATTGTACTCATCCTTTATTCCTTTTCTACTTCGTTCTTAATTGGTAATAATGAAGGTATTCCTCTTTCGATATCTCGTCGATATCGATATTCTTTCCTAACTCAGGAATAAAGTTAGGCGATTTGAAATCATGTAGCGTGATTTTATAATAACCCGGCTCTAACCAGACACCATCAATATATTGAAGACGTTCTTGATTCCGTAAATACCACGTATAATGACGCGATACTTTATTTCTTATTTCAATTTCAATGTTGTATAAGAACATCGAACCAATAATCACTCCATAATACTCACGGGTCTTAGGTGTCGCTGCAATTAACCAGTGTTCATCCGTATAATCAGCATCAGGACAAAGTTCCGTATTCGGTTTGACTGCATGCTGCCATTGTAGCTGATAAATATGCATCACACTAAAACGTGCCGTGTCATAGATATCTTGCATGTAAGCCATTCCGACATCCCCAAATCCTAATAGACATTTCAGAATCATCGGTGAAGTCGATGTACGGGGGATACTTCTTGATTCCCCCGGAAATAACTTCGTGGAGAAGCGTGGTATAAACGCTTCTACTGAGTCATCAAAACTAACATGATATAACTCATTATCCGTCTGATCGACATCGATGATTTCAAGATTTTTCATCCCTTCTTCACCATAAGCAATCATCAACTGATTTATCAGTGCGTCCTTTTCGTTCATCTTATTAGCTCCGTAGTATCTTCTCGATACGCGTGATTTTCTTCGACTTCTCAGCTAACCCAGAAGTTAACCCATCTTCATAATAACTACCTAAGAGTTTATTATACGTATCCGTTGCCCCTAATGAAATATTTCGTAAGGCTACCCAGTTAGGCATCTTATTATCTACTTCATCATAGTTCTTCACGGTATCGCGATACATGAACTTATCATTTTTCGGGTCACGTGCAATGTTACTCTGAATCATCTCTAAGACTTGAGGGATATTGATTAAGCTCTTACCAATGTAATAACTATCTTTATCATAAATCTTTAAGATATCATCATAGTTCATAAACCAAGGTACGCGACCTAATGCGGTAAAATGGTGATAGATATAGTAACTCAGTTGTTCTTCTGCCATCACATCCATCGTCTCAAGAATCGTATCCCCTCGTGTATAATGTAATACACGCTGAACCTCATCTTGATTCTTAAAGGTAAACATCTCAGAGATATTCGCATAGACTCTTGCAGGGATACTAAAGACAGCATATTTCTTTGCGTCTAAATCCACAAAAGCAAATACCCCTAATAACTGAAACTTCTCATCCATCTTCGCGAGTTTTGCTGTTAAGTAATCTTCAGGAAAGACGATGTCGATATCTTTTAATGCGATAAGTCTCCCGTCTTTCGTTTCTGATAACAGCGATTTGATATGCTTATCATCTCGTTTCAGTATGGAAGTAATAGGCGTATTTTCGCCGATATCAGAATACTTCATGCATTACCTCCGCATTATAAATCAGGTGTATCGGTATTTTTTACGACCACGTAGTTATTGACTAAATCACTCACGATTTCACTTAATACGTATTGATACGTTGCGATACGTGGGTCAATCTTCGCTTCATCTACACGACGTTGAATTTCAGTGTACGCTTTCGCTAATTGTGGCCAGTGATTTAACCCGATGTTTAAGACTAATAAACGAGTAAACGTATAAATATCAGGTGCACCTTGAGTTGGTTGTAATTGACTGGTGATACGACCGGCAATTGCTGCTGTATTCGCATTAGGATTTGGATCTTTAGGATCTAAGAACAATGCAATGAATTCAGACGGTTGTTTACCTAATTCTTCAATAAAGGTTGGCACGAACAATTTCAGGAATGTAGAACGGAAGTTCGCTTGGATATTCGAGATATGGTCGTTATACGCTTTATTGAATTCGTTCGCTAGACGTTCACTGTTTTCTAATAAGAAATTGATATGGGTGTTGGTATTGGCTGCAACTGCACCTAATACGGCATCCGCATTACCGCCACGTTCGATAAATTGTTCAAATGCATTTTTATATACATAAACCACATTTGCACCGACATCACGATAAGCAACCACAATACCACCTGCATCAACGACATTCACGTTGTTGATATAACGATTTAATAACCCACCTAACTGAGCGAATGTACGCACCAAATAATCTTTATATTGATTTAATGGAATATTAATTGTACTGTCAATGGTATCATTGGCTAAGAATGACGCATGGATAAAGTAAGCGACAATTAACTCATCAATAATCTGATGTTGTTTACCCACATCAATCGCGGTTGGGAATGACATGCCATCCACGAAGTATTTACGATACGTATCCACTAACCAGTTAGAAGGATAACGAGCAATCATATCCACAATCGCATCATCTAATGTCGTACTACCACTGCGTAACAATTGCATGATATCATCTTCATTACGATCCATGAATCCACTTTGTATACGGACATCTTGTGCTTGTGAATTCATTAACTTAGCATGTTGTCCAATGTATTCTAAGAACTGGTTGTTCTTATAGATATACGGGAATTCGATTTGTTGAATATCACTAATGGCGTAAGTTTCTTCGGTATATTTTGATTTTACACCAGCAGCTACTGCATCGATAAATGGAATCACTTTATTACGTAAATTATCAATCGTATCGATAACCGGTTTCGCATACATCTCTGCGATACCATCTAATTCACTGCCGTGACCTGATTCACGTTGGAATTGTTTAATTTGTTCTGCATCAATCGTAACAGGATTATCTTGGTTGGTAAAGGCACCTGGATAAGATGCACCCATTAAGGTGTCTAATGTCCCTGTATTAAAGATAACCGTTCTGATTCCTTGAGCTTCAAGTTTCTCAACGATTTCTTGAGCATAGCGCATGGCATTATTGGTTAACATGTTCTATTCTCCTTATACGACAGGTTTAAGGTTATCTAACGCAGCACGGACTGATACTGCGATATCTTCTTGTAAGACTGACTCAGCAGAGATATCTCCCTCTGCTTGAGGCAAGTCCATCCCTACCCCATCAATTTTCTGCATGATGCAGGTGACTAAATCAATCACATTTGCTACCACAAATGTATTGCGTTCTTTGTTTAACATGATTTATCCTCTCATTCGAGTAAATAAAATTTTCCGGAAAATTTTATCAATGTATTAAACGACATAAGAAAAGGGAGGGATGTGCTCCCTCCCTATCTCGGATCTCACATTCAATTAACTGTCATATGCTTCTAACGCTGCTATGGTAGCAAGGCGTAATAGTACTGAGGTTGTCCCGATTAACTCAGGCGAACCTACAATACGATCAGATATACCAGCATAACCGAACATAGCGTGAATTGGTAATCCAGATTCTGTTTCATTCTTTCCAGAGAACCGACGGGCTATCGTACTCTTAAGTTGATTGCTTCATTGTATTCACGTTGGTCGTTAATCAACGCAGTTTTATTACAAACTTCCCTAACTTTCATTAGGATATTAGACTATATCACTAAGAATTGCTTCTTAGCCTCCTGTTTCCATTTAAACGATTTACGTGTTGATCAGACACGACGTACCACTTGGCTGTACTGGGCGTAACCCCATAGTCGTTGAACCCATCTCTTTATAATAAGAGTTTCGGCTGCGGATCACCCATTGTGACATCTTAAGTTCTTTTACTATACCGAGACCACTACATCTCGCCATTTATCTATCACTAGATAAACTTAGTGACTTAAGCTTTAGGGCTCCCCCGTCATTTATAGGAGGTTTCAGATAATATTTATCTGGGCTAGGTTAACCACGATCTTATCACCTAAGTCTACACCTAACTTATGCTCGATATAGACACGGATAGCAACCATACCAGGACCGATATCTTGAGATTTAAATCTCAATGGTTTATCTATCTTCCCTGTCATATGGCGTTTATCACTTAGTTTCAGTTTAGACCCACTAAAACGATACTTCATAATTTGGTTTACAGTATCTTTTAAAGTAGGACTGAGCTCATCTTCTTCACAGAAATAGAAACAATCTATCTTAATCACTTCACCGTGATATTTCGCCTTAGGTGCAATCTGAGATAACCGTCTTAATACATCAATACTATTACTATCGAAGTATCCGCTTCCATCGAAGTTCTGGTCTTCAATAAAGAGTAGTGGTGAATCAACATCGACTTCATCACCTAATTTCACCATATTACGAACGTTATCTGTTTTCTGCAATACGATTAAGCGTTCTTTTACGATAGAAGAATTAAGCTGTTTACTAAATTTCTCAGATACGGCAGAGGAGTCTTCAAAGGTATCATCCCCTTCAATAAGAAGTGTACGTGCATAAGTCTTATCGCAAAGAATAACCTGAGTAGGCAATAAGATATCACGGATAAAGAAAGATTGGTTAAATACAAGGACTTCACCTTTCTTAAACTTATATCCTACTTCTCTGTCGCAGACGATATCATGACGATAGAAGTTACCTTTGGATGATGCAACAGTTACGCCTATCTCTACCATCTCATCTTCAAGACTATCGTCCTTATAAGAGATTAAAACGTATTTTGCACCTTTCTCTTTGATAACCCCTTCACCTTTAGATACATAGGCAAACTTATCATCTACCTGGTGTGCTACGATATACTCATACCCCGTACGTACATGAGGAGGCATCGCACCTCTAATCGGTATACGATGAGAGCTTTGAATTGAAGAGAAGCCAGTTCGACGTTTGTCTTCGTAGTCACTAAATGGACAGGTTAGTATAACGGAGCTCATTATTGAAGATGTCTCTTCAGCAGATGTTTTCTCTTTTCTTGTTGTACCAAGTAATGAATCAAATTTAGGACTCGCAGAAGTAAAAGTCGTGATTGCTACATCCGAGCTATCTACAGATGCTTCAGAGATTACACCTAAGTCAGTATCATCATAAGAACGAGTACGAGCGACCATACTACGCTTACTACGACCACCTTCACCAGTGAACGTGACGTTAGCTTTCTCTTTCATGTTCTGAAGCGGGTTGATATCATCAATGATTTCAACGGATGGGTCTTTGCTAATCGCAATCATGACATCATCAGGTGGGATATCAAAGCGACGTTTAGTCGTAATTGGTTTACTCTTGAAGACACGCAAATGGTTAACAAGTGTACTGTAAACTTGACCCGCTATCCGTTCATATCCCTTAATGACCATGTCATCCATGTTAATCTCAGGTCGATAGTTAGAAGTGGCCATGATTTCTACCGCACGGATATACAATGGTGTCATCTCCGTCGGTTCATTCATCTTGATTGCCATTTCACGTGTACTATCATCGATAAACATCTCATCGATTAGGTCAAGTTCACGTTCATAGCGAACTGCAATCCCTTCTTCTTGTAAAATCGCACCATAAACATCTTTACTATCAAAGTCATAGACTGAATAGTTTTTCAGATATTTTGCATAACTAGCAAATCCACAGATAAGTAACTTATCACGTGGTGATAATTGAGACTTATCGAATACCCATTTCTCATCGGCAAAACGCAAGACTAAGTCAGATGCTTTACGTTCGAACTGTTTACCAGATTCATACTTAGTAACAGGTAGGCGTAGCATATCGACGAAATGACTTAATCCGTGTTTACGAGCCAGGATAAACCCAACTGGAATCAATTCACCTAAGATTTTTACTTCTGCGAATTCATCTGGAGAGTTACCCATATCGATGCCGAATAACTCAGACTCATCTATCTCTTTGCCTTTTAATAGCCAGATGTTTTTCTGGTAGTCATAAGTAACGTGGTTACCAAAAGTGATATGATGTAATCTTTCGTTTTTCTTGATCTCTTTTAAGTCAAGTTTATAGCCCTTCTCTTTATTCGTAAAACTACGATAACGAGTCATCAGTGCTTGAATATGGCGAGGTACCTCTTCGATATCTGTCTTGAGTCCACCATAGACCACATCGGTATATAGTCCTTCCGCAATCTTGATATCGGTTTCCGCCGTAGCCCATTTTGTATAGTTAAACTTACGACGTTCACTACGGTTTAAGAACAACTTACCATAGTAAGATGTCAATGAAACTCTATCGTTATCAAGCTTTCTCAAAAATCCGTCTCTCCGCTGTTTACGAATAAAGACGTGGTTTGAGCCGTAAACAAGTACACCTTCATCACTGACTTTAGGGATCTTAATACGGATAGTGGATTGACTACCGCCTACTGGGGTTAAAGTAACTTTGTGAACTTCTGCTTTTGTTGCTAAATCAGAAACATCTTCGACTTCGTAATTGTTAATCACGATACCGGTTTTCTGTAATGCTACAATGTTACGAGCGATATCACGTTTTAAGCATTTCTTAATGTAACGTTGATCGAATTCTTTTAACGTAGACCGTAACATGGACTTATCGGTAATTAACGGTAAATCTGGAATCACTTCCTCTTTATCATTAATTTTCATATCCACTTCTTGGTTGACGTATTCTTCTAACGTCATGCTCTTATCAGGGGATTTAATCTTCTTATACGTATCTGATTCTTTTTCCCAATATTCTTTTTGTTTATTGGTCATCATGAGTTCATCGGTAAACTCCGCGATATTTCGTTTCGCATGCTGATCAACATAAGCAGAACTTGGTATAATCCCTGATTTAGGGGTTTTAACACCTACTGGTTTATCATCCCCAATTAATCGGCTATCAACAGGAGTATAAGATGTTGATACACCCACATCCCGCTCGATATGAGGAGTGCTAATAAGATGATGAGGAATAGGAGCCGAATGAGCCATAACCGCTTGGATAGCTTGCGCTGATTTCGGTTCTTCAGGAACTGCTCCCACGACAGGTTTCCGTTCAATTTCAGAAACGACTGCAACAGTTGTTTGTTCTGCTTCTTCTTCTTGGACATGAAGATCCTCCTTAATCGGGGTATCAGGCATAATCGTCTCACCATTATCCTGTATTTTCTCAGGATCAACAAAGTCATCATCTTTTAAGGATGTCTCTGTATTGGTATCATAGATCTTTTGAATCACTTTGGCTTCATTGTTATCTACTTCTAATGGTGGAGTATCAACAGTATTCAATTTATCCTTTTCAACAATCTTTGATAAGAACTTCAAGAAACGACGTTGGAATCGTCTTGCTGTGGATTGTGTAATCTGGATATCTTCATCTTCTTCTAATTCCTCAGATGTCGGTTCATCTGAATCATCCCCCAGAGATTCTTTTCCTGTTACCCATCTATCTAATAATCCTAAGTTTAATAAAACCGCACTGTTGTTATAGATACACAAGAAGTCGATTCTATCTAATTCACTTTCAGGGATATACTGCGCAAATAACGAGTTCTTACGAGAATACGGGTCTAACCATTTCCAGAAATCTAATAATGCTAATTTCTCGTAGCTATCAAAGATTTTCCAATAGGCTCTCTTCAATTCAATCGCTGCACGTTTTAATTCCGGTACGGTTGGTAACATTTCCGGTACATGGAACATAATCAACTGATGTCGAGTGGATTTCTTAATATGCTCACGGATTCCATTTAAGTATCCACGATAACGTGCTTCAAAGAAGAATAAATGACGTTTAGGATTGGAGCGGAATTCCATATGACGACCCATAAGAGAATAATCAACAATCATATTCCAAGGACGTTTCCCTACAAACTTACTAAACTTCTTCTCATCTCTTGCCCAAAATACTTTTGGGTTTTTCTTATGATACGCTTTTATCGCTAAACGATAGTTAAAGATTTTCTTCTTCACTGGACCCATGACGTTACTATCATATTGGGTTTGGTGAAAGGCAACTTGCCCTTTTCGTCTACCTTTAATGAAAGGTGAGTCTTGAGATATCCCAAAACTCTCACGGTGGTCTGGATAGAAATAATGAAGTACCGATAAATCGATTTCTTCTAAATCTGCGATGCGCCAGACTTTCGGATCTTCCATCTTAATAAAGTAACGTATCCCTTGCATACGATAGACTTGAGGATAACGCATCTCTAATGAAAGATTTTCATCTTGTTGCATAGTGAGACCTTATTATTGTTGTGACCGTCTACCACGTGACGGTGCGGTTAAACCTAATGAAGCACGAACCACGATATCGTTCTCGACTTCATATACAATATTGCCCATTGCGTTAATCACAGAAGAGCGTTTTGTTCTCGATTCATTTATTTGTTCGATTGCATCTTCTGAGTGGATTACGTTAAATGAACATTTATCACCATCATCTATCTTAATTTGGACTATATCTTGCTTAACCAATGGCGAACTGTCTTTGGTTAAACCCTACCGTTTTGGATTGATTATACTCAACCCTACTCTATTCCGTTATTCTCTCTACTATTCCTAGCAGAGATATCGTTTCGATAGTCTCTGAACTCATATCCGGACTGGATACTTCGTTGCGTCGATGATTCCATTGTTATCTTTTTCACGATGCTTACTAACAAGATTACGTCGTAAGTATTATACCTCATTCCTGAGTATAAGTCGTAGATAAATCAATATAGGAACTTCCCCGCAGTTAGGTAGGTTTAAGGTGACCATGATGGGTTTAGTCACCATCTAGACCAGGCATACGAGACCCATGTGGGGCAAATGTCTGGTAATAGGAAGGATGATTTCTATCTGGATATTCAAACGCAACATTTTCGGTTGGTTGTCCATCATTATACTCACGTTTTACTGAAGAAGGCGATGTCGTTTTTACGTAGATATCACTGATATAAGATGAACCGTCTCCGATAACTGGATAACGGGTTACTTCTGCTTTCTTCGCATTTAAGATATCTTTCGTAATCAAATAGAACCATTCCATATACGTAATCGGACGAACTAACTTTTTATCCCATCCTGCAGGTAATTCATTGATATCCGCAAGTAATTGGAATTTCTCTTCATCTTCATACACCAATCCGAGATAGTGTCCTTTCACGATGATTGGTCTTTCTTTAAAGCTATCTCGTTCGAATGCACTAATCGTTCCTTCGTTCCCTTCTATCGTCATCCATCTATCGCTTGAAATATCATCTAATTGGACATTTACGCGTGTTAACGAAGTGGGGTGGACTAAGTATGCCATCCCGTCTTTGGATGGAAAGGAGAGGTTGTAGAAGCGGTCATTTCGCATCTGATAAATCACATGAGGAATGGATGCTTTTAACATCTGGAATAACCCGACATGAGTCGTGTCCACAGTAGGTGAACGTTCATCCCCGAGTACTTCTGCACCCATGGTCATCGATGTAATAACGTTACGCGTCCCCAAATGGATATTCCGTTTCGAGAACTTACTTTGTAAGAATCCACCTTTACCGGTTAATACACCCTGGAAGTAGTCATATATCTCATTGGTGATGTTCTGCATACTGGTACGGATGTTATTAATCATCGGATTGTTCTGTTTACTGTTTTCAAGACTGTTTGCTAACCGAAGTAACTTACGGTACATCTCGTTGCATTCATCTTCAGTACTGCGTCCACTCTCGTCGATTTGGATTTCACGTAAACCAGGTGGTAATACTAAGTGGTTTTCAATCATTAATTGATTACGGTATTTATTGAATACCTCAATCATCATATTACGTTTCACCGAATCATTCTTCTTAAAGACTAATTCATGGATATGCTCCGTAAAGAAGAAGTAACCGGTATCTGCTCCCTCTTCACCCATATCAGCAGGCAAGAACTCTTTCGTAGAAGCATTCCATCTCGCAAAGGCTTCACCTCGCCAGATATCTTCGTAGAAACGTTTCAGTCTCTTGATACATCGACAAATATACGGATGCATAATCGTCGTGTTTAATTTGATTAATCCAAAGGTGTAGTCACGAGAGGGTTTCCCTAAATCCCCAAATAAGACCGTAGAGAACAATCCTTCAGGATGGAAGTCTTGTCCATTTCCATCGAATATCTCAACGGATTTTATACGGGGTACTCTCGCTATCCGTTCACCAGTTGGAGTTAATAACGCAACATTAAATGGCGTTAATTTCTCTGCCATTGTTGTTTACCTCTTTAAATATTAAATTTAATACTCTTTTCTAATCTATCCACTATATTAGGTAGCTAATCTAACATAAACACCCGGATAGACACATCGTCCGGACGATGTGTTGCCCTTAGACATATATAGGGATAATGATGAATATCAAGACAGTATATAAAAACATAAGGAGTCTATATGGCCAAAGAAGATGAATATGACCTTGACTTCGGTGATGACCTGGATTTTGGTGATATTGATTTTGATTCGCCTGCTGCGAAACCGATAAAGGATGACAGACATCCTCTATTAATTACCGGTGAACAAGCAGCGAAAGAATTTAAAGCGACTATCTTTAATCCAGATAACATCGGTAAAGCATTAAAAGATGCCCTACCTCGCCAACTCCGTGAGAGTATCGATCATGCTGATAATGCAGTGACATCGTTTACGGATGAATATCGTAAAACTGTTGATGATCTTAAACCGACCATAAAAGAACTGAAACGTTCTGCACGTGGGTTTAAGAAAGCGTTAGGGAATGTTCTACCTGAAGGATTAAGTAAATGGCTGGATGATAAACTCTCTGAAGATGAGGACAAATATACATCGGGTCCTTCTGAAGAAGAGTTAGCAGAACAACGTGTTGAAAGTACGTTGATGACTATCTTCGAGAAACAACAAGAAATCGAAGGTCAGCATCGACAAGAAGACAAAGTCGTTCAATTAACACAAGCCAACGCTCAGATAGAAGGTGTTAATACGCAGCGTAAGATGTTGCGTAATCTGAATACCTTAACGGATTATCAGAGACAGATCACGTTACCATGGCAAAAAGAGATGCTTCGTGTTGCAATGCGACAATACAACGTGCAAGCCTCTTTATTGAAAACCATGGGTGAGTATACTCAAAATGCGATTATTGAGTTACGTGCCATTACGAAAAATACAGGGTTACCGGATTTAGCCAAAGAGAACAATAAAGAAGTCATGAAAGATGTCGGACTTCGTAAGTTCTTCTCTATGGTATCCAATAATTTATCAGGTAATCTTCGTACGGGCAACGTCATCAGTACGATGATGAAACGAGCAGGGAATGCGGTCCGTGAGAAATTTAACGATCCATTCAAAGAGATTGCGAGTGGTATCGGAATGGCGATGGATCTGCAAGGCCAAGACATAGAGATGCAAAGAGAATTTGGCTCTATGGAAGGCGGTGCAGAGCTCGATGATAAATCTCGTATGGAAGCCATGCTGGCAAAAATGCTCGGTGAAAATGCCGGTAAGTTTGCTTTAAAAACAGCGGCTGCTAAAGCCATGCTGAAGTTCATGCAGATACCGGGCATGGGTAACACCATGAAACGTGTCGGTATGGGCAACGAGATGTTTGGTCGAAGACTAAATAGCTTTATGCGTGATGGGTTGCAATATGGTGGGGATAATTGGTTCTATAAACAAATCGCGAATATCGTGAATTCAGGACGTGAGTTCTTTGAACTTGACCGTGGAATAGGGGATAGAAGTGGAGGCTCAATTGAGTACCATACTTCAAAGAACCTCTATGAAAGAACTGAGTTTAATAACTATACTCAGAAATCCATTACGGAAATCATCCCGGGTTATCTTGCGCGTATTTTACAAAGTACCGAAGCACTTCGTACTGGTGAAATGCCTGACTTAGTGTTATTTAGTCATGAACGGGATAAGTTCATTGATGCGAAGAGTAATTCACGTGATGTGATTCGTCGTATATTTGGAAACGATAGTCAGGATTTACGATCTTCATTATCTGAAGTCACCAGTCAGTTAGAAACCAAATCAAGTAAGTTTACTGATAAAGAAAGACGTAAGCTTGAAGATGCATTACTCAAGATTACGCGTCAAGGACGTGAACTTGATTTAGACACGTTAATGCGTGAAAATACGGACGAGAAAGAAAACGTCTTTGCTAAAGCACTCGGTAAAGATCTTCATGATAAACTTCATGAAAATGTCAAAGCGAACCTCAATTTAACCGAAGAGGGTAAGCTTAATAAAGAAGATGATGAAGCACACGATAAACTGAATAAGCTTTTAAATCGTTATATGCGTTTAGCAGGGAGTGTATCGAGTGCTGACCAACGTATTTTAGATATCTCTCGTGAAGGGATTACGGTGACCGATGCATTAAAGCAACTCGGTTATGTCGATAAGAATGGACTTAATAGTCATTCCATTGACATGAGTAAAATCTACGATGATTTACTCACCGGTAAACACGATGATGCTATCAAGATATCTCAACAAGGTTCAAATGAATTATATTTCGGTAACAATACGAATTTAACTTCATCTAACCTCATTGGTACAGGAACAGGCAATGGATTTAGTTCAACCGGACAAGTGACCGCATCGATAGCAAATTCAGCGAAACCTGCTTATCAGAATGCGTATCCCGTCTGGTGGAACAGCTATCCGATTTGGTGGAATAGTTTACCTGGATTAGGTTCATCGACACCGATGAGTCCGCCGCCTGCACCACCATTTACGCCACCACCTGGACCAGCACCGGTTTCACCATCACCTATATTACCGGTATCACCACCTGGATTACCTCCTATTGGTCCATCTTCCCCTGCGGTACCTCCATCTCCTGTGCCACCGCAAGGTCCTCGACCATCATCGAGAAAAGGACCAACAGGTAAGCTGACACGTCAGCAGAAGAAGATACAGAAGAAACGTGGTCCACGTGGTGCGATACCAATCCCAACATTTATAACAGGAGAGAATGATGTCAAAAGACAAGGCCCATCGCTCGACGTTGGGATACATGGAGGGATTATTGCTAATCTTCCTCCTTCTATTTATGATGATATTTTATCTGCCTTGCGTAGTATTGCTGACCCTATTAAATCAATTTCTCAGCATGTTAGTAAGATTCGTGCGCTTTATGAAGCGAGTAAGACGAATACTCCAGATACTCATCAAGCAGAAACTGGGGAAATAAAACCTGAATCTGCATCTGCCCCAATCGGTCCATCTTCCCCTGCGGTAGATACTCGTTCGATTAAACTACTTGAAGAGATTCGTGATAGTGTCAACGGAATTTCTATTCGCTTGTTGAAACAAACAACGGATAATACAGATGAACACAAATCGCCATGGGAAACCTTAGATGCCTCAATTAATATCCAGACTTCTGCGGTATTAGGCGCATTATCGAAGATTAACCAGAATATCATTGATTTTGGTAAAGGTAGCGGCGCATTCCCAGATATTAAAGGGCGTGATTTAAATATGGACGAGTTAACCAGTGATTTGATTAACTGGAAGAAACTCGGACGTTATACAAAGAACACGTTCAATTTCATGACAGATAAAGCGATGTCCATGTTCCAGTTTGCGAAAGAGAAAACCGTGAAGATGGCACAAGCATTCCATAAAGGGATTATTAAACCGACATCAGAGTGGTTTAAGGATCAATCTTGGGATATACTTCAAATCGATTTATATCTCCCTGATAACATGAAAGAGCCGGTTATTAAAGCAGCTAACTGGGCAGCAGGGAAATACTACGATGCGGAAGGAAAAGTCTTAAAGACCATGAAAGATGTTAAAGATGGGATCTATGAGATTGACCCAGCAACGGGGAAATTGAGATGGGTTACTTCTTTAGAACAACTTCGTACTTCTGCCGTGGATGTATTAGGTAAGAAATTTAAGATTGATAAACTTCGTGGTTGGGGACAACGTGCGAAGACTTGGTTAGCCACAGGTGGAGATAAAGTAATTAACTTCTTAAATCCTGTTGCACGAATTCAATCGGCGAAGAACTTCATTAAAGGGGCATTTAAACGCTTCGAAGAGCAGATGGTGCAAGATGTTTACGTGGGTGAAGAAGAATCCCCTCGTATCACTGCAAACCAGCTAATTAAAGGCACGTACTTCTGTCAAGGTAAACCATTACATCGAGTCAGAGATATTGTAGCTGATGTTACTGATGAACAAGGTAACGTTATCTTATCCATCGCAGAGATGCGTGAGAAAGGCTTATTTGATAAGAATGGTAATCCTTATAAGGATGTCTTAGATAGAGTCTTAAATAACGTTTTTGTGAAACCGATTAAACTTGGTCGTCAGATGCTTAAAGGTGGCTGGGATATCTTATCAGGTATCGGGTCTAAATTTAAGTCATTTATGACAGGACTCTTCAGTAACTGGGATGCCTCTATTTCATTAAATAGTAAATGGACGAAACGTATTTATGAATTACTCGTATGGCGTTTTGGTGGCAATCAAGGACAACCGCCTCATCATCTCCAATCCATTGAGAGTGATGATCCTGTCAAAGAGAAGAAAGATGCGAAACAACATGCTGAAGACATGAAGAAACAAATGACGCATGTCATGGATAAAGCTTCTAAAGTTTCTGAGTATGCGGGTAAAGCAACGGATGTCGTTCGCAAAGGTATCAGTAAAACGCTTCGTAAGGCTGGCGTAGATGAAGAGAAAGTGAAGAAATTCGAAGAGTCTAAGATTCCGGGTGTCTTCACGAAAGTCGCGAATGCCCTGAAAGGTGCGTCGGATAAGTACAAGAACAAGTCTACTGCTGAGATAGCGAAAGACGTGACTGAAGTTGCGAAAGATAAAGTAGAACGTTCACGTGGTTGGTTTGGTCGTAAGACAAAACAAATTAAAGAACGTCAATCTATTATCCCATCTAAACTGACTCGTTCTGAAATGATAAATCGTATCGGTGAAATGGCATCATCGAAGAAATCAAATTGGATTCCTTTAGATGAAGTGCCAGATGAAATCATGAAGATTTATTATGAATATCATGATAACGATTCGAATTATAAGAAACTGTTCCAGAATAACCCGAAAACGAATAAAGTCATGTTTAATCTAAGAGGACTCCTTATCCTTGAACACCAGCGTGTGCTCAAATTAAAGAATAAGAAACCTTCGAAGAAATCGACATTATCTCATCTGTCTCGTTCAGAGAAGATTATTCGTGGTCGTAAGAAACTCAATGAAACGACGGAAAGCATTAAACATCTTTCTCCAATGGATTACTTCGGTGCCATGATTGGTTCAAATGGTGCCAAAGAGCGTATGAAGCAATACATTGAAGACCGTAGCCGCAATCGTGCAGAACGTAAAGCTGAGAAAGCGAAAGTGAAAGCTGAAGCGAAAGCAGCGAAGGAAGAAGCACGTAAAGCCCGTAAAGAATCCGATAGTAAGAAAGGATTCGGTACAGGTATCATCGATAGATTTACAGGTAAACGCCGTAAAGGGTCATGGATGGATAAAGTCCAAGACTGGCATAGCCAACGTAAGAAGATGAAAGGCGGTGATGTATCTCAAGAGAAAGAGAAGAAACCATGGTATAAAGACTTCCTCGGTAAATTAGGGGTAATTGGTACTGCAATTGGTTTTGCAGGTAAAGCATTGATTGCACCGATTAAACTTCTTGCCAATGTCTTGAAAGGAACATGGCAAGTGCTTCGTCTAGGTAGTAAAGTCTTCCGGGGTGCAGGTCGGTTCATTAAAGGTTTATTTGGCATTAAATCAAAAGGCGCAAGTCTTGCAAATGCTGCAGGTCGAGTAATTGGTCAAGTCGGTAAACAAGCCGGACGATTAGCGGTTCGTGCAGCAGTTCAAGGTGCAAGATTACTCTTTACTAACCCAGTGGGTTTAGCGGTTATTGGTATTGCAGCAGCAGGTTTTGCTGCGTATAAACTTTGGAAGTTCTTCCGGGATAATTTCCAAGAGATGGATGAATATCGTTTAGCGACATACGGACTCCATGCGAATAACAATGTTGAGCTATCTAACATGATGCTCGCCTTTGAAAAAGAAATGGAGAAAGAGATGTCGGTCAACGAAACCACCGGTTATTTAACCGAGAAGAAAATCGATTATAACAAGTGGGCACCATTCTTCTGGAACGAAACGGAATCAGGCGAGTTGTCTAAACAACAATTCCAAGAAGAACAATTACCTCGTTTTACCATGTGGTACGAACAACGTTTCTTACCAAACTTCAAACGTCATAAAGAAGCCGTTGTGGCAATGATGTCACAAGCAAGTAATACAGGCTGGACAGGGTTTACGGATTGGTTATCAGATAAGACTAAGGGCTTGTATGATTTAGAATCAGTAGAAGATGGCGTAAAACCATCCTTCGTTCGTATGACCTTTGCAGATAAGGATAAATCGCAATATGCACCAGACATGTATGGCTATGATGGATTACCATTTAGTACGCAAGATCAAGGGGCGTTACCTTACGACCAAGTGAAGTACTATGCTGAACGTGTTACGGAGAAATTCAAAGAAGATGAAGCGAGACTTCAGGAACGTATGAAGTCATCGGAGAAATTCAGCGGAGATTCTCGTATCAAAGTGTCAAAAGATGGTAAGACATTCGACTTTGAAGATACGTTTAATAAACGGGATGAAATCAATGCGATGCGTGAGTCTAACAAGGAAGATATTAAGAACGGTAACTACACTGTTGATGGTGTCGCCGCAACGAAATGGACTTCCGTAGGTAAATCACGCGATGAAAAGATTACGATAGATGTAAATGGGCATAAGGTAGAAACCACTGTCGGTGAGTATGAAAACTTAGCAGGGATTAGTAATAACTCTGTTTCTAACTTACAGGCGATGCGTTTTATTGCCTATGGCTTATTGTTTAGTGATCAACAGCCATTTGATAGACAACAAATGAACTTTATCCTCCAATTAGAATACGAGGTAAATACTAAATATCTTCGTTCTGAAGCGAGAGATAAATCAGGTGGAGCATGGGTATATACAGGTGGTAATGAGGGGTTAGCGAAACTTTGGGAATCATTCGGGACTAAAGCTGGATTCGACTTAAAAGACGAAGAAAGTAAGAACGGATGGTTAACCTGGTTATCAAAACGTTTCTTCCCAATTTATACAGGTGTGCTTGCCGCTGCTTCAAAAGATGGGTTCTTTAGCGGTGAGAAGAAACTGGTTAAAGGTGCTTCCTCTCTAGACCGTATCCCAGTTGAAGATCAAATGGATATCGCAGAGTTCTTAAAATCTGGTAAAGTCATTAAGATAATGTCAGGAGAAACAGATGAGTAAGACGGGTGATTTTATATTTAAAGGGGTGCCAATAGGACGGGACCCCTCCTACCTTGAACGGTTCTATAAGAACATCAAGGCAAAGCATGAGTCGAAACCTTTAGAGATGCCACTCGATGAAGAGAAGAAAAAGAAACTTCAAGAGAAATGGGCAAAATATGCAGAACAGTTAAACTCAGAAAGAGAGACTGCCGCGTCTTATACGACAGGCGGTATTGCTAATGGATATAACGTTCAATCTACGGATGGACGTGCTACCACAGCAGGGAATAACTGGAATGTGTATAGTCCACAGGTATTTGACCCTAACCAAGGAAATGCCTTATCCCTTTCTGAAGGAACAGGGATTACCTTATCAGGGATGCAATGGAAACCCCCACAAGGGTGGCAACCAACTAAAGATGCCTACAAGAACTATGAAGTGATTGGTCCTCTCTTAACCGAAGTCGCGAAAGGTGTCGGTGTACCAGAAGAACTCATGATTGCAACCGCTGCACAAGAATCCGCATTTAACCCTGCAGCAAAAGCGGGAACATCCTCTGCAGGTGGTCTATTTCAGTTCATCGATGATACTTGGGCAAGCATGGTGAAGAAATATGGTGGTAAATATGGTATCACCATGTCAACCAGTAAGTTTGATCCAGTCGCAAATGCCATCATGGGTGCCCATTTCCTGAAAGATAATATTGAGGAAATCAATAAGAAGAAAAAAGAGTTAGGTATGCCGGGTGCAACCGCAACCGATGCCTATGCTGCTCACTTCTTGGGTACAGGTGGTGCGAAGAAATTACTTCAAGCATTACATGATAATCCTGAACAACCGATTAGTAATGGTGTTGTGAATCAAAGTCAGATTAATGCCAATAAAGAATTGACGCATGGTGGGAATATCACTGTACGTGGGTTCTATAATACGATTGGTCAGAAATCCATGAATGCGATTGCGAAAAAGATTCTTGCACAACGTGGTTTCCCAGTTAATCCAGACCAACCAACTCAGACTACGGATGGCGCAGGGTTAGGACAAGCGACTGTGACAGCGAATAATCAAACCGGTGCAGTGGTAAACAATGTACCGGGTATGAATGGTGCAACAACTATTGCTAATATGGTGAGTTCACAGGTATTGACGCAGAACGGTAATCCTCCACAGATGCCAGTACAAGTATCGACCAATAATGCGGCTAATCCGATTCCACCACCCGCTGTTACTAATAATGACATTGGTGGAGTAAGATATAACCCATCGACAGCACTTCAAACTGCTCAGATTACCGCTGCAGATGTGGTGTCTGCAGTAGGGGATGGACAATCCTCTCCTGCGCCACAAATTGCACAAGGTAGTGCTTCTGCACAGCCATTAAATCAACAAGCGGCGACACCAGAACAACTTGCACAAGTTTCTGGCCCGATTCCAATGAAGCACAATGTGACAGCAAAACCAATCGTGAGTAAACTGTTGGCACAATGTACACCTGAATTAGAATCAATCGGTAAGATGTATGCAAGACCAAATGGTAATGTGGATTTGCAAGGGATGGAAGAACCCTGGATGAAGTTATTCTATAACAGTATCGGGGATTACGTGAAATCAACGGGTGACCGGTCTATCTTTACGATAACATCGGGTTACCGTAGTCCGGAGAAACAACGTGCGTTATACGAAGAGAACTTACGTAAATATCCACCAAATGGAAATGGTAAGGTCGCAAGACCAGGTCGTTCCCGTCATGAATTCGGGGTCGCCCTCGATATCACTAATAGCGGAAGTGATGGGTCAGGAAAAGACTTCACGAACGGTATCGTCTCTCGTTGGGAGAACTCGAAGATTGCGGATAAATGGGGCTTCTGGCGTCGATTAAGACCGGGTGTCAATAAAACCGTAGAAGACTGGCACGTAGAAAATAAACACTTCTTAGTGAACGGTCAAGCGGCTTCAGGACAAGATACAGGTGATGGGGATATCATGAACCCATCCCACAATGATGGTGCGGTAGGACAAAACCCAATGGCTACTGATGGTGGCGGTGGTGGTATTAACCTCGGTACCGGTGCATCGAATGCCATGGGTGTCGGTGCAACCACCTCGATTGCACCTGAGTTACAACTGGCACGTGAAGCGACTGCTGCCGCGTCTTCTACCGTTGGTGGCTCAACTGTATCATCTGGACTTGCCGCAATGGGCGATTCAGGTACTGCTTCAGGTACAGGTGGTTCATTTGGTGTATTAGCATCGAATGCAAATGGTGGAGCTTCATCCGCACCAGCTGCAAATACAGCGGGTATGACGGATTCATCTGCATTAGCATCGATTCCAACACCACCACCAGCAAGTCCTGCAAGTCCATCTGCGGATATTGCAAGTTCGATTAAACAAGCGTTAGTCGATAGTACAAGTACACTCATGTCTAAGTCTGAAGAACTTCTTAAACAACAAGTGGATCTTCATATTGCAGGAAATAAATCACTTGAAAGTATTATTTCCTTACTTCAGTCAAAAGGAGAGGAATCCTCTAAAGACGCTTCTCTTCCTTTAAAGGATGAAAAGACCGAAGTGAAAGCAACCTCAGATAAAGTGAAACGACACGAATCGATTACTATGGGTCCAATTAAAACAGGACGATAACATAAAGCAGAGGGTACTAAATGTACCCTCACTTTTATGTTGTTACTCTTCATCCTCGTTATTATCATCTTCCTCTTCGTCATCGTCGTCATCATATGAAGACTTCGTATCCCATTCTTCATACTCTGCTCGTTGACCACGTGTCGAACGATGAATCTCATCTAATGAAGTATCGTGTTCTTGTAACCAGGTAGCTTGCCATTTCTCTGGAATAAGCTCTAGATGTTCATCCAGAATCATATTCGTATTCCAACGATTCACACGATAGTTACCTAATACTTCTAATAAGATATAGAACGGTTCCATAACAGAGAAGATCATCTTACGGATATCTAATGCAGGCATAAACTCTTCGGGAATTCCCATATTCGCAATAACATCATCTGGCATAATAATTGACGCAATCGCTTTCTTATTATGCTTTTCCATAAAGGTTTCAAATCGTTCACGAATATCACTATCCTTAATCGATTTACCAAAGAGTTTTACTGCAGTAGGGTTAGGAAGATTCATCTTAATCCGCACACCGATATAAGGTGGTGCTGGACAAGGTCCATATTTATCAGCCAAGATATCATTCCAGAATTCATAGTAAAGATATTCACTACTCATTGGAATGTTATACGCTTCTTTCACCTTAACAGTACAAGTGGCTAAGAAATCACTTTGACCTGTGATAATACTGGTAAAGATTTTTGATTCTTCTTCTGCCACCCGTTGGATAAGGTCTTGAACCTCAATCAATTCGCCTTTCGCGACCTTTTCAAGGATACCAATCGCTTCATCGTGGAAGTATCGAATGAGTTCAGGTGGAGCTTTAGAGTTCTTTAATGCTACCCCTTTTAACTCTTCCTCTAACTCACGTAATACGGTACCCTCTTGAATCGATGCAATACTGAGATAATGTTTCGTACGATTCGTTGGTGCAAAGACATCAAAGTAGAACTCTGATTTCATTTCTAACTCATGGATGTACTTCTCAGCCAATCCCATTTGACCTGCTGCGACCGCTAAGAAATGACGAGTCACCGTATTGATAAAGTATACGCAAATAGACCCCGTTAAACGGGTTACTGGTGTTACTTCTGTCGTACCATTATACCACTGTACCCATTGCATCACTGTATACAATACAGAGTCCGTATCGCCCCCTACGACGCTATAACGTACGGCAGAGGGGAAGTGTGCAGTTTCAGCAGGGATAAAGATATTCAAGAAGAAAAACTTAATGAAGTCTTGCATCTCTTCAAATATCTTCGTAATATGAATCACACGTGCACCAATGGAACCATAATACTCTTTATCACAATGGATGTTATCCTTGATACTACGACCTCCTAAGAACTCCGCACAGCAAACAGAAGCTAACGGTAAGAAGAAGTCATCTATCTTCTTAATGGCAGCTTGGGTTTCTTCTGCTGTAACTGGTGTCAAGTCTTTATAGTCTAAGATTCTATCAAAGAATGAACGAATAAACTGCTCGTTATATAAACGAACATGATAGAGACTACCGACGTATAGATATAATGTTCTTTCTAAAGGGGTTAACTTCTGGATATAGTTCATAATCACTTTATCCCAGTATTTGGATTTATAATACGTATCCGTATTATATTTAATCGCTTCAAATAACTGGTCTTCTGTAATGTAAGCTAATCCGTATTTCTGTAAAAGTTCTTCCCCTTCCTCATAATCAATCTCAGCAAGAATCACCGTAATGTTTTCTAATACAGAGGGACCATTAAAGAAGTGACGTCTTCCCATAAACACCCGTTCGGTATTGGCATTCGTAAAGGCTGTTGCGGTACGACATACGGATGTTAAAGTAGAATGACCCGAACGATTCGCTAATGCCGTAGAACCAATCGTAAATAAACCGGAAATAGAGTTGATATCTTCTTTTAGTTTATTCTGTACGTTGTTCTTGGTAATCGCCGTATCAATATCACCTAGTGCTTTAGCTGCTTGACCTGCTTTCTTGGTACTTGCCCGTTCATAATACTTCACTTCCGTATAATCAGATAACTCAGAGGGCTGGTCTTCAGTTGCCGCATAACAGGTTAATGTCGGCGCCATAATCAACCGGTTATCTACCACTTCTTTTAGATACTCCGATAAGTAAATGGTATCCTTATATCTATCAGATTGTTCATCCCGTCTAAAGGCTTTCATAATCGGGTCTTTATAATTGATGTATTGATTAT